AAACAAATAGTTCATCATCTATATTGGTTAATACTACATCTTCGTTAGTAACTATGTGGTACGATGAATTACTATCACAGGCAGAATATTACGATAAATACAATCCAAATCGTCTTACGGCAAATATACCAGAATTTTTAGTAGAAGATACTGCTAACGAAGATTTCATTACGTTTTTGAATATGATTGGCCAACACTTTGATATACTTTGGTCATACATAAGTTCTTTAGCAAAAACAAAATCAGTTGAAGCTTCGGAATATAAAGGAATATCAAATGATGTAGTTCAGTTTGTACTTGAATCACATGGATGGGATGTTAAAAAGGCATTTAATTCTAACTTTTTATGGGAATATGCGTTTGGTACATACAAAGATGGTACACCAAAATATTCTAAATCACTTGAATCTGCTAATGAAGAAATTTGGAGAAGAATATTAAATAATCTTCCATATATTTTAAAACATAAAGGAACTGGTAGGGCTATGAAAGCTGTAATGGCTTGTTATGGTGTGCCACAATCTATGTTGACTATAATGGAATTTGGCGGACCACAAGACCCGTCAAAAGGTGGTAGTACTAAATTTACATTTGATGATAGAACCGCTGCAATTTATTTGAGTGGAAGTGCGTCTGTAAAAGTTCCTTGGAAATTCTTTACTGGAAGTTTAGATTATCCAAATTGTGTGGAATTTAGATTTAAACCGGATTCTTTACCGAATACAACATCAACGCTAATCAGCGGAAGCGAATGGACTTTAGATTTAGTACAAACAACTGGTTCATTTGGTAAATTAGAATTAAACTTTGGTGGAGACCAAGCACTAACTACATATATGGAGACCAGTGGTGTATATTATCCTTATTTTGATACATCGGTTGAATATGTGTTTGGACCTGATTATAAAACGGGTAGTTTAGATTTTCCTATATCAACTGAATATTATTCAAATGTAGCAATCAATAGATATAATAGTGCAGGAACTGGTTCTTGGTATGAAGTTTGGTTGGGAACATCTAATGGCGACAGAATTATTACATCGGTTAGTATGTCTATTTTTGCACCGGATACACAATGGAGTAGTGGTTCACATTTACAAATTGGTAGTAACACATTTACAGGAAACGTAGATGAAGTTCGTTTGTGGAAAGTTCCATTACAAAGAAGTAAATTTAATAATCACGTTTTATTCCCTGATGCAACAAATGGCAATTCATATACAGCATCTACTGAAGATTTATTATTTAGACTTGATTTTGAATATCCAAAGGATAGAAATGCAGACCCGTATATTAAGAATGTGGCAATCAATCAAAGTTATGATGGTGCAAATTCTTACGCTACTGCAAGTCAGATGTACACCGCTACAACTTATCCATACCAATATACGCCGTATGATAGAACTGTAACGGCAGAAGTACCGTCTTTAGGGTTTGGGTATTCAAATAAAATAAGATTTGAATCTGCTTCATTAGTTACCGATTTATCATACAAAACAAGAGCAACTAAAAAAGCATTTGACCAATCTCCAATAGATTCAAATCGTTTAGGATTATTCTTCTCTCCAATTAAGGAGTTGAATATGGATATCTTAAAAACGTTTGGTGATTTTAATATTGATAATTACATAGGAGACCCACGTGATGAGTATAAGGATACATATAGTGAATTAGAAACGTTGAGAGAGTACTATTTTGAAAGAATGAATCAAAATATAAATGAGTACATTCAACTTGTAAGATATATAGATAAATCATTATTTGATGTTCTTGCTGAACTAGCACCTGCTAGAGCAAAGGTTTCAAAAGGATTGTTGATTGAACCTCACTTATTAGAGAGAAGTAAAACAAGATGGAAAGAAACAATTGCAGAGAAAAATTCATATGATACATCTATTTCTACAAATGATGATATTGCATTAGAAAGTGATTTTATACCAAAAGAAACTGAACTTAATGCAATTAGTAATACGGTACTTTCGGTGGAAAGACCTGATTATGATGGTACATTAGATGCTGTTACGGTTTACGATTTAAATGCAAATCCGGCATACTACGATACGGTAATTGAATACTTACAAGATGCAGTGATTAGTGGTAGTGTACCTATGTATGAATTTTCATTACAAATACCTACTGGTTCAACATTGACTGGTGAGGTTGATTCGTTTAAATTCGAAGCAATTGGAATGGAAAGAGATTCGTTGGCAAATGTTGGGTTTGGATTGTATGCTAGAAATGGTAACGCAATTATACCTGGATTTGATGGTGTATTTGGAAATTATGTTACTACACATATTACCTCATCGGTAAAAGGTGGTGATAGAAAGAGTGTATTCTTGGTAAAAGAACAATATGATACAAAAGTATCAACACAAACTGAAGGATGGCCGGCAACAAACATACCAGGACAAAGAGTTAAGTATGAGAATGTATTGGTTACAAATAACAAATACAAAGTTACAGTATTACCTTTTAGCGGAAGTGTGAATGTGGGTGGAAGTGTAACCGAAGTGACGGCTGTAAATGGATATCTACCAACACATTACCGATACGTTAATGGGCTTAGTGAGGGTATGAAACGTTCATTTTGGAAAGGTTCTCAACAAAACGCATCAACTACACCAGATGGATTATCTCCATTAGAAATATTTACAACTAATCCAAATGTTCTTAAAGTTGCAAATACCGGTAGAGGTAGTGGTGAACCGATACTTATTGTAGATTAAGAATGAAAATACTAAATGGTTATATTTATTTTAGAAATAAAAGCATAAAAACAATATCAAATGGCATATTTAGATAATACCGAAATTACCGTAGATGCGATTCTTACCAAAAAAGGAAGACAAAAATTAGCATCTGGACAATCTTTAAACATTACAAAGTTCGCTTTAGGTGATGACGAGATTGATTACACATTATATGAACCAGCACACCCAAGAGGTTCATCTTACTATGATTCAGCAATTAGAGCTATTCCTATTACTGAAGCATCTCCTGATGAAACACAAGTGCTAAGATATAAATTAGTTACTTTACCAAAAGGAACAACACAAATACCAACCGTTAAATTTGGTGGTATTACATCAATCGCTTCAAATCAAAATGAAGGTGGTACTGGATTAACTCCACAAACATCTCCTGCTGGAAATTCAAATGCAGGTTACACCGTTGTATTGGCAGACCAAAGAGCTGGTACTATTACGGTAACTGAAGCGGCAACAACAAGTGGAACTGTACCAGTATTCTTGGGTGAAGAAATAACAACAACTGCTCAAGTTGTAAGTGGTAAGAAATTTACATTTACTCCTAATCCAAACTTGACAATTGATATTTCAACAACATTAACTGTGTATGGTAACGAAACTGGAGGCTCACAAACTATACCTGTGACTATAACTTACAAAGCATAAAAAGATAAATAAACATGGCACAAATAAATGACCCTAATGTAACCGCCCAGTTAGCCACACTTGCTAATACGGGAATTATTGATACTGACCAGATTGTAGCGTTGTTAAACACCGCGTTACCTGCTGGCCAACAAATTGCTGTAGGTGCTGGTGTTACAACTGGTATTTACAAAAGATTTGGAGAATTTGATAAAGTAAACGCAAAAGTTGAAGTAGTAACAACCGGTTTATGGACAAGTGATGAAGGACAAATAAATAATTTCTATACATCATCTACACAAGCAGCTGCTACGAGTGGCAAATATTACTACAATGTATATTCATACAATCCACAAATTAGTTCTTCGGCAGAAGTTGAATTTGCGATAGCGTATGGACACGTAGATGCAAGCGGTTCTGCTACATTAGATGTTGATAATACTTCAACATTGGCAACGAAAGCAACTTACGCACAATACAAATCAATTTTATTAGACCCAACCGATGCTAAATTTTCATTCCCTAATTCATCAGGAACTGAAGATGATTCAAATAGCATATATGTAGTAAACGTAGCTAGAAGTAGATTTAGAGAATCTATGGATGCTGGAAACTGGGAATTAAACCTTTCTGGTTCTCTTGGTAACTTTACGTTTATTGATGATAGTGGTAAGAAATTCGGTGATAACTTTGGAAAAGCTGGAAGAGTGTTCAATATTGTAGAAGGAGTTCTTAACGTTGGTACTCAATTAGAAGCAACTATTACAAACCAATACGATGCAAATGGTAAAGGATTTGGTTTGTTCTATCCTGATAGAGGTATTATGGTATTCAACCCAACTGCACTTCAAACTAAATTAGGAGATATCCATACTGAAAATGGTGTATTAGTTGGTGGAATGAGTGGTTCTCACGTAACGGCTTCTGAACAACGTAATCATCAAAGATTGTATTACTCAATGAAAAAAGGAGCGGATTTTGATGCTAGAAGAACTGAAAACGTATCAACACAACATTTCTTCGTAAGAGCAACAAATAGAGAATTTAACTACTCTAACAATCCTACATATGTAGATACAAACGGATTTTTTACTGAAAGCACTTTTGAAACAGACCCACAAACTTATATCACAACGATAGGTTTGTATAACGATTCAAACGAGATGATTGCAGTAGCTAAAACTTCTCAACCAATTGTAAAATCATTTGATAAAGAAGTATTAATTAAAGTTAAATTATCATTCTAATATAATAAATGATATACGAAAACCCCCGAAAGGGGGTTTTTTATTATAAGAATATTTATTAATAAATCTAGTATAAATGATAAAAGAAATTCCTAAATCGGACATTATTGTAAGACCAATGAAGGTTTACAAAGAATGGAGTTTAGACGAGAATGATGTTCCGGTTTATTTTGCATCAACTGGTAGTGGTGGTGAATATGATATTGAAACTGACCCTAAAACAAACGGAGAGATATCAAAAAGAAGTTTGTATTATTCAATAAAATCACAATTTTATAGAAATGCAGATACCGCTTCTATATTGTATGAAGTTGGATTAAGACATTCATATGCTTCTAAAGATGAAAGAGTAATTGGAAATGAAATTGCGGTTATTTGTGTTCCTCAAGAATATTATGGAGAAGGTATTAAAGTTGGTTCGGTAGTATTAACGGATGATTTACTTGGTTCAACTAAAGTATATACCGATGATGGACATTCTAATTTAATTGATTCTGCTAGTAATATAAAAGGTAATATATTTTATGATAGAGGATTGGTGGTAATGACCGATGGTATTGTAACTGGTTCATCGTTTACATCATCTTTTAGATTGGATTTTCGTTCTACAAAAACGATATTTGAAAATGAAATATTTTTATCAGTATTAGAAAATGAATTTAATTATTCACAAAATCCTTCGGCAGTTTATGAAGATGGTGGTAAAAAAATTCAAACAATAATTAATAGACCTGGAAATACTTTAACTAATGATTTAGTTACATCTTCTTTTTACGAACCTGGTGTTAAATGGGTTAGAGGTAAAAAATATCCGTTTACATCTTCGTTAAATCCGAATGTATTTGGAAGTTTTGATGATTATATGTATAGTGGTTCGGTAGACCCAACTGGTTCATATTTAGCACCATATATTACAACAATTGCGTTATATGATGATGAATTAAATATGATAGCAGTAGCGAAGTTACCTAAACCAATAAAATCGTTACCAGACTATCCATTAAACTTTATAGTAAGATTTGATACTTAAATCGGTTTTCTTTTATATTTATATGTAAATAACACAAAAATGTCAAAATTAGTAGACTTATATAACAGCTTCAACGGTGGTGGCTTACAAAACGATTGGACAAAAGCGAAAGCTCGTACTTCAAAAGACCAAACTCCATATTCAACTGGAACTATTCCTGGAGGTAACCCTACCCCTACATTTGGAAATCCTGACCCTGCGGTATTAACCGATGCTAAATTAAAATCTGGTAGAAAAGGTGAACTAGGTAGTGACCCAAAACCATCACCTGGAGTAAAGATACCTGGATACGGTCCTGGTGATAATGAATACACTAAAAAAGTGAAAAAAGGATAATCCAAAATGTCTTGGAAATTTAATGGAAATATTGTTACAGAAGAAACCACACCTGAAGGTGCGGTTGGGTTTGTCTATAAAATGATACATATCCCAACCGGTAGATTCTATATAGGTAAAAAATCTCTATCTCAAACCAGAAGATTAAAGCCGTTAAAAGGAAAGACTCGTAGAAGGGTTGTAAAGAAAGCATCCGATTGGGAAAAATACTATTCATCAAACGAATGGATTAAATCGGAAGTTAAAGCTGGAAACGCTGGTGATTTTGAAAGAGAGATTATTCAGTTTTGTTTCTCAAAGAAATCATTATCATATTACGAAATTAAATGGCAGTTTCATTACGATGTACTTGCCAACGAACAAGCAATAAACGAAAACCTTATGGGAAAGTTCTTCCGTAGGGATATAATAAATCAATAGTTATGACAATTTCAGACATTTGTAACAAATACGGAATCTCCGATTCTTATTTAAATTCAAAAGATGATGCACATTCGGTAGCGGCTGCATCACTATTAGACCTTAAAAATATGGTCCTTCAAAATAAACCTAGAGAAGAAGTAGCTAATAAACTTCAATTTTTAGCCGATTTTCTTATTGATATCAAAAATTCTCACGGAGGTTAATTAAATTTGGATATATCCGAAAAATGTTGTATATTTACATAGTTTTTGTGGATATAACCAAAATTATGTTATCGGGTAAGAACAAATTAAAAATAATCAATATATTAGACTCTGCATTGGGAGTTGGTTCATCCTTAAAGGGAAATGAGCAGGCACACCATTGTCCTTTTTGTAATCACCATAAAAAGAAACTACAAATCAATTTGGATACTCAAAGATGGCATTGTTGGGTATGTGATTCTAAAGGTAGGAGTATAACATCCCTTCTTCGTAAACTTAACGTAGATATTAGGGATATTGGTGTTGTAAAAGATGTATATGGTGATGAACCAGAATACGATTCAAAAGAGGAATATGTAGCAAAATTACAATTACCAAAAGAATTCAAACAATTATATTTTAAACCAAAGGGTATTAATCCATCGTATAATCAGGCAATACATTACTTAAATAAAAGAGGTATTACACATGCTGATATAGTAAAACATAATATCGGATATTGTGAAGATGGACTTTATGGTGGAAGGGTTATTATACCTTCTTATGATGATACCGGTGACCTTAATTATTTTGTAGCTCGTTCTTTTTATGAAGATGAGAAAATGAAGTATAAGAACCCACCAATTAGTAGAGATGTAATTGTATTTGAGAATATGATTAATTGGAACGAACCAATAACATTAGTTGAAGGAGTGTTTGATTCCTTCTCAGTCAAAAGAAATGTAATTCCGTTGTTGGGTAAGTTCTTACTCGGCAAACTCAAAAATAAAATTATGGAAAAGGGTGTTAAGGATGTAACAATTATGTTAGATTCTGATGCCGTAGAAGATTCCACTAAACATACCGAATGGTTTCAAAAGAATGGAATCAAAGTTAGGAATATCATACCAACCGATAAAGATGCGGGTGAGATGGGATTCCAAAAAGTAAATGAATTATTAAAATCCGCCAAAGAAACCAGTTGGGATGATTTGGTGTTAGCAAAGTTGAATAATATATGAGTAGATTAAAAAAGATTTACCACATCGCGGATATTCATATTCGTAATGTAAAGAGGCACAAAGAATTTAGAGGTGTATTTGAAAAAATGTTTGAGGAAATTCGTAATAGAGGTACGGAAGATTCTCTTATTTATTTGGCAGGTGATATTGCACATGCTAAATTAGAAATGTCACCTGAATTATTAAAAGAAATAAGTTGGTTATTAACCGAGTGTACGAAACATTGTGAAACTATTCTTATTGCTGGTAATCACGACTGTAATATGAATAATTCCGATAGATTGGATGTACTTACTCCAATTGTAGAAGCATTAAAATTACCAAACCTACATTATTTAAGAGATACGCAAGTTTACGCAATTGGAGATGTTGATTTTGCAGTATTCAGTATATTTGATAATAAAGATAATTGGCCAAAAGCTGATACTCTATTTGGAAACAAAAAGATTGCACTATTTCACGGACCTGTGGACCACTCACAAACCGATATTGGTTATGTAGTATCATCCAGACACTTCACAACTGATATGTTTGATGGTTACGATTTGGCCCTATTAGGTGATATCCACAAAAGACAAGAACTAATCTCCCCTAAAGGATGTAAGTGCGTTTACGCAGGTTCGTTGGTGCAACAAAATTTTGGAGAAACCCTTGATAAACATGGGTTTTTAGTTTGGGACTTAGATACATTAACATATGAAGAAATTGATATTAAAAACGATTATGGTTATTATACCATGGATATTATCGCAGGAGTTGTTCCTGACGTTACTGATTTACCTACTTATCCAAGGCTTAGGGTAAGATTTTCTGAAACCGATGCGGCAGATACTAAAAAGGCAATCACCGAAATCAAAATGAAATACGGTGTAGAAGATTTCACCGTAATTAAAACCGATAGTTTACAAAAGAAAAAGACAGGTGATAGAGATAATCAATTAGAGTTAGAAGATATTACCGATATAAATTACCAAAACTCCCTAATTACGGATTATATCGGAAGAATGATGCCGTTTGCAACACCGGAAGATATAGCAGGAATACAATCCTTAAACAAAGAAATTAATAGTAGAGTTGTATTAGATGATATAGCAAGAAACATACAATGGAAGCCGGTAAGATTTGAGTTCTCCAATATGTTCTCTTATGGCGAAGATAACGTAATCAATTTTGACAAAGTAAATGGATTGATGGGATTATTCGCACCAAACGCAGCCGGTAAATCATCTCTATTTGATGCAATTTCATTTTGTTTATTTGATAAGTGTAGTAGAGCATTCAAAGCGGCAAACATAATGAATAATCGGAAAGCGGACTTCCATTGTCAATTGGATTTTCAGGTTGAAGGTGTAGAATACTCTATAAGGAGAGAAGCAAGAATAGTTAATAAGGGAAAGAACGTTAAAGTAGATGTTCAGTTTTGGAAAATAGTAGATGGGGTAAGTGAATCCCTTAATGGTACGGAGAGAAGGGATACAAACCAAGTCATTGAAACTTATGTAGGAAGGTATGAAGATTTCGTAATGACGGCACTATCCTTACAAGGAAACAACGCCCTATTCATTGATAAATCACAATCTGATAGAAAGGATTTACTTGCTCAATTTATGGGATTGGATATATTTGATAAATTGTATGAAACGGCGAGTGAGGAGATTAAAGAAGTGGCTGTGCTTATCAGAAATTTCAAACGTACTGATTTTACTTCGGAATTGGCGACGAAGGAAACCGACCTTCAAACTAAAAATGAAGAGTTAAAAGAGTTAAACGGTATGTTAAAAGCGGATTCGGATTCAAAAGAAAAAATACAAAATCAAATATCCGATTTAAAGGAATCCATTGTACCAATTGATTCAAAGTTAGAACTACAATCCTTGGAGGATTTAAAGGGTGTTATTAAAGACAAAATTGAAATCAATAAAACTAATAGGACAGATAAACAAACCAAAATCTTGGAGTACCAGTACCTTTTAGGAGAGGTTTCTCAATCAATCAATGAACACACCGAAGTAAATGGGATGTCAATAGATGATGCAAAGAAACAATGGGATTCATTAAAAGGACAGATATCGGATGTTCAACAACAAATAGATAAATTAGAAGCTCAATATGAATCTAATTTAGAAAAACTAAAACATTTGGAACAACATGAATATGACCCAAATTGTAAGTTTTGTATGAACAACGTATTTGTAAAGGATGCGATTGCCACAAAAGAGATAGTGGTAACACAAGAAAAAGAATTAGAAGAATTAAATCTAACACATGGTGCTCTTATAAAATCAATCCAACCATATTCGGATGTAGATAGTGTTTGGGATAAACTTTTGGAATTAAGAAACAAATATCAAAAGGGAGTTGTTGTTTCTGAAAAAGCAGAAGCTGAATTAGATGGGTTGAAAACTCACTATGAACTTCTTTTAACTCAATTGGATAATGTACAATCGGATATCCGTAGATATTATGATAATCAGGCAACAATAGAGAAAAACAAAGCAATCAACGAAGATATAAAGAAGTTAGAAACTGATAAAAAACAATTGGAAATCTTAATAAAAGAAACAAATAGAAAAATTCTAAATCTAACTGGAGAAATTGGTTCTATTGAATCATATATCAATACTACAAAGAATAAAATACAGGAAGTAAAAGATTTAGAAATAAAAAATGATTTGTACACTTATTATTTAGATGCGGTTAAGAAAGATGGTGTACCATACGAACTTATTACTAAAGCACTTCCGGCAATTGAAAACGAAGTGAATAACATATTAGGACAAGTAGTAGATTTTTCAATCTCTATGGATACCGATGGAAAGAACATCAACGCTAGAATCGTTTACGAGGACCAGGAATGGACATTAGAGATGTGTAGTGGTATGGAGAAGTTTATATCAGGTCTAGCGATTAGAGTGGCTCTAATTAACATCTGTGGGTTACCAAGACCAAACTTCCTGGTAATCGATGAAGGGTTTGGAACATTAGATGCGGATAATCTATCTTCATTGTTTATGATGATGCAGTATCTTAAAACTCAATTTGATTTTATTTGGGTAATTTCTCATTTAGAACAAATGAGAGATATTGTAGATGGACTTATTGAAATTAAGAAAGTAGAAGGATTTTCTAAAATTAAGTTCTAGAACTAACTGGTAATATATTTTTAGGTAGAGGTTTCTTTGAAGCTTCTACCTTTTCTTTTATAAGGGTTTCCACCAACCCATTTATTTTGTATCCTTTCTCTTTACAAAACTCTTTCAAAAGTTGATGTATTTCAGCATCAATTTGAATCATAGCGTATTTTTTCATAACATTCTTTAGTTTTCTTTAGAATTCTTTATATAATTATAATAATAAAAATTTATTAGAATATTTATTTTATATTAATAGAAAAGCATGCCATTGATAAAAAAATACGGAGAAGTATTACCACAACCGCTTAGTTCTTTCGGAACGTTTGTTTCTGATACCGATGCAAACTCAACATATTTCAGAATAACCGAATTAAAAGAAACATTTACTGGTGGTAAAAATGGATTTCTAATAGAAGGTAGTCCTTTTTTAAAAGAAACAACCGAAATTAAAATACAAATTTTGGATGTTGAGGGTAATCCTATATATTGGGAACCTGGTAATGGTATTCCTGAATACTATGAGGGTACTTCAAAGATTGTATCGGTACATATTTACGATGATACTCCTATTGGAGATGCTACTATTACTATTTTAGGTGAACTTAAAGAATATTTGGATGATGGTAAAGTTGTAAGAGATATTCCGGATGATTGGAAGGGTGTATATAATGTTAAGTGGCAAAAAACAATAAAAGTTAATAAACTTTTAGCCAACGAAGATAGAGTTAGATTTTATAGAAGACCTAGGGTAACAATTGATGAATTAGTAAAACCTTTGTTTTCAACAACGATACCAACAATAGTGCAAACTGGTAGTTTGGACGGTACTGCTATAACTCCACAATCTGGACAAAAGTTAAGTGATTATACATTACCAACATTATATAGATTAACCTTACAGGATAATACCAATTGGACGGGTTCCGTATTAAATACAAGATTATCGGTTCCGGGATTAAACTATAATCCACTAATTACACAAATAGTTACTAATAAAGAAGTACTAACATCAGACCCATATACAATTAATGGTATCGTAGAAAGTTTTGATAATATAGGATACACCGCATCATTTCAACATCTTGAAGGTACTTCTAATTTAAAAACGGCATTAACTGGCTCATTTGCAAAAATTACAATATCTGATTTAACAACTTTTATTGGTGATGTTGTATCGGTTGATGTCTACCGAAAGTCTAGGTCAAAGATTGGCGATTTTGAGTTTGTTCAAAAGGTATTGTTAGAATCAAATGAAATATTAAAAGATTATAATACTACTGATAAGAATGAAGAAAATTATGGTATCCTAACCGGTGATATAATTTCAAACTATTGGGTATCATCTTCTAATAATACGGTAGCATTTAATCAAAATTATTTGTATAATTCTGCCGAACTAAATGTTGCAAGTGGTGTAGGGTATTTCCATACAACGCAATCGTTTAGTTTAAATACCGGTGGAGAATATACTTTGGATTTCAATGTAAGAAAAAAATCTATAACATCAACCGATGACTATATTGAGTTTTACATAAGTGGTTCTAGACAATCTTCAAATTCATTAGGAAGTGCATTTCCTTCTGTAACAGTTCCGGTTCAACAACTGATTACTAAAATTCAGGCAAATAATCAGGTATTACAAAAGGTATTGATATCTGAAAATTTTGAAGCTGAACAAATTGATAATGCAAAACTTTATGTAGATGTAAAAGGAACTGAATGGTATATTTCAGATATTAGTATTAAAGCATCTCAAGAAACATCATTCTCACCTAACGAATTAACGGTGGTACAATCAGTACCTAGAAGTTTGGTATCTGAAAGATTTGATTATCTTTTTAAATTTTATGATATAAATGGTAATTACATTCCGGTTAATGTAGAAGCATCTAAAGAATTTGATGGTGGAAATATTCAAAGAATTGAGAAAAAATTAAGTTTAAATCCAACTTCTTTATATTTTCAATTTGATTCGGGTTCGCAACCTATACCACCAACTGCAATTGCATTTAATATTCAAAAAACTTTATTAACTGGTTCTGTAAACTTCACATCATCTTCTATTGATTTCTTTGGAAATGTTTTATCGGCATCGCAATATGCTGGTGGTACATTTCCTGGTACATTAAATTTAACAAATCCAGATATACCGGTTTTAACTGTTGGGAATTTTACTGGTAGTAGAAGTGATATAGATGTTCAGTTGGTAACATTTACGGGAGAGTGTGAAGGCGTAACCGATACGGTAACTATCACCGCAGTATTAGATGGGTTTGGTGGAGTTAATCATATTATTAGACCTTATAGAGGAACTCAAATTAGAAATAGTAGTACTGCATCTTTAGAAATTCAGGCAGTAAGAATTGATGGTATAAATGATATTGAACTTTATAGTGGTTCAAGACCAGATAGAGGGTGGAATTTAATACAACTTCACGTACTTAGCGGTTCTGCTCCTTTTGAAAAATTTGTAAATTTACAATATGCATCCGCTAGTGGATTTGTTCAAGGATTGACAAAAGGTACGTTGGGTACTGGTGAAATTAATTTTAATGCAACATTTAATAGAGATTCAATTGATAAGAGAAGAACAATTTATTTAATATCTTCGGCATCAGCGGCATCGGATTGGGCATTTAATACATCGGCATCGGTTTTAGCATCACAAATTTTAGAAGATTTGCAAGATGGTCTTGATACACCGGTTGTGACATACAATACCGATACTTTTACAATTAATTTTAGAAATGAAACTGATTTTAGACCGGTATCCGCATCTGCAACTGCATCGTTTTATTTAAGAGGTACAAATGAGAATCCAATATCGGCATCTATTTTGGTATATCCATCAATGTCAATTAATACAGATTTTGCACCAGAATATTGGTTGTATTGGGTTAGTCAAAGTAAAGATTCCAATATATCAATTGTTGCAGCGGATGAAGCTGGTAGAAGTTTACCTGCAAGATTACCATCTGCGTTTATTGGAAGTCCGTTATCTCAAAGCAAAGTATTAGTTGCAACATTTACTTATACCGAACCTTACACATTAACCGAAATTAGTATTGATAAAACATTTACTATTGTACCTGAAGGTAAACCTGGTGATGAAAGTATAGTATTTGAATTGACACCTTCCAATGTAACATTAAATGCAAATGCAAAGGGAGATGTTGCAACATATACACCGGCAAATACTGAATTGAAATTAAAACAAGGTGCAAGGTATTTGGCATTTAGTTCATCAAAGCAACCTGGTAATTTCTGGTTAAATACGGTGACACAATCAATGATATCAACCGGTTCCGTTGATTTTAACAATACCTCATCGTTATTACTAACTGGAATTAATAATATGACTGAGTTAAGTGCGAGTTTAACTTATGACCTCTTAATTCATCCATATTTCACTTCATCAAAATATACACAAAGTTTAGTTCAAAACTTTACCAAAGCGGTTGATGGGGCACCACCAATTGAAATATTAATCAGTCCACAAAATGCAATATTATCCGCATTTGAAACTGGATATATAAGAACATATGCACCGGCTAGTACATCAATACAATTAAAGGAAGGAAATGAGTATCTAATATATACGAGTTCTCAACAAAGAGGTACTTGGTATTTCCAATCGATTACTGGAAGTAACATACAAACGGCATCCATTTCATCTCCAAATTCTACAACACCAACGAGAATCGGTAGTGCGAATTATACAAACTTCTTACCACCGTATGTATCGGCAAGTGCTTTCTATAATTTAAGAGTATATCCATATTCTTTATTACCGGGACATAGAACTGGTTCGGTTAATTTATTTGCAACACAAAGTTTCACTAAAAATTCGGATGCTGTAAAAGCAAGAACAGTTAAACTATCAACAAGTACAAACACTGTAAACTTTGATGGTGATACGGTAGTTATTTCACCTGTTGGAGATATAACGTTTACTGCAACACCAATTAATATAACAAGTTCACAGGCATTTTATCAATGGTTTAAGTACGATCCAGATTCTGCAACATATGGAGATTTGGGTTATGGTATAAGTACTACTGACCAAATCAGCATTGGTTCTTCCGATGCAACTTCTGCAGGCGAAACTGCAGTTTTCAGAGTTGAAATGAGAGATGGTTCTGCATCTGATATAATACGAGCGGTTGATGAGATTACTATATTTGGTGTAAAAGCTGGAGCGGATTCTTTTACTGCAAACGTAACAAACGAAAACACTTCTATTCAAGTTTCTCTATGGGAAACTGCCTTTACCGGTAGTGGAACACAAATTAGAGCATTTAAAGCAGGAGTACCTTTAATACACACATCTTCGTATGTTTCTTCGCAAGTTGTATATTATGAATATGGACCTAATTCCGGTTTACCAATTGGAAATTTAGGATATTATTCTGCATCTATACATTCAAAGTCATCATACATTACTGTAAATCCACAGAATAGATTATTAGGAAATCCTGCTGAAATAGGAAATGTTTCTGGATGGGTAGCACCGGCGGTAAATACTGCGGGAACGGTTGTTTATAAAGTTGATTTTGAAAATGGTAGAAAATCTGAATTCTATTCACAATCATTTAGTTCTCAAATAACTGCACCTGCACCATATAATGCAACATTAACAAATGAAAACTCATCAATTATATATCGTGTATCTGGTGAAATTGAATACAATTTAACACCAACAACTATAAATGTTTATAGAGGTGATGTTGAACTAGTTAATAGTGCTTCTTTAATTGCAGGGCAAGAAACTCATACTGATATGTATGGTGAAGCCGGATGGAAAGAAAAATGTAGAGTAAGTATTTACGCAAAATCTGCGCACATTACTTTATCTGGAAGTTTAACCGCTGGTTCATTTGTAAGTGGTTCTCCCGCGGTTATGGGTGGAATTACTCAATGGTTAAATCCTGAAGTAAATCAAACCGCATTTATCGTATATCAGATTGATTGCGAAGGTAGAGATTTTTTATATAAAACACAATCGTTATCGGTTCAATATGAAGGAAATACTGGACCTGGAATTGTGATGAGAGGAATTTGGAAAAATGACATAGATTACATAGGTTCAGATATAAGTGGTAATCGTAGAGATGCCGTAATACATCCAGACCCTGCTACAAATGGAAACGTAACACAATACTATGGTGCAATTCAAGAAAGTGGTCCTGGTACGGGTGCAGGAATTCAAGCACCAACCGGTACAACAAGTGATAATGCATATTGGCAGTATTTAGGAAATGAAGAATTCTTTGTTGCAGCACAAATTGCAATATTCCAAGAATCATATGTTAAGAATACAATTAATGTTGGTACTAAAGATGGTAGTGGTGCATTTGCAAATATTGTAATTGCAGGTGGAAGACCAGACCCATACATTGCAATTGGTCAAACCGGTACACAAGGAACTGCGGGTACAAGTGGAACATCATTGACAACTCCAGGAATTATTGGATATAATAGACCTGGTGTTTTCTTGGGATTATATGAAGATGGTACAAATGGTACAACAGGACGTTTTTCAATTAAAACAACTGGTACATCTGGCAAAGGCATGTTTTGGGATGGAGACCAATTAACGATAGTTGGTAGTATTAGACAAAGACAACCTGGAATACCAGAAGGTTCTTTTAGAGGAGCTTGGCAAACTGCAACAACATATTACGAAGATGATACCGTAACATATGGTGGAGCAAGTTATATTTGTGGAGTTTCACATACTTCAACAAATAATACTAATATTGATACAGGATATCCACCAAACGCAACTAATAGTTGGTCAGTATATGCAGCAGCAGGTACATCTGGTGTAAGTGGTACATCTGGCGTAAGTGGAACAAACGGAGCGAACGGAGCCGGTGTAGTATATAGAGGTCTCTTTAGTACCAGTACAAATTATTTCCATACAACTGAAAGGAGAGATATTGTAAAACAAGGTAGTACCTATTATTTGGTAAATGATACGAGTAAGAATGGACAACTTGGTACAATTTGGGGCAGTCCACCAAACGCAAACTGGACTACATTTGGTGCACAATTTAGTTCGGTAGCAACTGATGTATTATTTGCAGTTGAGCAATATGTTGATAAAAGTATCAATATTGGTGCAAAGGGTGCAAACGCACTTATTGTTCTTAACGCAAATGAAAGTGGTTCAAATGCAAATCCATACATTTCAATCGGACAAATAAGTTCTAGTATAGGTCCTGGTAGTTGGGTAACGGAATCACAAGTGCAAGGATTTAATAATCCTGGTATTTTTATAGGATTCGATGCATCTCAACCAAAAGTATCTTTAATAGGTACATCTGGTTCATTGATTTGGAATGGAGAAGATTTAACCATTCAGGGTTCAATTAGCTCAAATGATGGACAGATTGGTGGATGGACAATCGGAGAAGGTTCTATAATATCAGCAAATCAAAATATACAATTGTATTCAGACCCATCCGAATCTATTGCCGTATTTGATGATTCTGGTAGTTTAAGATTCTTTGCAAATACACAATTAACACTACCATCCCCAACTGGTGTAACATATTCTTCTGCAACTTTACCAACTGTATCAACTTCGTCATTACAAACTAATGCAGTTCCAAATGATGGAACATATGCTCCTCCATCTTACGGACTTATTTCCTATGACTATTATATAATACCATCATCTGGAGGTTCATTCACCGCTGGAGCATCTGGACAACACATTATAACTTACACAATGCCATTTAACGGTTCCAGCTATGCAAGGGCTACTGGTGATGCGGCAGCTGGTATAAACGTAAATTTACAACTAACTAAAACAGGCCATGCACCGCAATTTTTTACCGAATTTGTTGGGCAATCAAATTACGCAACGGCATATGCAAATGGGAGCATACAAACTTATCAGGTTTGGAATGGATTTGGTTGGGATACATATTACTTTGCGGCTGCAGCCCAAATGGAGCTACCAGCGACTAAATTTTCATTAATTGCGGATTTACAACAAGGTGTAACATATTATTTAACTTTAAGAGTTGTTGTGCAAAACCAAAGTATAGATACATCATTACCATCATATCCGCCATTTGGAATTGATTCGGAAGCAGAAACTAGTTTTGTTTTATCTTCTACTGGAACCATAACAATAAAAACGGTATCCGCGGGTACTGTTGTAAACGGTGGTGGTTTCCAAGCCGTTTTAGCAGATGATAAGTATTTAAGAGTAAGAGATGGTATAAGTGGTTCTTATAGTTTCTCAAATGAAATTACGGGTAGTTTAATGGTGGATAGAGCAATATCCAGATTTAGTAATGGATATGGATACCCACCAGCAGTAAAAGCGTTTGGAACAATTAGATATAATGGTGGAGGAATTACTGATACTACAAAATATACTATTCTAAATCGTTATAATATTAGTACCTCATTTAGTATAGGGTCATTCAATATCTATGATATCGTATTTACAACCGCATTAGATTCCAATGATTATATTATTTTATTTACAACATCAAATTTAACATACGCTACTCAGGAAGTTGGAAGTATTGCTGTAATTACTGGAAAAAGTACTACTGGATTTTCTTTTAGAATAGAAAGACCTAATCATAGTAGTCCTGGTATTGCAACAACATATATCGGTGGTAATCTAGGAGGACATCAGTCACCTGAAATTGTTGATTTTGTGGTATTATCAAGATAAAAAAATAAATAATTTATGAAACCAAAAATAATTATAAGTGAAAAAAATGGTGAAATCAAATGGACATCATCAAATGAAGAAACTATTGATTTTATAATCAAAAATGTAATTCCATTGAATTCAAATTATGTTTTTATGTATGATGATTCTCAAATTGATTATCCATTTAATTTTTGTTATGATTTTAATTTTGATGATGAGAATGGTTCAACTGCGATTCCATCTTTAAATTTAGAAAAGGCAAAAGAATTATTTTTAAATTATGTGAGATACAAAAGGAGTGAATTATTTCCTGATTTGGATTTACAATATATGAGGGTATTGGAAACTGGAAATCAAACATTAATTCAAGAAATAGTTACAAAAAAACAAGAATTAAGAGATTTGACAAATATTGATTTTTCAGATATAACTAATTTGGTTCAAATAAGAGAAAAATGGCCAACTGAAATATTAGGTCAAATACCTTTTTAATTAATAATAAATGCCAACTGTAAACATATATAGAGTAACGTTAGCTAGTAGTACTAGTGGAAATGTGTCTTGGTTAGAGTGTGAAGGCTTTACTGGACCATCTATTTTTTTAAGTGAAACTTTAAATTCGGTAGTGATAGAAGCACAACCCGGTAGTATAGCAGCACCAGCTGGTGCAACCATAGAACTTTTACAAGGTGGTAGTAGTGATTGTATGGGTACTAGTGAATTTACACCAACTACAACAACCACAACTACAACTACAACTAACGCACCAACTACTACAACATTAGCACCATCTTCATTTAGTTTAGGATATGATGCATCTTCTGCTGGAAACTCTTGTTATGATTTTGCACTTTCCCCAACAACGTATTATTCGTATGGGGGAGTAACACTAACCGAAAGTACAAAACTTTTTACAAATAGTGGATTAACTACGATTGCATCAAATGGATATTATTCAGATGGAACAAACTATTATATTATAAGTAATGATGGTGTATTAAACGATAAGGGTACTTGTCTTTCTGTTACAACAACCACAACTACAACCACAACTACAACCACAACTACAACCACAACTACAACTACAACCACAACTACAACAACTGCGGCACCAACTACAACAACCGCGGCACCAACTACAACTACAACTACGGAAGCAGCTACTACTACAACTACAACGGAAGCAGCTACTACTACAACTACAACGGAAGCAGCTACTACTACAACTACAACGGAAGCTGCAACAACAACTACAACTACGGAAGCGCCTACAACAACTACAACTACGGAAGCGCCTACAACAACTACAACTACAACAGCAGCTGCATCTTTGGATTGGGATTGTATTCTTGGTACATGTACAAATGTTGGAACTGGAAATGGTATTTACACATCATATGAGGAATGTATAGCGTATGGTTGCGAAACACCGCTAACAACTACAACAACCACAGCTGCACCAACAACTACAACAACCACAACCGCAGGGCCATCTTATTTCTATTTTAGCGCTGAATACTGTGATACTGCTATAAGTGCCGGTGTTGTTAGATTTACCGTTGACCAGGTAGTTAATAGTGTATTTGAAACTGCTACCGCATATGTTTGTGTAAGATTAACTGGTATTACATTTGGTCCTTCATTTGATATTGATTTGGGTGATGGTTCTAGTTATGTAGGAACGAATTGTAGTTCGTGTCCATCTGCACCAACCACAACAACAACATCGGCTGTTGTATATGAATATTGGGATTATGAACCTTGTACTGGTGCAGGAGCATATACCGGAGCTCAATATACACTTGAGGCTATTGCGGGAAGTAGTCCTGGTTGCGTATCCTATGCTGGAGAAACGTGGTCTGTGGTTGGATTAGGAGCTTATCCTGGACCAAATAATTATATATTGTTTACTCCTTCTGCAATTGGAGTTAATTGTGCATTGTGTTTGTAAAATAAAAATTAATTTTAAAAGTTATGAAAAAATTACGTTATATATGTTGCCAACCGGCAATCACTTATTATACTTGGCAAGTTGAAGTTTTAATTAATAACTTTAAAAAAATGGGAGTAAACCCAAACTACATTGATATAGTTTGTGGAATAGAAAATGGTGTAATTCCTGACGAATGGCGAAAATTGATGCTACATTATAATAGTGTTCGTTTTTTCTTTTATAATGATACTAGAACTGATAAAGGATATCAACCATCTATTTATTTCAATTTGATGAAGCAACATATTGCAGCAAGAACTGAAATACAAGATGATGTTTTATTTTTACATGATTCGGATATAGTTTTGACAAAGACACCCAAATTTGATGATATGATAAGGGGTAATAGCTGGTACTTATCTAATACTAAATTTTATATAAATTATGATTATATAATAGGTAAGGGTGAACACATTTATAAAAAGATGTGTGAAATAGTTGGAATAGACCCGTTAATACCCAAACTACTAAATAACAATTCAGGTGGAGCACAATATATTGTTAAAAACACAACATATGAATTTTGGGATAAAGTAGAAACCGATAGTATAAATCTATATAAATATTTTTGTGATACTGAACATTTGCATGTTAAGAAAAGTGAATATGATTATCCAATACAAAAATGGACTGCGGGAATGTGGGCACTTCTTTGGAATGCTTGGTTAGCGGGACATGAAACGATAGTAGATGAACGATTGGATTTTGGGTGGGTAACTGGTGATATTTCGGAAGTAGAAAAATATCCTATACTACACAATGCAGGAGTTGTAGCGGATTCAACTCATATACATTCGTATTCAAAGGGTTTATTTTATAAAGGAGCTTTTACTGATAAACTTCCATACAACGAACCATTAAATATAAGTGAAAAATATGCTTCTTCTTATTATTGGAAAGAAATATGTGAAACTGCAAATAAATCTATTTTAATTGAACAAACTGATGAGAGTAAAATTAAAAATGATTTTAACAAATATAAAATTACAAACTTACAAATAGACCCATATGGCGTATGTAATGCAAAGTGTTGGTATTGTCCTGTAAAATATAAAGGCAATCCAACCGAAGGTAAAGCGGTAATGAGTCCGGAACTATTTGAAAAAATTATAAAAAATCTTATAGATGAAAGAGAAAGACCGGATGGATTGGTTAGTAAATCATTCAATGGATTCTATACAGCACATTACAACGAAGTTCTTTTGTATCCACATTTTGAAGAAATATTAAAAATATGTAGAAAGTATAAATTGGTAACAATGGTACTTTCAAATGGTATTCCATTAACACCTGAAAAAGTTGATATATTAAAAGAATATCAGGATTGTTTAAGTGGTATATGTTTAAATACTCCGGCATTTGATGCAGAAACTTGGAGTAAACGAAGTGGTATTAATATAAAACAATTTGATAAATTAATATCAAACATTAAATACGCAGTAGAGCAATTACCTGAAATGGTTCAAAGAAAGGCGTTCTCTATTCAGATAAATGGTGTACATGAATTATCGTTTGGTAATAAGGGTGGATGGTTAGAGAAAGGAGAGCAATTTCCATCGGATATTGACTTAAATGTACAAAGTGGAGAATTAGTTCAGCAAGAGAAAAAAGCAAGAGAATTATTTCCTGGTGTAAATATATTCACAGTACCTTACCTTATTGATAGAGCGGGATTATTGGATGAAGTTATAACAAACGGTCCGGCGATACAACGAAACTTAATGAAAAACAATGAAGGTAAAAAAGTTATCGGTTGTGGTAATGGTAGAGAAGTTGGTGGTAGACCAATCGGATGGGTGCATGTAAACGCAAATGGTGATGCTTTCCTATGTTGTAACGATTATGATTTTGATTTTAAATTTGGAAACTTACAGACACAAGAATTAAGAGATTTTTGGGGTAATGAAGAACATATCCAAAAGATAAAACAATCATACGAAACTATATGTAGAAATTGTGCATCTGCTGTTTTTGAATAATTTAAAATATATATATTTATATACAAACAATAAATTATGTCACAAATTAAAGAAAAATTATCACAAGACACACTAGATTACATAAACAATACTCAGTCAGAGCTTAGTATGTTGATATTTCAAGTGGGAGAAATAAGTTTTAAAATAAGAGAGTTTAAAACTGAAATCGAAAAATTCGAAGCTATTAAAAAAGAAACCGAAGAAAAATTTGATTTACTTGCACTCAAACTAGAAAACAGCATATCAGATTTACAAAAAAAGTATCCTAATGGTGAAATAAACCTAGCGGATGGTACTATTTCTTATGAATCCTAAAATAAATTTGGTAGATTAAGAAAAATTTTGTATATTTGATATTATTTTTAGAATGAAAACAGAAAGAAAAAAGTTACTTTACGTCTGTCCCCACTTATCAACAGGAGGACAGCCCCAATACACCTATAAACAAATCGAACATTTTGTTAATGATTTCGATATTGAAGTGGTTGAAATAAACAACAGCGGCGGTGATGCGTTTGTTGTTCAAAAAAATAGAATAAAAAAATTAGCAGTAGTTCACACATTGGGTGAGGATAAGACTAAGATATTGGATGTAATTGAAAAATTTAATCCAGATGTTATACATTTCCAAGAAATACCACAATTTGATTTACCAACCTACGTTTTAGATAGTATCTTTACAAAGGATAGGTCTTATTTTATTTTGGCAACAACACATGGTTCGTTTACAACACCATCTGAAATTATATATCAACCAGACCGTTATGTTTTGGTTTCTGAATGGAGTAAACAAAAGTTTGATGAAGCGAATTTAGGAGTTGAAACTACTCTATGGGAATATCCTATTAGTGAATATGTTTTTGATAAACAAATTGCAAAACAACAATTGGGATTAGATTCTGAATGGAAACATGTTTTAATGGTTGGATTATTTTCACCTGGTAAAAATCAGGGTGAAATATTTTCAATAGCTAGGCAATTAGAAAAATATAAAATTAAGTTTCACTTTGTTGGAAACCAAGCTATGAACTATGAACATTATTGGTTACCTTTAATGAAACATAAACCTGAAAATTGTGTAATATGGGGAGAGCGTGATGATGTTGATACATTCTATGCAGCATGTGACCTTTTTTACTTTTCATCTATATTGGAATTAAATCCACTTTCTATAAAAGAAGCACTATCGTATAAATTACCATGTATCTTTAGAAATTTACATACATATTTGGATACATACGATAATAACTCATTGGTAACTTATATCAATGATGATTTAAAACTTACCAAAAGAATTATTTTAGAAAAATTACAACCTGAATTTAATGAAATTCCTGGTTGGTTTGCATATAGAGAACTTTATGATGAGGTTGTAGAAAGTGCGGGAAATGATGATGTGTTTGTAGAAGTAGGTGCATGGTTTGGTAAATCAACAAATTATTTAGCAGAAAAAATTAGAGAATCTAAAAAGAACATAAAGTTCACAACGGTAGATACTTGGAAAGGAACTGATGATGAAGATATACATCAAACAATTGTTGGTTCATTTAATGGTGATATCTTTTATGAATTTATTGATAACACAATATTATCAGATAACTATGATAATATCAATATGATTAAAGATACTTCTAAAAATGCATCTAATCAGTTTGCAAATGGAAGTATAGATTATATAATGTTAGATGCTGGTCATAGTTACGATGCATTAAAAGAAGATTTACAATTTTGGTATAATAAAGTTAAACCAGGTGGAATTGTAAGTGGTGATGATTATGGTGTATTTCACGGAGTTACACAAGCGGCAAATGAATTCTTCTATGGGCAATTTAAAGAAGGATTTCGTTCATTTATTCGTAGAAAACCAAAAATACAAGTTAGACACCTATTAACTAGACCAGATGATGTTAGAGAAAGAGTGAGTAGAGCATCTTTAAAACAATTATCAAAATATGGTATTGATTATCTACCAATGGTAAACAAACCATATGACCAAACTCCACCATCCGAACATTGTAAAAGACCAGAACATATATCAGATAAACCTGGTAATTTTGGAAATGGATTAGGACCTTTAACTGGCAGACATTATGGATGTTTTTCTGCTCATAGAAAGGCTTTGGAAACAATGAGCGATGAATATGATTATACTTTGATATTTGAAGCAGATGCATTTATTTATACCGGTTTAGAAGAATTTGTGGATATAGTAAATAAGGCTTGTTTTATATCGGAAAGAGATGATGTTTACTATGTTGGATTGGCAAATAATAGTTCTAGAAATAAAGAAAAAGTTGATGAACTATTCAGTAAAACTGCAGCAAATCAAGATTTAGCACATGCATACTTAATACCAAATCGAACTAAACAATGGTGGATTGATAGATTCAATGATACGCCGTGGGAAGGATTTGATTTATGGCTTACTGATGTGTTTTACAAAGAACCAAAGCTTAGATATACAACAAATAAAGTATATTGTAAACAATCCGAAGGATATTCTCTTATAGACCAAACAGTAAAAACTTGGAGTTAATGATTTACGATAATCTTAAAAAAAATAATAAAAGCATTAGGGAAATAAATAACAATGTACTTATACATTTTATTAATGGTCCTTTTGTAGAAATTAAAGGACCAAAGAAGGCAAATTATAAAGTTGATTTTATTAATAATAAAACCGGTCAAATTTGCTATACAACAAGCATAGATAACAATTGTTGGTGTAGATGTAGTATTCAGTATTTTATTGAATGGAAAATTGTTATTTACGAAAATGGCGTAGAATGGTATAGTATGGTATTTAACGCCGAAGGTAAGAGAGTTTATATTGCAATGGATTCAAAAGCATTGGGAGATAGTTTAGCCTGGATACCTTATGTACAAGAATTTAAAAAGCAGCATAAATGTGAAGTAATAGTATCTACCTTTATGAACGATATGTTTTTAGGAGAATATCCTGATATTGAGTTTGTACAACCTGGTACACCTGTTCCTAATTTATATGCGATGTATTCGGTTGGACTATTTTATAATGAAAATGGTTCGGTAAATGGATTCAAAAATCCAGCAGACCCAAAATCAGTAACAATGCAAAAAATGTGTTCTGATATACTTGGGTTAGAATTTAAAGAAATAAAACCAAAAGTAAAACAAAGACCTGTAAAAATAGATAATGATATTAAACAGGTTTGTATTGCAACTTATGGTACTGCGCAATCTAAATTTTGGAACAATCCAACCGGTTGGCAAGAAGTAGTTGATTGGTTGATTGGTAGGGGTTATTTAGTAAAATTACTTTCTAAAGAAGGTGATAACTATATGGGAAATAAATTACCAATAGGAGTAATTCATCATCCAAACGGTCCAATTGAATTAGTAATGGATGAAATGAAAAAATCAAAAGCATTTATTGGTATTGGTAGTGGTTTGAGTTGGTTGAGTTGGGCATTAGATGTACCAACGGTATTAATAAGTGGATTCTCTTATAGATGGGCAGAGATGGAAGATTGTATTAGAATTGGTGCACCTGACGGAAAATGTGAAGGATGTTTTAATAGAGTTAAATTGGATGCCGGTGATTGGAATTGGTGTCCTGACCATAAAGATACTGAAAGACAATTTGAATGTACTAAAAGTATTACATCTGAAATGGTAATAAAAGAGTTGGAAAAATTCTTATAATGAAAAAAGTTTGGATTAACGGTTGTTTTGATATTTTACACTACGGTCATTTTAAACTAATTGAATACGCAAAATCATTAGGTGACCAATTGGTTATTGGTATTGATTCTGATATTAGAGTAAAAGAACTAAAAGGAACTGATAGACCTTTTCATACCGAAGGTCAAAGAGTGTTTAACTTAATGCAAATAGAAGGTGTTGATATAGTTGTAATATTTGGAAGTGATAAACAATTAGAAGAACAAATTAAAAGATACAATCCTGATTTTTTTGTAATTGGTGATGAGTATAAGAATAAAAAAATAATAGGTAAAGAATTTGCCAAAGAAATTAAATACTTTGAAAAAATAGAAGGATTCAGTACTTCAAATTTAATACATAATGCGTAAGTATAAAGTTTTAGTTATTGGAGAGGTTTGTACCGATATTTTTTGGTATGGCATAACAAGTAGAAAATCTCCAGAAGGAAATGGACCAGTTTTCTTACCAATAGATGAATTAAAAGTTTGGAGTAAAGGAATGGCGGGCAACACAGCATCTAATTTAGAAGCTATGGGATTGGATGTTGATACATATTTTGATAAAGGTAATATTACTAAAACACGATATGTAAACAAAGATACAAATGAATTATATTTGCGAGTTGATGAAAATGATACTACAAATAGAATTGATATCTACGATTTGCCGGATTTGGTAAAATATGATGCGGTTGTTATATCGGATTATTGTAAGGGATTCCTAACCGAAGAAGATATTGATAAGATATCATCTATGGCCAAATTTACGATAGTAGATACCAAAAAGCATTTAGGTGATTGGTGTAAAAACACATCCTTTATAAAAATAAACAGATTTGAAGCTCAAAATAATGATTCTATTATTAGAGATACTGATTGGTTATATAATAAATGTATCATTACGTTGGACGGTAGGGGAGCAAGTTATAGAGGTAAGATAATTGGAACTAAAAGAATTCAAAATGCCGATGTAAGTGGAGCGGGTGATACATTTGTAGCCGGATTTGTATCCAGGTATTTGGATTCTAATAATGTAGAAGAATCTATTGATTGGGCTAATTATTGTGCCGGAGAAGTTGTAAAAGAAAAAGGAGTTTCGGTATTTAAAAAATAAAAAAGAATATACTTATATATACAAAACAATAAAAAACAAACTTATGAGTGAATTAGATAACATTCCACAAAAACAAAGTATTGAGATTGAATCTGTAAAAATAGATGATTCTGTTAAAGAAAAGTTAGAACAACTTAATCAAAAACAAAATATCTTTATAAACGATTTCGGTCAAATATATCTTAGAAAAAAAGAAATACAAGCTGAACTTGTTAAACTTGATGAAGTTCTTGCAAAATCAGAAGTTGAGTTTCAACTAATAACTGAAGAAATCAAGCAAACAATTGATGAATTGGATGAAAAATATCCACAAATGAGAATTAACCTTAAAGAAGGTGTTATTCAATATCAACCAGGTGCACCAACTAGAAAGCAACTAGCTGAACAACAAGGTGGATTGGCTTAATAATTTTGCAAAACAATAATCTCCAATATTTATATGATATGAAGGGATTAGCAAAATTTTTAGTAGAAACAATATTGGGAGAAGCGGCAGGAATGGACAAAGTAGTTGTTGTCTATTCTGGCCGCTTTCAACCATTTCATAAAGGTCACTACGCAACCTATGACCATTTGGTTAAAAAATTCGGTAAAGATAGCGTATATATCGGAACTTCTAATGTTACCGATTCAAAAAAATCTCCATTTAATTTTAAGGAAAAGAAAGCAATAATGACAACAATGTTTGGTATCCCATCAAACAAAATAGTCAATATTAAAAATCCTTATGCTCCAGAAGAGATACTTAATAAGTTTGATTCAGATACTACTGGATTTATAACGGTGGTAGGTGAAAAAGATGCATCTCGTTTAAGCGGTAAATACTTTAAACAATATAAAGGTAAAGTAGATACTGGGTATTTAGATAGAGGATACGTTTATGCAGCACCTGCTCAACCCAATCCAATTAGCGGAACTGATGTTCGTTATTGGTTAAGCGCGGGTAGTGCTGCCGATAGAAAGAAAAACTTTACAAAAGCATATCCAAAGTTTGATGACCAAGTATTCAAACTGATAACTCTTAAATTAAAAAAATTAAAAGAATCTATTAACGAAGAAATTAAACTAAACGTAAAAGTTGGTGATACTTTGTTAATGGGTAAATTCAAAAATAAAAAAGTAGTTGTTAAATCAATAGGTGAGGATGAATGGGGAATGCCAACAATCAATGGTAAGAAAGCAGTAACTTTTAGAATTCCTAAAAAAGAAAACCTAAAAGAAAGCACTGGTATGGGCGGATACGCAGCAGATGCAGGTGAGCCTGATACTGGATATATTCCTGATGGGAAAATTAGATTATTAAACGTAACAAAACCGGAACCTTGGTTTAATCAGGGTGGATATATACAATTGCATACTCCAAAAGCAGATGCTATGAGAGGTAAGGGTAAATCAAAAGATACGGAAACACAATTTAGAAAGGCTTATTATAAAGTTAATAATGTAGTACAAAGTACATTAAATCCTGCCGATGACCCACATACCGTTGAGGATTGGGAAGAAACCAATAGAGATACTCCATTGGAAAAACCTAAAAGATTTTGGGAACTTCCTAAAAACCAAAAACCTCAAATAATTTCAAAACAAGACATAAATGAAATTATGGATGAAATAGAATCTCAAATATTAGATGAAATGGGATTAGGTGGTGGGGCTGGTATTGGTTTAAGTTTACCAGGTGGATATATTAATGGTGCACCAAATCCGAAAGATGTTAAGAAATTAAAATCTAAATTGAATAAAGATGATAGTGAAGAATATCAACCGGTAAAAGAAGACCAGATACCTGGTGGATTAGCAAAGGGTATGACCTTAAAAGATATTGCTAAACACCATAATATCAGTCCACAAACTTTAAAGAACGAATTCATAAAAGGATACGCCGTTGAAAGAGAACATACAACCGATGTTAATATAGCAAAAGAAATTGCATTAGACCATTTATACGAAGACCCAAATTATTATAGTAAACTTTCTAAAATAGAAATTCCATTCAATGAAGGAGTAAAAGAGTTAGAAAGAGAAAGAGATAGATTATTTCTTAAAGCACTTAAAATGATGCCAAATTCACCTGCTCAATTAAAAGTAAGAGCAGAGTTAGATAAAATAATGGCACAACTTAAAAAAGTTAAAAAAGAATCTTTAAGTGAGAGTTTAATTTTGGAAGGTGGTGCGTATGGACATATGGCACATCCATTTGATATTGAGATGGGTTTAACATTTGGTGACCTTAAACAAATTGTGGTAAGAGCATTGAATGGTGATTTAGAATTGGCAAGAGAGAAGACCGATGGACAAGCATTAGCAGTTAGTTGGGTAAATGGTAGATTAGTTGCAGCTCGTAACAAATCACACTTAAAGAACAAAGGCGAAGGTGCTATGACAATAGGACAAGTGGCTGCTAAATTTGCCGGTAGAGGTGGATTAACAGATGCTTACAATTTCGCTATGCAGGATTTATCTAAAGCAATTGCAGCTCTATCAGAACCTCAACGTAAAAAGATATTTAAGGATGGTAGTTCGTTTATGAATTTGGAAGTAATATATCCAACCTCCGTAAATGTAATCCCCTACAATCAACCGCTATTAGTGTTTCATGGTACTTTTGATTACGATATTGATGGTACTATCGTAGGTGAGAATCAGCAAGCGGCAACTATATTAGGCGGTATGATTAAGCAAGTAAATGCGCACGTACAATCTAAATACACAATTCAAGGCCCACCAATGAATAAGTTACCTAAATCAGAACATCTTTCTAAATTACAAGGAAAGTATATTTCTATGATTAGTAAACTTCAATCTGAATTTACATTAAGTGATTCGGATGGAGTAGCGGATTATCATCAAGCATGGTGGACTAAGTTTGTTGAAAAGAATGCAAAAAAATTAGATACACAAGAAAAAATAGGATTGGTTAAGAGATGGGCTTTTGGTGACAAGAGTTTCCGTATTAACACAATACAAGATACTAAATTAAGAGCTTGGGCTGAACAAACTGATAAACAAGACCAACAAAAGATATCAAAGCAAAATCTAATGAGATTTGAGGAGATATTTTTAGGAGTTGGTGCAGATGTATTATCATTTATGAGTTCGGTACTTACAGCAAATCCTGATAGTGCCAAAAGACAAATGGTAGCTCGTTTGGAATCTACAATTCAACAAGTAAAAGCAAGTGGTGACCCTAAAAAGATTGCAAAATTAAAATTAGAGTTAGAACGTTTAAATGCTTTGGGTGGATTTGATAAGATTGTACCAAACGAAGGTATTGTATTCGTATATGGTGGTAACACTTACAAATTAACAGGTGCATTCGCACCATTAAATCAAATTTTAGGAATATTTTTTGATTCTTAATCGTTTTTTGAATTTTGATATACTTATATATACAAATATATTGTAAGTAATATGGCAAGAGAATTCAATAAAAAATTCATGCATCCAACTCGAAAAAAGTTGGTAGATATGGTTTTAACGGGTGGAGAATATCAAAAGGAAACACAGATTTCATTCGCAGGAGCAGATAAGAAGAAAGTAAAAAGAAAAGTTGGTGAAAGATGGACTGATGATAATGGTAAATCTTGGGAACAACATGCTGCAGGTAAAATAGAAGTTTCGGAATTAGGTGATATTATGGCCGAGACTAGAGCGTATTTAGATAAATTAAATAGTTGTAAAGCTGAAGATTGTAAAACAATCAAAATAGGTAGAGTTGATAAAAAATTAATATCCAAAACAGGATATTGTATAACTTGTCTGGCAAAAAAAGAAAGAATAATCAAAACTGATGGGTTGTGGGAAGCATATGAAGATTATAAGATATACTCTAATATGATTGCATACGGTAACGATGTGATTGCACAATTCAAACAGGCTTATAATGATGCTAAACAAACATACGAAGTAATTCAAGAAGATGGAAAGATTGAAACTTGGAGTATGGAAAGAGATGTTGATGAACTCAAAGCAGAAATACTTTTAGATATTGTTAATTTTGAAAAAGAAGTTGAACAGGCTACAAAATTAAGAAATGAGGCTTACGAAAAATTAAAAGATAAAAATTACGATTTAGTAAGACCTATTAACGATTAATATGAGTACTGGAATTACACAAAAGAAATCCCTGAAGGATATAATAGCAGATGAATACAAAAAGTGTGCGGTAGACCCGATTCACTTTATGAAAAAGTATTGTATGATTCAGCATCCGGTGAGAGGTAAGATACCTTTTCACCTTTTCCCATTTCAGGAACAAACTCTAACACAATTTAAAGATAACCGATTTAATATAGTATTGAAATCACGTCAAACTGGTATCTCAACACTTTCAGCTGGATATGCACTTTGGAAGATGATATTCAATACCGATTTCAATGTGTTGGTAATTGCAACAAAACAAGATGTAGCAAAGAACCTAGTAACTAAAGTAAGGGTAATGCACGATTTATTACCAAGTTGGTTAAAGGGTGGTTCTTTGGAAGATAACAAACTTTCCCTTCGTTTAAATAATGGTTCTCAAATTAAAGCGATTGCGAGTTCACCTGATGCAGGACGTTCTGAAGCTCTATCTTTACTTATATTTGATGAGGCTGCGTTTATTGATGATATTGATGAGATTTGGGTAGCGGCACAATCAACCTTATCAACGGGTGGTAGTTGTATTGCACTTTCTACTCCTAATGGTGTGGGTAACTGGTTCCACAAAACTTGGTTAGATGCTGAAGAAGGAACAAATCCATTTAATACAATACGATTACATTGGACAGTACATCCTGAAAGAGACCAGAGTTGGAGAGATGAACAACAAAGATTATTGGGTGCTAAAAAAGCAGCCCAAGAATGTGATTGTGACTTCGTATCTTCGGGTGATACTGTAATTGATCCAGAATTATTAATGTTCTATAAAGAAACATATTGTCAAAATCCAATTGAAAAAACCGGATTTGATGGCAATCTTTGGAGATGGGAATATCCAACTACAAACGGCTCTTATATGGTAGTAGCGGACGTTGCTAGAGGAGATGGTGCTGACTTTTCTGGATGTCACGTAATAGATGTACTAAATGCAACACAGGTTGCAGAATACAAAGGTAAAATTGAAACAAAAGATTTTGGAAACTTTTTAGTAAACTTATCAACTGAATATAATGATGCTTTATTAGTAATAGAAAACTCAAATATTGGTTGGGCGTGTATTCAACAATGTATAGATAGAGATTATAAAAACTTATTCTATATGAGTAAGGATTTAAAATATGTGGATGTTGAACACCAAATGAAAAATAAATATAGAGCAGATGAGAGGCAAATGGTAGCTGGGTTTTCAACAACATCTAAAACTAGACCTTTAATTATTTCTAAATTAGATGAATATTTTAGAGAAAAATCGGTAACAATCCGTTCTAATCGTTTAATTGATGAATTATTTACTTTTATATTCATTAATGGTAGAGCAGAAGCTATGAAGGGTTATAACGATGACCTTACGATGGCATTATCAATTGGATTGTGGGTAAGGGATACTGCACTTCGTTTAAGACAAGAAGGTATTGACCTTACAAAGAGAACTTTGGGTGGTATTTCATCGAATATGCAGCATGCTGGTGTTTATGGACCATCCGATAGAGATGATAATCCTTGGAAGATGAAAATTGGTGATGATTTTGAGGATTTATCACAATGGTTATAAATTGTAGGGTTTTGACAATTTCAGATATTTATGATATATGTCAAAATAGAAAAAGGAGACCAAAATGATTAAATTAACAAATATCCTAAAAGAAGATGAATATGTAGATAAAGCATATTCAAAAGGAGACCAACCGGCTGATAATCCAATTGATGATTATGATGAATTGGATGTAGAGCAAGAAGATATGGATGATTTTATCAATTATCTTAAAGCATATTCACAATCATTAGATGAAGCTAATTGTAGTTGTGTTTTTGAAGCCGAATATCAAGGTAGAGAAGTGAAATTGGGTAAACCAATGGCAGGTGATGTGAAAAAGTTTAAGGTATATGTTAAAAATCCTAAAACTGGTAAAGTTATTAAAGTAAACTTTGGACAGAAAGGGGTAAAAATTAAGAAAAATAATCCTGGTAGAAGGGCTAATTTTAGAGCAAGACACAATTGTGATAATCCCGGTCCAAGAACAAAAGCAAGATATTGGTCTTGTAGAAAATGGTAAAATAAATTATGGCAGAACAATTTCAAGACGATAGGAGTTTCTTTGGGAGACTAAAAAAACTATTTTCAACCAATGCAATCGTAACCGTTGATAAAGATGGTAAACGTAGAGTGGTTGATATTGAAGACCGTCAATCAAATACAAACTTTGTAAATTTAAGAGATAGATATACGAAGTTACAAAGGTCTTATTTTGAAACTCATCAGGGTGCTCAATCAATGGCATATCATCAAGTTCGTAGAGAACTTTTTAGAGATTATGATGCTATGGATATGGACCCAATCATTGGTTCTGCTTTAGATATATATGCGGATGAAAGTACAACTAAAAATGAATATGGTGATGTACTTCAAATTAAATCCACAAATGAGAATGTAAGAGAAATGCTTCACAATTTATTCTATGATATAATGAATGTGGAGTTTAACTTATGGCCTTGGATTAGAAATTTAGTAAAATATGGTGATGCTTTTTTGGCATTAGAAATCCTACCTGGTAAAGGTATTATCAACGTAGCACCTCACTCAACATATAATGTAGAAAGATTAGAAGGTACTGACCCAAACAATCCTGATTATGTAAAATATAAGATTGAATTGGATAGATTTGGCAAGAAGGAATATGAGCAATATGAGATGGCTCACTTTAGAATGTTATCAGATACTAACTTCCTTCCTTATGGTAAATCAATGATTGAGGGTGCAAGAAGAATTTGGAAACAATTATCACTTATGGAAGATGCGATGTTAATTCATCGTATTATGAGAGCACCTGAAAAAAGAGTGTTCAAAATTGATATAGGTAATATCCCACCACAGGAAGTAGATAACTATATGCAAAAAATTATCAATAAAATGAAGAAAACTCCATTTGTTGATAAGAACACCGGAGATTACAACTTAAAATATAATATCCAAAACCTTACCGAAGATTTCTTCCTACCTGTACGTGGTAGTGATAGTGGTACTAATATTGATAATTTAGCTGGATTAGATTATGCAGCAATTGAAGATATTGATTATTTAAAACATAAATTATTTGCAGCTTTGAGAGTACCAAAAGCGTACTTATCTTATGATGAGAATGTGAATGGTAAAGCTACATTGGCTGCAGAAGATGTTCGTTTTGCAAGAACTATTGAAAGAATTCAAAGAACGGTTGTTAGTGAATTAGCAAAAATTGCAGTAGTTCACTTGGCATCAAATGGTATAGAAGATTCTGAAATGACAAACTTTGAATTAAGTTTGACAAACGCTTCTACAATCTATGAGCAAGAAAAAGTAAACTTATGGAGTGAGAAGGTTAGATTAGCATCTGATGCAAAAGCACTTAATATGTTATCATCTGATTGGGCATACCATAATATCTTTGGATTATCTCAAGATGAAATTGATATGGAAAGAGCTAAAGTAATTTTAGACCTTAAAGATAGATTCAGACATAGTTCAATTGAACAACAAGGACAGGACCCAGCAAATCCACCAGAACAACAAAATGTAGAAGAAGAAATTCAAAAGTTAAAAACTGAAATTGAATTGAATAGAAATGTGGGTAGACCTAGAGAAGGAAACACTTATGGTAAAGATAAACACCCATACGGCAGAGACCCATTGGGAGATAAGGAGAATCATAAGGAGAGAAAACGAGATGATAGATATTTAAATACAAACGCTAAGAAGTTAGCAAGAGAATATATAAACGGAATTTCATCAAAAAAGACGGTTTTAAATGAAAAATCGGGTATGCTTGATGAAAAAAACCTATTAGATGATACAAAAATTTAATAAACATTAATTTGTTTATATTTATATGTGTTAGTTTATAGGGTAGAACAAATATAGGGTAAGTAAATGAAAAAAATTAAACATTCCAAGTTTAAGAATACTGGAGTGTTATTTGAGCTTTTAGTAAGACAAATAACATTGGAAGTTCTTAATGGCGATAAGACCGAAAACGCTAAAAAAATCGTAAAAGAGTTCTTTGCTCCAAATACGGAGTTAAATAAAGAACTACGTCTTTATGATATACTATTAAAGGAAAAATATAGTTCTGAAACAAAAGCAGATAGATTGGTAGAAACGGTATGTGATGCACATGCTAAATTGAACCAAAATACACTTTCTAAAGAAAAATTTAACCTTATTAAAGAAATTTCGGCAAAATTTGAAATTGAACAATTCCTATCATCCCCTATTTCTAACTATAAAGTACTAGCATCTATCTATAAAGTATTTGAATCTAAAAGAGCAGAAGGATATGATATTAAAGATATCTTTAATTCTAAAATTACCCTAATTGAAAACATTACCTCAAAACCTGCTTTAAAAACTCAACCAACCGAAGATAAGAAGTTGATTGAAACCTATAAACAACAAGACAAAGACCTACGATTACTTACCTATAAGATTCTAGTAGAAACTTTCAACAAAAAATATACAAATTTAGATAATTCTCAAAAGAATTTGTTGAAAGAATATATAAACAACATCTCAAATACTACCAAATTCGTAGATTATGTTGGAAAAGAATTACCAAATATAATTGCAGAATTAAATAGCATTAAATCAAAACTAAAAGATAAAGTTACACAAATTAAATTATCAGAAACTATTTCCGTTTTAGAAAAAATGAAAATTGGAAAAAGTGTATCTGATGGACAAGTTTCATCTATTATGCTTTCTTATGAGCTAATTAAGGAACTTAAATCTAAAGTAAAATAATGGAAGCAAGATTAAAAGAAGCTATTCGTAAATACGTTAGAGAAAGAAACATTCAAAGAACATTGGATGAAATGAGTGTAACCGGAAACGTTGCAGGATATAATACTCCTGCTGCATTTGCTAAACCTGGACAAACTGCAAAGAAAAATAATAGATTAGCAAAAGTAACCGGTGGAACCGTAGTTGATAATTTAGAAGAAGGTGAAAAGGATTGGGCGTTGGGTGATGTGCCAGCTAGTAAAGATGAAGCATTACCAATGAAACCAACCGCTGCAAAAGAAGTTGATACGGCAAAAGTTGCAGATATTAGTGGAATGATTGTTGCGGAAAATAGATGGTTAGAATTAAAAAGAGAAGAATCCTCACCAAGAGCAAAAGTTGGTAGAGGAGTTTCTAATATACACAAACAACTTTCTGAAATAGAGAAGTTTGTTAATTGGTATTCTAAAATTAAGACTGAAAATGGACTTAAGAAAGAAGATTACTGGAAAAGAACAAATGCATCTTTATATAAAATCAGAGAAAGGTTAATGGGAATAACTGAAAAATTAAGAACTTTATAAGATGCCAGCAGTATCAAAAGCACAACAAAAATTTATGGGTATGGTCCATGCATTACAAAAAGGAGACATGGAAGCACCATCTAAAGAAGTTGAAAAAGCAGCAGATTCAATGAAAAAGAAAGATGCTAAAGATTATGCATCTACAAAACACAAAGGATTACCTATGCACAAAGAAACAATATCAAGAGAAAGATTAAAAGAACTTGTAAAAGAAGTGATGGTAGAAGAAGCAGATTATCAAGCATTCTTCAAAAAAGCTTTAGAAAAAGCTGGGAAGGGTATTAATGATATGACAGATGATGAAAAGAAAGCATTCTTTAATAAAGTTGATTCTGCTTGGAATGGTAGAGGTGAAAAAACTGAAGCATTAAAAGGTGACCAACATAAATTAGATGTTGATAAGGATGGTGATATCGAAGGAGATGATTTAGCAGATTTAAGAGCTGGTAAAACTAACGAAGATATAGCAGCTGAATTGCCAAAAGCAACAATACCATCATCTGTTAAACAAAGATTGGGAATGGCTATTGATAAAATTAAAGATGCTAAATTAAGTTCAACTCAAAAATTACAATTAGTAGCACAAGTAGTTGATGGGTTGGGTATTGATAAATCTCAATTAGGTAGTATTACTAATAAGATTAGAAGTAAAATGGAATCGGTAAAATAATAAGATAGAATGAAATCATTATTAATAGAAACACACCTATTTGAAGGTAAAATAAAAGAAGATGAAGGTGGAAGAACTTTGGTAAAAGGAGTTCTACAAAGAGCTGGTGCCGAGAACCAAAATGGTAGAGTGTATCCAAAACCAATTCTTGAAAGAGAAGCAAAAAAATATTTAACGTTTATTAAAGAACGTAGAGCATTGGGTGAATTAGACCATCCAGATTCAACGGTTATCAACTTAAAGAACGTATCACATAACATCAGAGAAATTTGGTGGGAAGGTGATGACCTTTGTGGGACTGTTGAAATATTAGGAACTCCATCTGGTAACATTCTTAAAGAGTTATTAAAAGCTGGAATTCTATTAGGTATTTCTTCAAGAGGTATGGGTTCAACTAGACCTATGAGTGGAAATAAAGTGGAAGTACAAGAAGACTTTGAATTGATTGGTTGGGATTTTGTTTCTAACCCATCTACACATGGTGCATTTATGGTCCCAATGAACGAATCCGTAAATCCACTAAAAAATATTGGTACTGATGTTTGTGGAGAATACTGCAAGGCACAAGACCTAATGAGAGAAATAATAACTGAAATAGCATAAGATGAGCAAGAATTTCGACATATATGATTATGTACACAACAACAAATTTAAGTTGAATGTGGAACAACCTAAAGGGGTAAATAAAATAGCTAAAGGATACAATGATATCCGTAAAACTGCAATTAACGAAGTAAAGATTAAGGATGGTAAATTTTCTATTAAGGAGAATTTAGAACAACCTGATAGAAAATTATCTTTAGAAGTTAAAAAACACTTTTTAGAAATTATATCTACATACAATACTTTCCAAGACCAAATGAAACGAAATTCAGATATGACTGAAGTTTCAGAAACATTAGGAGCAATTGTTGAAGCTGCAAAAGAATTATCTTTAAGAGAAGCTAACGATTGGTTTGATGCTCAAACTGTAAAAAGAAATATGAGTGAGTTGGATAAGTTGGGTAAGCAATTTGATAAGTTCTCTGTTGAAGCAAAAGCAATGGATGAAAGATTACATGCTTTATATGAAGATATGGGTCACATCTTAAATCGTTACTATGAAATCTCTGATATCCCAACTGATGTAATGAGAGAAAGACTTGCAATGAAAAAGAAATAATTATGATTAAGTTAGGTGGATTAGTAAATCAAAAAGCATTTGGTAAATTTGAAATGGGTAAAGTAATTTCTAATCCATTTGCAACTGCATTCATTAAAGAAGCTGAAGGTGAAGACCACGAAGTTTCTATGGGACAAAATCAATTAGATACCATTATTAAGATGGCAACTGAATTGAAAGCTAAAATGGGTGAGAATGAAAAAGAAATACCAGCTTGGATTCAAGACCATATCTCTAAAGCAGAAAACTATATTTCTCAAGCAGCTGGAAACTACCACGAATACGGAACAAACGAAGGTTCAATAAAAGAATCATTTAATATAAGAGTTTTACCAACTTGGTTATTTGATGACGTAAAAGATTTTGAATATTGGTACAAAAATGGTATGGCATTGGGAAGTGGTAAAGGTAAACTTGCTCCATTGAATAGTTCTGATGAAAGAAAATTATTTGATTTAATTAAAAAGTGGAGAAAAAATGACCCAAATGCGCAAGATGATATTAAACAACTTTTTAAACAAAAAGGAAAAGTTGTTAAAAGTGAGTCAATAAAAGAAGATTCACCTTGTTGGAAAGGATATAAGCAAGTTGGTATGAAAAATAAGGGTGGTAGACAAGTTCCAAATTGTGTACCGGAAGGAGTAGTAAATGAAGCTGGTTTATATGGTGGTGTACCTAAAATGTATGTAAAATACTTAGCAGTACAAAAGAAAGTTAGAGAATTAGAAGATGCACAAAGAGCTATGGGTGCTAAATACTTTGCTGAAAAGAACCCAAAGAAAAAGGAAGCTATGATGCCACTTTTGAAAAAGGGAACTAATCAATTGGAAATGTATAGAAGAAATTTGGCAGATATAGAAAGAAAATATATTGATAATTTATATAAGGACGTAGAACAAAGTCCTGATTTCGAATAAAAAAGTATAAAGAAAGTTTGGTAATTCCAAACTTTTTTTGTATATTTGTGTTATGATTAAACCTTTCTCTATTTTAGATACTCGTTCTAAAGAATGGCAAGAACGTAAAAGATGGTGGATTAACACCTACAATATCCAATCAGAATTGGGTAGGGAAAATACCCAAAGTAGAGCCCGTTTTTGGGAAGATAATACCGTTTCCATATTTGATGCTACACTTTGTGAAAAGATGTATGAATGGTTTTGTCCAGAGGAAGGTAGAGTATTGGACCCATTTGCAGGTGGTAGTGTTAGAGGTATAGTTGCAACTGAAATGGGATACATCTATAACGGTATAGACCTTTCTGATGAACAAATTGAAGCAAACAAAAAACAATCTACAAAACCAAATTGGATACAAGGCGATAGTGAATGGGTAATCGATTCAATACAAAACAAAACTCAGGATTTTGTGTTTACTTGTCCACCTTATTATGATTTAGAGAAATATACCGATAATCCGGCTGACCTTTCAAATATGGATGAGGATTCGTTTGATAAAAAATATTATTCCATTTTAAGAAAAGCTGCAGAAAAACTAAAAGATAATCGTTTCTTTGCAGTAGTTGTATCGGAAGTAAGAGAACAATCAACCACAGGAAATTATAAGATTGGAAAGTATAAAGGTTTGGTCTGGAAAACGATTAGAGCTTGTGAAGAAGCTGGATTACATTTCTACAACGATATGATTCTATTTAATTCACAACACCAAGCATCAAGAGTTGTTGATACATACTTTGAAAGAAATCGCAAAGTGGCATCGGTTCATCAAAACATATTGGTATTCGTAAAAGGCAATCCTGATATTGCAACCGAATCTATTGTAAACGGTGATACGTTTAAATGTGTGGTTGATGGTAAATCTTATAGAAGTTTTAGAGAAGCTGCGATTGATATTAATCCAAATGAATTGGTGGCAAGTGAAGTTGAAAGAAGATGCCGTTCTACTAAATCAAAATACAAAGATTGGCAAATCATTGGTGAAGAAACTAATCCAACAATTAAATACGAAATAGATGGAGTTCCTTTTGAGAACCCAAAACAGGTGGCGGATAAATTAGGAATATCAGAATCAGAAGCTAGAAACTACTTTGAATCAAATAATCCAGTATATCGTCATTGGAAAAAAGTTGAACGTAATGATATCAGTTACGATGAAATGAACGAATTACAATTACGTTCAAAAATAAAAATACACCTTCCAATAATTGAGTGTGAAGGAATTCAATTCTGCTCTCTTAAAGAGGCCGGAGAACATTTTGGGTGTTCGGATGAAAGAATCCGTCAAAAACTAAAAGATGATAAACACCCATCTTATATTTATCTTTTCTAAAAAATTCTTTAGAAAATTACGTTTTTATTAATTTTTATATATTTATTGATACAATAACGTATTTTATATACGTTTTTTTATTGGTAAAATGAATACTCTCGTTCTATGAGTAGTGACCAAAACGCCAATTAATAATTCTATTTAAGCTCACATTACAATAGCTTAAGAAATCCTAACAAATAAGGAAAAAATGGCAAGTTCAAAATTGTTGAAAGAAGCCATCGCTGATGCTAAAGCTGTTCGTGAAACTGCTATTGCTAACGCTAAAATCGCTCTTGAAGAAGCATTTACTCCAAGATTACAATCTATCCTTTCTAAGAAACTTCAGGCAGAAATGGCTGATGACGAAGAAGTTGAAGATAAAGTTGAAGAAAACAATGATGTATCAAGCGAAATTGGTGGTGGTGATAACAAACAACCAGCTGATAAAGCAAACAACGATGACACTGACCTAAGTGGTATTGCTAACCAATCTGCGGAAGTAGGTGGTGAAGTAGAAGACTACGATAAAGTTAAAGACCTTAATGAAGTTGAAGATGAAGCTTCTGCAGAAGATAAAGCAGAAGATGCAGCTGAATACCAATCAGAAGGTGAAGATGCTCCTGAATTTGGTGATGATGAAGAATCTGATGACGAAGACGAATTAGATTTAGAATCAATCATTAGAGAATTAGAAGCACAAATTGCAGGTGAAGAAGGTGATGAATATCACGAAGAAGAACCAGCAGTAGAAGGTGAAGAAGCACCGGTTGAAGAACCAGTAGCTGCTGAGCCTGCAGTTGAAGCTGAAGAAGTTCCAACTGAAGAACCAGCTCACGAAGAAGAAGAAATCGACTTAGATGAAATCTTACGTGAAATGGGATATGGTGATGATGAAGAAGAAGTTAAAGAAGCTGAAGAACCAAAGCATGATGAAGAAAAAGAAAAACTTCAAGCAGAATTGGCAGAAGCAATTTCTACAATCAAATCTTTAAAAGGCACTATTAATGAAGTAAATTTGTTAAACGCAAAATTACTTTACGCAAACAAATTGTTCCGTTCTTACAACTTAACTAACGAACAAAAAGTAAAAGTAGTTGAGAATTTAGACAGAACATCTTCTGTAAGAGAAGTTAAATTGGTTTACGCAACTTTAGCAGAAAGCATGAAGTTTACTGGTACTGAAAGAAAAGTAGCAGCTAAGAAGACAATGACCGAAGGTTTTGCTTCTAAGCCACAAGCTACAACAGCTCCAGCAAAAGAAATCATCGCTGAAAGCTCAAACGAATTAGCTAACCGCTTTAAGCAATTAGCTGGTATCGTAAAATAAACAATCCATAAAAAAATAAAATAAAATGGCAAATTTTGATTTAGGAAAACTTATGGAAGGCAAAAACCCACAAGCAGTAATGTTAGCTGAAACTCGTCAGTTAAAAAGCAAATGGGAAAAAACTGGTCTTCTTGAAGGTTTAAAAGAAAGAGAACAACACAGCATGGCTGTATTGTTAGAAAACCAAGCAAAGCAATTGCTTGATGAGGCAACTCAAACTGGTACTTCTACTGGTTCTGAAGAGTGGTCTGGTGTGGCTTTACCGTTAGTAAGAAGAATCTTCGGTGAAATCGCAGCAAAAGAATTCGTAAGCGTACAACCAATGAACTTACCTTCTGGTCTTGTATTCTTCTTGGATTTCAAATATGGTTCTTCTCAAGGTGCTAACGGTCAGTTCGCTGGTAAATCACTTTTTGGTGGTACTAACGTAACTGGTTCTGCAACTAACTTTGGTAGAACTAATGCAGCTGAAAATGGTCTTTATGGTGAAGCTAGATATGGCTACTCTGTAAACGATGCATCTGCAGCTTCTTTAACTACAACTGCAGCTTCAGCTTCTTGGGCTGATGTAGGATTTGATGGTGCATTATCTGCTTCAGTAGCAGCTGGTAGAATCATCAAATTAACAGTTTCTAAAGCAGGTGGTGCAAACCAACTTCCTACAACTGTTGATTCTGAAGCAGTTCGTTCATTTAACGTTACTGCTATTGGCGTTGGTACTTTAAATTCAAACATCAACGAATTTAACTATGTATCTTCTAACAACGTAGTATTATTTGTTTCAGCATCTAATGGTGTAATACCTGCAGCGGCTGGTACTTCAACTGTTGTTTATTCTGAGCAACCAGTATCTTACGATAGAGGTGACTTCGAAGACCAAACAGCTAACAGTGCAGGTAACACAACAACTGCATTAGATATTCCTGAAATTGATCTTGAATTAAAATCAGAGGCTATCGTTGCTAAGACTCGTAAGTTGAAAGCAGTATGGACTCCTGAATTAGCGCAAGACTTAAACGCTTACCATTCAATTGATGCAGAAGCTGAATTAACTTCTATGTTATCTGATTACATCTCTTTAGAGATTGATTTAGAAATTTTAGATATGTTAAAAGCTAACGCATTAACTACTGAATACTGGTCAGCAACAATTGGTGAAGAATACTTAAACAACGGTGCAACTGGAACAGGTGCATGGGGTTCTTCAGTTCCTTCTGGAGCAAACACTTACTATACTAAGAATTCTTGGTATCAAACATTAGGTGTTAAGTTGAACAAAGTTTCTAACAAGATTCACCAATTAACACTTCGTGGTGGTGCTAACTTCGTAGTTGCATCTCCTGATGTATGTACTATTTTAGAATCAATTCCTGGCTTTACTGTAAATGCTGATAAAGACGCTTTACAATTCGCAGCTGGTGTAACTGCAGTTGGTTCTATGAGTAACAGATTCACTGTGTACAAAAACCCTTATATGACTTCTAACGAAATCTTAATGGGCTTCAGAGGAAATAACTTCCTTGAGACTGGTGCTGTTTACGCTCCATATGTACCATTGATTATGACTCCATTAGTGTACGACCCACAAAACTTTACTCCGCGTAGAGGTGTGATGACTCGTTACGCTAAGAAGATGGTTCGCCCAGAATTTTACGGAAAGATTTACATCAAAGATTTAGCTAATATCTAATCTTAATGTAATCTAACTAACGATTCATAAAAAAAGAAGGGGGTGAGAAATCACTCCCTTTTTTTATTTTACCCCTTTCCAACAATTTTATATTTATAGTTGTATTAAACCGATTTTTATATGGCAGCAGGAAAATACTCTTTTATAATAGAGCAGGGAGCAACAACAAATTTTCAAATCAATTGGAACGATGAAACAGGTTCAGCAGTTGATTTAAGCGGTTATCAGGCTAGAATGCAAATCAGACCGGGTGTTGAATCATCTGATGTCTTTCTTTCACTATCATCATCTTTAAAGGCTGATAATACGGGAATCAATTTAAGTGGTTCTAATTTCATAACTCCATTAGCAAGTGGTTCAATTGGAGTGTATATATCTGCAGCATCTTCATCCGCATTAAATTTTGGTGAAGCATTTTACGATTTAGAATTGGTAAAAGGTAATGAAGTTACCCGTTTATTGGAAGGTAAAGTTAAGTTATCTAAAAACGTAACTCGATAGGATGTCAATACAAATAAACAAAGATATAACAACTGTCCAAGTTGAAATACCAAAAACAAATGTTGCAATTGAAACTGCGATAACGGAAATAACTGTCCAAACTTCACAGCCGGAAATAATAATAGCAACGGCAGGAGTTCAAGGACCGGTAGGACCAAGAGGTTTTGATACTGGTACTTCGGGAACTTCTGGAACAAGCGGAGTAACCGGCACATCAGGAACTTCTGGAATAGGGACATCTGGTACATCAGGTACATCCGGTTCAAATGGTATAACTGGGGCAGGTGGTTCAAATGGAACATCAGGAACATCTGGTTTAAATGGAACTTTCTTTGGAAGCAGTGGAACATCTGGAGTAAGTGGAAGTAATGGCACATCAGGAACTTCTGGAACAAGCGGCACCTCTGGAACTACGGGACTTACGGCATTCATACCATTAAAAATATTTGATGGTGGTAGTGCTGGTAGTTATACTGTAGATTATGGTTATTTTAATTATAATGCGTATGGTGTTGGAAGTATTGCTATTGCAAAATCGGCATTGATTAATGAGTATATGAATTATGCTGGGACTGGTTCTCAGAATTGGACTTTAAAATCATTAAACCCAACATATCCAAGTTTTACAATAGATTTTGGAGCACCACAAACTAATAATGAAAATACACCACCTAATAAAGATATTTGGACTTTAACATCAACAGGTGGAAATATAACTGAATTTACGGGAGTACCAAATGGAAATGAATACGCTTTCTATTTAACAAAGACAGGAGCATTAGGTACAAGCGGCACATCTGGAACAAGTGGCACTTCGGGAACATCTGGAGTAAGCGGAAGTGGTGGCACAAGTGGCACCTCTGGTGTTAGTGGAAGTAGTGGGACTAGTGGTGTAAGTGGTTCATCAGGAACTTCTGGAGTAAGTGGTAGTAGTGGCACTTCGGGAACGTCTGGAGTAAGTGGAGAAAATGGTAGTAGCGGTACATCTGGAACTTCTGGTGTTAGTGGAGAAACTGGTAGTAGTGGCACATCAGGAACATCTGGAACTTCTGGATTAAGAGGAGATTCTTTATTCGCACTAACTGGTTCTAAATGGGCAACAACAAATACAATAGAGATTACGGGTTCATTAACAGTATCATCATCGGGTACTTTCACAAATATCGGACCTGCAAATTTTATAGGAAACCAAACAATAAGTGGTTCGACATCTATAAGTGGCGGATTGAATATTACAAATAACGGATACTCTTGGAGTTTCGAATCGAATGGTAGAACTAAACTACCAAACATTACTTTTAATTCAGACAGAGGAACTGGTATGGTTGGTATTAAACCTGTGGCGGGTAGAGAATTTCAAATTGAAACATCAACTGCGGTTAGTAGTGCAGGTCCTTGGGTTTTTGGATTAGATGGTACTTTAAGTGCACCTAATGGAGCTAACATAATGAGAGTTGCTAATTTAGTAACAACATCATCTTTCAATAATTTTACTGGAAGTGTAGCAACAACCGGTTCAAATCAATTTAATGGTAATCAAACTATAACAGGTTCTCTTATTCACGGATTAGAGGGAAATCTAGCAACCGGAGAACAATCACATGCTGAAGGAAGTATTACTAAAGCAATAGGAAACTACTCACATGCTGAAGGAGATTTTACACAAGCAATAGGAGATTACTCACATGCTGAAGGACAAGAAACAATAGCATCGGGTTCATATTCACATGCCGAAGGTTATCAAACAATAGCATTAGGTCAAAGACAACACGTAACAGGTCAATATAATTTTGTATCACCCGTACAATCCGCTTTTATTGTAGGTAATGGAATTGGTGATGGTGATAATAGAAGTAATCTAATATACGCTGCAGAAAATGCAGTGGAGATAACTGGTTCATTGAATGTAAATGGCTCATTAATAGTAAATGAAATAATAAAAGGAACTGGTTCAATATATTTACAACCTGATGTCAATGATGCAAGATATTTTCAAATTTATAATACTGCTGCACCCTTGGGTACTGATATTCACTTTAAAGGTAACGCAGATTTCAACTACTTTGGTGACGATAGCAATTACTTAAAAATAGATGATAGTGCACAAATAGTTTCTATTGTTGGTGTAAATGGTGTGGAGATAACTGGTTCATTAAATGTAAGTGGTAGTATAAGTGCATCGGTTAAAGTAGATACTCCTAATATTAATCTTAAAGGTGGAAACATTTCATTTGATACAAATGGGGCAGGTATTTTACATACTGGACAATTTAACATAACAACTGTATTTGAGGATAATGAGTTAGCAAAAACATGGACGTTTAATCAATATGGAACGCTAACAACTCCAGGTGATATAGTTGTAACTGGTTCATTAAATGTAAGTTCATCCTTTACCGCATCTTTAAGAGAAGGATATGTTTGGGTTGGTGATAATACTGGAAAAAACACATTACAAATAGCAACATCTTCATTTGGTGTAGGTGGAGGAGCTGATATAACTTTATTAAATAATTACACTGGTTCTTCTATTGGAATTGATGGTGGGTTGATGGCATATACGGCATCATTAAAATCAGTAGCATTGGTTAGTGGTTCATTGATAGCATCATCATCATATAGTATGGTATCGGACAATGCAAGAACAATGTTACTATATTCACTTACGCAAGATTTTGAATCGTATTTACTATTCTCAAATGCAGTTGCAGTAAATTCAGCTACAATTGCTGGTAACAATAATATAAGATATAATTCTTCAACAAATACATTAAGGGTAGGAACGGTATCGGCAACTAAATATTTAGGTGGTGTTGTTAGTGGTAGTGCTCAATTAACTGAATTAAATACATACACTGGTTCTAACGATAGTGTGATAAGTGCAATACTACAAACAACCGCATCTTTAAATACATACACTGGTTCTAACGATAGTGTGATAAGTAGAATACTACAAACATCTGCATCGCTAAACTCAAAGACAGGTTCATACGCAACAACTGGTTCAAACATTTTTGTTGGCAATCAAACTATAAGTGGTTCATTAATAGTAACTGCATCGGCTAATCTTAGTGGTTCGGTTGTTATCAATCAAATAACATATCCAACTCTAAACTTTGCAGATAGTCAACATGGTGTAGAAGTTCCAACATTGGGAGTAAATAATGTACTTACAATGGAAGTTCCAAAAACCATTTATGAATATGTTAAAAACGATAGTGGTACAACTTTATTAAAAGGAACACCGGTTCATTCAACTGGAACTGTTGGATTTAATACTTTGGTAATCGCAGCATCCGCATCGGTTGCATCAACAATGCCCGCAACTTACATCTTAGCACAAGATTTAGATGATGAGGAAGAAGGATTGGGTATTGCAATTGGAGCAATTCAAGGAGTGAATACAACTGGATTAACTGCTGGAGACCCGTTATGGGTTGGGGCAAATGGTGGTTGGACACAAACAAAACCAACGGGTTCTAATCTTATTCAAAACTTAGGTATTGTAACTAAAGTTGGTGTAAATGGTGGTGGTGTTGTATTGGGAGCTGGTAGAAGTAATGATGTTCCTAATATACAAGAGGGGTATTTTTGGGTAGGTAATAAGGATTCAGTAGCAACTCCAATTCCAACATCTTCATTTGCAGTGACGGGTTCAAACTTATTTATAGGAAATCAAACTATAACTGGTTCATTAATTGTATCAGCATCAACAAACTTAACTGGTTCGGTAACTATAAACCAAAGTAGAATTGATAACGGATGGACAGCATATACACCAGAGTGGACAGCAGCATCTGTAAACCCTGTAATTAACAATGGAACAATAGAAGGATACTACAAAGTAATTGGAAAGACTTGTTTCGTAAGAGGTAATATTGCTATGGGTAGTACAACAACATTTGGTACTGGGGAGTGGTATGTATCAATGCCATTTACGGCATCACATGCAGATGCTATCTTAATGACAGTAACTTTATTAGATAATGGTTCTAATTGGTACAACGCTACAATGGCAGGAGCAAGAGCAGGATTTAATCACAAAGCACCTATGCAATATCAAAATGTAGCTGGAACTGCTAGTGATGTAAATGCAACTGGACCATTTACTTGGGCAACAAGTGATAGATTTATTTGGAACGGAAGTTACGAAATAGCATAATATGAATATTGCATTTAATGGTTTAAGATTATTTGGTAGATTTACAACTTCCATATTAAGTAGTGAACCTGTGACTGGGGATGTGGCATTTGTGAAAGTATATAATGGAGCATTGACATTAGCAGATATCCAAACACTACATGCTGCATATAAATCAAGAGTTGGATACTAAACACTATTCTTTTCATTTCTAATATTTATAGGTAACGATTAAAATAAGTACTTATAATGGCATTAGAAACATTAATATATCCTGGTTCATCTTCGTTCTTTCCGGGACAAACTCCCTTTGGAATATACGATGATGATTATATCTTTCAAGAAGAAGCTCCAAAGGTGGCACTGTGGTGTGCTAGAAGATTGGGGTATCCTATTCAAAATATAGAACTTTTAGATGAAAATTTTTACGCTTGTTTGGAAGAAGCCGTATCGGAATATGGTGCGCAAGTAAACCAATTCAACATTCGTAATAATTTGGATACTTTAAGGGGAAAATCTAAAAGTACAAATCTTTCAAGCAAATTAGTTCAGGGTTCAAATCTACCAACTTTAATTGGTATTTCTGATGCGTATGGAACTTTAGCCGGAGTTGGTGGAAATACCGATATTAAGAAAGGGTACATAGAATTACAGGCCGGACAACAAGAATATGATTTAGATACTCTTTGGAGTGCGGTTTCTGAAAGTGGAAAGCGTATTGAAATTGTTAAAGTATTTCACGACCCGGTACCTGCAATTAATAGATTCTTTGACCCATATTCGGTAAGTGGACAAGGTACGTTAAACCTTATTGATGAATTTGGATTTGGTTCTTACTCTCCAGCAGCACAATTTATATTAATGCCAATATTTGAAGATATGTTGAGAATTCAAGCAATTGAATTTAATGACCAATTCAGAAAATCGGCATTTACTTTTAATATTGTAAATGGTAAAATTAGAGTATTCCCAAGACCAACTACACAGCATATTAATCTTTATGGAAAATTGCATTTTGATTATTTTGTAAGAGATGAATTTGTGACCAACTCTACAAACGTAACACCGGATGTGATTTCTGATTATTCTGATATTCCTTATGATTTTATGGAATACGGTGGTATTAATGATGTGGGTAAACAATGGATTAGAAAATATACACTTGCATTGGTAAAAGAAATGTTAGGTGCTGTGAGAGAAAAATATTCACAAATTCCAATACCTGGAGCAGAAATTCAATTAGATGGAGCTGCATTAAGAAGTGAAGCTCAAACGGAAAAAGAATCTCTTATGACACAATTAAGAGAAACTTTGGAAGAATTAAGTAGAACAAAGCAGTTTGAAAATAGAAACACGGAAGCTACTGCACATCAAGAAATGTTACGAAAAGTACCTTTAGCAATTTATATAGGTTAATATTATGGCGAGATTTGCATTATCAAGAGATATAAGGTTCTTTGAGAGCATAGCCAGAGAATTGGTTGATGTTGTTGTTGAAACTAGTGTGGTTTTATATAAACTAATCATAGAAGATAGTAAAACTAATTTATACGGAGAATCTTTAAATAAAACATACTATCAAGGATTAGAGTGTACTGCTATGATTGAAAGAGAAAGTGCAACTACCGAGTATGAAGGATTCGGGCCAGATAAAAATCAATTGGTAGAATTTCGTTTTAACCGATTTACGTTAGAAGATAAAGGATTTTATCCTGAAGTTGGTGATATTATTTTTCATAATAATGGATATTTTGAAATTGATAATGTTAGAGAAGACCAATTAATTGGTGGACAAGTTGATAATAAATTTTCAATTATTTGTTCTACGTTTATGAGCAGAAGAAGTAATATCCAAACTGAAATGAGAACTGTATAATGGAAAAAAGAGAAACAAATAGGGCCAAACAATTATCAATAGATAAACAATTCCAAAAAGGAGTTAAGATTATAGATGTTGATTCTGCAATAGCTGATTATATGTCTAAAGTTATTATTCCAAATTTGGAAGAAAATGGAAATTTGTTAAAAGTTCCTTTAATTTATGGTAATGCGGAAAGATGGGAAGGAGCAAGAAAGCAGGGGTATTTAAGAGATGCGAGAGGCAGAATTCAAATCCCAATGATAATGTTCAGAAGAAGTAGTATTCAAAAGAATGAATCTATGCCAGTTTTCAAAGAGGCGGGAACAATACAATATGCTAAAAAATATTCTGCAAAAAATAGGTATGATAGATTTTCAATAATGACCGGTGCTCAACCTGTTTATGAAATTTATAGTGTATCAATTCCATCATATGTAACTATACAATATGAAATGGTAATTTGGACATCCTTTACTGAACATATGAACGTGTTGGTTGAAGCATTTCAAAATCAAAGTGAAAGATATTGGGGAATGGAAGATGGTTTTAAATTTAAAAGTTCAATTAGTTCTTTTGAAACTTCACAAGAAGTTGCACAAGGAGCTGAAAGAGTTATTAGAACTTCATTTACTACAACTGTAAACGCATATCTTTTACCTGAAATTGTTGATAACAAACCAACTATGAATAAATCATTTAGTCCAAAAAGAGTTGTTTGGGGAGTTGAAACAGACCTTTCTGGTGGAAAATTTGCAGGATTAAATGTGTATCAAGAATATGCAGATGTTGTAAATTTTATTGCAATAAGAGGTCATCAACAAGCTGTGTTTGTTAATTCTACAACTGCTAAATTGATAAATGTAAAACAACCAGTTTTACCAAATGAGTTGATTGGTGTATTTGATATTGTCAATTGGTTTAGAGTTTATCTAAATGGTGATTTTATATCTCCAACATATTACACATATTCTTATGATGGTAATACTAAAGAAATTACATTTACATTTACGTTAGCATATCCAATAGAAGTTGCCGATGAAATTTTAATAACTGGTAAATTCCAAGAGCTATGAACATAAAATTATTAAAAAATATAATGAAAGAAGTGAATGAGCCAAATGAATATGAATTTTTTTCATATGATTTGTCACATCCTTACTATTGGATTTATAAACTTGATAATGTTAGAATTAAAACTTTATATGAACCACTTACCAAGTTTAGAAAATCAACCGCGAGATATGATATTTTTATAAATGGTTTATTTATTAGAGAAGCGGATTATATTTTAGAACCAGAGGGAAATGGATTATTTTTAAAATTCATTAGAAGTCAGTTTCCAGAATTTGACCGTTTTGGAAATCCATATGCTTTAATTGAATCGGATGAAGTAAAAATAACCGGTGATGTAGAAATTATTAAATAATGGCGAGAAAAGTACCAAATATCAACAAATCAAATATTCTTCAAAAAAGAGATAGATTGGCATTTAAACAATTTGTTTTAGATGTTAATATTGATACATTCATATATTCATTTAGTCCAGATTATATAAATTTAGATGAAAGTGGACAACTATTTACATTATATCTTTTAGATAAAAAGTTTAATATAGATATTTTGGAAATAGATAGTGTGAAAGATTATATTGATGTATATTTATTTGGAGTAAAACAACCTCAAGATAGATATGAAATTCGTGTAGATGAAAATAATATAGAGGTTACATTTATTGTTCCTATAACATTAGCTCCTGCTTCCGTTGTGGCAACTGATTTTGAAATAAAAGGTAAAATATCTGATATACTATAATGGCAAGACTGATACCACGTAAACAAATTGAAGAACAACAGGATATAAGTAGTTCACTTAACATTAGACAAAACGTTAATGTTGGAAACGATGCCATTATATCTGGCTCATTATTCGTATCTAAAAGTTTCTTTTTAGGAACAGAAACGGGTTCTAAAAGTGAAATAACTGGTTCGGTTTTTTTAACTGGCTCATTAACAATTGATGGACAATTAAAAGTTGCGGCACCTGAAACTGTTCTTGCGGTTACCGCATCGAACACTTTATTGGCAGTTGATACTCAACGATATGCTGGTATTCTTGCAAAAGATTTTGGTGCTAACGTTCCAACTCTTTATGTATCTTCTACCGATGGTGATGATACAAACGATGGTAGAAGTATTCAATATCCACTTCGTACAATTAAAAGAGCGGCTTCATTGGCATCTCCGGGGTATGATGGTAGATATGGATTTGATACTGGTTCAATATTCAATGGATATGTAATCAAGGTACAGGCTGGAACGTATTTAGAGGATAATCCTGTGATTCTTCCTAAAAACACAACCATTTGGGGTGCCGGTTTGCGTATCACCAAGATTAACGCGAAAAACCCCACAGAAGACCTTTTCTATGTAAACTCTGGATGTTATATTGCAGAGGTAACGATGGGTGGTTTGAGATTATTTCCAGACCAAATAAATCCTGAAAAAGGATTTGCGGTGGCGTTTCAACCTGGAGCATTTATTACAACTTCTCCATATGTTCAGAACTGTTCACAAATTTCAAACCAAGAAAATTCATTCACCGAACTTTATGAGGATATTCCACCAGGCGGCGGAGGTCTTTATGTTAATGGTGATGTAATTGATCCAGATTCTCCACTAGCTTCAATGGTATTGGATGCTTATACGCAGATTTCTCCAAATGGTGTAGGATGTTTGGTAAATGGTAGAGGTTTCATTCAGTTGGTATCTTTCTTTAATAACTTCTCATATTATTCTATTAGAGTAAATAATGGTGGACATGCTACCCTAAACAACTCAAACATTTCGTTTGGTTTGTATGGTATGTATGCATCCGGTTCTCGTTTTATTTCTGGTAGTGGTGGTAATATTGCTGCTAGAGATTCTGTTAGAGGAACTTGGAGTTGTGTTGTAGATGTATTAAATAAAGGATTGGAAAACGGATTACCTACAATAACAAAATTAAATACCGATGAAGGTATTCGTTTAACTTCTCCGGCATTATATACACAAAGTAGAGTATCTGCTGGAACTTCATTATCAACTGCTGCGGCGGAAGAAATATCGGCTGATTATAAATTAATAAGTGCAATTGTTGATAGTGGGGTATCAAACTTTCCAACTTTATTGGCAAAGAGTTCTATAAAAGGATATGGATTTGATTCTCCTTATAATATTTTAGGAGCAGAGCAAATAACATCATCTATATCGGCATCAAATGCGGATTTAGTTCAAATAAGTGCATCTTATGCCGCTATTTTGAGTATATTGGCAAATGGTACGGGTTCGTTTAATTTTAGACCAAACACAAGTGCAAGTAGACAAATAGGTAATGATGTTATACAACCAATAGGGAGTGTAGCAACAAACTATACTTCATCGGTAAGTGCATCGTTTAACAATATAATTAATATTATTAAATCAGGCCTTTCTGCTAAACCAACGTTTATCTCAAATACAAGTGCTAGTATTAAAGCTGGTAATACCGAACAAGTAATGCTTGGTGTGACATCATCATTAGCAACAATAAATTCGGTAAGTGCCAGTTTCAGTATTGTTTATAACATTTTAGCAAATGGTACTGGTAGTAATATTTTACCAATACCAGAGAATCACCAAAAATCATTTGTAATAACAAATACAAATAGTTCTTCATTTGATTTTGAAGGAATTGGTAGTAATCCTACATTAACTTTATTTAGAGGAGAAACCTACAAATTCAATGTAGATGCAATAGAAACATTTGGTGGAATTGAATATCCATTTTGGATTAGAACACAACAAATAGAAGGTATTAGTGAGAAATTTGATTATAATATTGGCATGGTTAATAATGGTGATAGTAGAGGTACAATAACCTTTACAGTACCATATAATGCACCAAATAAATTATATTATGTATCACAGAATAGAAGTTCTATGGGTGGTGAAATTAACATAGTAAATTCATCTACAACCCCATTTGAATTAATTAGAAATACATTAACATATCCAGCCACAATACAAAGTGGTTCAATAGCTAAAACTGCTATTGATATCATAACTGCATACGAAATATTAGTAAATAATAAAGAATTTATTAAAGATGAAGTTATTCAATTTGTATCTTCTTCTTGGAGTGAATTTTACTATCCAGAAGAAACTTGTAAAAGAGATGTTGGATATATTATTGATGGTGTAGCAAAAGACCTACTTTTTGGGGGTAATGAAGAAAGTATTAGAAATGGTTTATTCTATTATCAATTTCCATCCGAAGCAACTACAACACAATTAGGACCAACATTAACTGCAGTTAAGCACGCAGCGGGTGTTGCATTAAATTTGATTAGAGGTAGGGTATATGTAGAACCAAACAATGAAGTAGTGGATGTTTGGGATACAATCAGGGATAATAGAACATTTATACAAAATGAAGTTATAACTTATCTATCATCATCTTGGTCTAATTTTTATTACAACGAAGTAAAGTGTAGACGTGATACTGGTTATATATTAGATGCGGTAGCAACTGATGTAAAATATGGTGGTAATGAAAGAGGTATAACTGCCGGTGAATACTATTATTTATATCCTTCATTGGCAATTGTACAAGGAGATGGAGATGGTGTTGGGCAATTAGGACAAACGGTGGATGGTATAAGATATGCTAGTGGATTAGTTGATAATCTATTAAAAGGAAAAACATTTACATCACCTAATGCATCAACTTTATCTGCATATAATAATCTGATAAATAATAAAGAATTAATTCAAAACGAAACAATTCAATTTATTAATGTTGCATTTCCAAATTTAAAATATAATCAAGCAACTTGTAGGAGAGATGTTGGTTATATTGTTGATAATGTGGCAACTGATTTACTTTATGGTGGTCTTGAAAGAGGTGTGATTGCGGGTAGATATTATTACGATTTCCCATCACAGGCTACGAGAACACAAAAATCATCAACTATTGCGGGTATTCGATATGCAAAAATTATTGGAGATACTATTGTTCAAAATCAAATATTAGATACACCTCGTATTGTTTATAATGATGAGAGAAACTTTAGATTATCCGGACTAACAAATATAACATCATCTTTTGGTGGTGGTACTATTGAACAAACTTCGGTTGGTAATTCATTTTCAATTATAGAAGGAATTGTGGCAAGAGGATTGGGTTCAATTAAATCATTATTGGCACAGAATACTGGATTAAATTGGAATAAATACAATCCAATAAATGTAACTACCGGTTCTCAAATAACTTCATCTTATACAACACCAGATGAAGTGGATAAAATTGGTAAGAGTTTTGATATTGTAAATACGATTATTGGTGGTGGATTAGCAGCAGAGCCTTTATTCACATCGTCTCAAGCAAATGCAATTGCCGTAACTGGTACACCACAAATAACTGCTTCATTGGCAGTTAGTGGTTCTGTTGGAAATTCAATATCCGAATCAATTGCATATGTAGCAACTATAATAACAAATGGTACTGGTTCATTAGGTACATTAGTTTCAAATCTAAACTCAAATATAAAAGTAACCAATACACCACAATACATAACTGGTTCTGGTTATTATGGAACATCTACTGAAAGTACACAATTAAGTTCTTCAATAAAAGTAATCACCGATATATTAGAAGGTGGGTTATCTTTTGTACCTACTCTTATATCAAATGTAAGTGCAAGTATTAAAGTAACAAATACACCACAATACATTTCAGCATCTTATTCGGCAAGTGTAAACGATGTAAACTTTATATCAGCATCAATATCAATAGTAACAAAGATAATTGAAGGTGGAGAGTTTTCAGCACCTACATTCCAACCATATACAAATAGAATAACATCATCTAATAGTGTAGCTGTATATGAGATACTTAAAAACAATATTCCATTTATTCAAAATGAAACTATTGCATATTTAAGTTCTTCTTGGGCTGGGTTTGAATATGATGAAACTAAATGTAAACGTGATTTAGGATTTATATTGAGTGGTTCTGCGGAAGATTTAATATGGAACGCAAATTCAGCATCTATATTTAACGGATTATTTTATTGGGAATATCCATCGCAAGCACAAGGAGCTCAACTACAACAAACATTGGATGGTATCAACTACGCAAGCCGTTTAGCACAAAAAGTAATTCAAAATATAGAATTCACTACGGTAAGTGCTAACTCTTTAAATGCGGCATCATTGTTAGTAAACAATAAAACATTCATACAGGATGAAACAATTGCGTATTTGAGTTCATCTTGGAGTGAACATCCGTATAATGAATTAACTTGTAAAAGAGATGTTGGGTACATAATAGATGCAATCAGAACTGACTTGGTTTATGGTGGTAACGAAAGAAGTAGAAATGCTGGTATATTCTATTATTTATATCCATCCGAAGCAACGGGTTCTCAATTACTTCCAACGTTAGATGGTATCAACTATGCAGGTAGAATGATACAAAAGATTGTTACTGGTTCGGTATTTGTTTCAGCGGATGGAAATAAAGTAAATGCAAGTAATTTAATATTAAGAAATAAAAACTTAATTGCAAACGAAGTTGTAGCTTATGTATCTTCATCTTGGAGTACCGCAGAATATAATCAGGCTAAATGTTTAAGAGATACTAAATATATTTTAGATGCTGTAAGAACTGACTTGGTATATGGTGGTAACGAAAGAACTAGATTTGCAGGAGAATACTATTATAGATACCCATCAGCAGCAATTGTAGGTGGAGTACCTTCGGCAACACAACAATTAGACACAACTATAACTGGAGTAAATTACGCAAATCAATTAGTACAAAATATAATTACGAATGTTGTTTTATCGGCACCACCTACATCAGTATTAAATGCGGCAAGTTTATTAAAAACTAATAGAGCATTTTTACAACAAAATACCGTTGATTACGCAAACGAAACATATCCTAATTTAGATTATATTGAAAGTAAATGTTATAGAGATGCTGGATTTATTGTAGATGCTGTAATTACTGATTTGGTTTATGGTGGTAATGAAAGAAGTATAACTGCTGGACGATTCTATTATTTATATCCATCTCAAGCTACCGGTGTTCAATCCGAAGAAACAATTGATTCACTAAACTTCACAAAAGGTTTAGCAAAATTAGTAGCAATTGGTGGAAAAGAAATAGAAGATGGTTTTGATATTGTATCTAAAGTAATTGAAAGTGGAAGTAATACAGCACCTAATGTGGTGTTAAATACTATTGCTGGAATTAAAGCAACTAACGCTCAACAAATTACATCATCTATATCAGTAGTAACAAACGATAAATCTATTGTATCAGCTTCATTTGGTAATATACTTAATATCGTATCAAACGGAACTGGTTCAATACCAACAACTATTGTTAAAAATACAAATAGAGGTATAAACTTTATTGGTGGTACACAAATAACATCATCAATAACTCCTTCTAATTCTGAAAAGGCAAAAGTAACTACTGGATTTGATATCGTACTTGATATTGTAGAAAATGGCACAGGTTCAATTCCAACTATTGTAACAAATGTAAATTCTTTAATTAAACGAACTACTACAAATAGTTACATAACAACCGCATCAATATCATCCACATATCTTACATCTTCAAATAATAATTTTAATATTGTTTTGGATATTGTTGAAAATGGAACTGGTTCTTTACCTACGTTGATAAAAAATGTTGACGGGTTAGTAAAAATAACAGATACAAATCAATATACATCTTCGGTAATTATATCATCTTCGTTGGCAAGAAATATATCTGCAAGTTTTGATACAATTATAAACATATTAGAAAATGGTACTGGTTCATTACCTACTATTACTTCAAATGTAAATAATATTAAAGTAACCGATGCTACTCAATATTTAGGAGGAACACCGGCAACACAAACGCAAGCTAATGCAATATCTGCATCAATTTCTATTGTAACAAATATAATAGCAAATGGAACGGGTTCATTACCGATTGTAACTTTATATACATCATCAATATCATCTTCAAATGTAATAGCGGCTTATACTATTCTAAAAAATAATTTAGATTTCATAGTATCGGAAAGTATTGCATATTTAAGTTCTTCTTGGTCAACTGCATCTTACGATGAAAGTAAATGTAAACGTGACTTAGGATTTATATTGAGTGGTTCAGCTGAAGACTTATTATTTAATGCAAATTCAGCATCGGTATTCAATGGTGTTTATTATTATCAATTCCCATCTCAAGCGCAGGGTGCACAATTAAACCAAACATTGGATGGTATCAACTACGCAAGCCGTTTAGCACAAAAAATAGTATTAAATACTTTATTTGTAACTCAATCGGCGCAAATTAAAGATGCGTATAGTTTATTAGTTAATAATAAAGAACTTATTAAGAATGAAGTAATACCTTACATAAGTTCATCTTGGAGTACACATCAATACGTTGAATCAACTTGTAAAAGAGATATAGTACATATTATAGATGCAGTTTCTACTGACTTATTATATGGTGGAAATGAAAGAACAATAAATGCTGGAGTATTCTATTATAAATACCCATCTGAAGCAACTGGTTCACAAATACAAGAGACTGTTACTGGTATTGAATATGCTAGAGATATTGCATTCAAAATTTTAAGAGGAAATACATTTACTAAAGTATCTCAAAATAAATTACAAGCAAAAGAATTAATTTATAATAATAGAGAATTTATACAAAACGAAGTTATAAGTTATGTATCTGCTAGTTGGAGTACAACATCTTACAATGAATTAACTTGTAAGAGAGATGTGGGCCATATTTTAGACGCGGTAACAACCGATATAGTTTATGGCGGTAATCAGAGAAGTATAAATGCCGGTGTATTCTATTATGAATATCCATCACAAGCAACAACATCTCAATTAGGGGCAACATTAAGTGGAATCAAACATGCGAAAGGTTTAACTGATAAGATATTAAAGAATTCAACATTTGCATCAGCATCTAATTCAAATCTTTCAGCATACGAATTGATATTCAATAATAAATCATTTATACAAGATGAAACTATTGCATATCTATCTTCTTCTTGGAGTACATTCCCTTATAACCAAACTACTTGTAAGAGAGATATTGGTTATATATTAGACGCAGTAGCAACTGATATTCTTTACGGTGGAAACGAAAGAGTGGCTGAGGCAGGAGAGTATTATTACTTATATCCTTCATTGGCAACCGTAGGTAACGATGGTGATACCGGTGGACAATTGAATCAAACTTTAGATGGTATTAAATACGCTAAAGGAATTACTGAAAAGATTGTAGCAAATATATTATTACAATCTCCAACAACATCTGAATTAACTGGATTTAATTTATTAACGGATAATAAGAAGTTTATACAAAGTGAATCAATCGCTTACTTATCTTCGTCTTGGAGTGGTGATGATGGATTCTCTTATAACGAAACTACTTGTAAGAGAGATATTGGATATATTATAGATGCAGTAAGAACTGACCTTTTATATGGTGGAAACGAAAGAAGTTCTAAAGCAGGTGAGTACTATTATCTATACCCATCTGCAGCAATTCTGACTGGTTCTATTTCACCAACTACCGAAACTCAAAAAGGACCTACACTTGATGGAATACAATATGTAGCTGGTACTGCACAAAATGTAATATCAAATAAAGTATTGATAGCACCAACTGGATTTGTAACATCATCGGTTAATTTATTAAGACAGAACAAAAGATTTATACAAAACGAAACTGTACAATACATAGATGCATTCTTCCCTAATTTAGTTTATTTAAGAGAAAAATGTAGACGTGATGTAGGATATATTTTAGATGCAGTTATAACTGATACTTTCTACGGTGGAAATCAAAGAAGTGTTATAGCTGGACAATATTATTATTTATATCCATCTTTAGCAACAAAGAGTACGCAAGTTAGAGAAACTGTGGAAGGTGTTGAATACGCTAAAGTATTAGCTAAAGCAATAGCACAAAATATTAAATTAAATTCACCGGCATTAACAACAAATACCGATGGAAATATTAAAGTAACTGATACAACACAATATACAACACCGTTGAGTGCAAGTATAAACGAAGTAAATCAAATTAGTTCATCATTTGCGTTAGTTACTAATATTATTGAAAATGGATTATCTACAATACCAACTATCGTTGAAAATGGCAATGGTTTAATCAAAATAACTAATACTACTCAATACTCATCATCAATATCGGCAAGTGGAGCTGAATTGGATATTATCACATCATCATTTAAGCATGTGGCTGATATTATTGAAAATGGTGTTGCATTTGTACCGGATTCATTGGCAAGAAACTATAATTATGGATTTGAATTATCTACACCAACTTTATTACATATAAGTTCACAAGAACAAATAATTGGAACTGGTTCATATGATTTGGCAATTCAAATTACAAATGTAAGTTCTTCTTATGGTACTGTTGTAGACGTTCTTAAAAATGGAGTAAGTGTATTACCTACATTAGTAGCAAGTACATCTTCATCATTAAAAGTAACAAATGCAAATCCTATAAGACAAGACATATCCGCATCATCGTTTGATACTAATAAGATTGCAAGTGGATTTGATTTGATACTAAATGTAATTGAAAATGGAACATCAGTTCTGCCAACAATTGTATCAAATACATCTGCAAGTATTAAAGTAACTGATACTCCACAATTAATAAGTGGAAGTGCGGCAGGAAGATTGCAAGGTAAATTGATATCAGCATCATTATCATTAGTAATCGATGTGTTATTAAATAATGGTACGAGCTCAATTGCATATAGACCATCAACATTCCCGATAGCAAATACAAATGCAAAGATAAATTCAGCATATAACTTATTAGTAAGTAACTCTAAATTTATAGTTGATGAAACTATTGCGTATATGAGTTCATCTTGGAGTGGGTTTGAATATACACAAAGTAAATGTGAAAGAGATTTGACTGGAATCCTTAGTGGTTCTGCATTTGACCTTTTATATGGTGGTAATTCGGCATCATTGTTTAATGGTAAGTTCTATTTTGATTTCCCATCACAAGCAACTGGTTCACAATTAGACCAAACAATCACTGCAATTAAATACGCAAGTGGATTGGCAGAGAAGGTGGTGTTGAACATTCCGTTTACACACATATCGGCATCAATTAACCAACCAACATCAGCATCTTGGAATTCATTAAGAGCTAACAAAGGATTTATACAAAGTGAATCAATTGCGTATCTATCTTCTTCTTGGGGTGATTTTGATTATAATGAAATAACTTGTAAAAGAGATATTGGATACATTATAGATGCAGTAGCAACTGACCTTTTATATGGCGGAAACGAAAGAAGTGTTGTAGCTGGAAGATATTATTATGATTTCCCATCACAAGCTACCGATTCACAATTAGAACCAACATTAACTGGTGTAAGATACGCAAAAGGAACAGCTATGAATGTAGTTGTTAATAAAGAGATATTTACATCATCATTAGAAGTTCAATATACTTATGATTTAATAAAGGCTAACAAACGATTCATACAAAGTGAAAGTATCGCATTTGTAAATGTTAAATACCCTAATTTAGATTATAGTGAAAGTAAATGTTATAGAGATTTAGGATATATTATCGATGGTGTGGCAACTGATTTACTTTATGGTGGAAATGAAAGAAGTAGAAAGAATGCAGATTACTATTATGAATTCCCATCTCAAGCTAATGGGTCTGGTTCGCAAGTTGTAGAAACGGTAGAGGCAATTAAGTACGCAGCTAGAATAACAACGGCATCTATTAGTAGTATATTGATAGGGACACCTTCTGTTATACCTAATACGTTAGCAAATATTAAAGTAACCAACGCTCAACAATTTATAACATCATCGTTATTTGGAACTATTACCGAAGCTAATGCAATATCGGCATCTATTTCTATTGTAACAGATATAGTAAGAAATGGTACTGGTTCATTACCAACTTTAATTCCATATACAACTGCATCCGTTGATACTAATGTAATATACGCATATAATTTATTAAAAGCAAATATTGGATTCATAGTATCGGAAAGTATTGCATATTTGAGTTCATCTTGGTCAACCGCATCTTATGACGAGAGTAAATGTAGACGTGATTTAGGGTTTATATTGAGTGGTTCTGCCGAAGACTTATTATTTAATGCAAATTCCGCATCAATATTCAATGGAGTGTTCTATTACTTATATCCATCTCAAGCACAAGGTGCACAACTAAACCAAACATTGGATGGTATTAACTATGCTAGCCGTTTGGCACAAAATATAGTACAAAATGTAACTTATGTAACCGCATCGGCAAATGTATCAGCATCATACGAATTGATACGAAACAATAGAGAGTTTATTCAAAACGAAACTATCGCGTACATATCTTCTTCTTGGAGCACAGCATCTTATGATGAGGTAACTTGTAAGAGAGATGTTGGACATATCATAGATGCAGTTTCTACCGATTTATTATATGGTGGTAATGAAAGAAGTACAAATGCTGGGGTGTTCTATTACTTATATCCATCTCAAGCACAAGGTTCACAATTACAACCAACATTAACTGGTGTTAATTACGCAGGACAAACTTCTAAAAATGTAGCTACATCATTAACTTATGTAACTGCATCACAAATAATATCAGCATCGGTTAATTTGTTAAGAAATAACAGAGAGTTTATACAAAATGAAACCCTAGCTTACTTAACTGCTAGCTGGAGTACATTTGAGTATGATAAAGATAAATGTAAGAGAGATGTTGGCTATATATTAGATGGTGTTACTACCGATTTATTATATGGTGGTAATGAGAGAACTGTATTGAATGGAGAGTTCTATTATCTATATCCATCTTTAGCAATTGTTGAAGGAGATGGTGATGGACTTGGTCAATTAGGACAAACAGTTGATGGTATAAACTACGCAAGTAGATTGGCACAAAAAGTTGCGCAAAACATAGTATTTGTAACTGCATCATTAGAGGCATCTGCATCATTTGACCTATTAAGAAAGAATAAAGCATTTGTAGCAGAAGAAACAATTAAATATGTATCTTCATCTTGGAGTAGTGTATATTACAATGAAACTACTTGTAAGAGAGATGTTGGATACCTAATAGATGCAGCGGCAACTGATGTACTTTATGGTGGACAAGAAAGAAGTTTGATAGCAGGACAGTATTATTACTTATATCCTTCTAACGCTATTAACGCAGGTGTTCCATCAACTAAAAACCAATTAGACCCAACGCTTACTGGTATCAGATACGCTGGAAAGGTATCTAAAAAGGTAATAACCAATCCAACATATTTAGTACCTTCGGCATCTTTACTAACAACCGCTAAATTGTTGACAGATAATAAAGAATTGATACAAAAGGAAACTATAACATTCTTAAGTTCTTCTTGGAGTAATTTGAAATATAACGAAGTAAGTTGTTCTAGAGATTTAGGGTTTATTATAGATGCAATTAGAACTGACTTAGTGTATGGTGGTAATGAAAGAAGTATTGAAGCGGGTTCTTACTATTATAAATTCCCATCAGTAGCAATAGTGGATAGTTATGGTGATAATAATGGACAAAAGAAACAAACGGTAGATGGTATTAACTTCGCAAGAGGACTTTCTGAAAAGATAGTTGCAAATACTTTATTAAGTTATTTAGCACCATCAACTAAAAGAAGACAGGCGGCAGAAAGATTAAAACTTGGTAAGGAAGAATTAAAACAACGAGCAATTGGATATACAAATGGAGCATTTCCATATTTAGTATATAATGAGGCTAGTTGTTCACGTGATACTGGATTTATTGTAGATGCGTGTGTTACTGACTTATTATATGGTGGAAATGAGAGAGGAATTAGAGCAGCATCTTCATACTACGATGGTCAATATGGAAGTGCAATTGCAGTGACTAGAGACCAGTTATTAGAAACTCTTGAAACTAATAGATATTTAAGAACAAGAGCAGAGTTTATAGCAGCGGGTGCACCATTAGAAGCATTTGGTTCATTGATTGTGGCAACTGGTATTGACTACTCTTATAATGGTAGTGGTGTGACGTTTAAAGCACTTCCTCCAAATCAGGGTGGTAGTGGTGTGGCAAATCCGGCGTTTGAAATTACCGAATTGGGTGGTGGTAGAATATTCTTCACTTCCGGTAACCAAGATGGTGACTTTAGAATTGGTACTGGCCTAAGTATTAATCAAGCAACTGGTACTCTTGTGGGTAGAACATTTAGTAAATCTCTATTCTCATTAGTAACTCCGTTCTCATTGGCACTACAAATATAAAAAGAAAATAAAAAATAAAAAGAAATGGCAGAAGTTTTTGTACCCTTAAATCGGTTTCAGTCAGTAGTATCGGGATTGACCGGAGAACAAGATGAAATATATGCAACTCCTCTTGGGGTATCATCTATTGTACTATCTTGTCAAATTACAAACAATAGTTTAGTAACACAACCCGTTACTATATTAGTAACATCTAATAGAGAATTGCCTGTTCCACAATTTGTTGACATATATAGTGGTAGTGCGTTTATTAGTGCTTCTGTTTCATTATCAGAATATAGTGGTAGTTTTGCCAGTGCATCTTTGTTATTAAATGCTAATAGACAATTTTTAAGAAAGGAAATAGCGGCATATACTTCTAATCAAAATAGTTTATCAGAAACACCATTTACTTTTATATCATCATACTTTGAACAAAATACTTTAGATGATGTAGATGCGATAAAATATGATATAGTTAATAACACAACAATCAGAACAAATAAAGCAGCAAAAGCATATTTTGATAAAAATGGAGTATCTGCGATTGCAACAACTGAATATTCTGCATCTATATTTGCTTTAGATTATTTAAAAGTATTATCTAATCAAATTATAAAAAACCAATCAACAACCGGTTCGGCTGATTCTCCATTATTATTTCAAAATGCAGTTACTCAATCTATATTAAGTGGATTTACAAATGGAACTGAAGCGGGAATTTCGGCATCTATATATTTGGTTAATAGTTTAGTGGACGTTATTAAAGCAACCATTGAAAATCCAGTATTTACCGAACAACCACCTGTTGAATTGGTAACAAATGTGACAATACCAGTAGCAGATTCACTTTCACCGGTAGTTTCTGGTAAATTAGTATTAGAAGAAGGTTATGGATTTATAGTTTCCGGCTCAACTAAGCTATCAGTAGTTCTATCTCTACTTGAATCTGCTAATGAATAACGATAATATTATCTATTAATATTTATAGGTGATTTTTTTGATATTTATAATAAAGCTGGAAAGTACGAATGGCAATTAGTAATCTATTATCAGGTAGGGTAAGGGTAGTATCCCCAAAAAACGTAACACAAGACAGGTATCAATTTATTGATTTATCTCAAGTTGAACCAAATTTGGGTGTTCCAAATTTTAGTGCTTCACTTTCTGGTTCACCAGCTATTGTAGTTTCAGATGACCAAGGTAATAGAGGATTCGTAAGAAGTTTAGATTTAGATAGAGTAACGGGACAATTTACAGGTTCTTTTACTGGTAGTGCTGAATCATTAAGTGGTAGTTTTACGGGTTCTTATACTGGTTCATTCTCTGGTTCTTATTTTGGCGATGGTGCTGGTTTATTTAATTTACCTGACACAATACGTTTAGCTAGTGGTTCTGCAACTGCATCAATTTCTCCTAATTTTGGATTACAAATAAATGTTGATACAACAATTGCAGAAAATTTATATGTATCAAAATCAATATATGCTGAACAATTAGTTGTTAGTATAATTTCATCATCTGTAATATATTCATCTGGTTCAAATAAATTTGGTGATGAATTAAGTGATAAACAAGAATTTACAGGTTCGGTTGAAATTGGAAATTATTTAAGATTTAATGAAGCAACCGGTTCTTCAATATCTTCATCATTTACGGGCTCATTTTTTGGAGACGGTAGAGATTTAAGAAATGTACAATCTGCAATTGAATCTGCAATATTAGCAAGTGGCTCGGTGACAGCATCGGTTCTTGGTGATATTTTAATAATAAACGCACAAAGTGCATCATTTTTAGGTGGTGTGCAAATTACAGGTAGTTTACGTTTAACTACTGGATCCGTTATAGTAGAATCTGGTTCTATATTTTCATTAACGGCCACTATAAATCAATTTACTGCATCTTCTGCAACAGGCTCATTTACTGGTTCATTCTCTGGAGATGGTAAAGGCCTATTTAATTTACCCGAAGCTACAAAATTAGCAAGCGGTTCGGTAACGGCATCCGTTTCTCCTGTATTTGGATTTAGGGTTGAATCGGAAGCAAATGGTTCTGAATTTACTGGTAGTATAAAATTAGCATCCGGTTCATTCTTTAGTGGTTCTGGTAGATTTCTATTTGATATTCCAGAATCCGCACTTTCTTTTGCACCTTTTAGAATTGCAAGTGGTAGTGTAACTGCATCTGTTTCACCTAATTTTGGATTTAGAGTAGAATCTGTAGATAGGGGTTCACAATTTACCGGAAGTGTTGATATAAGTGGTTCGGTAAACGTCAATGGTGCCGTAACCGCATCTTTCTTTGTGGGCGATGGTAGTAAATTAACAAACGTACCATCTCTTGTTGCACCTAGAATTGCAAGTGGTTCTGCAACCGCATCAATATCACCTGATAAGGGATTAGAAGTTAATACATCTGCTACAATAGCGGGTTATTTAGTAGTAACTGGTTCGGTTTCGGCATCTCAATTTAGTGGTAGTGGTAGAGGGTTATTTGATATTCCTCGTTCTGCGTTATCTGAAGAAGTATTTCGTATAGCAAGTGGTAGTGTAACCGCATCTGTTAGTCCTGATGAAGGATTTAGAGTAATATCACCGGATAGTGGTTCTCAATTTACCGGTTCTTTAATTGTAAGTGGTAATATATCACTAACTTCTGGTTCATCGTTTAGTGGTAGTGGTGAAAGATTATTTAACATCCCTAGAACAGCTTTAGCACCCGATGCATTGATTTCAAATTTAATTGCAAGTGGTAGTGTAACTGCATCTGTAACCGATGTGGATGGATTCGTTGTAAAATCAGTTGCAAGTGGTTCTACTTTTAGTGGTAGTGTTTTCTTATCATCTGGTTCATTCTTTAGTGGTAGTGGTGAGAAGTTATTTAATATTCCTCGTTCAGCTATTTCTAATTTAGATGTTAATTTAATTTTCTCTGGTTCTGCAACCGCATCTATTGACCCGGTAAAGGGATTTAATGTAAACGTTTATAGTAAGTTTAGTGGAAGTATGATTGTTTCATCTTCAAACTATGCAATTCCAAGTCAATCGTTAAACACCGTATTTGATGTAACAAATAATGGATTTAGTGCATATGTGTTTAGTAACGCAATAAGTGCATCAAATCCAACATTAACATTAGTAAGAGGTGTTACATATACCTTTAATATAAATGCAAGTGGGCATCCGTTTTGGATAAAATCTGGAAGTATTCAAACCGGAACGGATGGTGCATACAACACTGGTGTTACGAATAATGGAACTGATAGTGGAACTATTATATTTAGTTTAGATGAATTAACACCTAGTAATTTATACTACACTTGTCAGTTTCATAGTGCAATGCAAGGGGCTATCAATGTTGTGAATGCAATTGAAATACCTGCCGAAATTACATTTATTGGAAAAACTAATATAACAGGAAGTTTAGGGGTAAGTGGTAGCGTATTTTTAGGAAGTGGTTCATTCTTCTCTGGTAGTGGTAGAGGATTATTTGATATTCCGCAATCGGCATTTACCGGTGATGCATATAGAATTGCAAGTGGTAGTGTAACTGCATCGGTTTCTCCTGATTATGGATTTAGAGTTGAATCTTTACAAAGAGGTAGTGATATAACCGGTAGTGTTAGAGTATCTGGTTCACTTACTGCGGAAAGAATATTTTCACCTGAATTTAGCGGTTCTTTTGAAGGTGATGGTAGTAGATTAAGAAATGTACCATCAATAGAAGGAACGAGAATTGTATCTGGATCTGTAACTGCATCTGTTTCTCCTGTATATGGATTTAGATTAGAAGGGGCTAATAGAGCAGAATTTTCATCATCAATATTAGTAAGTGGAAGTGTAGAAATATCATCTGGCTCATCTTTTAGTGGTAGTGGAGAAAGATTATTTAATATACCGAGAACAGCACTTGCTCCTGATGCATTATTTAGTGAGAAAATTGTTAGTGGTAGTGTAACCGCTTCGGTGGCTCCAAATCAAGGATTCGTAGTAACTTCAATAGAAAGTGGTTCTACATTTTATGGAGAGGTAAGAGTAATAACTGGTTCGTCTTTTAGTGGTAGTGGTAAAAAATTATTTGATATACCTGTAGCGGCATTATCTGATTTAGATACTTCTAAAATCTTTAGTGGCTCAGCAACAGCATCTATTTCTCCTGATAAAGGGTTTTTAGTAAATACCGGTGTAACCGTTAGAGATTATTTAATTGTAACGGGTTCAACTGATATAAAATCTAATTTAGTTGTAACTGGTTCTTTAAAAGTAAATCAATCATCATTATTTAAATCAGGTGTTTCTGCATCGGTATTTAGTGGTAGTGGTGCTGGATTAACCGATATACCATTCTCAGCATTATCTCAAGAAATATTTAGAATTGCATCTGGTTCGGTAACCGCTTCGGCATTGCCTGATTTTGGATTTATTGTTGAATCTACTTTGTTGGGTTCTCAATTTACCGGCTCAATTAATATAAGTGGTAGTGTATTTGCACATGGAAATATAGAACTACAAAGTGGTTCATCGTTTAGTGGTTCTGGTAGAAATTTATTTGATATACCTGAATCGGCTTTATCATTTGCTCCAAATAAAATAGCAAGTGGTAGTGTAACTGCATCAGTTTCACCTGTATTTGGTTTTAGAGTACAATCTGCGGATAGTGGTTCTGAATTTACCGGAAGCGTTGATATAACTGGAAGCCTTTTAGTAAGAGGTGATGTAACTTCAACAAGTGGTTCTTATTTTATTGGTGATGGTAGATTCCTTAATAATATTACATTAGCTAATTTAGCAATTGATTCAACAAAAATCTTTAGTGGTAGTGCAACGGCATCTATTTCACCTAACAACGGATTTGAAGTAAATGTTCATTCTAGAATTGATGGTAGTTTTGTAGTATCATCTTCGGCAAGACCATTGCCTACCGAATTAATAGATAACACAATATATGTAACAAACGATGGGAGTAGTGCATATGTTGTAAGTAATGGATTAATATCCGGTTCAAATCCAACATTAACATTGGTAAGAGGTGTAGAATATACATTTAATGTTAATGCAGTAGGACATCCTTTATGGATTAAATTTATAAATTCAACCGGTACATCTAATAATGTAAGTCAAAGTATTACGAATAATGGTGATGATAGTGGGGATATTGTATTCACTCCGTATTCTGGTTCACCTAATATTCTATATTACAATTGCCAATTGCATTCATCAATGGTAGGGCAACTTAATATAGTTGATTTTTTAGAAATAGCACCTGAAATAACATTCATAGGAAATACACAAATTACAGGTAGTTTAAATACATCTGGACCTGTTTCATCTTCAATGTTTAGTGGTAGTGGTAAAGGATTATTTGATATACCTCGTTCCGCATTATCGGAAGAAGTATTCCGTATTGCAACTGGTAGTATCACTGCATCGGTAACTCCTGAATTTGGATTTTTAGTTCAATCGGTAAGTAGTGGTTCTACATTTAGTGGAAGCATCTTTATGGCGAGTGGTTCATTTATCAGTTCATCTGGTAGATTGTTATTTGATATACCACGTTCTGCATTAACTGAAGATGCATTAATATCTGCAGAAATTAAATCTGGTTCAGTAACGGCTTCGGTAAGTCCAGTTGATGGTTTTAAAGTTAAAACACCATTTACATCTTCTTTAGTATTTGATAACGTATTTAATGTAATAAATAATGGAAGTGGTGAGTATGTATTTAGCGGAGCAGCAAGTGGTTCAAATCCCACAATTACATTGCATAGAAATTATGAATATATTTTTAATATAAATGCAAGTGGGCATCCATTTTGGATTAATGAAACATCTGGTACTGGTGATACTAATTTTTATAATAGTTGGGTTACTAATAATGGTGAAGATGTTGGACAAATAACATTCTTGGTTTCTGGAAGTGCACCAAATACGTTATATTATAATTGCCAATTCCATTCATCAATGGCGGGTGTTATAAATATAGTAGATGGTAATCCAAATTTGATATTTGATACACAAATTGGGTCTAGGTTTACTGGTTCGGTAGATATAAGTGGAAGTTTATATATTAATGAGATTGCAAGTGGTGGTTTATTTTTAAGTTCCGGTTCTTCATATTATGGAGAAGGTACTTATCTACGAAATATCCCTCGTTCCGCATTAACCGAAGATGCATTAATATCTACCGAAATCAAATCCGGTTCAGTAACCGCATCAGTAAGTCCAGTTGATGGATTTAGAGTAATAACTCCATTTACCGGTGGGCTAGTTGGTTCTCAATTCACTGGCTCGGTTGAAGTTAGTGGAAGTATCAGAGCAACTGAATTCTTATTTGGAGATGGTAGATTTATTACAAACGTAGTAGCGGCCGCAGCTCCATTGATAGCAAGTGGTTCTGCAACTGCATCGGTACAAAGTGGTAATGTATTTATAATAACAACGGCGGCAACCGGTTCTCAAATTGGTTCTCAATTCACCGGTTCAATTGAAGTTAGTGGAAGCATCAGAGCAACGGATTTCTTGTTTGGGGACGGTAGATTTATTACCAATGTAGTAGCAACAGCTGCACCTTTAATAGCAAGTGGTTCTGCAACTGCATCGGTACAAAGTGGTAATAATTTTATTGTAAGAACCGCTGCAACTGGTTCTGACATTGGTTCTCAATTTACTGGTAGTGTTTCTATTAGTGGTTCATTGACCGCAGATGATTTAACTGCAAGAGGATTTGTATTTGGTGATGGTAGATTTTTAACAAATGTACAAGCAGCCGCAGCTCCATTGATAGCAAGTGGTTCGGCAACGGCATCGGTAGCTAGTGGTGATAAGTTTATAGTAAATGCTAGTAGTGGTTCACAATTCACCGGTTCGGTATCAATTACCGGTTCATTAACTGCATCTTTATTTATTGGAGATGGTGGTGGATTATTTAACATCCCACCTGATGCGATTGAAAACTTAGAGTTGGCTAAAATTAACTCTGGTTCTGGTGTAGCAATTATTGACCCAACTAAATTAGATGTAAACGTACCAATTACGGCAGCAAGATACGATGGTGATGGTAGTGGATTATTTAATATCCCTGCCGAAGCATTAGAAGATTTACAATTAGATAGAATTATATCTGGATCTGTTGAAGCTGTAATTTCTCCAAACAAAGGATTGGAAATAAATACATCCGTTAGAATATTCTCTGGTTCATTAGCAGTGAGTGGTGGAATATTTGTAACTGGTTCTGATGTTGTACTTCAATCCGGTAGTAGATATGTTGGTGATGGTAGTGGATTAAGAAATATCAATATTGCTAATTTAGCATTTGAAACGGCTATATTAAAATCCGGATCTGTATTCGCTGAAATATCTCCTGATTTAGGATTCAGAGTAAGTACATCGGCATCAATAGATGGTGATTTGGATGTTGTATATGATATAACTGCACATAACATATCTGCAAGTGGTACAATATTTGCACCAACTATTAGTGGTTCGTTCTTGGGTACATATAATTTTCAAGGAGTAGGACCTACTGCAAGTGCTGAATACGATATTTTACGATATGATGAAGATAGAGGATATTTTGTACCTCAACCTGAAACATCATTAACTGAAACTGTATCGTTTAGTAATGTAAGCGATTTGACAATTGTACACAACTTAGGAATTTTATATCCTATGGTTCAAGTGTACGCAACTGGTTCGGAAGACCAAATTATACCTGGCACTGTTAAATCAATTGATGAAGATACAATCCAAATTAAATTTGCTGGATTAACTTCCGGACATGTTGTGATTGGTAGTGGTGGCTCATTGATTAATGGTACAATTCCTGGTGATAGAGTATTTGGTGAAGTTCTTTCTGCATCATATGCACGTAGAGCTGAAGTTGCTGTATCCGTTCAAGGATTTGATTCAGCATCACTTGCATCATTATCGGCTTCATTGGGAGATTCATCACAATATGTGAGAAACAATCAAACATCATCAATGGCAGTGTTTAGTGCTGTAAGTTCTTCTTACGCATTAACCGCATCTTTTGCATTAAACGGTGGTGGTGGTGGAACTGAATTATTTATTTATCATACCAGTTCGTTGGTAAAATCTCAAACTGCAAAGATAAACTTTAGTGGTTCTGGGGTAGATGTGATTTCATCTGGTTCTGATGGCGTATTAGTAACAATCAACGGTGGAGCGGCTCAAACTTCACTTACGGCATCTTATATATTATCAACCGGTGTAGATGGGCCGTTAGGAATGGATAGTATTTCTTATTCTGTAAACGCATTAACTGCTTCATTTGCACTTAATTCTGCAAATACTGACACATCTTCATTCTTAAACATCAATACAAATCAAACAATAAACGCATCACTTACAATTAGTGGAAGTTTAGGTGTTAGTGGTAGTATAATGCTTGGTGGAATCGTATCGGCATCATATGATGAGGTTGTAACGTGGGACCCAATAACTAAAAAATTAGGATATAGAAACGTAGCAGCTGCGGTTGGTTCATCTGGAACAGGTGGTTCATCTGGTTCTTCTGGTTCATCCGGATTAACGGGAACATCTGGTACATCTGGAAGTTCCGGTTCATCTGGTAGTTCGGGAAGTAGTGGAAGTTCTGGTATAGATGGTTCATCTGGTTCATCTGGTAGTTCAGGAAGCAGTGGAAGTTCTGGAACAACAGGAACATCTGGAAGTTCTGGTTCATCTGGAAGTTCAGGCTCATCTGGTAGTTCTGGAAGTAGTGGAACATCTGGTTCATCTGGTTCTTCTGGAACATCGGGTAGTAGCGGCACGAGCGGCACATCTGGTACTTCCGGTTCAGATGGTAGTTCTGGTTCATCTGGAACATCCGGTTCATCTGGTTCATCGGGAACTTCGGGAAGCAGTGGCACATCTGGCACATCTGGTTCATCGGGTAGTTCAGGAACATCTGGTAGTAGTGGTACATCCGGTTCATCTGGAAGTGGTGGTTCATCTGGTAGCTCTGGTTCAACTGGTTCTGCAGGAACTTCTGGTACTTCTGGTACATCTGGTTCATCTGGAAGTTCTGGTTCATCTGGAACATCCGGGTCATCGGGAACATCTGGTAGCTCTGGAACCTCTGGTACATCGGGTAGTAGTGGTACATCCGCATCATCTGGTAGTGGCGGTACTGCCGGCACATCAGGAAGTTCTGGAACCTCTGGCACAAGCGGCACATCTGGAACTTCTGGTTCATCTGGTAGTGGAGGCACATCGGGAAGTAGTGGTACATCGGCATCTTCTGGTACTGGTGGTACTGCGGGTTCATCTGGTACATCAGGAACCTCTGGCTCATCTGGTAGTGCTGGTTCAGCAGGAACATCGGGAAGCTCTGGAACATCCGGGTCATCTGGTTCCGATGGTAGTGGTGGTTCATCTGGTACAACTGGTACTTCTGGTAGTTCTGGTACAACTGGTTCAGCAGGTTCATCTGGTACATCGGGAAGCTCTGGTACATCCGGAGAAGATGGTTCATCAGGAACTTCTGGAAGTAGTGGTTCATCTGGTTCGGCAGGAACTTCTGGTACGAACGGCTCTGCAGGTACATCTGGTAGCTCTGGTTCAAGTGGAAGTTCAGGAAGTAGTGGTAGTGCCGGTTCATCTGGTTCATCTGGAAGCAGTGGCTCATCTGGTACAACTGGTTCTGATGGAACATCTGGAAGTAGTGGCTCATCTGGTACATCTGGTACTGATGGCACATCTGGAAGTAGTGGTTCAAGTGGAAGTAGTGGTTCATCTGGTACAACTGGCTCATCTGGTTCATCTGGAAGCAGTGGAAGTAGTGGAAGTTCAGGAGCAGATGGCACTTCAGGTACATCTGGTTCAACTGGTACTGCAGGTTCATCGGGTAGTTCTGGTACCGATGGTTCATTTGGTACATCTGGAAGTTCTGGTTCATCCGGTACATCTGCAACTTCTGGAAGCAGTGGAAGTAGTGGTTCATCTGGTAGTTCTGGAAGCAGTGGCTCATCTGGTACATCAGGAAGTTCTGGTTTAGATGGAACATATTTTGGAAGTTCGGGAACATCCGGGTCATCTGGTAGTTCTGGAACATCAGCAACATCTGGCACTTCTGGTTCTTCTGGAACAAGTGGTGTAGATGGAACATTCTTTGGAAGTAGTGGTAGTTCGGGTTCAACTGGCACATCTGGTACCGATGGTACATCCGGTGAAACAGGAACATCTGGAACATCTGGTGAAAGCGGCACATCCGGTACAAGCGGATTGGATGGAACATTCTTTGGAAGTTCTGGTACAACGGGTACATCAGGAAGTAGCGGCTCATCTGGTTCATCTGGTATATCGGGTACCGATGGTACTTCTGGAACAAGTGGAAAAGATGGAACATTCTTTGGTTCTTCTGGTACATCTGGACAAGATGGCACTTCGGGTACATCAGGAAGTAGTGGTTCATCTGGCTCATCTGGACAAGATGGTACTTCGGGTACATCTGGTTTAGACGGAACATTCTTTGGTTCTCATGGTACATCAGGTACATCTGGAGAAAGTGGTTCAGCAGGAAGTTCTGGAAGTAGTGGTACTTCTGGTGAAAGTGGTACTAGTGGCACCGGAGGCTCATCTGGTTCATCTGGTACTTCGGCAGAAGGTTCATCTGGTTCTTCTGGTACTTCTGGAGAAAGTGGCACATCGGGTACATCAGGTTCCGATGGTACATCTGGTTCTTCTGGTACATCTGGTGAAAGTGGTACATCTGGTAAAGATGGAACTTTCTTTGGTTCTTCTGGAACATCAGGTAGTAGTGGCACATCGGGTTCATCTGGTTCAACTGGCTCATCGGGAAGTGCAGGAACGGGTGGTACTTCTGGTGTAAGTGGTACATCGGGTAGTTCTGGTAAAGATGGAACATACTTTGGTTCATCTGGAACTTCTGGTTCATCTGGAGAAAGCGGCACATCGGGTAGTTCTGGAATAAGTGGAACTGACGGTAGCGCGGGTTCTTCTGGTTCATCTGGAACTTCTGGTAAAGATGGAACATTCTTTGGTTCATCAGGAACTTCTGGAGAAAGTGGAACTGCAGGTACATCTGGACAAAGTGGCACATCGGGTACATCCGGGTCATCTGGTACATCTGGTTCTTCCGGATTTGATGGAACTTATTTCGGTTCATCTGGAACATCGGGTATAAGTGGTACTTCTGGTACATCTGGAGAAAGCGGCACATCTGGTGTGAGTGGAACTACGGGTACATCTGGTTCATCTGGTAAAGATGGTACGTTATTTGGAAGTAGTGGTACTTCTGGAGTATCTGGTACATCTGGTGTGAGTGGCTCATCTGGAACTTCTGGATTAGGTACGAATGGTACATCTGGAACTTCTGGATTTGATGGAACATATTTTGGTAGTAGTGGTACATCTGGTAAAGATGGTACAAACGCAACCGGTGAAGCAGGAACATCTGGTACATCGGGTACAACACCTCCGGGCTTTACATCGGGAACATCTGGTGAAACTGGTACATCTGGTACATCGGGTACAACGCCTCCGGGCTTCACATCCGGTACATCGGGTAGTTCTGGAGAAAGTGGTACTGCTGGTACATCGGGTACAACTCCTCCTGGCTTCACATCTGGAACATCAGGAACTTCTGGAATAAGTGGCACAGCCGGTACATCTGGTACAACACCTCCAGGATTTACATCTGGTACATCCGGACAAAGTGGTACATCTGGTACATCTGCACCTGGATTTACATCGGGTACATCTGGTACATCTGGTTTCCCATTATCTGGTAATACCGAAGATGGTATATTAACTTACAACGCTGTTGCATTTGGAGCAAATGTTGAATCAAATTTAACATTTAATGGTAGTACATTAACTGTAACTGGTAATGTAATATCAACAACATCTATTGCGGCAAATACATTTAGAGAAACATATTCTGACCAAGGAACCGGTGGAAGTGTAACATTAGACCTTTCAACTGGTAACAACTTCAGAAGACAATTTAATGGTAATGCGAGTGTTGCATTTAGTAACGCACCTGCTTCAAACGCATTTGGATTTACATTAGTTACTGTAAATGCGGGAGCATACACAATAACTTGGCCAGTAAATGTTGATTGGGCGGGTGGAAGTGCACCAACACTAACTTCTGTTGGAACTGATATTTTAGTATTCTATACTTATGATGGTGGTACTACATATTATGGATTTGTAAGTGGTAAAAATTTTAGTTAATAGTTATGGGAATTTTTAGAAGATTGATAACATCAGCGGAAGGGGGACAAGAGTTCCCATTCATTATCAGAATTACTACAACATCTGCTAATACCGTTTTTACTTTACCTATTGCCGATTATGCTGGATTCACTCCTACCTTTAATGTAAATTGGGGAGATGGAAATTCTAATACAATAACATCTTCTACTGATGTGGATAAAACGCATACATACGTTAGTGCCGGTACATATGATATTAGTATAAATGGGTTTATGCCATCTTTTAAAGTTAATAATAACACTTCAATTCGTCCTCTTATTGTTGCATTGATTCAATGGGGTACGGTTGGACTGAGAGCGATAGATTTTTATGGTTGTTCTAATTTAACTACAATACCTGGTAGTGCTTCATTAAGTGGAGTAGGTGGTTATACCGGATTGGCAGAGGTTATTACATTTGCCAGTTTTATGAGAAATACAGGATTGACATCAATACCTTCTGATTTATTTGCGTATTCTCCAAATGCAACTACTTTTACCGATACTTTTACAAATACACCAATTACATCAATACCTACTGGATTATTTGACGAAAATACATCAGCTACAAACTTTGCAGCATGTTTTAGTACATGTACTTCATTGAGCACGGTACCATCAACTCTTTTTGATTTGAATGTAAATGCAATTAGTTTTGCTTCAACTTTTAGAAACTGTTATGCTATAACTCAACCTTTACAATTTACTTATAATACTTCGGTTAGTACTTTTGTAAACGTATATAATATGGCAACAACGGCTAATGCAATGACAGGAACTGCGCCGGAATTATGGAATAGAGTTCCTACTCCATTTGGAACTGATGCTTTTAGAAATTGTATAAACTTATCAAATTACGCTTCAATACCTACAATTTGGAAATAATATGTATTTAAGAATTATAAATAGCGAAATTCAATATCCGTATTCTATTGAAAATTTAAAAACGGATAATAAAAATGTAACGTTCCCATCGGAACTTACTGAAAATGATTTATTATCATGGGATATGTACGAAGTAAGACAGACTCCTAAACCAAATAACTACACAAAAATAGTGTCCGAAGAAACTCCTATATTAATTGAAGGAGTTTATTATCAAAATTGGGTAGCAACCGATGCAAGCCAGGAATTAATCAATACGAGAATAGAAGAAAAATGGGCTGAAGTTAGAGATATTAGAAATCAACTATTATTAGAGTGTGATTGGACTCAATTATCGGACATACCAACTGAAATCAAATCAGTTTGGACAGAATACAGACAAAATTTAAGAGATATATCAACCCAAATAGACCCGTTTAATATTGAATGGCCAATTAAACCTTAAAAGACGGATTCGTTTATATTTATACCTATAACAAAAGTAAGCAGGTAAAATGGTAATACACAATCCCATATTTTCGGGTTCAATTTCACAAGATAGAAATTTCGCTTTTGCGGATTTAAGCGGTTCGTTTACAGGTTCATTGACAGGTTCTTTTAAAGGAACTATTGATGTACAACAGGCATCATTTGATAACTTAATTGTAAATAACCGATTATCTATAAGCGGCTCGGTAATTATGACGGGTTCTATGAACCTAACTGCGGGTGGATATTTAGTAGATGGAGTAAATGTACTAGATACATCTTTAGCATATGCTATTGCTTTAGGATAAAATAAAATATAGATGGCAAACGTATTTAAAAATAGTATTACAGGTTCAATTGGAACAACCAATACAACGGTGTATTCAGTTCCAGTAGCAACCACTACTACTATTATCGGAGTAAATGTTGCAAATGTGGCAGCACAAAATATATCAGTAAGTGTAAGATTGACAGATACTTCTGCAACCAAAACTGTATATTTAGTAAAAGATGCACTAATTACACAAGGTTCATCGGTAGTTCTTGTAGGTGGCGAACAAAAAATAGTTATGGAATCAACAGATACTTTAGCAGTAGTATCATCGGCAGCGTCATCTGCGGATGTAATTATTTCGGCGTTAGAGTTATCATAAAAAAGTAAATTAGGTAGATGAGTAGTTTTATAGGTATTGACCCAAATGGATTAAATCAAGTAAGTTCTAGCGTAATATCACTTTATGTTAGTGGAAGCCCTGTTATAAATGCTTCTCCAAATTCAATTAGTATCATAAATGGGATACCTTTTTCTGCTTCTAAAATTGAAACATTAATAATTGATACTCCATCTTCGGAATCACTTACAATTAATGCAAATACATTAATAACAGGCTCAATATCAGCATCAATATTTAGAGGTGATGGTAGTGGGTTATTTAATATACAAGCCGATTCAATTGGCGATATCAATAGAATAAAATCAGGTTCTGCAATTGCACAAATTTCACCTAATAACGGATTGGTAGTAAATGTACCAACAAATATAAGTGGTGGATTAACTTTAACTGGAAATGCAAATGTAACCGGAAATGCTAATATAATTGGTAATATTAATGTTAGTGGTAAAATCACATCAACTGAAATAAGCACAACATTAATTTCATCTTCTGTAATATATTCATCTGGTTCAAATAAATTTGGTGATGCAACTTCTGATAAGCATGAATTTACTGGAAGTGTAGCAATTAGTGGTTCTATATTTGTTGGAACTCCTGATACAATACCAACCGATAACACAACAAATGAGGTGTTGGTATTAAACACAACTACTGGTAGAATTAGTAGAAGATTTGCAGCAGCAACATCAGGTACTTCAGGTACTTCTGGTACAAGTGGTAGCTCTGGTTCAACTGGTTCAGCAGGTTCATCGGGAACTTCAGGTTCATCTGGAAGCAGTGGTTCATCTGGAAGCAGTGGCACATCTGGTTCTTCTGGAACTTCGGGTAGTAGTGGCACATCTGGCTCATCTGGCTCATCTGGAAGTAGTGGAAGTAGCGGAAGTAGTGGTTCATCAGGTTCTTCTGGAACATCGGGAAGTGGTGGTTCTTCTGGTTCTTCTGGTACATCTGGTAGTGGAGGCTCATCGGGAAGTTCTGGTTCATCTGGAAGCAGTGGCACATCGGGTTCTTCTGGTACATCCGGTTCATCTGGAAGTAGTGGAGTATCCGGTAAAGATGGTTCTTCTGGTACATCTGGTAAAGATGGTACATCTGGTATAAGTGGCTCATCGGGTAGTTCTGGTACTTCCGGAACTTCAGGAAGTGGAGGTTCAGCCGGTTCATCGGGAAGTTCTGGTATATCTGGAGGAACGGGAACACCTGGTACATCAGGTTCTTCTGGTACATCTGGTACATCTGGTAAAGATGGTACATCTGGTTCATCGGGTTCATCTGGAACATCGGGAAGTGGGGGTTCATCTGGTTTAACTGGAGCCGGTGGTGGAAGTGGTTCATCTGGTTCATCAGGAAGTAGTGGCTCATCTGGTTCTTCTGGTTCATCAGGAAGTAGTGGAACATCTGGAAGTTCTGGTTCTAGTGGATTGGGTGGAGCTAGTGGAAGTAGTGGTTCATCTGGAAGCAGTGGCACATCTGGTTCATCTGGTTCATCGGGAACTTCTGGTTCATCTGGAACAAGTTCAAGTGGTGGAACGGCTGGTACATCTGGAAGTAGTGGTACATCTGGTTCTTCGGGAAGTTCTGGTAGTTCTGGACAAAGTGGTTCAAGTGGAAGTTCAGGAAGTAGTGGTAAAGATGGCGCAGTTGGAACATCTGGTTCTTCAGGTTCATCTGGTACATCAGGCTCTTCTGGTTCATCTGGACAAAGTGGTTCAAGTGGAAGTTCTGGAAGTAGTGGTTCATCTGGAGTATCCGGTACAAGTGGTAGCTCTGGTACCTCTGGTTCATCTGGAACAAGAGGCAGTGGTGGTTCATCTGGAAGTAGTGGAACATCTGGAAGTTCTGGTTCATCTGGCGTATCTGGAAGTAGTGGAAGTAGTGGAAGTAGTGGCACATCTGGAAGTAGTGGAAGTAGTGGCACATCTGGAAGTAGTGGAAGTAGTGGTTCATCTGGAAGTAGTGGGTCATCTGGAACATCTGGAAGCTCTGGTACACAAGGTACTTCGGGTTCTTCTGGTTTATTGGCATTAACTGGTACAACTGATAATGGTGTAATTACATTAAATGGTACTGCACCAAACGGAACTGTTGAAAGTAATCTAACTTTTAATGGAACTTTATTAACCGTTACTGGTAATGCAATTATTACTGGTGATTTGACAGTTAGTGGTACAACAACTACGATTAATACTGAAACAATCCTATTAGCGGATAATATTATAACTCTTAATTCAAACTTCACAACGGGTACACCAACTGAAAATGCGGGTATTGAAGTTAGAAGAGGTTCATCATCAACTGTATCATTCTATTGGGATGAATCAAATGATAGATGGACAGCTGATAATACTTTATCGGTAAGTGGAAACGTAGTTCTTACTGGTACAATTGATACTGGACAAGGTGCAACCGAAGTTTATTTAATGAATCAGAATATAAGAACAACTGATTCTCCAACTTTTGCTGGACTTACACTTAATGGTGATTTAACTTTATCTTACACATATCCACGAATTAATTTAACGGATACTAATAATGATTCCGATTATTCTATTATAAATGCAGATGGTTCGTTTGTTCTTTATGATGTAACAAATAATGCAAATAGATTTACAATATCAAATACAGGCCTTTTAACTCATAGAAGTATAACGGGTGGTACTGCTGGTAGTACTGTAGCTAGTCATATTAAAAACTTCTCATTAGGCGGTGGAACTTACAATAGTGCGTGGAATAGTGGTAATTCCGTGATGTTGTATATTGAAGGATATTCAAATGATGCCGGTGATAGTGTTTATCCAGTTTATATTGAAGATGAAAATAATATAGTTGATTTTTATTTATTCTCTGGAACTGACCAAAGCTTGGGTACAAAACAGGCTTACATAGCAGGTAACACTGGTATAGGTACTGCACCAAATAACTCATATAGATTAAATGTTGGTGGTTCAATTAATATACCAAATGACGGATTATTATCTGTAAATAATGAACCAAACACTTGGGGAGCAAGATTTAGAACAACCACTTCTACTACGAATTTAGGAGCACAACTTAAAAATATTATTTGGACAGGTGGGGGTACTAATGAAGGATTTGCCGTAAGTGGAGTTGGTACTGGTGGAGCTGCATTAGAAGTTAGAAACGATGGTATTGTTTGGGCAAAGAGTTCGGTATATTCAAATGCAGCCGGTAATGGTGGGGCATTTTATTTATCGGATACTGCAGCTGGTATTTATAGAGATAACACCTATGATGTAACCGTTATACAAAATAATTCATCTGGTAATATATTAAACTTAGCAAGTGCCGGTGATGTTCGTGTAAGTATTGACTCTAATAATAATGATACCGGTGTAAGATTTATAGTTGGTAATAATGCAATTAAATCAACAAATGAATTATTCTCTGTAAACGAAAGTGGTACAGCATTTGCATCATCTGATTTTAGAGCACCAATATTTTATGATTCAGATAATACATCATATTACACAAACCCGCTATCAACTTCTAGATATAACGCATTACAGGTAAATAAAACTTACCAAAACGAACAATTTATTGATGTACCTGGTACATTTAATGGTAATAGAAGATGGGTAAGATTTAGTATTAGTAGATTTAATAGTGGTGGTTCTCCTGTCAGACTTTCGATATCTCGTGCAATTACTGATAATAGTTCAAACCCGTATGGTGGTTGTACTGCAGAATTTGTAATCAATTCAAGAGAATGGCATAGTGGACAAGAGAATATGTGGTATTTTTATACTGAACATGGTTCTTACAACGCTAACCAAAATCCTTATGGATATTATATCTATCAAGCTGGTCCAAGAGATTTAGCAAGTGGTGGATATTGGTTCTATATGTTATTATTAGATGGTGTACGATATAGAATGTCTGTATCTGCGGACATGAACTTTAATAACGATAATATTGGTTCAATTGAATATAGTGTAGCTGATCCGGGTGGAGTTCCAAGAGTTCCATTAGGTTCTGGTGTAATTGGTAACAATACAACTTATAATCAAACTACATCTACATATGCGATGCATGGTATTATGTATGATTATGATGATAGAAACTATTATATTGACCCAAATAGTACATCAAGAATTAGAAGAACTAATTTAGTGGCAAGTGGTACGAGTTGGGATGATGGGTTAAATCTTTATTCATCAGATGAAAGTAATAGATGGAATTTATTAGTTGATAATGGAGCAAGTGATTATTTAAGATTTGCGTATAATAACAGTGAAGATTTTAGATTACAACCGGATGCTACTATTTCGTATAACTCAATGTACGCACCAATTTATTATGATTTAGATGATTCAACATATTATATGAATCCTGCAAATGGTGGATTTGTACTACAAGGTGGTTCATCTAATAGAGTTAAGTTTTATACAAATGATAGTGGATTTAGAGTTCAAAATGCAGAAGGTAATGGTGTTAGTGATGTGAGATTGGGAGCTGCTTGGGGAGCACCTGGTGTTTACTCATCTACATACTTAATGTTGGGTGCTGAAAGTTATGTTGAGTTCAGAATTGGAAACTCACAAAAAGGATATATGGATAGTTCGTCTAACCTATACTCCTTTGGCTCAGTTCGTTCTCCAATTTATTATGATTACACATCTACTGCATATTATTTAGACCCGGCATCTACATCTAATCTGAATGAAGTTTACGCTTATTCTTATAGAGGTAATGGTAACGTTGGTGGAACGGGTAATGCATCTTGGCATCCAAATGGTATCTATTCAGCCGGATATAACTGGTTGTATGGTGGTATAAATGGCGGTGGTAATTCTGCTACAAATTTTAGTGATGTAAGAGCAAGTATATTTTATGATTACGATGATACTGGATATTTCTTAAACCCAGCTTCAACTGCAACATCTTTAAGAATTCAAGGTGGTATTAAACAAAGAAACTTAGTTGGTAGACCATATGCGGTATGGGGTGCAGGTGGTGGTGCAACTGGTGCTGTAATTATTAAATTCCCTGGTGGAAGTGGTAACTATGGTATGATTCACGCAGTTATTGACATTTATGAATATAATGGAAATGCTGCAGCAACTGTAATTGTTGGTGGACATAACTGGAATGGTGCTTGGTATAACTATAACGCAAACGTAGTTGGTTATACTGATAAGCCTGTAAGGGTTGGTTTTAAAGATGGTAGATATTGTATTGTAATTGGTAATGGTTCATCATCATGGTCTTATGGACAAGTTGTTCTTCGTAAAATACAAAATGGTGCATATTACGATGGGGTGATGGATGTTGCGGAAGGATATAGTGCAAATATTGAATCGGATTCTTATTCTTGGATTTCAGGAGACCTTCAAATATTAAGAAGTAGATACATTTATGGTGTTGATTACGTTCAAGCTCCAATATTCTATGATACAAACTCTACATACTTTGGAGATTTCAGTTCGGAGATAAGAATGCCTTACTACAATGGTGGTACAATGAGATTCAGAACGAATACACATTGGGATTCTGTTTCTGGTATCGATTTGATAGGTGTAGCTGGAGAATTCCGTATGAGTTCGGATAGTGGTAACTTAAACCTTAGAGTTGATGGTTGGATTATAGGATATGATTATATTCAATCATTGGGAGCCGTTTATGGTACGATATATTATGACCAAAATAATAGTGGATATTATGCAGACCCTGCATCTACTAATAACTTCAATCAAACGGAGCAAAATGGTAGAATGTGGTATAGCAACTATTTAGTAAGCCGTAATAGAGGTGGTATGATGGGTGATTACAATTCTACTGGTACCGCTGATAAAGTAATTTGGACAATTGGCGAAAGCTGGCCATTAGGAAATATGTATGGTTTGGCGTATGATTATGGAAGTGGATATGGCCATCATTTAGCATTAAGAGATAATGGTGCAACTTACTCTCGTTTCGGATTTGCCGGTGGTGCATTTATAGGTGGTACTGTATCCGTTGGTGGAGCAATGTATGCACCTATTTACTATGATTCAAACGATGGTGGTTATTATGGTGACTTTGCATCGACATCTCGTACAAACTATATTGTTGGTAATAGAATTAAATTAGTAAACAACGTAAATAATGACCCTCGTTGGGACTTCTCAGCATATGTAGTTGAAGCACAACACTGGTATGGTAACAACTCATCTATGACAATGTATATGGGTGAGGGTAGTAATACAATTCAAGTACCGGGTAGTGGTGGTATAAGACCTGTAATTATTTACGATTATAATAATGCAGGATACTATCTTAATATGGATGGTACATCTAATTTATACGCAGTTACAGATTATACTCGTAGAGCGGCATTTAATTTAGGTAGAGAAAGAGGAAATCGTAGAGATATTACAAGTGATACAAACCACTGGACTGGTACAAATGGATGGGGAACATCTTATGGAACTTGGGCAAGTGCTTGGGAAGGTGGATTTAGTGGTTGGGATATTTGGGGTGGTGGCACTGACCACCCGCAAGGTGGTGGATATGTTCACGCTCAAGGTATCGTATCCGGACAACACTATGCAACCGGTGGTGGTGGTACTGCTTATGGTTGGATGATGGTAGGAGCACACGATGCTGGAAGCCGTTGGTGGTTAAGAGGTAAGTGGGGTGGTACAACATATCCTTGGTATGAAATTGTATTATATGGAAGAAACGTTGGTGGTGGTGACCTTTATGCCGGTTATTGGTATGATGGAAACAACACTGGATATTATATAGACCCGAATGGTTCTTCGCAAATGAGTGCGGTTTATTCAGATAACTGGTTTAGAGCACAAGGATGTGCCGGATTCTATTTCCAATCGTATGGACGTGGATTATGGTCACCAGAGTGTGAGGGTAATCCTTATGGACACGTAGCAACAAACGGCGGTGGTAGAAACGGATGGGGTGGATATGGTATATTTAGCCGTTATACCTTAATGAGTACCGGTGGTGATAACGTTGGTATGCATGACACTGCTAGAGGTTGGGTTTGGTATATGGAAGGTGGAAGGCTTCAAATGCATTGGGCTGGAAACCGTAGAATGGTAACTGAATCGCATGGTGTTTACTTTGATGCAGATGCTAGAGCTTCTATATTCTATGACCACGATACTGGATACTATTTTGATGGTAATGGTACATCCAATATGAATAGATTTACCGATAGAACAAAAGCTTCTATGGGTAATACCGCAAAATATAATTCACCTCGTTGGGATTTCACTGGTGATAGTAACTATTGGGTTGGTTCAATGGGTTGGGGTACAACTGACCTTAACTCCGTTTGGAACTGGGGTAGTGGATTCTTTGATAGCTGGGGTAACCCTGGTAACCAACCAGCGGGTACATCTCACTGGACTGGTATTCAAACGGCTCACTACACTTGTGGATATGGTTGTGGATATGGTTGGCAAATGGTTGGTGGACCTATTAGTGGATTATGGTTTAGAAATGTTTGGTCTTCACCTTCTGGTTGGAGAAAAATAGCAATGTATGGCCTAAATGAATATTCTAATGATTTCTACGCTACAATCGTATATGATAGTAATAATACAGGATTCTATTCAGACCCTAATGGTACTTCTGCATTAAGTAGAATTACTGTAGATTCTGAAATTATATCTAGAAATGGTTGTGGTAGAATTTACTTACCTGGAAATTTACACATAGATTCATATTGTGGATATGACATTTATATGCAGTATTACACCAATAGACCAACCAGATATTATGGATATATTGAAATGAATGGATATGGTGGGTATGGATTTGGTGAAATTTATTCTAATATCTATTATGATAGAAATGATTCTGGATATAGATTAGACCCTAATGGTACATCTCAACTTCACTATGTATTAGCAAATAACTGGTTCAGACCACAAGGATGTACCGGTGTATATTGGGAATCGTATGGTAGAGGTATTTGGTCACCGGAGTGTGAGGGTAACCCTTATGGACATATTGCAACTTATGGTGGTGGCAGAAATGGTTGGTATGGATATGGTGTGGGTAGTAGATATACTCTAATGAGTACACTGGGTGATAATATCGGTTTACATGATAGTGCTAGAGGTTGGATTTGGTATATGAGTGGTGCTGAATTGAATATGTACTATGCAGGTTCCAGAAGAATGGTAACAACCGGATGGGGTGTATATGTAGACCAATATTTGGAAGCAGGTGGTTCATTGAGAGCACCAATTTTCTATGATAACCAAGATACTGGATACTATTTAGACCAACACAATACCGATAACCAAGGTTTAAGAATCAGAGGTGGTACACTTCACGGACCTAACTGGTGGTGGGGAGCTTATTTAAGAGTTGGTGCTAACAACCATATAGGTGATTGGGCACAAATGTTCACATCAAACGGTAACTTACATATTGATGCTAGACCAGGATATCCAATGTACCTTAACTGGCACACCGGTAATACTGTTTTAGTAAATTCCGATATACAAGCAAGAATTTACTATGATTTAGATGATACTGGATACTACTTTGGTTCTAGTGCAGGTGATGGTAGATTTAGATACACAAATACTAATGGTGGATTCTCTCAGTCAAATAACCAATTCCAATTTAATGTAAATAGAGGTTATTATATGAACGATACTGCCAACTTACAGGCATATTCGGAAGGTAATAACTCTGCATTCTTATCTTGGCATAAGACCGGTGTATTTGCAACTAATATGGGATTGGATGGTGATAACTGGATTCGTATTGGTGGCTGGTCAATGTCAAATAACAGATGGCAGTTAAACGCTAGCGGTGACATGTATGCAGCTGGTAACGTTGTTGCATATTCATCGGATGAAAGATTGAAAGAAAATATTACTACAATTAGTGATGCATTGGGAATGTTGAAGCAATTAAGAGGTGTTTATTTTGATTGGAAAGAGATGGTTGATTCGTTAGGGTTTAATCCAATTGATAGACATGATATTGGAGTAATTGCGCAAGAAGTTGAAAAGGTAATACCACAAGCAATTAAACCGGCACCATTTGATGCGTTAGGAGATGGTAAATCTATAAGTGGAGAACACTATAAGACAGTTCAATTAGAAAAGATTGTTCCTGTACTTATACAATCGGTTAAAGAACAACAAGAAATTATAGAAAATCAAAATAAACAAATTGAAGAACTGAAAACAATAGTTTATAAAATTTTAAATAAAAACTAAATTGGTTACTTTTTTTAAAAACACATATATTTATAGATAAAATAGTAAGCTATGGGATATACACAAAGTTGGTCATTAAAGGGCCTAAGAAAACAAAATCACGAAGGTCTTGAAGGCGTTATTATTGGAACTAACTGGGAAGTAGTAGTTACCGATGATGACGGATATAGTGCAAAATTCACTGGAGCAACTCCATTTAAAGCAGCGGAAGTTAATGTAAGTACTTTTACGGCATATAATGAATTGACAGAAGAGCAAGTATTAGGATGGATAAAAAATCACGTTAGTGGTTCAAATACAGCAACAAATTATTGGGACCATATAATTGGTAGAATCCAAAAAGATATAGATGGTCAACGAAATGTTGTACAAATCGTTAATGAAACCGAATTACCTTGGTATTCAGGTTCATTATCTGGTTCAGTAACTCCAGACCCATTATCTGGACAAGCATTATACGCAGCTCAAGCTGATTAGTAGATTAATTTAAAAATAGTATATACCCAAAGCACTTTAACTAATAAAATTGTGTTTTGGGTATTTTCATTATATTTATATGTGTATTGTTATAAAAAAATAATACCAACAATCAAAATCAAATCGGAGAAATAAAATGGCAGAAAGAATTGTATCACCTGGTGTATTCACAAGAGAAAATGACCTGTCCTTCTTAGCACAGGGAGTAGGTGAAATTGGTGGCGCATTTATAGGACCTTTCAAACAAGGACCTGTATATGTACCAACTGTAGTAAGAACTCAATCAGAGTTTGAAACTATTTTTGGAACACCTGATGGAACTTATTATACTGAATACGCAGTACAAAATTATTTAAGAGAAGCGGGTTCAGCAACAATTGTAAGAGTTGGTGGAATCGGTGGTTATTTCCAAACATCACCAATTGCAATTAAAGCATCTGGTTCATTTGGAGAAAAAATCGTTGCAACTCTACATTCAACAAGAGTTGGAGATGAGACTGTGGGTTTCCCAAGTTCAGTTCTAACAAATGATGGTAGAGCGGCGTTTTCTGGTTCTTTCTTACTATCTGGCTCTGGTATTGGTTTGGTTTCTGCATCTGTATTACCATCATCTCAAAATGATATTAGAGATGTATTTGGTGAATCTGCATTTGGTTCTAAACATGCATATTCATACACTTATTTTGAAAATGTAGCAAGTGAATATGATACCGATGGTGGTGGTGCACAAGGTGTTGTAATTAGTGTAGTACAATTACCAACACAAGATTTTACTAACGATGCAACTGTAGCATCTACTCCTTGGATTGTATCACAAAAAGATAATAACGATATAAGATATGACCTTTTCCGTTTCCATACAATTGGACATGGTAATGTTTATAATAAGAAATACAAAATTGGTATTTCAAATGTAAGAGCAGCTGGTGAAGATGGTTCAACTGATTATGCTGTATTCTCTGTAACGCTTAGAACATATGGTGATACTGATAAGAGAAAGAGTGTAAGTGAAACATGGAATAATGTAAATTTAGACCCATCATCTCCTAGATATATTGCTAGAGTAATCGGTGACAGATATTTTGAAACTGATGCAAATGGTAAAATTACTGAATTTGGTGATTACACAAACAAATCACTTCATATAAGAGTTGAAGTTGCTAAAGAGGGTTCATTCCCTATTTCAGCAGCACCATTTGGACATGGAGCATATGAATTACCAATCAAAACTACTGCAAGTGATAGTTTAATCCCTGCAGTTACATATCAGACTGGTTCTGCTAATAACACATCATCATCTCCAGTTTATTTCTCTGGATTTGATTATGAAACAACTGGTGTTGTTATCGATAACACTCAATATTTAAAACCAATTCCTAAAAATGCAACAAATGGTGCAAATACATTGTTTGCATTTGATTCGCAATTAACTTATAAGATGACCGGTTCAGCAGCTGTTGATATGGTTAAAAGACAATTTTTAGTAGCATTCCAGGGTGGATTTGATGGTGTTAATCCAACAATTCCTATCGCTAAAGCTGGTGATAAAGACCTAAATGGTAATGATATATGGGGTGCATCTAATAACCAAGGCTTCAATTGTGGAGCATCAACTACATCTGGTTCAATCGGATATACTAAAGCAATCAACGCTTTATCTAATCCTGATGAATATGATATTAATTTAGTTGCGGCACCTGGTATCAATAGAGAATTACATCCTGCAATCACACAAAGAATAATTGATATGTGTGAAGACAGACAAGATTGTTTCTATATTGCTGATTTTACTGATTATGATTCATCAATAACAACCGCAACTGAACAAGCAAACGCAGTTGATTCAAACTACGCAGCTTGTTACTATCCTTGGTTAAAAACAATTGATGTTAATACCAATAAAATGACAACTGTTCCACCATCAGTATTATTACCTGCAGTATTTGCAAGTAGTGATAGATTATCTGCAGAATGGTTTGCACCTGCTGGTTTAAATAGAGGTGGTATTATCGGTGCTGTGAGTGTATTGAATAGACTTACACACGCTGAAAGAGATACTCTATATGAGAACAAAGTAAACCCAATCGCTTCATTCCCTGGACAAGGTATTGTAGCATTCGGACAAAAAACATTGCAAGATAAAGCATCGGCATTAGATAGAATCAACGTAAGAAGATTATTGATTGCTGTGAAGAAATTTATTGCATCTACATCTAGATATTTAGTATTTGAACAAAATACTTCTGAAACGAGAAGCAGATTTATCAATACTGTAACTCCTTATTTGGAATCAATTCAACAAAGACAAGGCTTATACGCTTTCAACGTTGTAATGGATGACACAAATAACACACCGGATGTAATTGATAGAAACATATTAGCAGGAGCTATCTTCCTTCAACCAACTAAGACCGCGGAATTCATCGTAATTGATTTCAACATCTTACCAACTGGAGCAAGTTTCTCAGCATAATATTGGAAAGCAGTAAATTGAATATTTATTAATATAAATTAAAAGGAAAGAAAAATGGCAGATGATTTAATATTATCGTATGATAAAATGACTTTCGCTCAGTTTGAGCCAAAGATGAAGAATCGTTACTATATGGAAATGGCAGATACTGGCATTCCAGCATATATGGTAAAGGCGGCAAATAGACCAGAAATTCAGTTTCAAACTGTAAAGATTGACCACATTAACGTTTATAGAAAACTTAAAGGTAAAGGTGAGTGGCAAGATTTAACTATCACACTTTATGACCCAATTGTACCATCAGCGGCACAATATGTAATGGAGTGGGTACGTTTATCACATGAATCTATTACCGGTAGAGATGGATACGCTGAATTCTATAAGAAAAATCTTAACTTCTATATGTTAGGACCTGTTGGTGATAAGATTGAAAAATGGACTATTATGGGTGCATTTATTTCAAGAGCGGCATTTGGTGAACTTGATTTCTCAAGCGAAAACGAACCTGCAACAATTGAATTAACTCTTACATATGATTACGCTATATTAGAATACTAATAATCAATTTAGATATAATAAAGGGATACTCAAAAGGTATCCCTTTTTTTATTTCAAATTTTTTAAATTTATGTATTTATATATACAAACAAAATAAAACACAAAGTTATGAGTGAAAAGCAATTTGATTTTCCAACACAGGTAATTGAACTTCCGTCTAAAGGAAAACTTTACCCAAAAACAAACCCATTATCCTCTGGTAATATTACAATAAAGTATATGACAGCGAAGGAAGAGGATATTCTTTCATCTGCAAATTTAATTAAAAAAGGTATTGTTTTAGATAAACTTTTTGAATCAATTATAGTAGATAACGTTAATATTGATGATATTCTAATTGGTGATAAAAACGCAATTGTTCTTGCAACAAGACTTTTAGGTTATGGACCTAATTATAAAATATCATTTTATTCTAATAAACTTAATAAAACAGTTGAAACAACCGTAGATATATCGGAAATTAGAACAAAGGATATTGATGTATCAGATGTTCAAAATATCAATGAATTTGAATTTACAACACCTATTGGTAAAAATAAATTAACATTTAAATTACTTACACATGGTGATGAAAGAGCGATTGATAAAGATATTCAGGCATTAGAAAAACTAAATAAGGATACATCTTTTGAAATTACAACGAGATTACGTTATATGATTAAATCGGTTGATGGTAATTCGGATATTGGTAGAATTAATAAATTCATCAATAATGAATTTTTAGCTAGAGATAGTAAAGCATTTAGAGATTATGTTAAGAAGATTTCACCAGATATGAATATGGTATTTAAATATATCCACGAAGATGGTGAGGTGGAGGAGGCGCCTATTCCAATGGGAGTAGGGTTTTTTTGGCCTTCCGAGGAATCATAGTGTACACCTACATACTCAAATTTTTGAAATGGTTGAGTATAGTAATGGGTTTACGATGATGGAACTTTATAAAATGCCAACTTATTTAAGAATGTTTTATTACGATAAGTTGGTAGAATCCAAGAAAAAAGAAGCAGAAGATGCTAAACAAGCACAAAAAGGTAATACATCTTCAAAAGTTAGGATTAAGAGATAGTCCTAACTTTTTCTTTTAGTAGATATTTATAGTTTGAATAAGTGTAAATAAACGTAAAATGGGAAAAAAATACAAAATATCAGAAAACAACTTACAAGAGTTTTGGGGATTGTTTACTAATAAGAAAACACCGGAAAAATTACAAGCAATTGTTAATAATGACCCAGTTCTTAAAAAACTTCAATCTGATTTAAGAAATATACACGATAAAGCTACCGATTATTTGGATACAGTAAAAAAAGAAGAACCGGAAATTTATCAGTATTTACAAAAAAACGGATTTATAAAATAAAAGTTTGTAAATGGCAGATGTAAGAAATTTATCGGCTCAAGAGTTGGAAAGACAAAATCAACTACTAAAAGAGCGAGACCAAATTGAACAGCGAATAGAAGAGCGAAATAAAAGAATAGCTGTTGCTGGACAAGAAGAAATTAAACGCCTTAAAAAAAGAAATGAGGAAGATAAAACTCATGCCAAAAACTTAAACGAAGAATTAAAAACTTTAAAAGAAGTTGAAGATAAAGCCAAAGATTATACAGACCTTTGGGAAGAAGCGGCAGAAAAACAAGAAGATTTTTGGAAAACCTCAAATGATTTTGCATCTGCGTTTGCTAAAATGACACCAGAGGTTAAAAAATACCTAACAGATTCTAATACGGGTGGTAATCAATTTGCGGCAATCACTGCTAGAATTTTAAGTTTAAAAAAGCAAGAAATTAATGCAGAGGGCGATGAGTTAGAAGCAATACAAGAGAGAAGAAAAGCATTAGAAGGTATAAGAAGTACTCAAATAGATGCGGCAGAAGCTTTGGCAACTGAAAAAGAAAACGTATTTGGTATAACCGATTCACAAAGAAGGAGACAAGAATTTCAGGCATCTATTCTTGGAATGAATGAAGAAGATAGAAAACTATCCGAACAAATATTTGAATCAAACGAAAATTTATTAAAACAACAGGAACGATTAGTTGAACTACAAAAGCAACAAGACCAATTAGTAGGTGCATTGCCAGAAGGACTACAATCGGCGTTAACCGTTGTAAAAGATTTAATAAAAGGAATTGCAGCCGGATTAGGTCCTATTGTTATATTGGGGGCCGTATTAGCCGCTGCATTAAGCGAATTTACTGCAATTGAAGAAGCTGCCGGTAAATTTAGAGAAGATACTGGATTAACAAAATCTAATACAAAAGAAATAGCTGAACAGGCAAAAACTATTAGAGCTGACTTTGCTGCATTAGGAGTAACCGCGGAAGATTATTACGATACAATTAAAGCAGTAACCGAAGAATTTGGTGATACAGCTAGATTTTCCAATGCAACAGTCGCATCGATTGTAGTTTTAAACAAAAACTTTTCAGTTGCTCAAAAAGATGCTGCTGCCGTAAATATGGTATTCCAGAGTATGGCGGGGCTAAGTGCTGAAACTGCACAAAACGTTTCAATGCAATTGGCTGACCTTGCAAATATGGCAGGGGTTGCACCATCTCAGGTATTTGCAGATATTGCTGAATCTGCCGAAGAAGCAAATCTATATTTTAGAGATGATGTAAATGCTCTTTATAAATCGGCAATAGAAGCTAGAAGATTAGGAACAAATTTAAAAGGTGTTCTCAAAACGGCAGAAGGTCTTTTAGATTTTGAAACCGGTATAGAAAAAGAATTAGTTGCAGCTACATTTGTTAGTGGGCAGTTTAATTTATCACGTGCTAGAGCTTTAGCATATTCAGGAAAAGAAATTGAAGCACAACAAGAAGTTTTAAGACAATTGCAAAGGAGTGGTGATTTTAGAGATAAAGATATGTTCACTCAAAAAGCTTTGGCAGATGCAACGAATATGACTGTGGGTGAAATTACAAAGCAATTAACTATACAGGATAGATTAAATAGTGCAACTGCCGAACAAAAGAAACTTGTATCCGAAGCAATGGATAAAGGTTTAGATATTACTGCACTTAATGAAGACCAACTTGCTTCCAAAGTAAAAGAATTGGAAAAACAAGAAGAAATTGTTGATAAAGTAAAACAATTAGAAAATTCATTTCAAAGTGTAGTTGCACAAGTGGGTGGTGCATTAATGCCAATATTAGAAGCTTTAGCACCGGTATTACAGGCCGTACTTGCACCGATAACATGGGCAGCGGAAGGTATTAAAATGGTAGTTGATGGTTTAAAGCAAGGTAGTATTGCGGCATATGTGTTAGTTGGTGTTTTAGCTAAACTGTATATAAAATCAATAGCTAGTGCAATAGCAGCTATTTTTACCGGCTTTGGTGCTATGGGACCATTTGGAGTTGCTTTAGCGGGACTGGCTGTAGCAGGCTTATTATCAAAAATAAATCAAGCGAAACAAGTTGGTGATATGGCGATTGATGCTGGGAATAGTGGTGGAAAAGCGAGAATCACAACAGCGGAAGGTGGAATATTTGAACCATCCGGAAATGACCAAATTGCAGTAGGACCTGGTGTATTAAACCGATTAGAAAGCCAAAATAGAATGGCAAATGCCGGTGGAGTACAAACTGGTGGACTGAATGCAAATAGTGGTGTAACACTTTTAATAAATGAAGTGAAAAAATTAAGAGAAGATATGGGGTCTGGTAAGATTAAAGCAAACGCATTCTTGGATGGTATGAAAATCACATCAGGTATAACAAATGTATCTGAAAATTCTACGAGAAACAATTTTAGTTACGGACAACGATAAGAAAAAATAAATAGAAATAATGCCAACTTTAGAAGAATTATTTAAAAATAAAGTAATAACCGAAGGACCGAATACAGGAAAAACTGCGGAAGATGCATATGCTATTAGAAACAGCAAAGATTTACCTATACAATCTTCAAATTTTTTATTAAGAGCAATTAATAAAAATACAAATCCTAGTCTTTTGGGTGGTGTTATTAAAAGTTTTGATTTTATCGGTAAAATAAACGAAAGAAGAAAAAAGTTTAGTGTTACGGAAGGTGAATCATTTGTAGAGCAAGAACAGGTAGGTTTACAACAATTTGCAATCACTGCAAGACCTTTAATTTATGGTGGGGATATTTTTAGAATTCTAAATAAAAGAACAACAAGTTTAAGTTATATTAAACAAAAAGCAAATTTAAACAATGGACTTTCTGGTATTACCGATACTATTGCAAATGCAGCGGGTAATATGGCAAATGATTATATTAATAATTTATTTGCTGGTAAAAAAGGAAAAGATGCAAGACCACCTGCACCGGATATAACTGCACTGGGAACGCAATTAGCGGTAAATGTGGCCGGTGGATTATTGGGTTCGGTTTTACCAATGCCAATGGTCCCTTCAAAAGTTGCAGAAGAATTGCAAACAAGAGGAAAGGCGGGTAGTGGCAATAAAGCAACCAATTTTAATAGGGAATATAATAGAGATAAGGCCATAACAACATTAGCAAATTCATCAAAAGTTCCGGGATTCTTTGCAAATCTTTTAAAAGAAAATAAAAACATATTATCTCAAACTGGAGGAGTTATTCAATCTACGGTAGCGGGAATCGCATCAGGACTTGTAAAATCCGGTGTAAGGTCATTAATAAATTTAGGAGTAAATGCTGTAACAAAAAAGAAAATTGCAGCAAATAAATTACAAGCTGCCAGTGGTGTTCCTGGCAAAACACCATTAGGAAGAGAAGATACTCCTTGGTCAAGTTATAATCCATATGGAAAATCCGCGGATTATGAAACTACTAGACCATTAAGTGAGCAAACTACACTTAAAGCGATTTTTTTACAAAGAGTAGCTGAAGCATTAAAAGCAGACCCAAATATAAAATTACCAGCATCTTCACCCGCTACACCTCAAAAACAAGCGGATGAAGACCTGTTAAATTTTATAAATACTGAACCAGCATCAAAGAGCAGTGACAAAACTATTATTGCTAATTCAAGAGATGCTAAAAGAGGAATGTCAACAAAAGGTGATGTAATAAATTTATCGGATGATGTGGTTTATAGTGGTATTGAAGTTGTTGATTCAAATACCAATAACTCTTTTGATGATTTTGATTTTATTCCTTTAAAATTTTATTCGGTTGGATTGGATAAAACGGTTCAATTTAGATGTACGGTAACCGATTTTACTGAAACTTTTACACCATCTTGGGAGACTCATAAATTTATAGGAAATCCATTTCCATTTTATACCTATGATAGTATTGAAAGAACTTGTACTTTTAGTTTTAGAGTTTTTTCTTTGAATTTAGTTGAGCATATGAATGTTTGGAAAAAACTTGATTTTTTAGGAAAACTAACCATGCCACAAGAATTCAAAGGAGCATCTGGAGCAGTTGTTCCACCTATTATTAAATTTACATTAGGTGATTTGTATGTTGCAAAACCGGCAATTATTGATAACCTTTCTTTTGCAATTAATCAGGATAGTCCTTGGGAAATCGGATTAAATGAAAAAATAGCAAATGGTACGCAAATGTTACCTATTCCAAATATTGGGGGATATGCTGCTTTTATTGAAAATCAATTGACATCAAAAAATCATAAACTTCCAATGATGATGGATATTGAAGTATCGCTTAAATTCTTAGAATCAAGACAGACAATTGAAACTTCAAATCTATATGGTTACGAATTACCTGCAATATACGAAAGTAAAGACCAAAAAACAGGTAAACCGGTTCCACCTAACTATACAAAAGTTTAATAAATGAGTGTATATAGTACAGCGCCTGTAAAAAATGATAAAGGTGGTGAAAAGCCCGCAAATAAAACCACAACCACCACCAATCCGAATGGGACGACCACTCAAAAAATTCCATACGGGGTAGTATCGGATTTTTATTATCAAAATAGAGGTAAATTATTTGATTCAGAATCTGGACAATATTTAAGTGCTGCTGATTTTCATAAAAAAATGATATCAGGAGCTGCAGGAGTAGTATATAATACATTGTTATTAATAACGGTTGAGGGAAAGGTTGCTCAAATTAGTTTAAACGCCGGAAGAATAACTGCATCAACAGTTAGTTTAGCAGCGGATGATGTGAATGTTTTAAGTTCATTGGGAATAAGTGTAGTTGCGACCGTACTTAAACCATCGTTTGCTTCATATAAATTTACAAATCCTGCACTTGATAATACATCTAAAAAACTTTTAAGCTCCGTTGACCCCACGGAAAGACTTGTAGGAGAAGCAATACAAGGATGGACAAATTTTGGTGTTGGTCTACATAAAAAATATCACCATTTACCGGCCATAAAGTTTGGAACACCGGATGTTAAAGGTCACGTTCCGATGCAAATTACTTACCCGTTTGTGGGATTACAATTAGTTGAAGCAGGTGGTACAAAAAAAATAGCAAAAAGTATAGTACCTGGATACAAACAACATTACGAACCATGGGCTAATGGACATGGTGAGCTCAATCAATCTCACATTGAAACAAATAACTATAATCCAACAAATCCAGAAAATGTCGCATCAACGAATAATGTTGCAACAAATTTTGGAATACAAAGAGCTACGGTATTACAAAAAAATCTGGTAGATAATGTACGTTTAGCACCGAGATTATTAGGACCTAAACCCAAAAGTGAACTACAACAACTAGAAGGATTTATAGCGGAATTTGATACTAAAAAGGCAAAAGATGTATGGATTCAAAAATTAGATAGAATATTTCAACCTGAAGCATATGCAAGTTATGATAAAGCGATAACAGCATTAAAACAACTTAAGGCTAAAGAAAAAAAATCAGGTTTTGAAAAAGTAACAAGTGGAGTTGTAGATTTAGTATATGAAGTAGTTATAAAAGATATTGTAAAATCAATAGCAAAGATTGGAAAGGGGTATTCTGGATCACAAAAATTAGCTTCCGGGATAGATTATAACAATACAGTTATTAATCAGTTAGCAAAGTATAAAACCGATTTGGAAGCGGCAGGTGGTCAATTTATAATTGAACCAAATGGAAATTTTATGGTTAAAACACCTGTGAAAAAGGAACAACAGGCAGAATTAACTACTACCCAACTTGTTATAACAACAAGTGCTAATAGCGGAACAACTGGTACTAGCTCAACCATCACTACAATAAATTATGCTAATTATACTAACTTAAAAAATAACGAGGCCGCTATTAGAGAACTTGTAAAAGATGCTAATCGGACAGCAGCGACCGAAGCATATGTCAATTTTAAAAATGAAAATAAAGAATTGGTAAAAGGAAAATGGAATAAAGATATTCTTCCATTGTTTTATACAGCAAATCCAAAATATGCACCAAAAGAATTCAATCGTCAAAGGGGGTTGCGTTCCGGTGATGCAGCACGTGACAAGATTTTTCAAGGTGCGGATTTGAAGAGATAATTATGATTTTTAATACTTAATTATATGAGATATAGAAATAATTTAATAAAAAAAACAATAGACGGAAAAGAAGTTTATTTACCAAGAGTTTTGCCAGATATTTCAGAATCACCAACCGATATATATGTGGCAACCGAAACCGGTGATAGACTGGATTCTTTGGCATACACTTTTTACAAAGATTCAAATTTATGGTGGATTATAGCTGCGGCAAATAAAATTCATAATGCTCCTATTGGATTTCCTGATGGGACAATATTAAGAATACCGTTAGCATATCAGGCCATACTTTCTCAAATGGGTTATTAAAAATAAAATATATACAATATGTCATATCCAGTATTTGGTAGTATTGATACCGATATCTATAACAACATACAAACATCAGGTAAAGCACCAACCGGGGGAAGTGTAGATATAACACAGGCTTCAACCGAATTGGTGCCGTGGGTTCGTATTATATCAGCAACCGATAGATTACAAGCGGGAAAATCTGGTTCTTTTGGATTGATACTTTCTTCAAATCCAGATGTACCAATGTTTGCGGACTACCTTTCATTTACAAAAAATGCAAGTAATCAAATTACTGCGGTAAACCAAACACCGAGTTTATATGGGGGAAGATATACAAGTGGTATGCTTGGTGTGGATTTTAGTGGAAAGGCTATTTATCCGTATCTAACCCCATGGACAGGAGACCTTGTATTAAGACCTGGACCGTTGGTAACTGCTATGGATATAAAGGAAGGTAAAGACCAAATATCAAGACATTGTACTTTAACTGTTAAATGTTTTTCACTTGCGCAGGCCGAACTTTTACAAGAATATTTAATGGAACCGGGGCATACCCTCTTTGTTGAATATGGATGGAACACCGATGCATCAATTGCGGAATGTATAGATACTGGCACTCCTGGAACAATCATATCTGAAGCAACCGATGTTGGATTGGATTATAATTTATTACAAAACAAACGAATAAGTTCATACGGTGATTATGATGCGTTTTATGGATTTATAGTGGGTGGTTCTTTGAGTTCGGAAAATGATATATTCAATTTAACAATTAATTTAAGAGGTGCACCAGGATTACCAATATTTTTACAAGGGCAGCACACTTATTTAGAATTGGATAAAAGTACGAAACAGGTTAAAAATATACCAGCAACACAGACGTATTCAATAAATGATATTGATGAGGTTGCAACTGGTGCAGGTAGAGCTAAAACAATGGGTGGTAGAAGGTATAAATGGATGTTTAACAAACTACCTGGAAATAGACAAACAGCTGAAGTTAAAGCTATAATTCAAAAGGTATATGATACTGACGAATATGGTTGGTGGGATTTACTAAATTTTGATTATAAAGTTTCACAAGAAGTGGCTAATGCATTAGCTGATACATTTATTACTTCTATAAAAGAATTATTTGGTCAAAAAGAATTTAGTGTTGGTGGATTAACCGTTCCAAAAGATAAATTGATTTCTGAAAATCGATACATAAGATTTGGGGCTGCACTTGATATACTTAATGCAAATAATGGATTGTGGGCATATAAAATGGGAACTCAATCGGTTACTTGTAGAGTAAATAATTATGGATTGATTGGAGCATTTCCAAATATGTTTTCTACCAAACCAAGTAAATTAATAATACCTGGAAAAATGCCGGATTTTTATCAATATTATTGCAATCCAACTCCTGTATCAATTCAGGATATTTTAACAAAAAATTTTATAGATAATCGTATAGATGGATATGCGTTTCAAGCGAGTTCTGGCAAATACGTGCCCACACTATTATCTTTTGTACAAGACGTGGACATACCTGGTACTATTACCGCAGGTGGTTATTATAATGGATTTTATGAAAAAGCTGGGTATTATGGAAAATTAGAAAATTTATACATAAATTTTAATGTATTTATAAACGCATTAAAAAACTCATCAAATAAATCAATGAGAGATGTGTTGGTTGAAATGTGTAACGAAATGTCATCTGCTGTAAACTCATTTTGGAATTTACAAGTTATTGAAATACCAATGGAGGGCGGTGTTAAATTGCAAATAATTGATGAAAACTGGAGAGGATATCTTGCCAATAAGAAAAAAACTGTAAAAGAATTTTTCCATTCAGGAGAGCAATCAATCTTTTTAGAAGCAACTTTGGATATAGATATACCACAAGAAATGACAAACCAAATTGTTTTAAAAAGAGAAGATTATTCAAGTAATCCTGATTCACATGGATTGGATATGGGAGGATTATTTGGCAAATCAAAAGATAGATTTTTTGATGAAGTGGATTATAGAAAAACCACACTAACCACAGCATCATCTCCCAAAAAAGCTTCAACACCATCTCGTGCTCCAGCAGATGTACAAAAAGAAATTGATACATTATTAGCTAGTTTAGTTAAAACTAGTAAAACATCGGGATTACGAAGTGGGATTACAACTGTAACTGATACATATAAAGATTCCGCAGGTAATCTTGTTTATACCGAAACACGAACTGGTGGTATAGTGAGTTCAAATAAATATAATCGTGGTATATCGGAAGCGGACAAATTATTAGATTTACGAAAAGAACTTGCTACCCTAACGGCCGCGGCAAAGGATGTAGCAGAGACGGCTTTGAGTACAAATTTGAATAAAATTGATGTTATACCAAATCCAATTACAAATATAATTGTACCAATGGCATTGAAACCCGCAGCAGGTTTTACGGAGTTTAATAAAAACTTTAAAATATATTGTTGCGATGATACTCAATTATTTGACATTATGAAAAATAATGCATTTGAAGCATATAGTGGTGTTGAAAAAACATCACACCCACTACCGATAAAATATACTTTTAAAATTTTGGGAAAAAGCGGTTTAAGAAGAGGTGATACTTTTAATGTTATTGGTATTCCTAAAAAATATAGAGACTTTGGATTTTTCCAAATAACACAGGTAGAACAAACCGTTGAGGGTAACAGTTGGTACACAACCGTAATCGGACAATATTTTCAGCAATTAAAATCAGTATAATGGCAATAGATATTATTACATATGTTAGAGCTAAATCAACAAATGAAGATGAAATTACACAATTAGATATAAAGACACATGTCCCAACTCCGGATGAAAATGATTATGCAGTAGGGTATATTGTTAGATACTTTTTACAAAAGGTAAACGATACGGACGCTACTATATATGAAATAAGTAATTACTTTCAGGATGCAGTACAATCGAATGGGCTATATAAAATTCAATCTATAAAATGGAGAATTATCGGAACTCCACAAGATATTATGGATTCTAATAAAAAATCAATTTCTTTAGCATTAGAAAACATGCCAAAACTTTCACTATATCTTCCAAATCTTTTGCAGTTTGCAAAAATAAAATAATTTGGTAATCTAAATTATTATTCGTATATTTACATAATTATATGGGGATGCCATGGATTTGATTGCGATGAGAATGGTAGTACCACACGTAGACAGAAGTGCTAGATGTCTTTAAATCTGTACAAAACAATAACTGACGTAGAATTATCTACTTGGACCTTTGATGATGTAATGTCATTCATGGGTGCTGATTTAGCTGTAGCAGCCTAATCACCTCCCGTATCACTCATGGGGTTTAAAAAAGAAGTGAACAAAAAGGAGCTCTACCTATCGGCTCTCTAAAACTGATAGGTTGGTGGAAAGCTGTACTAACCATACGGCCCCAATTATTTTGGAAAGTAAATAAGATTAAACTTTATCCTAAACGTGTGACATGCTGGTATTATGATTACTTCGTAAGACAGGGGTTCGATTCCCCTCATCTCCACCATTTTTTTGAATCCTCAATTTACATTTGGTAATTTGGGGATTTTTTCGTATATTTGTATAAATTTGTTTATATGGGAAGGTGGCCAGAACCGGCAAAAGAAAAGCCTACAAAGTTTGAAATAACCTATAAAGATGATGATGGGTGTGAATCCGTATGGAAATATGATTTGAAAAAATTTCCAAATGGACCGATAGAGGTTACAAATAAGTTTCCGCCTCATTATGAGAAGGCGTTGAAAAAACAACAAAAGGAAGCTAAATTGGCAAAAAAGCAATCAACATTAGAAAAAGCAAAGGCTGCAAATAAGAATGATAAGGATAGTAGAAAATATTGGTGAGATTGATGAATTAAAGAGGATTTTGGAAACTGAACCATCGGTTTGGTATCCTATGTGGGTGGATAATGATAAACATCCACGAAACACACATATATCCTTTATTTTCGTAAGAACTTTGACAGACCGATATATTCTACCACATCAACATACAGACTCTCTATCACTCTCTAAATCACTAATAGAGGGTATCTTAAATACAAAAGGGGATAAGTGGGTATTCCAAAAGAAAAAGCTACTACAATCGTTTCAAAATATAAGGGAAGGATTGAATGACATTGATACCGCTTATTTCTTAAAAACAGGTGAAACGATAGACTACCAACAACCACTACAACACCTGGTAGCTCCCTTATTACACAAAGGTTACAAAGAAGATGTCATTCAATCTATTCCCATTCTTAAACTTGCGGAAGCGATAGAACCGGAATTGAGAAAAACTTATAGACAAAAATCTAAAACTTATAATTGGTACAACGATATCTTCTTACCCATCCTTTCAGAGATTGAGGGATATGGGGTTCGGGTCGATGAGAAAAAATTTATTGATAGATGGCCACAAGCCCAGAAACACTTAAAAGGAGATGTGGTATATACCGAATACAATCCATTCACCGTAACCGGTCGTCCATCCAATCGTCATGGCGGTGTGAACTATGCGGCATTGAATAAATCGGATGGTAGTAGAGATGTGTTTGTATCGGATGGGATATTCTTACAAATGGATTATAATGCGTATCACCCTCGTCTTATCGGTAAGTTGATTAAGTTCGAAATGCCGGATGGTAACGTACACCAATGGTTAGCTGACCAATATGGGTGTAGTGTTGATGAATCCAAAGGGGTTACGTTCCAATTATTGTATGGTGGTATTGATGATGATTTCCGCCAAATTCCATATTTCAATGCCGTAGCTGATTATATTGATAACCTATGGATTGAAACACAAAAGCTGGGATACTTACAAACACCACATCGTATTATTCCTTTGGAGTGGATTGAAGGGGCTAACCCACAAAAAGTATTTAACTATCTACTACAAGCGGTTGAGACTGAGATGAACGTAGATGTTATGGGAAAGGTATTGGGTTATATAAAGGGGAGTGATATAAAGTTTTGTTTATACACATACGATTCATTCCTTTTTGATGTTCCTACTGATGTGGATAAAGAATTGGTTAAAGGATTGAAGGAAATCATTGAAGGTAGTGGGTTTCCTGTAAAAGCAAGTTGGGGTTTAGATTACGGAAAGTTATAACAGTCATATTTATATTATATACAAAAATATGCTATAATATGAAAAAATTGATGTTTCTTTTATCGTTTTTAATCGTTTCTTTGGTTTCAATTGGACAAGCGGATGTGAGAATTAAGAATGAAGTGTTTGAAGTACTTTATTCACAATCATTAGAACAACCCCTAGTGATTAAATATCGTTCAACTAATAGACCTACAAATGTGAATAGAGGAGCTATGGATTTCTACAAAGAACCAACAATCAAAACATCAGATGGAGATGATTATAAAGCAAATGTTTATGATAAAGGACATGGAGCTCCTGCTGCATCATTTTCTGATAATATGGAAAATTTGAAGCAAACTTTTTCATATCTAAATTGTATAATGCAAAATCAATATCTTAATAGAGGTGAGTGGAGATTGTTAGAAGAACAAATTCGTAAGTGGGATGATGTAGAACCAATCACCGTTTTAATAAAAACTTTTTTTGATACTCCTGTTAAAAGAGTACCAACTGGGGCAGCAATCCCATCATATTTACAAAAACATGTTTACTTTGAAAAATCAAATAAATGGAAATGTTTTGTATTTCTAAATGAAAAACCAAAATTTCATTGGGACGAGTTAGAAATGATATGTGAACCGGCTGACCACAAATTTTAATGAATTATGAACGTATCTCAATTAATTAATGAAATTCTTACCGAATGGGCATACCGAGTAGATGATGGAATGCCAAATCCAAAAAACCCAACCCATATAAAAGAGTTGGGTATTGTGCTTTCTGAAATGGGTCTATCTCATATCAAAAACCAATTGGTTGAAAATCTATTAACTGAAAAAGGAAAAACTCCAGAAAAGCATGTGGTAGAAGCGGATAAGCAATTTAAAAATCCTATTTTAAATAAAAGTATAAAATACAAAAATACTAAAGGAGAAGATACCGAAGGATTGGTTGGTAACCTTTTGAGATTACCGGCTGAACATCCTGGTAGAAAAGCAGCGGAAAGAATGTTACCACCGGAAGGGTCAGAGGAAAGAGATACAATTAATAAAGATTTAGGTGGTGAAAACCAACCAGAAAAACCAGAAACACCAACTGATGATAAGGGTGGTGGGGAACAACAACCAAAAGAAGACCCAATTCAAAAAGCGGCTCCAATGTTTGACCCTAAATTAGACCCTGCTATGGGAGTACGTTTAGATAAAGAAAAAGAAACTCTTGCTCAATTGGCAAAAGATGATGAAGAAAAGGATGCGGAAGCTGAAAAAGAAGTTAAACCAAAAGAGGAAACTGAATTTAATCCAATAGCAGCTGTAGATGTTCAAAGTGAAATACCAGAAGCCGATCCTGACACATTTGGTGGTGAATCTGATATACCAGATGGAATTGGCGAAAAAGAATTAGAACAATTTAATACTGATATAAAGAAAGTAAAAGATATTGTCGCCGATGCAAAGGCTAAAGGTGAAAAAGCACCAAACATTAACCTTTGTCAAATAACAGTGCCTGGTACTAACTTATATTGTGATGATAATTTAGGTATTCCAAGAGCAGAGATGCCACAATTTAAAGGTAAAGCAATTGAGGGTAGTAGAGCGGCTAATATGCCAGTTGATGCGAGTGGTGAAGTAGATACTGAACCTGTATTCAAAGAAATGTTGAAAGAAAAAGGAATTACCGTTTCACAAACCGAAGTTCCCGCTGATAAATTAAAAGCAACTCAATCTGAATTGGTTGGTGCTAAAGTGGTGGGAATGATGGGAGCATTGGAAGAAAATCCAGAACATGAAAAAATTACTGCACCAATTTATGTGAGTAGAGATGGATATGTAATTGATGGTCATCATAGATGGGCAGCTATAGCGGCATATAACGCAGCACATTCAGATTCTCAAATACAAATGAAAGTTCAGGTAATTGATATGGATATTAAAGATGCTATCCCAATGTGTAATAAATTTGCAGAAGATATGGGTATAGCAGCTAAAAAAGCAGATGCTAATAAGGAAACGCCAACCGAACCAAAAGCTGCAGAAGTAAAACCAAATGAAACTGATCCTGAATCAAATGTAAAAACATTTAAAGGTGAATCATCTGGTAAAGAAATAAAAACAATTGAATTTGAAGGTGGTGGATACCTTTTTGGAACCGTTCATAGAGACGAAAAAATGGTTGATGATATTGTAAATCAGGTAAAAGCAACCGTACCAAAAGAAAAGTGGAAAGATATTGTATTTGTTGGTGAAGGTGGTGCAACCGGTAATAGTGGTGAATTGGAGTTCAATGATGAAATGATACCTGCACAAGAAAAATTTAAAGAAATGGGTGCGGGTGTGGATAGTTTTGATGGAGATGCATTAGATGTACACAAACCCGAATCTGAATTATATAAATCACAAGAGAAACAAACTGGCCTTTCACAAAGTAAAATCAAAGCTGGTAATTGGGCTAGTATGATTGGACAAGGTGAGGGTACTGATACAATGGAGACATCTAAATTTTTAGATAATGAAGGTAAACAATTCTTACAAGATGCAGCTAAAGAAGCTGGATTCCCACCAATACGAAATTGGGATAATCCATCTGAACAAGATAAAGATACACTATATAGATTATCATTTCCAGAAGACAATGGCGATAGAGAAACCGGAGTAAATGATATTCAGGTTGCATTTAATAAAGCAAGAGACCTTAATATTATTAAAAAACAAAAAGAATTATCTGCACAAGGTAAAATACCGGTTGTAGTTGCAGGTGAGGGACATGCTGATTTAGTTGATGATATATGGAGACAAAAAAACAAAAACGAACAAATTCAAATGAAAGAAGAATTATTACCATTAGTTGATAAAATGATTGGTCAAATTATTGAAGGATTTATTGAAGAAGCTAATCCGAAACCATCTCAAACACATCCTGGATATTATCATAGAGGGGGTGGGTATTATTCTAAACAAGCTGATGGTGATATTACACATAAAACCGATGGTGGTGCTTTAAGAAAATTAACAGCAAAAGAAAAAGCAGATAAGAATAAAACAGCAGCTCCTAAACCAAAAGCACAAGTTGGTAAAACAATTGCTCCAAGTGGATTTAGACAAACCAAAGATTTAAAAAAATCAACTCCAAAGGCAGAACCAAAACCGGTAACTACGGATAATTCAACTCCATCGGTAGTTTCTAATGGATTAAATAATGGTAGTTTACAATCATTGAGAAGTGTAAATGCAAAATTGATTTCAGATAGAGATAAGGGAATAGCTGGAGCGGGTGGTCCTGTTGCATCATATGGAGAAGCTGCACTTACTACATTTGCAAACAAATTACAAGAAGTTGGTGGGTTTGAAGGATATGTAGCGGGAAATAAAAACGCAGTTGCTAAAAAAGTTGGTGAAATTAGCAAAAATAGAAAAGCATTTAAAAGTTCAATAGAAACCGTAGCTAGACAATTGGGATTTGTTTTACCAAAGGATGAAGCTAAAGTTTTAGAATATATTGGTGCAAGAATCGTATTTGGTGATAATGAATTGGCTAGATTGAAAAAAGATAAAAATTCATTATGGTATAAAACCGGAAAACAAGGATTTGGACAAGATGAAGATGCGTTTAGAGCATGGGCTAGAGCGGATTTTGATGGAGCAATATCAACTAGAATATTAATTCAAGAACAATCTAAAATTGATACAAGCAAAGATTATATTGTTATACAATCAGACCCAAAGAAGGGTGGACATGATGATGGTATTATAAACCATTTGAATTCTAAATTAGAACAAGCGAAAGCAAAAGGTAATAAGGATGATATCGCACATTATCAAGCCGAGGTGTATGCGTTTACCAAATTAGGATTCCATGATACTATGGCAGTTGGATTTGATAAGAAAGGAAGAACAACTGTGTTCAGTATTACAAATAAAAAACAAGATGACTTACAAGATATATGGGGTAATACAACTCCTGAATATGCTTTAAATTTAATTAAAGATTCTTTTGGACCTAAAGTATCTGGTACGGTTGTAAGTGTTATTGAAGATGGAATACTTAAAGTTTCAAATAGTAAAAAAGCAACAACAAGACTGTTTTCTACAATGAAATTAAATGATGATTTTGTTGCTGTATGTGATACACCACAAATGAAAAAATATATGGGACAATTGAAATCTCATAAAAAATTCAATCAATGGTTATCTGATAAAAAATATAATCCAACCGAAACAAAAGAGTGGTTGGTTCTTGCACAAAAATATGCAAAAGAAAACGATGATGCTCCATACGAACCATTTGGAAAATTTGTACATAAAGTTGGTGAGTTGGCGCAAGTTGGACCGTTTGTAAGAAAACATACTGAAATTAATTTTGAATCTTCTGCAGTTAAAAAAGCAGTTCAGAATAAAAACGATGAAAAAGAATTAACTGCAGCGGTGCATAGAGATGTAGTAGATTCAATAGCGGAAGCAGATAAAGTAGCTGGATATCCTAAAAAGGATGGTGTAAATGGTCCGCATACACAAGCATATCTTACAACTGTAATGCATTCAATGCACTTTGATTTGATGGTTGAAAACTTTGATGGTAATTTAGGAGCTATCACAGGTATACGAGGTTCAGTTCCATCAGACTTTAGAGAGTGTTTAACGAAATTAAGTGGATTTAAAGGTGAAATCAAAACAAAAGAAGGAAGAGATTTACTAAATAAACACTTATTACAAAGATGTAAACTAAATCCACAAACAAGAGCTATTGAAATTACAAATGAAGAAGGTACTAGTGTTTTGGCAGAAGATACTTGGAGAACTGCCGGTACATCTCAAAAAGTAGAAAAGAAACTTGGTGGTGGTTTAAGAAGTTGTATTACTAACAGAATTGATAAAAGACAAGCTGATAAACGAGCAAAGGGTATGTAAAAATACCCTTTCATCCGTTTTTTCATATTTATAGATGATATAAAAGAAAAGGGAAAAGCGGATGAAAACACAGTTACTATGTACGTTTACAACGAAGGGTGAGTTACAGAATACATTACAATTAATTAGAGAAACTTACCACATCGTTTATAATTACATTTATATTCTCCAAAATAAGGCGAATTTAGATGAATTATTTATCACGTACAATATTGATACAGCATTCCAACCGGATACTCCGTTGGAAAATACAATTTTAATACATAGAAAAAAAGAGTCTAACTCACTTTATACTATTAATGCTCTTAACGAATTAGTTAAAGAGGAAAATGGTGGAGTGTTAGATACTTCTTTTGTCATCAATTGGCAGAAGTTTAAAAATTCAATCATATTAACCAACGCCGAAGGTACTAAAAAAATTCAAACAAGAGTTTTTGAAGTAATTGACTTTGGTGAAGGAAAAGAGGTTATAACTGAAGAACGCAAATAATATTATTATGTTATTAAAAAAAGGTGATAACAACGAAAACGTAAAATTGATGCAGGAGAAATTAGGTATCTCTCCGGCAGTTACTAACTTTGGTCCTAAAACCGAAGCAGCAGTAAAAGAATTCCAATCTAAACATGGACTTCCTGCAGATGGTATTGTAGGTGATGCAACTTGGGCTAAAATTATGGGAGAGGGAACTCCACCACCGGCACCAGCAGCACCAATAGCACCAGTAGGTGGGTTAAAATTGGATAAATTAAAAGGACACATTCCTGATGCAGTAATCGCTATGATTCCTGATACGGCAGCTAAGTTCCAAATTAATACTCCATTAAGATTAGCACACTTCTTAGCACAATGTGGACATGAGAGTGGTGGATTTAGAGTAACACAAGAAAACCTAAACTATTCGGCTAAAGGATTGGCTGGTATCTTTAAGAAATATTTCCCAACTGAAGCAGCGGCAACTCCATATGCTAGACAACCACAAAAGATTGCAAACAAAGTATATGCAAATCGTATGGCTAATGGTTCTGAAGCAAGTGGTGATGGCTACAAATTCAGAGGTAGAGGATATATCCAATTAACAGGTAGAGATAACTACACTCAATTCGGTAAAGCAATTGGTGAAGATATTGCAAATAATCCAGATGCAGTTAGTGGACAATACGCATTATTATCAGCAGCTTGGTTCTGGTCTAAAAATGGATTGAATAAGTTGGCAGATGGTGGTGCAAATGATACTGTGGTAACATCTATTACTAAAAGAGTAAATGGTGGTACAATTGGTTTACCAGACCGTATCAAACACTTTAAAGAATATTATCATTTACTAGCATAATAATTTGGTAGATTTATAAAAAAATCGTATATTTATATTATAAAGTAAAAAAATGGCAAATATCAGATTAAAAGAATTACTGGAAGCTAATATAGACCCTAAATTGGTAGCAAGAAGTAAAGAAAGTGGAAAACTTGTTTATTTCAAAACACCACAAGCTAAAGATGCAGCATTGAAAGCTGGTTCTCATTTAGACCCTAAAGATAAAAAAGATAAAACTCCTAAAGCATCTGCAAAACCAAATGATATGTTTGGTGGAGATTATGCAAAAGATAGAGGCGGAGAAGCTCCAAAAGCTGATCCTGTTATTGCAGTAGCATCTAGAGCTCAAATGGTCCCAAAACAGTTAGCAGGTTGGGCAGATAAGAATGGTGTAGACCTTTCCAAAGTATCCGATGCTTTAAATTCAGGTGAGTTAGATGTATTTGATTTTAGAACGGCAGTTAGTGGTATTGATGGTAACAAATACGCTAAAGATGTAATTGCTAAATATTCACAATCTGATTCTAATACGAAATATTCACAATCAGTTAAACAAGATATTGATGGACAAACTGATGATGAATTATACGATGCTTTGTATGATATGGGATATGATTTCGGAGAACTTGGCAGTGATGATTTTGATGAAGAAGGATTCGCCGATGCAGCAATAAATTTAGGTTACCGATATGATGACAAAAATAAAGTATGGAATCATAGAGATGACATGGATGATAATGATGATTCTGATGTAGATGGACAAGATGATGAGGAATTATATAACGCTTTATCTGATATGGGATATGATTTTGGAAAATTTGGTAGTAAGAATTTTGATGAAAAAGGATTTGCTGATGCAGCGATAAATTTAGGTTACCGATATGATGACAAAAATAAAGTATGGAATCATAGAGATAATGTAAAAGAAAGTTCAACGAAACTAACATCAATGATTAAAAAATAAACAAAAGGGAGAAACTAAAAATTCTCCCTTTTTTATTTGGTATTGTCACAAATTTATCGTATATTTGTTACACATTTGATAAGAAAATAGATGGAAATTTATTACAAAAAAAGATTTGGAAATATCGGAAAATTGTTGTATATTTGTATTTCTATTATATTTATTAATGTAACGGAAGTGTAGGAAAGACACTATAATCCAACCTTAAAACATAAACGTTTTAAACCTTAAACTCTTAAAACTTAAAAGAAAATGGCTATTAATTTAGACGCAATTAAGAGCAGACTTAACAAACTGCAAAACACCCAAAGAACAACTGTAGAACTTTGGAAACCAGCACCGGGAAAACACACTATTCGTTTAGTCCCTTACAAATTCAACAAAGAGAATCCTTTCATTGAATTGTACTTTCACTACAACATTAACAACAAAACTTATCTATCTCCGATGTCATTCGGTAGACCTGACCCAATTGTTGAGTTTGCTGACAAACTTAAAAGAATGGGTGATAAGGAAGATTGGAAAGCTGCTAAAAAAATGGAGCCGAAACTTAGAACTTTTGTACCAGTATTGGTAAGAGGTGAAGAAGGTGAAGGTGTAAAATTTTGGGGCTTTGGAAAAACTGTATATCAAGAGATTCTTGGTTATATGGCAGATCCTGATTACGGTGATATTACTGACCCAAATGAAGGTAGAGATATTACTGTTGAAGTAGTATCAGCTGAAGACAGTGGTACATCTTACCCTGTAACAACAATCCGTGTTAAACCAAAGGAAACTCCATTGGCAACATCTAAAGAAGATACGGACAAGTATTTAACTTCTCAAAAAGAAATTACTGAACTTTATTCAGAATTAACTTATGCAGAATTGAAAAATGTATTAGAAGGTTGGTTAAATCCATCAGCAACATCGGAAGATGAAAAATCAGCATCAGCTGAAACACTTTCATCAACTGCTAAAAATGATGATGATGAAGCACCATTTGATACAACTCCATCAAAACCAGCGGCAGCGCCAGCTAAAAAATTAGATGATGTGGCAGCGGCATTTGATGACCTTTTCAATTCATAAAATAAGTTAATATATGGCTAAAGCAACTAAGGAAATAGACTTGGCAGCAGTACTTGCTGAGTCCCTTAACAAACAATCAAAAGACCAAAAGGTAGCATTCTTTTTGGACTCGGATGAAGCTCCCACAAATGTAGAGGGATGGATTTCAACCGGAGCATCAATGTTAGATGTGGCTATCTCAAATCGCCCGTATGGTGGTTTGCCTGTTGGTAGAATTACCGAAGTGACAGGATTGGAACAAAGCGGCAAATCATTACTTTCAGCACACTTACTTGCCGAAACACAAAAGTTAGGTGGTATCGCTGTGTTGATTGATACTGAAAACGCCGTAAGTAGAGAGTTCTTGGAAGCCATTGGAGTAGATACAACCAAATTACTTTATGTAGCAGCTGAAACTGTTGAACAATGTTTTGAATATACCGAAACCATTATTGAGAAAGTGAGAACTAACTCAAAAGATAAGTATGTAACAATCGTTGTGGATTCAGTAGCAGCGGCATCAACTGAAAAGGAGATGGAAGCTGATTATGGTAAAGATGGTTACGCTACCGATAAAGCAATTATCATTTCCAAAGCAATGCGTAAAATTACTAACTTAATTGGTAGACAGAAAATCACTTTGGTTTTCACAAATCAATTAAGACAGAAGATGAACGCAATGCCATTCTCTGACCCTTGGACAACTTCTGGTGGTAAAGCAATTGCTTTCCACGCATCAGTTCGTTTGAGATTAAAGAGTATGGGAACGATTAAGGCTAAAGAAAATGGTAACGAAAGAATCGTAGGTATTAAAGTTCGTTGTCAAGTAGTAAAAAATCGTATGGGACCACCGTTACGTTCCGCTGATTTTGATATCTTCTTTGACAGAGGCATTGATAACTATGGTGCTTGGTTAGGATTAATGAAGGATAATGGTATTGTAAAACAATCAGGAGCTTGGTATGAATATATTGATATTGATTCAGGCGAAGTGATTAAATTTCAATCCAAAGATTTTCCAACAACATTAGAATCTAATCAGGAAATAAAAGAACAAATCTATAAAAGGATTTGTGAAGCAACAATTTCACAATACAAAAAAGATTCATTGGATACTGATAGTTTGGTGACAGACTCAGAAGTAATCGGTGATTAATTAAATGTTACAAAAAAATATGAAAGACTTATACAAAAAATTACTCAATGAAGTAGAATCTGAACATGAATCTAATGCCCAAAGGGTAAGGAATGGTAGAGTTCTTATCATAGATGGACTCAATACCTTCATCCGTAGTTGGACTACTAATCCCATTATGAATGAGGATGGTGAACATACGGGTGGAGTTATTGGTTCATTAAATTCAATCGGATATCAAATTCGTCAATTCAATCCAACCAGAGTTATCTTAACCTTTGATGGTAAGGGTGGTTCAAAAGGCAGGAAAGAATTATTTGAAGGATATAAAGCTGATAGAGGTAAGAATCGTTTTAGAGTAAATCGTCAGTATCCTGAAATGATGACTCAAGAAGATGAACAAATTTCAATGAAAAGACAATTTGTATGGTTAGTAGACTTGTTAGATAGTTTACCAATTACTACAATGATATATGATGGTATTGAAGCGGATGATGTAATAGGACACATAGCTAGGCATGTGCTTGGTGAAGATGAAGAATGTTACATCGTTTCTACTGATAAAGATTTTTTACAACTAGTAGATGAAAAAACAAAAGTATTTTCACCAACTAAAAAGAAACTTTACGATAGAGAATTAGTTAAATCAGAATGGGGAATGTATCCGCAAAATCTTTTACTATTCAGAACATTGGATGGAGATAATTCTGATAATGTGCCTGGTGTTAAAGGATGTGGATTAAAGACTGTTCTTAAAAGATTTCCTGAATTATCGGAAGATAGAGAAATAACTTTTGATGAGTTCTTTCAAATATGCGAAGATAGAAGGAAAGAAGCTAAAATCTATGAAGATATACTTGCGGCCAAAGATGATGTTTTGAGAAATAGACAAATCATGCAATTGCAAGAACCACATATCAATACAAATACAAAGTTGAAAATAAATGACCGTTTTGCCGAACCAAACAAAAAGTTTGATAAGATGGAATTTATCAGAGCAGCTATGAAGTATAAAATTCTTCAAAACTGGAAAGATATAAACGATTGGCTAAAATCAACATACACGAATATTATAGTAAAATAATTTGGTGGTATCACTAAATTGTTGTATATTTGTAAACCAATAAAGATAAATGCAGAGCGAAGACACACTTTCAAAATACGGACAATCATTTCAAACCAAAGTAATATCTGCTTTGCTTACCGATGATAGAATGATGAATACATTATCCGATGTTATTCATAAAAAATTCTTTGAATCGGAAGCGAATAAGTGGATAGTGGATGAGATTGTATCGCATCATAAAGATTACAATAAAGTGCCTTCGTTGGACGTATTTAAAGTTCAGGTATCTAAAATTGATAATCAATCTTTACAAAAAACAATTGTAGGACAACTTAAAGAAATATATGGACAAATCGGTAATACTGATTTTGAATATATCAAAGATGAGTTTACTTCATTTTGTATTAATCAAAATTTAAAAAATGTAATTGTACAATCTATTGACTTGTTGAAATCAGGTAACTATGATAAAATCAAAGACTTGGTTGATAAGGCAATGAAGGTTGGTGTTGATGCCGATTTGGGTATGGATTACCTTATTGATTTTGAAAAAAGGTATGATGAAACAAAAAGAGATACTGTTGGTACTGATTGGGAATGTATCAATGAACTTATGAATGGTGGATTAGGACCTGGCGAATTGGGGGTTGTAGTTGCACCATCCGGTGTTGGTAAGACTTGGGTATTATGTGCTTTGGGAGCTGCAGCTGTAAGAGCTGGAAAGACCGTTGCACATTATTCATTGGAATTATCACAAGAATATGTTGGTTTACGATATGATACTGTATTTTCACACATACCATCACATGAATTGGTTGATAAGAAAGAAAAAGTATTAACATCTCTGAAAAAATTAAGAGGTAAACTTAAAATTAAATACTTCCCACCAAAAGGTGCATCTTCAAAAACAATTCAAGCTCACTTAGAAAAGATGATAGCAGCCGGTAATAAGCCCGATTTAGTTATTGTGGATTATGCCGATTTGTTATTATCACATTCAAACAAAACCGATAGTACATACGCTGAACAAGGTGGAGTGTACATTGATTTAAGAGGAATGAGTGGTGAGTTAGGAATACCAATTTGGACAGCATCACAAACAAATCGTTCAGCAATTGATAGTGAGGTTATTGAAGCTGATAAAATTGCAGATTCATACGCTAAAGTAATGAACGCTGACTTTATTATGAGTTTGAGTAGAAAAGCTAAAGATAAGTTGAGTAACACTGCAAGAGTGCATGTTATGAAAAACCGATTTGGACAAGATGGTATAACATTCCCAGCTAAAATGAATACAACCGATGGTACATTGGAAGTATATACAGCATCATCAACCGATGGGGTATTAGCACAAAAGGCTAGTGCAAATGGGAATGAAATAGAAAGACAACTATTACATAAGAAATATGTTGAAAGTATGCCGGTTGGAAACAAACCGCAACTGGTTACGGGATTAGGATAACAATTAAAAAACAAAAACTATGGCAACAAGTCAAGAATTATTTGAGCAAATCAAAGGACATTTTACAACCTTTGAAACAGAACACAATGGTACTAAAAAAGTAAACAAATCAAGAGCTAGAAAAGCAATTGGTGAGTTGAAGAAATTAGTAACTGCTTATAAGAAAGCTTCAACAGAAGAAGGAAAAGCGTAATATGATAGGGGGGCTACGGCTCCCCTCTTATATGTTATAATAGACACCTATTTTAACAAATAAAAATATTTTAAAAAAAGTGGATTTTTTATCCACAAACGTGTATTGTTTAGTCAGACACCCCATATTTATATTTTCATTTTGGGGTTTTCCTGAAAAAAATTATTAAACAATCAAATCACAAAAAATTATGGACATTTCAACACGAATTTTATCGGACATTACAGTATATATGAAATATGCGAAGTATGTACCGGAATTAAACAGAAGAGAAACATGGGAAGAATTAGTTACTCGTAATATGGATATGCATATTAAGAAGTTCCCAAAATTAGAAAACGAAATTAGAGAGAACTACAAATTCGTGTATGATAAAAAGGTATTACCATCAATGCGTTCAATGCAGTTTGCTGGTAAACCAATTGAAATTTCACCAAATAGAATTTACAATTGTGCATTCGCACCAGCAGATGATTGGAGAGTGTTTTCAGAAATTATGTTTCTTTTATTAGGTGGAACGGGTGTAGGTTACTCTGTTCAAAAACATCACGTTGATGCTTTACCTGAAATTAGAAAACCAAATGCAGATAAGACAAGAAGATTTCTTATTGGTGATTCTATTGAAGGATGGGCAGATGCTGTGTTAGTATTAATGAAAGCATACTTCTTTGGCGGAAGTAAACCGCAGTTTGATTTTAGAGATATTAGACCAAAGGGTGCAAGATTAATTACTTCGGGTGGTAAAGCACCTGGACCTCAACCACTTAAAGAGTGTTTGATTAAAGTAGAAGGTATATTAGATGCACACAAAGACGGTGATAAATTAGAACCAATTGAAGTACATGATATTATTTGTCATATTGCAGATGCAGTATTGGCAGGTGGTATTCGTAGAGCAGCACTTATTTCATTATTTTCAGCAACCGATGAAAAAATGATTAGTTGTAAGAGTGGTGCATGGTGGGAAACAAATCCGCAAAGAGGTAGAGCAAATAACTCTGCGGTATTAATGAGACATAAAATCACAAAAGATTATTTTATGGACTTATGGAAAAGAATTGAAGCAAGTGGAGCCGGTGAACCTGGTATCTATTTAAGTAATGATAAAGATTGGGGAACTAATCCTTGTTGTGAAATTGCATTAAGACCTTATCAATTCTGTAACTTATGTGAAGTAAACGTAAGTGATATTATAGACCAAACTGATTTGGAAGAAAGAGTTAAAGCAGCATCGTTCATTGGAACATTGCAAGCTGGATATACTGACTTCCATTATTTAAGACCAATTTGGCAAAGAACAACCGAAAAGGATGCGTTGATTGGAATATCTATGACTGGTATCGGAAGTGGTGCTATTTTAAAGCATGATATGAAGGCAGCGGCTAAAATTGTTAAAGAAGAAAATAAAAGAGTAGCTGATTTAATGGGAATCAACGCTTCGGCAAGATGTACAACCGTAAAGCCTGCCGGAACAACATCATTAACTTTGGGTACATCTTCTGGAATTCACGCTTGGCACAATGATTACTACATTCGTAGAGTAAGAGTTGGTAAGAATGAATCAATTTATTCTCATTTAGTATTACATCATCCTGAATTGGTTGAAGATGAATATTTCAGACCACATGATACTGCCGTAATTGGTATTCCACAAAAGGCACCAGCAGATGCAATCTTTAGAACTGAATCTCCAATTCAATTATTAGAGAGAGTTAAGAGAGTACATAGCGAGTGGGTTAAGCCTGGTCATAGAAGCGGTAACAATACACACAATGTATCTGCAACTGTTTCTATTAGAGAGCATGAGTGGAAAGCAGTTGGTGAGTGGATGTGGGAAAACAAAGAATTCTATAATGGTCTTTCAGTATTACCGTACGATGGTGGAACTTATATCCAGGCTCCATTTGAAGATTGTACAAAAGAAAAATACGAAGAACTTATGAAAACATTGCACGATGTTGATTTAAGTAAAGTTATAGAGTTAGAAGATACAACTGACTTAAGTGGTGAGTTGGCATGTGCGGGTGGTGCGTGTGAAGTTAAGTAAGATGCACGATAACTTGGTACAAAATATAGTAAACGGAATATATGGCTCGATTCGCGGAAACCGATAAGAACCTATATTACTTTGAAGGTAGTAGGGTAGTGTTTACACCGGAATACCACATAGAACGTGGATATTGTTGTGGGAATGGGTGTAGACACTGTCCTTACGAACCTAAACATATAAAGGGAAATATAGAATTAGAAAAAATATATAAAAAAGAAAACGATGAGTGTAGTAGTTAAAAAATTTGGGGCAGCGTGGTGTGGTCCTTGTAGAGCATTGGCACCTGTATTAGAGGGAATTAAAAAAGAGTTTGAAGGTAAAGCAACATTCGTTGAATATGATGTTGATAATTCTCCAGAAGAATCGGTACAATATAATGTTACATCTATTCCATTAGTAATAATTGAAAAAGATGGTGTAGTTTTAGAAAGATTTCAAGGTTTAGCAGCTAAAGTAGCATATACAAATGCTATTAATGATGCTATAAAATAAATTTGGTAATATCCAAAAAGTTTCGTAAATTTGTTATATGTGTGGAATAATAGGCGGTAATTGGTTTACTTCTAGTAAGCAGACCCATACCCATTTACAAAAAATAATTCATAGAGGTAGAGATGCTTCTATTGTAGACGAGATAGACAGTGTCTTTGTTGGACACAATCGTCTTTCAATTCAAGATTTATCTTCAACAGCAAACCAACCAATGTGGAATGGCGATAAGACTGTATGTATTGTATATAATGGAGAGTTATGGGATAGTAATTACACAAAAGAATTAAAAGATAAAATTACAATTCCATTTAAAACAAAATCTGATACTGAAATAATTCTTAATGCTTATTGTGAATTTGGAACTGATTCATTCAAAGATTTGGATGGGATGTTTTCATTTGCAATAGTTGATACCAAAATTAATAAAATATTTGTAGTTAGAGATTACGTTGGTGAGTTACCTTTATGGTATGCAATTGATAACGATGGTAAGATGGTATTTTGTTCTGAAAAGAAAGGATTACCAATATCAGAACTTTATGAAAAGCAAGTAAAGGCAATTTATCCAGGAACTTATTTAGAATACAACTATAAAACATTAGAACATTCAACGCAAACTTATTATAAACTTCCAAATGAAATAATAAATGATGATAGAGAAACTATCGTTACGAATATTAGAACAATGTTGGAAGAAGCTGTAAAAGTTAAGATGGTATCAGATGTTCCTATTTGTACTATTCTTAGCGGTGGTATTGATTCCGTTATCACTACATATATTCTTTCTAAAATTAAACCTGATATTGAAGCATTCGTTGTATCAATGGGTGATGGTGATACTAAAAATGATGATATAAAATATGCTAGAATTGCTGCAAAAGAATTTGGAGTAAAATTGCATGAAATTATTTTAACCGAACAGGATGTTGAAGATGCGGTTAAAGAAACTCTTTATGTTATTGAGCAAGGTAGATGGCAAAACGTTGGTAGTGCAATTGCACAAATAGCACTATCTAAAAAGATAAATGAGTTAGGATTCAAAGTTGTATTTAGTGGTGACCTATCCGATGAGATATGGGGTAGTTATGGGCACATTCAAGCGTTCCATTACAAACCCGAAGATTACGATAAGGCCAGAAGAAAATTAGTAGAAGATGTACATAAGACAAACTTCTTAACAACAAACCAATCTATTATGTGGGGTGGAACCGTTGAGGTAAGAACTCCGTATAGTTGGAGACCGTTTGTTGAATATACTTTAAATATTCCACCATTATATCAAAAAGAAGGTGGACATATGAAACCACTATTAAGAGCTGCATTCAAAGGTGAGATTTCCGATGAACTATTATATAGACCTAAAGTTTACTTCGCAAAAGGATGTAGGACAGGTGATATGATGGAAGCTAAAAAAGATATTTTGAAATCTCAATTAAAATCCTTATATTTGTATAAAGACGAACTAAACTTAAATAAATTCTTTCAATATGCTTAATTTTGTAAAAGCTGAAAAAGGTACAACTGAAATGATTGAAGCTGTAAATCAGGCTTCAACTATTATTGATTTGTATCCTGAAATATTTCCACACTTATATAAGCAAGGCTTTAAGTTGGAAAAGTATATTGAAAAGGGTGGTATGATACTGCAAGACGGTGTTGTTATCACTTTTGGAAAATATAAATCTCATGGTAGAATGAGTAAAAATGCTACTACATATAAAAAGAAAGGAGATTATATTCTTCATCAAATTGCAACAAATCACTCTAAAACAAATGCTTCAAAAGAAGTATTAGATGAGTTTGTAGAATATTGTAAATCACAACATGCAGAGAATCTATTCTTAACCGTTAGGGCATTCAATTATAGAGCCGTATTATTTTATGAGAGATATGGTTTTGTAAAAGATAGTGATATAACTTGGACTAGTAAAAAAGACGGAGTTATAAATGGTATAGTATTCAGATTGAGATTGGTTGCAAACAAAAATATAGAAACAGTATGTATTTAGAATATTTTGATAAATTTAAAGGTATGCAGCCATACCTATATATAAATTCAGAAGAATGGACTTATATTAAAAAAACATTTGATGTTAATGATGTTAAAGAATCATTAGCAGAAGTGTGTATGGCATACGAATTGCCTTTTGCTGAAATAAGTGAAGATGATGCTAGAAAAGAATATCTTGCATTAAAAGGTATTCGTTGGAATGAATTATTTACCGAAGGTGAATGGTTTCCAAGAAAGGCATCAGATTTTAGATACTCTTTAGATTTTCAAGGTAAACCACAATACATTCGTAGATTAAATACCGGAAATGATGCATCAAATCATTTTCAACAAGCAAATCGTTGGAGTGTAGATGGAACGGTATCACCTGGACCTTCTAGAACTTGGGCAAGTAAAGAATTTATGACAACTCTAATGGGTGGGTTATATACTCTTAAATTTGATGAAGTTGGTAGAAACCAATTAAGAGTGTGTTTAAGTTTGAGAAAATATATTTGTTCTCAATTTAAACCAAATGCAGCAAAAGTATTGTATGATTTTTATGGAGCTAAAAATGTATTAGATATATCAGCGGGATGGGGTGATAGATTATGTGGATTCTTTGCATCTGAAAATGGTGAACATTATGTAGGAATAGACCCTAGAAAAGAAAATCATCCAATATATCGTAAACAGGCGGAATTCTATACTAAACACAATTCATTCTTTGAAACTGAAAAGAAAGCTGATTTTATAGAATCACCGGCGGAAGATGCAGATTTAACTCAATATAAAGAGCACTTTGATATTGTATTTAGTTCACCACCGTATTTCAACGTAGAGAGATATTCTTACGATGATACTCAAAGTTGGGTTAGATATAAAAATATTGATGCTTGGAATAAAGAGTTTTTACATAAAACAATTGCAAACGTTTGGCCTACTTTAAAGAAAGGTGGTATCCTCGCAGTTAATATTGCAGATGTATATGCAAGTTCCAAAGGAGATGGTAAAGGTTATAAAGAGATATGTAATCCAATGAATGATTTTATTCAAACATTAGGTGCAGAATACGAAGGATGTTTGGGAATGGAAATGGCGAAAAGACCTGGTAGTGCTGGAGCGGGTTCTATCATAGAAGGAGATGAGGAAAGATATAGCGAAGAAGCTTTGAAAAAGGCGGAAGAAGCCGGTGATAAAACATTTTGTGAACCTATTTGGATTTGGAAAAAATTATGATAAAAGAATACTTCAAAAAATTTTATGGGATGGAGCCGTATCTTCGTATTGAAAAAGACGAATGGCAAACTATTCTCAAAACTTATACGAAAAAAGAAATCATAGATGAACTTTCAGAAGTATTGCATACATACCCACCACCAATACCAACTATCACAGAAGAAGATACGTTAGATGCTTATAAAAAATTAAAAGGAACTTGGTGGCCTGATATTTTAGTAGAAGGTAAATGGTTTCCACGTAATGAAAGAGTATCAAAGTATCCATTAACTTATGATGGTTCTGAATATTATTTTAGAAGAACTAATGTAGGTAATAATGCATCCAATCCATTTCATATAGAAAATCGTTGGAAGGTTGATTGGGTTAGAACACCATCGGGTTGGAAAACTTGGCAAACGGTAGAAGGTATTAAAACAATCGTAAGAGCATACTTTACTTTGGATAAAATGTTATTGGATGTAAATTTGGAAACTCTTAAAATGGCAACTACATTAAGAAAGTATGTTGCATCACAATTTAAACCTGTTATTGCAAAAGCATTCTATGATAAGTTTCAAAGTAAAAATGTTATGGATTTTTCAGCAGGATGGGGTGACCGTTTAGCTGGATTCTTTGCAGGAGAAACAACAAAGTTTTATTTAGGTATTGACCCAAATAGTAGTAATCATCCTAACTATCAAAAACAAATTGAGTTCTATAAAAAACATACAACATTCTTTGAAGAAGATAAAGATGCAAAGATGTTACAAGCGGCGGCTGAAGATGTAGATTATTCAGAGTATGAAAACTTCTTTGATACAATCTTTACTTCACCACCGTATTTTAATACGGAAAGATACAGCTTTGATGATACTCAAAGTTGGATTAGATATAAAAAGTTTGATGATTGGAACAAAGGGTTCTTTCATACAACATTAGACAAAATTATACCAACCTTAAAAAAAGGTGGAATACTGGCAATCAATATTGCGGATGTATTTTCCGCACCTGATAAGGGGTATGTGGACATAGTTAATTCTATGAACGATTTCCTTCAATCCAGAGGGTTAATTTATAAAGGGTGTATTGGTATGGAAATGACAAAAAGACCCAATAGTGGGGGTGCTGGGATGGCTGTATCGGAATATTACTCCGATGAATTGAAGGAAAAGGCTGAAGAAACAAAAAACCACGCATTTGGAGAACCAATATGGATTTGGGAAAAATAAATTTGGTAGATTCAATAAAATATCGTATATTTGTATTCACAATTTAAAATTTAAACATAAACAAAATGAACAAAGCAAAATTAACAAGATTTATCCAAAAGTATAGTTTGGGTGGATTAGTAGAATCAGTTGCATGGAAAACGGAAGATAACAAATTAGTTACTCGTTTCATATCCGATGACAAAACTGTATTGGGTGAAATTCAATTAGATAATTTCACATTTAGTGCACCTGATTTAGGAGTGTACACAACATCAGCATTATCAAAATTACTTTCGGTAGTTGGTGAAGATATTGAGTTGGAAGCACAAGAAATTGAAGGTAAAGCTGTAAACCTTTTCGTTAAAAGCGAAAACACAAAGGTTCAGTTTCAATTGGCAGATTTGGCAGTTATTCCAAATGTACCAGATTTGAAAAAACTTCCTGATTTTGATGTTGATATTAATTTTGATGGTGCGTTTATTGATAAATTTATCAAAGCTAAAAACGCATTGAGTGATGTTGATACATTTACTATTCTTACTGAAAAGAAAGAATTAAAAGTTGTATTGGGTTATTCAAATATTAACTCAAATAGAGTTGTGTTCGTAGTTGATAAAGCATATGCAGGTGATGTTAAACCAATTTCTTTCTCAGCAAAGTATTTGAAAGAAATCTTAACTGCAAATAAAGAGGCAACTGCGGTTGTACTTAAAGTATCAACACAAGGTATTTCGCACGTTGAATTTAAAATTGATGATTTCACTGCAAAATATTACCTAGTAGAACAACAATTAACTGCATAATGAGTTTTAATTACAAAAAGAAATATTTCTACGAAAAGAATGACTGGTTGTACGAACCGGAAGTGAACTTATTATATGAAGATGTTCTTAAAATGCCATTCGCCGATTTTGAAAGGTGGGTGGCATTTTTTAGAGAACTCGCAGTAAGAGTTTGGAATGAAACCGGAGCACCACCGAGAATCGGTGTTGATGAAGGTGAAATGATTGAACAATTTTCTAAACTACAAACTTACAAAGTAGAAAAGTTTGAAGAAAAAGATGATGACGGAAACGAAGTCATCTTTAACTTCAATAAGTTTGCAACACCAGTTAATCAATTCTTTCCTGCGATGTATAAGACGGGAATCGGTGGTTCGGCTTATGATAAGCCAAAACCATCAATCTACGATGTATTCGCAGATGATGCCTATTTGACAGAGTTTGTAAAACAAATGAGAAGATTAACTAGGCAAGATGGTATGTATCGTTTTTCTAAAACCTTACATTTAGATAATCCAGAATTTCATAATTCACATATCCAAAGTGGTAAAGAGTGGATTGAAAAATGGGCAGCGGGTAATAAGAAAGAAGGATATGGATTTTGTTTATCACAAGCGGATAGCAAAGTTCCATCACCGCCAATTACTGCACAAGAAGTTAAAGACCTTTATGCAGCTGGTATATTGAAGTATGAAAACATATCTTCATTAAAAACTGCGGATTGGGGTGAGAATATTGATAATTTAGTTGATGTTCCAAAACAACCAATTCAGATTAAGATATACCCATTAGGACAAAGAATATTTCCTGAAGCAACTGCTGCATTTCGTATCGGTATGGGTACACAGGCGGTTGTAAACTTCCCACCACTTACTGCAAAATATCTTTATAAAAGATTTACGGAACATATTAAAAAACAAGATGTAATTAACATCTATGACCCATCAGCGGGTTGGGGTGGTAGAATATTAGGAGCATTAAGTCTTGATGATAGAAATATCCATTACATAGGAAATGACCCTAATACCGAAAACTACATTTCAGAAATCGGTAAGACTCGCTATGAGTATCTTGCGGAGTTCTTTAATAATAAAGTACCGGGTGCAGCTAATCCTTTTTGGGGACACGCTAATACATACGAAATCTTTACAACTGGTTCTGAAATTATTAAAGATGACCCGAGATTTCAAAAGTATAAAGGTAAATTAGATTTTGCATTTACTTCTCCGCCATACTTTGATAGAGAACGATATTCTGATGATGATACACAATCATTTAAGAAATTTGGTAACTATGAAAGTTGGAGAGATGGATTTTTAAGACCAACATTAGAAACTATATATGAGTATCTTCGTAATGACCGTTATGTATGTTGGAATATTGCAGATATTAAAGTTGGTCCTGATAAGTTTTATCCATTGGAGCAAGATAGTATTGATATACTTACACAATTGGGATGTGAGTATAAAGGCAAATTAAGAATGACAATGAGTCCAATGACGGGAATGGATTTATCTAAAGCGAAAAATTGTATGCAGATTGAAGGGCAATTTTATAAGTACGAACCAATTTTTATATTTTATAAACCATAACATAATAGATGTATCAAAACATTTTCTTTGAAAGAAATAGAAACTTAATTCATTTGTGGGATGACACTTTAGGGTATCGCACATTTCCATATAAAAAATATGCATATGTTAAAGACCCAAATGGGGAATATCAATCTATGCATGGTGACCGTTTAAGTAAAGTATTTAAATGGGAAAAGGATAGTGGTGAGGAATTATTTGAATCAGATGTACCGGAAACCACCAGAGTATTAGTAGACCTATATGGGGATGATACTCCATCTAAAGGTCATATTGTTTTAACTTTTGACATTGAGGTAGAAATGATAACAGGACTTCCAAACATTGAAAAAGCCGAAAACGAAATTACTTCAATAGCAGCGTATGATGATGCCACAAAAGAGTATCATGTATTCGTTGTAGATAAAAAAGGTAAGGTAAACGGTAAATCGTTTCAAAAAGATGGTAGAGATGTGCATGTTCATATCTTTGGTAGTGAGCGTGAATTGTTGATGAAATACTTAACTTATGTTGAAAGTGTAAACGCAACGATTTGGACGGGATGGAATATTGATTTCTTTGACGTTCCATATCTTTATAATCGTATTAAGAATGTATGTGGGGAAAATCAAGCCAATCGTTTATCTTGTATAGGTAAAACATATTGGTCACCTTATCGTAATCGTTATAGTATTGCGGGTGTGAGTATTATGGACTATATCGGTTTGTATAAACGATACAACTTTGGTTTAGAGAGTTCATATACTCTTAATCATATCGCTATGAAAGAATTGGGTAGAGGTAAGGTTGAATATGAGGGAAGTTTGGATGACTTATTTGAGGATGATTTAGAAAAATTTATTGAATATAACATTACTGACGTTGAGTTGGTGGTATCAATGGATACCAAACTTCAATTTATTGAATTAAGTAGAGCGATTTGTCATTCTGGATTTACACCATATGAAGATTACATTTTCTCATCAAAGTATTTGGAAGGAGCTTGTTTAGCTTATCTTAAAAAGAAAGGATTGGTAGCACCTAATAAACCAAAGAATCACAAAGATAAACTTGCAGAACAGGCTGAAGCTGGTGAAGAAAAATTTATTGGGGCATATGTTAAAGAACCAATTGTTGGTAAGTATGATTGGATTTATGACTTGGACTTAACATCTCTATATCCATCAATCATTATGACCTTAAATATCTCACCTGAAACAAAGGTTGGTAAGATTTCAAATTGGGATCCTGAATCTTGGGTTAGGGGTGAAGATAGACAATATACGATTGTTGGTAAAACAAAAGAGTTTACATATAATAGAAAAGAATTAGAAGAAGTAATTAGAGATAATCAATTAGGTGTTGCTGCAAATGGTGTGTTATATACACAAAAGAAACCTGGTTTGATTGCAGATATTTTAGATACTTGGTTTAAACAAAGGGTTGAGTTCAGAAAGTTGGAGAAGAAGTATGGTGAGGCGGGTGATACTGAAAAATATGAATTCTATGGTAAGAGGCAGTTGGTACAAAAGATTCTTTTGAACTCAATGTATGGTGTGTTAGGACTTGTTGCATTTAGATTCTATGATATTGATAATGCAGAAGCAGTAACGATTACCGGTCAAACTGTAATTAAGAAAACTGCCGAAATGGCAAATCTTAAATACCAAAAAGAGTTGGGTACAAAAGACGATTATAATGTTTACATTGATACTGATTCAATTTATATGATGGCAGAACCTTTGGTTAAATTTAGGTATCCTGAATATAAAACATTTGACCAAACTAGAATGGCATCCGAAGTTAATATCGTTGCAGAAGAAACTCAAGCATTTTTAAATTCATTTTATAACTTACTAGCGGAAAGATTCTTTTGTATTCCAAAAGAGAAACACCGCTTTGAGATTAAGAAAGAGTATATCAGTAAAGCAGGATTTTGGGTAGCAAAGAAGCGATACGCACAATGGATGATTTTGAAGAATGGAATTCCTTGCGATAAATTGGATGTAAAAGGATTGGATGTAGTACGTTCATCGTTTCCAAAAGCATTTCAGGAGTTTATGGCTAAAATGTTAAAAGACATTCTAATGGGTAAAACCAATGAAGAAATAAATGAATCTCTTTTAGAATTTAAAAAGAGTATCTATACACTTCCGATAAATAAAATCGCAAAAGGTGGAGCTATTAAAGAATTGAGTAAATACGATAAAGGTAAGTGGAGAAAAGATAGTGGATTGGCGATTGCTAATTTTGAGAAAGGAACACCTGCACACGTTAAGGCTGGAATTGCTTATAATAGATTACTTAAATTCTTTGAATGTCCGTTTAAACATGAACCTATTAGAGATGGTGAAAAAGTTAAATGGGTATATCTTAAAAGTAATCCATTGGGAATAGATACTTTGGCATTCAAAGATTATAATGACCCAAAGGATGTATTGGATTTCATTGATAAATACATAGATAGAGATGAAATATATAAAGCAGAATTAGAAAATAAACTAAATGATTTCTTCGGTGCTCTCAAATGGGAAATGGCATCGGTAGAATCACAAAACGCAAAAAAGTTTTTTGAATTCTAAACTTTTTTTCGTATATTTGTAAAACAAAATAAAATAATATGGCAAAGGCTAAAAAAACAAAAAAAGAAGAAGTAGTTGAACTAGAACCAATTGGTGAAGTTAAACTAGAACAAAAAAAATATGAAGATTGTGAATGGTGTTTCCAATTTGATGAAGATGAACCACAAGTATTTGCTTGGACTGATCCTGAAATTAGTGCAGATGAGAATCCTAAAATCATTTTTGAAATAACTAATGGAGAAAATTCATACATTACATTTACAAATGGTAAATCGGGAAAAACATTTAAAATTTACGCTAGAGAAATTTCAGATGCAGGAAAAGAAATGAGAGAAGCTCAAAGACAGGCTTTCAAAAACTCTCAAGCTGATTTAGAAAACTTTGATAAAAACATGGAAGATTATGCAAGTGAAAATAAAGAAACTGAATAGTAACGCAGTAATTCCAACATACGCTAAAGATGGTGATGCTGGAATGGATTTAGTAGCAACTGAAATCCTTAAAGATACTCCTGAACAAATAACTTATGGAACGGGACTGGCTATGGAAATACCTAACGGATTTGTAGGATTAGTATTTCCTCGTTCATCAATCAGAAAGACCGGTTTACAATTAAGTAATTCGGTTGGTGTGATTGATAGTGGATATAGAGGTGAGATACAGGCTACCTTTAACAAAATATTTGGTGGCGAGGGTTTTTATGATGAAACGGTAGAAACTAAAGTTCCGGTTAATGACTTTTATAAAGTAGGTGACCGTATATCACAAATTATGATTATTCCACACCCACCAATTGAGTTTAATGAAGTAGAGGAATTATCAAATACAGAAAGAGGTGAAGGTGGTTTCGGCTCAACTGGAAATTAAAAAATAAAAATATGTTTGAATTTAAAGAAGAAGAACAAATAAATCATTCACTTTGGGTAGAAAAATATCGCCCATCTAAATTGGATGATTATGTAGGTAATGAACACTTAAAAAGTAAAGTAGCAGGTTATATAGAAACCGAAGATGTACCACATCTTTTGTTCTTTGGAAAAGCCGGTACTGGTAAAACAACATTGGCAAAATTGATTATCAAATCAATTGATTGTGATTATATGATTATAAACGCATCAGATGAAAACAACGTTGAGACGGTAAGAACAAAGGTAAAGAACTTTGCATCATCTATGGGATTCAAAAAGTATAAAATTATTATACTTGATGAGTTTGATTATATGACTCCAAACGCACAAGCGATTTTGAGGAACTTAATGGAAACATTCAGTAAACATTGCCGATTCATTTTGACTTGTAACTATGTTGAAAAAATCATTGAACCTATCCAAAGCCGTTGTCAAACTTTTCAAATAACTCCACCTACTAAAAAAGATGTAGCTATTCAGATGAGTAAGATTTTAAGAGCAGAAGATGTTCAGTTTGACCCAAAAGATTTAGTTCCTATTATTGATTCTTCTTACCCTGATATTCGTAAGATTATTAATACTTGTCAATTAAACTCTCTTAAAGGTAAATTGCAAGTAGATGTTCAAAATCTTTTAGAGAATGATTACAAAATGAAAGTTTTGGAAATTCTTAAATCAAAAGATGATAAGAGAAATAAATATATGAATGTTAGACAGGCTATTTTAGATTCAAAGGCAACTGATTTTTCTGACCTTTATACATTACTATATGATAAGGTTGATGAGTATGCGGGAGAAAATACAGCAAACGTTATTCTTGTATTAGGAGATGGCGTAGCTAAATCGGCAGTAGCAATTGATAAAGAAATTATTGCAGCGGCAACATTAATTCAAATTTTAAATTTAATATAATATGGCAAACATTATTGGACAAGGTGAAGTTCCACAAATGCCTCAACCTAAAGTAGATATTTCACAATCGTTACCTATGGTATGTGAAAATTGTGGATATGATAAATTTATATCAACTATAAAAGTAAGAAGATTATCAAAATTATCATTTGGTGGAGCACAGGATATGGTTATTCCATTTGATTTGGTTATATGTGGAAGTTGTGGCGAAGAATTTGAACCACTTAAACCTCTTGAATTAAGAGCATTAGAACAAAAAGATAAATTAACCGCAGCGGAAACTCGCTCATTAGATTTAGATACAAATGCCTAAAGGATTATTTGACCATATCAACGCAATTACAAAAGACCAGGACCCAAAGTATTGGGATAAGCTAGATGATACTGATAAAAAGACTTGGAGTAACTGGTTAATTCTTCGCTATATGTCTATGAATCCTGATTGGATAGAGATGATAGCAGAAATACAACCCTATATTCAAGAAGCACCACCAAAAGCAGTTTATAAAGCACTTATTGGTGTTATACCAAAGGGTAAAACTTATCTTCGTTATATGAAGGGCAAATCGGTAAAAGATTATGAACAATGGATTATTGATTTGGTAGCTAAATGGTACGAAGTTTCTACAAAAGAAGCATCTGAATATCTTGATATATTATATGAAAGTACCACCGGTAGAGAAGAAATCAAAAGAATTGCTGAAGCATATGGTACAGAACCCAAGTTAATTACCAAGTTAAAACTCAAACTTTAATTTGGTAATATCACCATTTTTTCGTATCTTTATATAAATAAAACAAATGGCAAAAGTATCATTTTCGCAGTACTCAATGTGGAGTAGCTGCCCTCAACAATATAAGTTAAATTACATAGATAAGTTAGGTGAAAGTTCTGGCAACATTCACACAATCTTCGGTACTGGAATGCACGAAACAATTCAACATTACCTTTCGGTTATGTATGGTGTTTCAAAAAAGCAGGCAGATGAAATTGATTTAGATAAACTTCTTTTAGAAAAAATAAAAGATGCTTTTACTAAAGAAAAAGAATCTCTTACCGAAGGTACACCTTGTACTCAAATAGAATTAGAAGAATTCTATGGAGATGGTAGAAGAATATTAACTTGGTTTAAAAAATATTGTAGTAAATTTTATTCTAAAAGTGGATATGAATTAGTTGGTATTGAAATTCCTTTAAATGCAACTATTAAAAACGGTGTACACTTTATTGGATTCATTGATATTGTATTGAGAGATTTAGCGGAAAACTCAATTATAATTGTTGACCTTAAAACTTCAACAATGGGATGGAATCAATATCAAAAGGCTGATAAATTGAAAAACTCTCAAATTCTTTTGTATAAAAAATATTATTCAGAATTGTTTAATATTCCAATGACTAAAATCAAAGTGGAATATCAAATTATGAGAAGAAAACTTCCTGAAGATTCTGCATTTCCAATTCCTTACATATCAAAACATATTCCGCCAAATGGAACACCATCGGTAAACAAAGTGTATGATGAATTTATGGAATTTATTAATACCGTTTTTGATGATGATGGAAATTTCAAAGATATCCCATTCCCAAAAGTACCTGGCAATAACAAAAAGAATTGTAAATGGTGCGAATTTATGAATAGAGGGATATGTGATGGTAAACCTTAATTTTCGTTTTTTTATTTTCTATATACTTATATATACAAATATATAAAACGATATTACAATGAATCAAGAAAACACAAAGCTAACAACTGTGAAAATCTTGAAAGATGTATATTCATCATTTAAAAAAGTATCTTTTGATTCCGATGTTACCCTTCAAAAATTGGTAAACCGAACTGTTGAAAGATATGTTTCTGACGAAGAATTTAGAAAAGAAATGAACGAATACTTAAAACTACAAATTTCAGGTTCACAATTTTAATGAAAAAATAAGTTATGGCAAAAAAGAAAAAAATCCTATTACTTTCGGATGATTTAAGAATGGCAAGTGGTATAGCCACAATGTCAAAAGAATTCGTATTGGGTACGATACACAAATACGATTGGTATCAAGTTGGAGCGGCAATTAACCATCCTGAACAAGGTAAGGTTTTGGATGTTAGCGAAGATATACAAAAAAATTATGGAGTAGCAGATGCTAGTTTAAAAATACTTCCTTGGAATGGGTATGGAAATGCTGATTTGTTAAGGCAGATTATTAATTCAGAAAACCCAGATGCAATCTTACACTTTACTGACCCTCGTTATTGGACATGGTTGTATGATATCGAACACGAAATCAGACAAAATATTCCAATTCTTTTCTACGCAATTTGGGATGATTTACCAGACCCAATGTATAATAGAGATTATTATGAAAGTTGTGATTGGATTGGATGTATATCAAGACAAACATATGGTATTATAAAAAGAATTACTTCTAGAACCGATAAAGTAACATGGAGACCTCTAAAAGATTGGCAAGTAAAGTATGTACCACACGGTATTAATACTGATATCTACAAACCAACCGAAGTACCTGCGGAATATCGTAATGAAATTTTAGGTGGTAAAGAATATGATTTTGTATTGTATTGGAGTAATAGAAATATTCGCAGAAAACAACCGGCCGATGTAATAATGGCATATAAAAGATTTTGTGAGATTATTGGTAAAGATAAAGCGGATAAATGTCTTTTATTAATGCATACACAGCCTGTTGATGAAAATGGAACTGACTTGTATGCTGTAATTGAAGAACTTACACCTGGTATTAATATCCGTTTTTCTGAAAAAAGAAGAGTTCAACAAGAATTGAATTGGAACTATAATATAGCAGATGTAACAATCAATATTGCTAACAACGAAGGATTTGGATTAGCAACCGCAGAATCGATAATGGCTGGAACTCCAATCATTGTAAACGTAACCGGTGGATTGCAAGACCAATGTGGATTTAAAGTTGAAGGTAATGTATTGGTTGCAGATGATTATATTAAGATTGGTTCTTTACATGAATGGAGAAAATGGGAAGGTAAAGCAGAACCTGGTCCTTGGGCGTATCCGGTATGGAGTAGAGCACAAGCATTAGCAGGTTCAGTACCAACACCGTATATTTGGGATGATAGAGTTGATATAGAAGATGTTGCACAAGCAATTGCTAAATCATACAATACACCAAAAGAAGAAAGAAAAGCAAACGCATTAATTGGTAGAGAGTTTTTTATCAATGAAGCGGGATTAACACATATCAATATGGCCCAACAATTAATAGATGGGATTGAAGATGTGTTTGAGAATTGGAAACCAAGAAAAAGATTTGAAGTGTTCAAAATTAAATAAGTTATGAGTAAACCAACATTAGTATTTCAGGGACCTATTTTTACGAGAAGTGGATATGGGGACCATTGTAGAGATTTGATGAAATCACTACGCAAAATGGATAAATATGATATTAAGATTATCCCACTTCGTTGGGGTAACACTCCACAAAATCAAGTAACTGACCAAGATGAATTTGGTAGATGGATGCTTGAAAGAGTTGTAGGAGTAGTAGAACAAAAGCCGGATGTGTTTATGCAAGTTTCGGTAGCAAATGAATTTGAACCAAAAGGGCACTATAATATTGGTATAACTGCCGGTGTTGAAACTACAATCGCTCCAAAAGATTTCATTGATGGTTCTAACAAAATGGATTTGATATTAGTACCATCTCATTTCACAAGACAAAATTTAGGTGGAACTGTTTATCAACAAAAAAATCAACAAACTGATGAAATAGTTGGTGAAATTAGAGTTGTAAAGCCAATTGAAGTGCTTTTTGAAGGAGTTGATACCGATATATTTGAATCATCCGTACCATCTAAAACAAATACTGATATTTTAGAAAATATAAAAGAAGATTTTTGTTTTTTAGTTGTTGGACATTGGTTGAAAGGAGACTTGGGACAAGATAGAAAAGATATTGGTATGGCAATTAAAACATTTGCAACCGTATTCCAATATACCAAAGAAAACAAACCAGCTCTTATCATAAAGACATCGCATGCCGGATTTAGTGTAATGGATAGAGAAGCTACTAGAAAGAAAATTGAAGAAGTTATAAAGAGTTTTGGTGATAAGTGTCCACCTATTTATTTACTTCATGGTGATATGGAAGAAAGCGATATGAGTAATCTATACCATCATCCGAAGGTTAAAGCAATGGTATCATTTGCGAAGGGTGAAGGGTATGGTAGACCTATGGCTGAATTTAGTTTGACGGGTAAACCAATTATAGCTAGTGGTTGGAGTGGACATACCGATTTCTTACCAAAAGAACATGCGGTTTTATTAGAGGGTTCGTTGACAAATGTACACGATTCAGCAGCAGACCAGTTTTGTATGAAAGAAGCACAATGGTTTACGGTACACTATTCAAATGCGGCAAATAAATTATATGATGTATATAAGAACTATAACACATATAAGTCACAATCCGTTAGATTAAGAGAAAATACTCTTAAAAGTTTTACTTTAGAAAAAATGACGGAAAGATTTGAAGAAATACTTAATACTTATGTAAAAAGAGCACCTCAAGTAGTTCCATTTAACGCACCTACAGTAAATAGTCAAAAAATTCAATTACCAAAACTTAATAAAATAGGTTAATGCCATACGGAAACTTATATAATAGGCTGATACAAAGAGAATCCATAGTTCCTAAAACAAAACTAACTCCAAGACGAATTTATAAAATAGTTTCGTATGAGTATGTTGGTGGAAAACTTACTTCGTTTAATGGGCCTCAAAGTGCTATTATTTTTTTAATTAGTATTACACCTGATAAAGTACTACATTGTATAAAGATAAGTGAAGCGCGACCTGAAAAATTCTTTCATTGGCTAAAGTTGAATTTAAAAAGGGGATTGAAATACGATGAAATTAAAGAAATTGCAGAAAAAAATACTTTAGATGAGTTGTTGTCACCCGATAATAAGATTGGTTCAAAAACATTTCAAGAATTAAAAAGACATGGAATATATGAACATCAGCCTGGTACATATAGAACCTATTTACTTAATAATGTGAAATCCATAAAGGAAGTTAAGTTTATTACTGATGACTTTTTAAAGTTTCTTAAGATACCAAAACCAAAGCAATCTCCCCCTAAACCGGAAAATCCTTAAAAGTGTTTATTTCTTCCATTTATTTATATTTATTTGTGTAATTACACACAAGTAGAATAAAACCATGGCAATAATAAAAAGAATACCAAAGGGTAGTCCCTTAACGGCGGCAGAAATGGATGCCAACTTGACGATTTTAGAAAACGTATCAAGTTCCGTAAATACATTATATACAACAACTGATAATTTAAATTCAACATTAACATCAGTATCTTCATCCGTATCGAATCTATCAACTTTAAGTGGACAATTAAGCGGACAATTTACTGGTAGTGTTTTAATTTCTGGTAGTTTAAGATTTGATAATATTTCAACCGATGCTGTTGCAAGTGAAGTATTAGTTTACAATAGTTCTACAAAAACAATAGGAAAAACAACTTCAATAGCTAGTGGACCTGCTGGTACTGCTGGTAGTGGTGGTTCTTCTGGTACTTCCGGTAAAGATGGCACATCAGGAAGTTCAGGTACATCCGGTTCTTCTGGTACATCTGGTAAAGATGGCACATCAGGAAGTAGTGGTAGTTCTGGAACTTCTGGAAGTTCAGGTTCATCTGGAACTTCTGGAGAGAGTGGTACTTCCGGTTCATCTGGAACATCTGGTAGTAGCGGTTCATCTGGTACATCTGGTAAAGATGGTACATCTGGTTCATCGGGTTCATCTGGAACTTCTGGACAAAATGGTGATAGATTCTCATCAACATCGAGTACTTCAAACAATATAAGCACTGGTTCTAAAAATTTCACAATAGGAACTGGATTACAATGGACTCCTGGACAGGCTATTATTATTTCTGAAAATGCATCAAATGTATTAGAAGGAACTGTAACATCTTATAACAGCGGTACAGGTGATTTAGTGGTTAATATAACAACTACATCAGGTAGTGGTACTGGTATAACTTCATGGTATATAAATACGGCAGGTGCACCTGGTCAAAGTGGTTCATCTGGAACTTCTGGAAGCTCTGGTTCATCTGGAACTTCTGGTTCATCTGGTACATCTGGAAGTAGTGGTAGTTCTGGAACATCTGGTTCAAGTGGGTCTTCTGGTACATCCGGTAAAGATGGTACAACCGGTTTAGATGGTACAAGTGGTTCATCAGGAACTTCTGGAAGCTCTGGTTCATCTGGAACTTCTGGCTCATCTGGTTCATCTGGAATAAGTGGAACTGCGGGAACATCTGGTTTAACAACAACTGTATTCCCTTATACTGGTTCTGCACATATTAGTGGTTCTCTGCATATTACCGGTTCTATACGAATTGGTAAAACACAATATGGTGGTATGTTGTATGGTCCTACCGTTCAAATTTTAGATTTAGGTTCTGATTCTAGAGGAGCACAGGAAGAAAATTCTTCAATATTGTGGACTGATAAAAGTACTAATGCCAAAGGAGAACTTTATACAAAAGCTGGTAATCTCTATCATGAACTACATTTTAGAACCTTTGAAGCAGTTGCATTTGACGATGCTGATGTTACATTTGGTAAAAATTTGAATATTAGTGGTTCAATTACTTCATCTTTAAGAGAAGGATATGCTTGGGTAGGTGGTCCTAATAATAGAACAATTTTAGTAGCAACATCTTCATTTGGTAGTGCTGGTAGTGGTACTGGAATATTTGCGGCAACCGGTTCGGTATTCGCAACAACAAATAATATACAAATTACAGGTTCTCTACAAGTAAGTGGACCTTTATCTGCTTCACTTCCACAAGGATATGCTTGGGTTGGTGGAGTTAATGATATATCTAGAATAATAGCTACATCTTCATTTGGAGCGATAACAGTATCTCAACAAGGTGGTAGTTCTTTTGGTTCAGTTCGTACAATACGATTCAATGGAGCCGTTGTTGCAGATGATGGTGGCGGACAAGTAACTATAACAACCGGTGGTGGTGGTGGTGGACTTACAATTAATAGTGGTTCATTCTCCGCAGCTGCAACAACCACATTAACATTGGATAATACAATTCGTGCTACGAATAGTGGTGGCGGTACCGTTGCACTTACTGTAGCCGGTGGTGTAGGCGGTGGGGGTTCAAATGGTACTTCTGGTACATCTGGTAAAGATGGTGGTGGTGGAACTTCTGGTTCATCTGGAACCGCAGGAGTAAGTGGAAGTGGCGGTACATCTGGTACATCTGGTAAAGATGGCTCATCTGGAACATCTGGACTTAATGGTATTGGGGCACCTGGTACCGATGGTACATCTGGCTCATCTGGAATAACTGGTATAGGTGGAACAGCCGGTACATCCGGTTCAAGTGGTAGTTCTGGTACATCTATTGCATTAACAATAAATGATGATGTTGGACCTACATCTATTAGTGGTGTAAATCAAATAACATTTACCGGTGGGGCGGTTGTAACTAATACACCTGGTAGTGGACATATAACAATCACCGCAGGAACCGGTGGTGGTGCGGGTAGTGCAGGTTCATCTGGTAAAGATGGTACATCCGGTACTTCCGGTAAAGATGGAACATTTGTTGGTTCATCTGGTACATCTGGTTCATCTGGATTTGGTAAAGATGGAACATCTGGTGTAAATGGTTCAGATGGTACTTCCGGTACATCTGGTATATCTGGATTTTTTGGGTCATCTGGTACATCTGGTAAAGATGGAACATTTATTGGTTCATCTGGTTCATCGGGATTAAATGGAGAAAACGGTACTATGGGTACTAGTGGTAGCTCTGGAACTTCTGGTACAAGTGGTTTAACCGCAGCAGGAGCAACTGCTGGTAGTGGTGGTACATCTGGAACAAATGGTGCACCTGGAGCAAATGGTTCTGATGGTACGTCTGGTTCATCTGGTAAAAATGGTTTAGACGGTACTGCATTTGGTTCATCTGGTACATCTGGTGTGACTGGTACAAGTGGTGTTGATGGCACATCTGGTACGAATGGTACATCTGGAACTTCTGGAGTTGCATCCCTATTAGCTGTAACTGGAAGTGTAAATAATGGGTTAGTTAGATACGAAAATTCACCTGAAAGATTATTTGTAAGTAATACTCTCACATTCGATGGAGCAGAAATGAAACTAACAGGTTCTATGTTTGTTAGTGGTGCGATAAGTGCATCTGGATTTAACATATATGCAACCGGTACACCTGAAATAACATCGGCAACTAACTTAAACTTAACAGCTGGTACTGCGGTAATTGTAACGCAATCACCAATGAGAATGGCAACATTTACTGATGTACAAACTGGAAGTTTAACTCCTGCGAATGGAGATATGATATACAATTCAACTACTCATAAATTTATGGGATACGCGAATGGGGCTTGGGTACAATTGCATTAATAAAATATGAGAGAATATAACGTTATCTTAAAAAAGGATGTAGATTACGATGGGTTTTGGAATGATATAGAAAGTGATACCGATGGTGGCAAACTTTACATTCCAAATCGTAGAGTAGAATTTACAAACGAAAGACCTACATCTTTACGTCAATGTTGGTACATGCTGACAGATGAAGAAGCTGAGCAATTAAAATTAGATGATAGAGTGCTGGCTGTAGAGATTCCACCTGAACATAGAACTGATATTCAAATAGGACATCGTGCAATTCAAACAGGTGATTTTACAAAAACAACATCCGATAGTGGTACTTATATCAATTGGGGATTGATACGATGTAATTCTACCTCAAATGTATATGCCAGTGGAACAACTACTACTTTGAACTATAATTATACATTAACCGGTGACGGTGTGGATGTAGTAATTCAAGATAGTGGATTACAAGTAGACCATCCGGAATTTCAAGATGAAAATGGAGTAAGTAGAGTACAACAAATTAACTGGTCAAGTGAAAGTGGAGTTTCATTCACACAAAATGCAAATCATTATAGAGATTTTGATGGACATGGTACACATTGTGCCGGTATAGCTGCGGGTAAAACATATGGTTGGGCCAAAAAGGCAAGAGTATATGCTCAAAAAATAAGTGGATTAGAGGGAAGTGGCGATAGTGGTACTGGTATTTCTACAACATATGCATTTGATGCGATTAAAGGTTGGCATAATAATAAGTCATTGAATTTTACAACAGGTGTAAAAAGACCAACCGTAGTTAATATGAGTTGGGGATATTACACTTCATTTGCAGCATTAACCGAAATTAATTATAGAGGAACATCATATACGGGAGCATCTATTGATACTAATACTGAAAGAATAAATAATTTTGGATTAATGTCAGCGGCATCATCTATATCAAATGTAAGAATATCATCGGTTGATACTGATATTCAAGAAATGATTGATGCTGGAATTATAGTATGTATAGCAGCTGGTAATCGTTCTCATAAAATTGATGTTCCTAGTGGGACAGATTATAATAATTATTATAACGATGGTACTGGTGCAACTTATTATCATAGAGGTTCTTCTCCGTTTGATGATGAAGCGTTTATTGTTGGTAATATTGATAGTACGGTTTATGATACAAATAATGACCAAAAATCAACATCATCGGAAACAGGTCCAGGTGTAACAATATACGCACCGGGTACCGATATTATGAGTGCATGTTCAAATACAAATAGATTTAGTGGACAATCCTATTACTTAAACGCATCATATAAACAATGTAATATTAGTGGTACATCTATGGCATCTCCACAAGTAGCAGGTGTATGTGCTTTGTTTTTAGAAGCAAATCCTAGATTAACACCTGCACAATTAAAATCGGCAATATTAGCAAATGCAGGTACTGCGATATACGATACCGGTGTGAACAACGATTGGACAAATTATAGAAGTTTAAAGGGTGGTAGTTTAAAGGTGTTATATAATAAGTTTAATTCTGAAAAAACATTTTCCGCTACAAACATATCATTTTCTGGTATTGGGTTTAAAATACGATAATTTTTATCGTTTTCTCTTTTTACTTTATATTTATATATACAAATATATTACCGAAATAGATTTGGTAATTTAGAAAAAAATTGTTATATTTGTATCTATGATAAATGTTACATACGCCATTACAGTTTGTAATGAAATAAATGAAATCACAACTTTAGTTGATTTCCTACAACCTAGGATAAAATCCGAAGATGAAATACTGGTTCAGTATGATTCCGATTCTGCAACATCGCAGATAAAAGATTATTTAAATATAATCTCACAAATACATAAGAATATAAGAGTAATTTCATTTCCTCTTAATAAAGATTTTGCATCATTTAAGAATAATTTAAAAAATAATGCAAACGGTATTTTTATTTTTCAAATTGATGCAGATGAAATGCCATCCGAATATTTGGTTGAAAATATTCACAACTTTTTAGATTATAATAAAGATGTAGACCTTTTCTTCGTACCTAGAATTAATACGGTGAATGGTTTAACTGCCGAACATATTAAGAAATGGGGATGGAAAGTTAATGAAAACGGTTGGGTAAATTTTCCTGACTATCAAACTCGTATTTATAGAAGAACTTCTGAAATAGAATGGAGTGGTAAGGTACATGAAAGGATAGCGGGATATAATACATTATCAATATTACCTCAGGAAGAAATTTATTGTTTGTATCATCATAAGCAAATTGAAAGACAAGAAAAACAAAACGCTTTATATGATACAATCTAAAATAGCCTTCCTTACTGAAATGGGGTTTATTGGTAAAATACCGGCACATCATCCAAATATGAGAACCGAATTTGCTTGGATGCACGCTTTAGACGCAGACCATTATAATATTCATCTATTTGGTGCGGATAAACATTTGATTAATTATGACCATGTGTTTATTATATTTCCAAAAGGCAAAGTATTTTTAAGTGCAGAGGGAAGTAAAATTATAGATGGTATTAATCCATTTTCAGAATTATTACAACAAGATATAGTTGGTAAATTGAAGGAAAGAGGTAATAAGAAAGTCCATTATATTCAAGAAGGACCGCATTGGTGGTATAATGATTATACTATATCAGACCAAATCTATTTCTTTAATTTCTTACAATCATGTGATTCAATCTTTACGCACAATGATTCAGATATATATTATTATAAGGGATTGTTTCCTAATAAAAAAGTAAGACCTATCGGTACATTGATGATTGATACTCTAATCAAAGACATAGTACCAACAAAAGAAGATAAGGCAATTATAGGTGGTAACTTCGCAAGATGGTATGGTGGGTTTGAAAGTTATATGATAGCTGGTAACTTTGATGTTCCTATTTGGGCACAAACATCTCATGCTATGAGAGAGAATGAAAATGTAATTGATAACTTAACTCACTTACCAAGATTAATGTGGAGTGAATGGATGACCGTATTATCAACATTCAAATACGCAGTTCATATGATGCCAACGGTAGCAGCTGGTACGTTTGCCCTAAATTGTGCATACTTTGGTATCCCTTGTATTGGAAATCAAGATGTAGATACACAATTACTTTGTCACCCATCCTTATCGGTAGCTGTAAATGATTTAGAAAGTGCAAGAGAATTGGCAATAAGATTGAGAGATGACAAACAATTTTACAATGAATGTTCAGAAATGGCAAAGGCTAATTATGAAGCTTGTTTTTCAAAAGAACTTTGGTTAAAAAGAATAATGACAGAATTATGATAACAGTTATATTAAATGGTTACAAAAGAGCGGAAAATCTTAATGAACAATTAGAGGCATTAAGAAACCAAACGGTTCAGCCGGATGAAATACTTTTTTGGTATAATAATCCTGGTGATAATGACCTGATTAATTATGATATTGGTACTGAAATAGCGGGTGCTTATTGTAATTACAACTTCGGTGTATGGGCACGATTTGCTTTTGCATTTATGGCTAAAAATCCATATGTTTGTATTTTTGATGATGATACTATACCTGGTTCAAAATGGTTAGAGAATTGCATGAATACAATGAAAACGAATGAAGGACTATTGGGTACGGTTGGATTAATTTATCCACAACCACTTCCACCGGAACAATCATCATACTACGAACCATATGCTAGAGTTGGTTGGCCTGAAGGTGGAAATAATGAACATACATTAGAAGTTGATTTGGTTGGGCATAGTTGGTTCTTTAAAAAGGAATGGTTATCTCATATGTGGAGAGAACAACCTGAATCTAAATATAATACCTGTGGTGAAGATATGCACTTCTCATATATGTTGCAGAAGTATGCGGGAATTAAAACATTTGTACCACCACATCCAAAGAATGATAAACAAATGTGGGGAAGTATAAAAGGAGCACAATATGGTGGCGATGCTAACTCACTATGGGAATCAAATCAGAGAAGTGTGGAAGGTGTACCATTTAGAGCATTGATGAATGAATATTTTCATAACCAAAGAATGAAAGGTTGGAAACTTGTATATGAAAAATAAACATGAAAACGGCAATTGTTATACAAGGTAGCACTATTTGTGATAATATAGAAAAATTGAAAAATGATTGGAAACCATTTCCTATTATTTTTTCAACATGGGAAGGGGAGCCAACCTATTGTTATCCGGATAAAAACGATGTGGTTGTATATAGCCCTAGACCAGAAATAGTTGGAGTTGGTAATTTAAATTTACAAAGAGTATCGTCTTTAAATGGATTTATAAAGGCAAAAGAACTGGGATACGATAGAGTTGTAAAGTGGAGATATGATTTGTTCCCAATCAATTGTGAAGAAATATTTAAATCGTTTAAAAGTGATTGTTTAAATTTTCTAGCATATCACCAACATAATGCCGGATATTTGGTAGATTATTTATCGGAAGGAAATGTTGATGATATGATTCAATTATTTACATTTTCAGATTTTAATGTACCACACGCAGAAGTTGCATTTACAAATAGATTGTTTGAGCTTGGATTTGATAAAAAAATCAATTTCATTCTCAAAAATCTAGAAAAAGATAGAGTTGACATTTATTGGCAAAAATATAACAATTATTTGAGTCATTATAAAAACATAGAAGCATTTAAAACGTAACAAATGAGAAAAGTTAATGTAATAATACCGATGGCCGGCGAAGGTAAACGATTTTCCGATGTAGGATATACGATACCAAAACCATTTATTCCGGTAAACAAAAAACCAATGGTACAATCAGTTGTTGAAAATCTAAATATAGATGGGAAACATATTTTTATAATTCAAAAAAAGCATTCAGTAGGAAATAGTTTACAAACCTTTTTAAAATCACTAAAACCCGATTCGGTTGTAATTGAAATAGATGAATTAACAGAAGGACCAGCATGTACCGCATTGTTAGCTAGTGATTATATAGATGAAGATACTCCATTGATTATTGTTAATTGTGACCAAATGATACATGATTTTGATGTTAATAAACTTTTAGAGTTTTGTGACAAAAATGAAGCAGATGGTATATTAGGTGCATTTATATCATCATCAAAGAAAAATTCATATATGAAATTAGACCCACAAGGTGAGGTTACTGAAGTTAAAGAAAAGATTGTAATCAGTAATACTGCAACTAATGGATTACATTTTTGGAAACATGGAAAAGATTTCGTATCTTCGGCAAAAGAAATGATAGAATCTGGTGAAAGGTATAATAACGAATTTTATATAGCACCATCATACAATTATCTTATTAAAGATGGGAAAAAAATATTACCATTCTTTTATAACTTACATTGGCCAATTGGTGTACCAGAGGATTTAAATAAATACAAACAATTATATGGACATTCTTAAAATGAAAGACATGAAAGGTGGATGGTTTATTGGTAACTTTGAACCAACTGCTTTTAAAACAGACCAGTTTGAGGTTTGTTATAAACACCACACTAAAGGTGAAAAATGGGATACTCATTATCACAAAGCTGGTACTGAAATAAATTATTTGGTTAGTGGAAAAATGACCATACAAGACAAAGAATTAAATGAAGGTGATATCTTTATTTTAAACCCATACGAAATTGCTGACCCAATCTTTTTAGAAGATTGTACAGTCTTAATTATAAAAACTCCGTCAATACCTGGCGATAAATACGTTATATAATATGGTAAATATTTTTAGAAAAGAAGTAGATATAGAAAAGTACTTTATTGTTACTTATGATTTGGCATCTGAAACTAATTTAAGAGATGCCGCTTGGAATTTGGCAATAGGCCAAAGTGTAGGTAATCCAAATGTAAGAAATCAATGGGAAACTGATGAGCTATTTGAGAGAAATAGTTGTTTAGTATTGGGAGATGAAGATGAGCTTAAATCTATTAATAATGGATTAGTTAAGGTAGCGTTTCCTGTTATAAACATTGATTTTAAAACGGATGGGATTGCACATTTGTTGGTAAATATTATGGGTGGGCAGATGGATATTGATAATATTACAAAATGTGCTGTTAAAGATATCTGGTTTCCACAACATATTGAAGATTTATTTTTAGGACCTAAATTTGGTATTAAAGGTATTAGAGAATACACTAAAACATTTGATAAACCGTTGTTTGGTGCAATTGTGAAACCTAAAATTGGTATCACTCCGCAGACATTATTAGAGATGGTTAAAGAATTAGTAGAAGGTGGCGTTAATTTCATTAAAGAAGATGAGATTATGAGTAATCCCGCTTTTTGTACAATTGAAGAAAGAGTACCATTGATTGCAGAATATTTAAAAGATAAAAATGTAGTTTATTGTGTATCTATTCATTCAGATTATCCACATATTTTAGATAGAGTAAAGAGAGTATATGAGTTGGGTGGTAATGGTGTTCATATTAATTTTTGGTGTGGTATGGGGGTTTATAAGGCTGTAAGAGAATTAGACTTACCAATATTTGTACATTTTCAAAAAAGTGGTGATAAAATTCTAACCAATAGAAATCACGCTTATTATATTGATTGGACGGTAATTTGTAAGTTAGCAGGTATGATGGGTGTTGATTTTATTCACGCCGGAATGATTGGTGGATATTACAAATGGCCTGAAGATGAGGTAATTGATTCAATGAAAGTATTGCACCAATATGGTGTAATGCCGGCATTAAGCTGTGGTTTCCATCCTGGTCTTACTCAATGGGTAACTGATAAAGTTGGTATTGATTATATGGCAAATGTTGGTGGTGCACTTCATGGGCATCCTGATGGTACTTTGGCTGGTGCAAAAGCTATGAGGCAGAGTATAGATAAAGAATATGGTAGAGAATACAATAAAGCAATTCAAAAATGGGGAGTAAATAAAAATGAATAAGAAAGACCCAATATTAATATGTTTTGGTACTAGACCAGAATGGTTGAAAGTAAAACCATTGATTGATATTATGGATAAGAAAGAATATAAACTTTTATTCACAGGTCAACATGAAGATTTACTTTCGGATGTAAAAGTTGATTTTAGAGTTAATATAAAAGAATCCTTTCGTTATACTAGATTAGATTCTATTATGATTAGTTGTATGGAATATTTTCCAAATTACAAATTTAGAGGTGTGTTGGTGCAAGGCGATACGGCTTCCGCTTTTGCATGTGCATTAGCAGCTTATCATAGAGGTATTAAGATATATTATATGGAAGCTGGGTTAAGGAGTTACGATTTAGAAAACCCATATCCTGAAGAAGGATATAGACAGATGATAGCTCGTTTAGCAGATATTAATTTTGCACCAACACAGCTTTCTGCTGAAAATTTAGATGCGGAAAGAGTAAAAGGAGATATCCATATAGTTGGGAATACTGTATTGGATAATCTTATGAAGTATGATAAAGGTAGTTATGGTGATACTATTCTAGTAACAATGCATCGTAGAGAAAATCATCATTGGTTAGATGAATGGTTTAATGTAATTAATCAGTTAGCAATTGATTATCCACAATACAAATTTGTATTACCGATTCATCCAAATCCAAACGTACAAAAGCATAAGAATTTACTAACAAATATTAATATCGTAGAACCTTTAACGCACAATGAAACGATTAATATTCTTAAAGATTGTAAGTTGGTAGTTACCGATAGTGGTGGATTGCAAGAAGAAGGTTCTTTCTTTAATAAGAAAATAATTGTGTGTAGAAAAACAACCGAAAGACCTGAAGGTATAAAAACCGGTCATCTTTATATGTGCGAAGAACCAACTAAACTTAAAGAATTATTTGGTGAGTTGGAAAAGAATTCGTATATTTGTAAACCTTGTCCATATGGAGACGGTAGAGCAGCGGAAAAAATTAAAAAGATATTAGATGCAGAATAAATTTCAAACAGATTTTGAATACTACACCAATCTTATAAAATCGGATACAAATTTTGCTTATGCAAGATATGCTGACGGTGAAGTTGGTTTGATGAAAGGTAATGCAATTGGTACTAATTCACAAGCATTTGCAGTTGATAGATGGACTACTCCAATTGGATTAAATAAAGTTGGTGAAGGTTTATTAAAATCATTGGAACATACCGAAACCAATTACCATTATGCAATATCAGCTCATTCGGATAGTATTGATGATTATACTTTCTTATCAGATAGAATTCAAAACTCAAATAAAACTTTTGCAAATCTTTGGATAAATTCAAATTATCAAAAGATGTATGAGTTTTATAAAACATTAGATAAGAGTGTATATGTTATATGTAATCATAGAGCTAGGAAAGAAAATTTTCCATTTAAAGTAAATGAAATATTTCCATTTCCAGATGATTGTATAAGATATTGGTTAGATTATGGTGAGGACTATATTACACAACTAATTGAATATGTATCCCAATTAGAGAATCAAACATTTTTTGTATCTGCGGGTCCTGTTTCTGAAATACTAATAGATGAAATGTATAGGGCTAATCCAAATAACCAATATGTAGATGTTGGTTCTTCTATTGATGAATTTACACATGGTAGAAAAACAAGACCTTACATGGACCCATATTCTCAATACTCAAAAGAAATATCTTATTTTTATGAATAAACTACCGTTAGTAATATACACGCATACGGATATGAAAGATGTATGGCCATCTTTTTTTGGGCAATTAAATAAATTTATGCCTGATTATAAACTCTATGTATGTGTTAATGAAATTGATAAGGCACTTCCAGAAAATTGCTTACAAATCACATATGATGATTCTAAAAAATATACAAATCGTATTTTAGAATGTTTGGATAAAATAAATGAAGATGTGATATTATTTTTTCACGAAGATATGATTTTATATTCCAATCCACTTCACGTATATTTAGAAAAATATTATGAATATATTTTAACCGATAAAGCTAATAGTATAAAATTATTATATGCTGGTTCGGGTGGAACAAAATCGGAATTTGAAGATACTTTGGTTCAAAATGATTTATCTAAATTTTCAATACAACCAACTATTATTAAAACTAAAACATTTAAGGAGTTAATAGAAAATCATTTAGAATTAACAATTTATGAATTTGAAGATTCTATAAAGTTGAATGAAAAAGATTTTTCAGCAACGAATGGTATTGAGAAAAAAAGAGGAATATTCCATTATGATAGTTTTGTATTTCCATACATAGCAACTGCGATTAATAAAGGTAAATGGAATTTAACAGAATATCAAACCGAATTAAATCCTATTTTTGAAGAATATAATATAAACCCGTTTGATAGAGGAATTTGGTAATATGACAAAATTAATTATCTTTGACTTAGATGGTGTACTAGTTGAAGCAAAAGAAATACACTACAATACATTAAACCAGGCATTGAGAGAAATCGAAATTCTAACTGGTAATTCTTATGTAATTACCGAAGCTGAACATCTATCAATATACGATGGATTAAAGACAACTCAAAAGCTTGAAATGCTTACTAAAAATAAAGGGTTACATACCGATTTCTATGATGAAATTTGGTATAGAAAACAACACTTAACTATTGAGGCAATATCCCAATTACAAACTAATCATGTATTGGTTTCGGTATTCAAAGAGTTGAGAGATAGAGGTTATCAATTAGCATGTGCTTCAAATTCAATTAGAAGGTCTGTATTGGTTATGTTATCAAAGATAGGACTTATTGAGTATATGGATTTAATCCTTTCTAATGAGGATGTAAAGAACTCTAAACCACATCCTGAAATGTATTGGAAGGCTATGAGTATGATGGGTGTATTACCAGAAGAAACGTTAATTGTAGAAGATTCACCACCCGGTTTGTTAGCTGCGAGTAGAAGTAGAGCAAATGTTTTGAGAGTAGATAATCCACATGATTTGACATTAGAAAAAATAGTAAACAAATTAAACGAAAAGAAAGTTATGAGTAAACCAAAATGGCAAGGTGGTAAGATGAACGTACTTATCCCAATGGCAGGTGCAGGAACTAGATTTCAACAAGCCGGATATACGTTCCCTAAACCACTAATTGATGTGGAAGGTAAACCAATGATTCAGGTTGTAGTTGATAACCTAAACATAGATGCTACATTTATCTATGTAGTTCAGAAATCACATAGAGAGAAGTATAACTTGGATACCCTTTTAAACTTAATTACGCCTAATTGTAAGATTGTGGAAGTTGATGGATTGACAGAAGGTGCAGCATGTACTACTCTATTGGCAAAAGAATTGATTGATTCCGATGCACCTTTATTGATGGCAAACTCTGACCAATTTATAGAGTGGGATTCAAATGAGTTTATGTATAAGATGATTGAACAAAAAGTTGATGGTGGTATCCTTTCATTTCATTCAACTCATCCTAAATGGTCATTTGCTAAAGTGGATGAGTATGGTTATGTAACCGAAGTACAAGAGAAGAATCCAATTTCAGATATAGCAACTGTTGGTGTTTACTATTGGGCTAAAGGTTCTGATTATGTAAAGTATGCAGAACAAATGATTAATAAAAATATAAGAGTAAATAATGAATTCTATGTTTGTCCTGTTTTCAATGAAGCAATTGGTGATGGTAAAAAAATAAAAACATTCAATATTGAAAAAATGTGGGGATTAGGTACACCTGAAGATTTAAAATATTACCTAGAAAATTACAATAAATAAACTTATAAACTATGATGTTAGATTTTAACCAATTGTTAGAAAAATACAATATTAAAATAAATGGTGTTCTACACGTTGGGGCACATGAAGGCGGTGAAACGTTAGCTTATGTAAAAGCTGGTATAAAAGATGTGATACTCGTTGAAGCAAATCCATTTAGATTCAGCAATTTAAGCGAATCATTAAATACCGGTAGATATGTTACTTGGTGTTCACCACTTACATATTCTTATTTTAACGATAGTGAAGCCCAAATTCTAAAAGGATACAAAGCATATAACTACGCAGTTAGCGATAAAGAAGATGGTGTTATTACTTTTAATTTGAGTAACTACGATGGTGGTACTGATTCTATTTTTAAAATCAATGAGTGGGGTAGAGATTCATCTTGGGTACCGTATGAACATATTGCTGAAATTGAAGTACCAACCATTACATTAGATAAATTGGTTGAAAATAAAAATACTTACAATTTCTTAAATATGGATGTTGAAGGTGCTGAGTTGATTGTTTTAAGTGGAGCTACCGAAGTATTAAAGCATTTAGATTGTATTATGTTAGAAACACAGGATAAAATAAGATTTGAAGGTTCTTGTACTAGAGAACAATTGATTGAATTTTTAAAACCACATGGATTTGAACTTAAAGAGTATCATGATACTGGTAAAGAGTGGGGTGATTGTCTTTTTTTAAAAAATAAATAATGAATAGAAAAATTACATTTTGCATACCATCTAAAAACAATCTTCGTTATCTTAAAAATAGTATTCAATCTATTAAAGCAAATAGTTTACATCAAAACGAAATTATAGTATATGTGGATGCGGATAACGATGGTACAAAAGAATGGTTAGATGAAAATCGTATAAAGTATTTGGTTAATGATACCGATACACCGAAGGGAATTGCGTATGGATACAATAGATGTATTGAAGCAGCAACTACACCAATAGTATGTATGTTTCATGCCGATATGTACATGGGGCAGTGGTTTGATGATGCTATATTAAAACATCTAAAACCACTTTCGGTAGTTAGTGGTACTCGTATAGAACCACCACTACATCCAAAGGGATTAGAAAAGATTGTAGAAGATTTTGGTATGTATCCAGAAGATTTCAAAAAAGCAGAATTTGATAAGTTTGTTTATGAGATGAGATATGTGTATGAAGGAAAAACAACTAAAGGAATATTTGCACCTTGGGCAATATATAAAGAAGATATTACCTCAATTGGTATGCATGATGAGAGATTTCATTCTTATCACGAAGATTCTGATATATTTAATCGTTTTATTTTAAATGGTTATGAGATAATTCAAACGTGGGAAGCATTGGTATATCATTTGACATGTAGAGGTGGACAATTTCAAGATGGAATTGAACAGGTAACCAAAGATGAAGCATTTCATAAAATGAAAAATAGTGCATTTAAAAACTATATTAGAAAATGGGGACATTTTGTTAAAAACGATGAATACCAACATCCGATTATACCACATAAATACGATATATGTTTTAACATAAAAAACACAAAAATAGAAGCATTGGATTTTTTAGAACCTTGGTGTTCAAATATCAAAACAGATTTATCGCAAGAAAAAATAAATGAGTTCATCTCAAAACAACAAGATGGATGTATTGTACCATTGATTGATAAAATAAATAACGCAACTGAAAGTGATATTGAAATTGAATTTGATATAAATCAAATTACACAAGAAGCAATAAATTTTATAGTTGATTTGAGTTTAATTTTAGATGATAATCAATTAGAAAAAGGAGAATATCAGTTTGGTATTTTCAAATTTAAAGTAAATAGAATTTATCATATGGAAACCGAACTAATAAAATATAATATCTAATGAAGACTACTTTATTTTGTATGCATGTGATGCCACATGAAATTGAAATGCTTGAAAGGTTTATGGTACAATATCGTAAGGCTCTTTCTTATTTAGATGCAAATGACAACTTTACAATGAAAGTTAGTCTTAATTTAAATCCAGAATTAACTGATTGGGAAGCTAGTGAATTAAAACAAGATTATTTTATTGAAAAATTTAATACACTATTTGATGGTATAAAAAATATAAATGAAATAATCACCGATAATTCATTGTGGGGAACTACTCAACAAAAAAGAGAAAGTATCAAATTATATTATGACCAATTTATATTCTGCGATGCGGATATACTTTTACATGAACATTTATTGAAACACCAATTAAATTTATCATATCAGTTAAATAATATGTATATAGTATCACCATCCATTCCTCGTTGGTGGGATGATAGTTGGGATGTAATTGTGCATAAAAATTTATTAAATACAGGATTAGGATATGCACATAGTGAAGATGCTGTAAAAAATGCATATACACAGGATGTAAGTGATATATCGGTTAGAATTGTTCCATCTGCAAAATTTGGATGTGGTATGCATACTTTATATTCAAGAAGTTTTTGGAATTTCACAGGAATTCCTGATTCATTTGGTGGTTATGGTCCAGAAGATACATACGCTATGAATTGTACTGATGTTGCACGTAAATATGGGCATGAGATAGTTCAGGTTCTTCTTGATGGTATATACATAACCGAAGACTATATTAATAATAAACCTTCTTTTATAGACAAGATTGTAAGAATTGATAAGAAGAAAGAGTTTTATGATAAGGCGTTTGCTCTAGGTAGAGACGAGTTGTTAGTATTTGCAAAAAGGATATTGAATTTAGGGTAATTCTTTAAAAAGTATATTTATATCTATAATTTTAGGTAAAAATGGCAAACATTAAAGATACAATTAGAAAAATCGTAAGAGAAAATTTCATAAAGGAGATGGGTAAGAATGATATGCATCTTAAAGCTATTATGAAATATTATGATAAAGGTACTCCTTCAACAAAAAAGCAAGTGGCAATTGTAGTATCCGCTAATAAAAATGCAAATAGAGGTATGATTCTAAATGACCTTATGGATATGGACTATCATGAAATACTTGATGTGGAAAAGAAATTGAAGTATGTAAAAGAATACTTTGATAAGAAGGGAAATGAAAGAGTTGCAGCAGCGTTACCTCAAACCGAAGAAGAACCACAAAAAGAAATCTAATATGGAAAATATATATTCAGTACTTATTACGGCCATTACGGTATTGGGTAGTGCAGCAGCATTTCGTTTCTATGAGAAGAAATCAATCAGAAAAGAAAGAGATGAGGAATTTATCAGACACGATTGTAGAGATAGAATTTCTAAATTAGAAGCCCTTTTAGTAGCATCATCAAAGGAGAAAGATGAAATGCGTAAGATGATTATAGATATGACAGCAAAAGTTGCAGAATTGACTGTAAAAGTTGAGTATCTAACTAGAGAAAACGATAAATTGGAAAAAGCACTTCCAAAGGCTAAAAGACAACTTAACGGATAATGCCAATATCAAGAACATTATTTATGGAAAATAAAAAATTAAGAGTATTTGATTTTGACGATACACTTGTCAAAACAACTTCTTTTATATATGTAACTCATAAAGACGGAAAAAAATCAACACTAACTCCCGGTGAATATGCGGTTTATACTGAAAAACCTGGTGATGTTTTTGATTATTCTGATTTTCAAAAAATAAATCAACCTAAATTAATCAAAGGATATGTTGAATTACTGAAAAGAATGTCAGCATCTAATAGTGGTAGAACAATTTATATTTTAACTGCACGTTCTGCATATAAACCAATTCATAAATTTATCAAAGATTTGGGAATTCGTAATTTGTATGTAGTTGCATTGGGTGATGCTAACCCAGAAAAGAAAGCAGATTGGATAGAAGCAAAAGTAAAAGATGAAGGATACGATGATGTATTCTTTGTAGATGATTCTCTTAAAAATGTAGAAGCGGTTAGAAAAAGACTTAAAGCATATCCAAATGTAAAACAAAAAATACAACATATTAAAACAAACGAGTCTATAAATCCAATTAAAGAATACGGATATTCATCTAAAATTTGGCATGATTTTTTTAAAAAATCACCTGAAGAAAAAAAAAATATCTTAAATAAAACTATACTTAATCCCTCAACAAACAAAAAAATAAAATTAGCTTCTGCACTTTCACATAGTAAAGATAGTTTATTGTATAAAGACGCATTACAACAACTAAAAAATTCATAATATGGGTGTATCAATCGTTATAGTAGACTGTACAAAACAGGATATCAATAAGGCTCTAAAGGAATTCAAAAGAAAGGTAATCAAATCCGGTCACATTATGGAATTGAGAGACCGAAAAGAATACACAAAACCTACAACTGAAAAAAGGGAACAAAAGCAAAAAGCTATTAGAAGGAGCCAGAGAGATGTTATATTGGATAAAATAGCTGCTGGAATTTTGCCATCATCTGCATTAAGCGGAAAGACAAAAAAATCAAATAATTTTTAATCAATATACTTATTTCTAAAAGGAAGTTATGATATATTGGTTTACAGGACAACCGGGTGCCGGAAAAACTATTCAGGCTACAAAACTTAGAGAATTTCTTCAAACTGAAAAACGTAATTGGAGAAAAGACGTATTTCACATTGACGGTGATGATTTGAGAGAATTGACACTTAACAAAGATTATTCAGAAACAGGTAGAGTGCAAAATATAAAGAACGCACAATTAATTGCTTTTTTCTTAAATGCAAAAGGATGTGATGTTGTTGTATCATTGGTATCGCCGTACAAGGAATTAAGAGAAGAATTTAAAACTGAATGTGGAGAGAATATTGTTGAAATATATGTACACACAACTCGTAAAAGAGGTAGAGAAGAATTCAAAGTACAGGAGTATGAAGCACCTGAAGTGAATTTTTTTGATATGAATACTACATCGGAAACTCCAATACAATCTTTCACCAAATTAATACATTTTTTGAAAGATACAAATAAGTTATAATATGAATAAAATAGTTGAAATATTTAAAGCGTGGGGTATTGCTTTTAACCCAGATGATAAACAAGTTGATTTAGCTGCTAAAAGAATGGAAGTATGTGATGGGTGTGAGAATAAAAAAACTTCACCTGTAATTCACTGTGGATTATGTGGATGTGCTTTAAAAGGAAAAATATATTCACCCGTAAATGGTGCATGTCCAGCTGGAAAATGGAATCGTATAGATAATGAGTATTTTCAAGCTAGATACCAATACGAAAGAGCGAAAAAATTAGAACAAGAACAAAATAATTCAAATAAGTAGTTATGAAAAAATATGCATTATTCATCGGAAGATGGCAGACATGGCATAAAGGACATGAGTGGTTAATTAATCAACAATTAACAAAGGGTAAAAATGTTTGGGTAGCAATTAGAGATGTTGAAACCGATGAGAAAAATCCAAAATCAGCCCATAGAGTTATGATGGATTTAATGGAAGAACCATTCTTTCAAGAAAACATAGATAGAATCCTAATCAGTATTATTCCTGATATTGAAAGTGTAAACTATGGTAGAGGTGTAGGGTATGAAGTTATATATCACCAACCACCAACTGATATTGAAGCTATAAGTGGTACAGGTATTAGACAAGGCTATATAGATACAAATGGCGATATAATTGTTTACAACGTAGATAAAAATGATAGTACAGCGAAAGAGACACATAGCTAAAACCATCTCATATCGTATTTTAAGTACTTTAATTGGGTTTATTATAATGTGGTGGGTAAGTGGTTCAATTAAAATTGGCGCCGCATTTGGGGTAGCAGAATTGATTTACAAACCTATTCAGTATTACATCCATGAAAGAATTTGGTATAAATGGATAAAATACGGTCTGAAAAAATAAAATTGATATACTTATATAAAGAAATTAAATTAGTATATCAAAATTGTTATGGAAGAACAAAAAGAATTTAAGGAGTTTACAAACTTTGACCCTACAAAGGATTTATCATTAGCTCCCCAAAGAAGAACAAAGAGAGGATTAGGTGCAAGACCATTGTTAGAGTCTGAAATTAGGGATATACAAAAGAAAGCACGTTCAGCAGCCGAAGCTGCAAAATTATTAGGGGTATCTTACAATACCTATAAAAAATACGCAAAAGAATATAAAGTATTTGAGGATTTGAAAAATCCACATGGCATAGGAATTCGTAAGGGTTCTCAAAGTGTGCATGGGTATCATTCGTTGGATGATATTATTGCTGGAAAATACCCAAAATACCCAGTATGGAAATTAAAAAGAAGATTATTGCTTAGTGGGTATATGGAAGAAAAATGCTGTAATTGTGGGTTTGAAGAAAGACGGATTACTGACCATAGAGTTCCATTGGTACTTGATTTTATAGATGGTGATAAAAAGAACCATAAATACGATAATTTAAGGATGTTATGCTTCAATTGTTCGTTCCTAATTAACGGAAACCTATCAGGTCCTAAAAAAGAATATGAATATTAATTTGGTAGATTCAATAAAATATCGTATATTTGTAATTAAACATTAAAAACATAAATTATGGCAAAGTATTTTGAAGTTACAGTGACCGTACAACACGAAGTAGACGGTGGCAAAGGTGGTACAAAAATTAAGAAAGTAAAGGAAAACTATTTAGTAGATGCTATGACAGTTACTGAAGCAGAAGCTAGAGTGGTTAAAGAATTTGAAGATGCTGGTATCCAATTGGATTACGAAGTAACATCTGCAAAAGAATCTAAAATTTTACAAGTTATCAAGTAATGGCATTTGAAACTAAAATAGAAGAAATTAAAGAAGTTGTATTAAAGAGAGTTCCACCGGGTGACAGATGGCAACCAGTGGATTCTCCTTCTACAATTTTGGAATCTCTAACCGATGGGTTGGAGTATCATTTCCAACAAACTGGACAAACCGAATTCTTCCTATCAGCTCGTAAAGGGACGGTAGAAGTAATCTATAAAGAGGAAGTAAAGGTAGAAAAACCTATTACAAAATACTCTTTATATGGTGAAGATTAACGTTTGTTTACAAAAAAACTATATATTTATACATAAACCTTAAAACAAAAATTATGACTACATTTTTAATTATTGTGGCAGTTCTAGCAATCGGTGGAACATTTGCATACTTTGGTATGAAATCTGGTAAGATTGAAGATAAGAACAACAATAACATTCCTGACGTTATCGAAGAAAAAATCGAAGAAGTAAAGGAAGTTGCAGTTAAAGTAAAGAAAGTAGCTGATAAAGCTAAAAAAGTTGCTAAAACTGTTGTTGTTGAAAAGAAAAAGCCAGCAGCTAAGAAACCAGCAGCTAAGAAGATTAAGTAATCAATGAAGAACCTTATATCCGAACTATCTACTATCCAAAAAGAGATTAAGGAAATCAGAAACAAACTATTCGCTGAAATAATCACCGAAGGAGTTGATGATCCTGGTATTCTTAAATGCATCTTTTTGGCTGGTGGACCGGGTAGTGGTAAATCCTATACTGCAAAGGAAATCTTTGGTGTAGGTAAGGGTGATATTGAAACCGTATCGGCGGGTGGGTTAAAACTCATCAGTTCGGATACTGCATTTGAACAAGCTCTTAAAAAGAATGGTATTAATCCAAAAGATTTAGCGGATATAGAAAAGAATGACCCTAACTTCTGGGCTTATATAGCTGGAGAAGAAGGTGATTCAATTCGTAACAAAGCTAAAGCCGTTACACAAAAACAACAAGCATTTTACGAGGCAGGGAGATTGGGAATGATAATCGACGGAACAGGAGATGAAATTCTTAAAATCCGTAACAAAAAAGACAGAGCTGAAAAGCTTGGATATGATTGTTATATGGTATTCGTAAACACTTCGTTGGAAGTTGCGATTAAAAGAAATGCTGAAAGAAGTAGAAGTTTACCTGAATCATTGGTAAGAGAAGTATGGTCTAAATGCCAAGAGAATATGGGTAAGTTTCAGGGAATATTCCACAACAATTTTATCATAGTAGATAATACGGAATATCAACCAGTTTCTAAATCAGTACAAAAACAAGTGGATGCATTTTTAAGAAAACCAATTGAAAACCCAATAGGAAAAAAATGGATATTGGGAGCTAGATTAATTAAGAAGCATTTTAAATAGGTTACGTTACAATTTACAACAAAAATGTAACAACAAATGGCAAAGTCAGTAGGTTCGGCAAACAAAGTATCTTTTGGTAAAAGAAAGAGCAATCCTAATGGTAAGAAATCGTATGGTCCTAAAGCGCAAGCACCTAAAAAATATAGAGGACAGGGTAGATAAAATGGGTTTATGAAAAACGAAAAGGCTTATCTGAAAAAGTTTGTGTATAATGAAATCGATGAAGAAGAATTATACATAAAAGAGAAAGGCAAGATTAAGAAACTAAAACCAAAGAAGAAAGATTCTAAACCGGTAAAAGGTAAAAAGAGTTTTTCGGAAGATTGGGATTAAAATATAGAGTTATGAATAAATGGTTATGGAGAGCGCTCGGCTTACTTTTTGTAGGTTGTGCGTACATAGGAGCTATTGTACCAGGTATACCTATGACAACCTTTGTGGTACTAGCAGCGTGGGCATTTGCTAAAAGCTCACCGGCATTAAATCATTGGCTACACACACATCCAACATTTTCACCACACTTAATAAGATGGGAAACTAAAAGTATTTATCCAACAAAAGTAAAATGGATAATGGCTATCACTATGATAGTTAGTTACACTATTCTATTATTCACACTTTCACACAAACCATTTGCACTTATTGGAATAGCATTGTTTATGTTATTTTGGTTAGTATGGGCGTGGAGATATCCAGGTTCGGAAGAAGAATATGAACGTAGAGTAAAAGCTGGAGAAAAAATTGGATGGAGAAAATAATATAATGTATAGTTATAGTGATGGAAGATGTTACGGTTATTATTCAAGGAAGATTACTACCTGAATGTTATGAATTTTGGATAAAGAATTATAAAGATTGTCCTGTCATACTTTCAACTTGGGTAGATACTGAAATAGATTTTAAAAATTTACCTGAAAACTTTACCGTATTACTCAGTCCATATCCTTTTGATTTTGGTGCACAAAATCTCAACCTTCAACTAATATCAACTTTAACTGCATTAAAACGGGTTGAAACAAAATATGTTATAAAATTAAGAGGAGATGAATATTACTCCAATTTACAATATATTAGAAATTCTATATTAGTTGAACCGCACAAAATACACACATCACCTATATTTTTTAGAGCATGGGAATATGCGGAATACCACATATCAGACCATATTGTTGCGGGAACTTTGGAAAATATGTTAGTTATGTTTGGTGAAACTAAATATAATTTTGATACTGGTAAAGTAAATATTTCTAAATGGAAAGTGGATGGTAAATTTCATAAATGGGTTACCACACATGCGCCGGAAGAAAGAATTACTAAATCATATTTAAATGCAAAAGAACCATTTAGATTTGAGAAAGTTGATGGTAGAATTATAATGATGGAGCATTTTAATATTTTAGATATTGAATTACTTCATCCTTATAAAATTAAAGCAAATCTATTTAGAAAAGAATGGACGAGTGGATTTATACCTGAAAGAAATTTTAGTATATCTAGAATAGAACAACTATTTGCAGATGACCCTTATAAACGAAATGACGAGAAATGATTTATATATCACATAGAGGAAACGTAAACGGAAAAATAGAAGAAGCTGAAAATAAGCCAGAATATATTGATGATGCACTTCAAATGGGATTTGATGTTGAGGTTGATGTTTGGTACATAGATGGTAAATGGTGGCTGGGGCATGATGGTCCGCAATACGAAATAGATTTTAATTGGATAGACGATAGAAGTGCTAGAGTATGGGTACATTGTAAGAATAAGCAGGCTGTTGAATACCTTACTGAAAACGATTATGAGGCGGCCAATATTAATTGGTTTTGGCATGAGGAAGATACAATGACTTTGACATCGTTTAATTATGTTTGGGTTTATCCTGGTAAACAACCGATTAAGAAAAGTATAGCCGTAATGCCTGAAATATACAACGATGACGTTTCCAAATGCAGCGGAATATGTTCAGATTATATTCAAAAATACAAAGATGAGAATTTATCCACCAAATAAAATTTATATTTCAAAAAGTCCTGTACATGGATATGGTATATTCGCAAATGAAATAATAGATGCGAATGAAATTATAGAAGAATGCCCTATATATGATTTAAAAATTCAAAAAGGAGAAATGAGTCCCTTAATGAATGATTATCGTTTTAACTGGCCACAAGGTGCTGGTTCGGAATGGCAAAAGCAGGTTTTGGCATGGGGATATGGGTGTTTATATAATCATTCTGAAAGTGCAAATGCATATTGGCGTTCTAATTTAGAAAAAGAAACATTTGAGTTTGTTTCCAATAGGCGAATTGAAAAGGATGAAGAAATATTTGTTTGGTATGGTGGTGTGAATTATTGGCAAGATGGTAGAACTAATACGAATGTAATATGAGAGTAGCGTTATGTTTTTCAGGTCATATGAGAGACCTAAATGAAACTAAAAATTTTTGGACAGAGCTTATTAAGAAGTATGATATAGATGTATATGCTTCTTTTTGGGATATTGAAAATCCTGAATTAGGCGATACTATAAAAGAATTTGAAAAAGTATATACTCCTAAACGTTTGGAAGTAGAAAGTTATGATATCTTCAAACAAACCACACAGGATTTCGCATCCATGCACATACAATCGCCAACAAATATAGATTTACTTTTTCAGAATACAACTAAAGCGTTTGGGCAACTATCTATGTACTATAAAGTATGGAGAGCAAATATGTTATCAAAACAATTAGGAATTGAATATGATATTGTTATACGAACTCGTATTGATATTGTATTAGATGAAAATTTTGAGCTTCAATTAAACAATTATTTAAATGTACCAATGGGCAGAGTACAATCTTATACTTGGTCAAATAATTTTGGAATCAATGATTGTTTTGCGTATGGTAGGCCAAAAATAATGGATTATTATTCTTTTATATTTTTACAAATGATGGAATACTTAAAACAAGGACACTATGCATTTCCACCCGAACATTTTTTATCGGTACATTTTAGTAAGATAAAAATGGAAATAAGAGAATTTCCAAATTATATGATTATAACTAGGATATCCAAAGGAACTCAACATGAAGTGTATAACAAATTTATATCACCACCTAGAGAAGAAATTCTATGGAGTGATAGGACTGAATTTTTACCGGACCCAAATGGTAGTTTTAAAAAGAGTTCTATAAAAGATGATTTTAACGTTTAATTCAACAATGATATATTTAATCAAAATATAGTATTATGAATATGGAAAATAAAATTAAAGACATAATAGAAATGCTAGAAGATGCTATTTCATTTGAAGATTGGCGTAGAGTGGAAGATGCTAGAAAAGAATTAACATTTTTGTTTGAAGAAATTGAGTCATCATTTCCAATGGATGAATGGGATAATGAAGAACTTGATTAATACATAAAATTTTGAAAAAAACAAAAATATTAGTTACAGGCTTTCCACATACTGGCACATCTATTCTTAAATCTAAATTGGGAGAATGTTCCAATTTATACGAAGTGCCTTTTGAAACCCCATTTGTAAGACCAGAAGATATACATTATTCTGGTGATAGAGAAAACATTTTAATAAAATACCCAATGCTACCAGTTGATATAAGAGCTGGTGGTATTGCATATACAAGACATCCTGATTCTCGGTACTATGAATATACAATCATTATGGTAATTAGAAATCCTTGGAATGTATATACGGGTATGATTAAGGCAGGGAGTACTCCTATGAATAATTTAACAGTGGATGGTGGTAATTCCGAATATCATTCTAAAGTGGAGGAATATGAAGTTGCTGCTGAATTATTTAGACAAGCTAGAGATAATAACTATCCAAATATATACACAATTAGATATGAAGATTTCTTTCCAAATAATTTTGAAAAGTTACGTGAACTTATGGATACGTTAGAGTTGGATTATACGGAAGAAATTTTTACAAATCGTACAAAAGATTATATCCATTGGCCTAACAAGCATTATGCTAATATAAAAGACGATGAAACCTATAAATCCGATAGGTACGCATATAGAACTTGGCAGATAAACCAATCGTTTCAAAATATGAATGGTGAAGTTGATATTCCAGAAGAACTTAATAAAATTCTAACGGAATCCGATATAATAAAGGAGCTGGGATATTCGGACCCGCGTAATTAATTGATTTTCAATGACTTATGTAACTCATTGATTTCCAACGTATTATAACTTATTGATTTCCAATGACTTAAAAAATATTTCAAAAAATATTTGGTGGTCTGAAAACTTCTTTGTATATTTGGGTATATTCATTCAAAATTAAACCCCTTTATATGAGTTGGTACACAGATTTTAAGACAGGTACAAAAGACCACCTAGTTAGTGGCAAATCTAAAAAAAGTAAATCATATAGTTCTTATGGTAAATCTTCTTGGTGGATGGATGATTGGGATTATTCTGCTCCCGTATATTCATCTTATTCCACGAAGGAATTGGCTACAAAGAACTTGTATAAGTTAGCAGCACATCGTAGAGCGATTGCTAACTTCGTATCTATTGTAACAGGTCAATCTATACCTGTTAAGTTTTCTACCAAAGGTGATTCTTATACCGATGGTAAGGTAGTAACTATTTCCGCTAACATCGCTGAACCAAAGGAGTTTGACCCGGCGGTGGGTTTGGCACTTCACGAAGGTTCACACATTAAACTTTCCAACTTTGACATATTGAGAGATTTGGAAATGGTAATCATTAGAATTATTGGTATTGAAGAATCCAAACGTTTAGATGAAATTTCAAATCAAAAGGGTGTTACATATTTCGCAGGTGTTGTGAAAGACATATTGAACTATGTAGAAGATAGAAGGATTGATAACTTCATCTACAAATCAGCACCCGGTTATAGAGATTACTATCGTTCAATGTATGACAAGTACTTCAATGACCCTGCTATTGATAGGGGTATGAAATCGGATGAATTCACCGAAGAAAACTTTGAATCATATATGTTCCGTTTGATTAACTTACATTCAAAGTTCAGTAAACCAAACGCGTTGAAACGTATGCCAGAAATTGCTAGGATTATTAAACTTAATGAGATTAGTAGATTGAAAACAACCGAAGATGCACTTAAAATAGCATTAGAAGTTTACGCTATTCTTATTGACGCAATCGAACCACTTACTCCACAACAACAACAAAAAGGACAAGGACAGGGTAGCGGTAATGGGCAAGCCGGTGAAGGTGAGCAAGAGGCTGGTGAAGATGATATTGAAGTTGATATGAGTGGCGATGATGGTGATAGTGAGAATGGTGATAATGAGAATGGTAGTGGTGATGATGGTGATAGTGATGTGAGTGGTGATGGTAACGAACCTGCCGAAGATGGTAAAGGTGTGAAGGGTAAGATTGTTATTAAACCTGGTAAAGGTAAAGGTAATGGTAAGCCGGCGGAAGGACGTTTATCTCAAAGACAGATTGATATTATTCGTAAGAAGATAGAAAAACAAAAAGAGTTCTTACGTGGTAAGATTAAGAAAGCCAAAGTATCATCAACCGAAGCAAAACAATTGGAATCAATTGAAGAAGCTGGTGCAGAGATGAAAGTTGTAGCACAAGACTATTATGGTAATGGTAATTCATTCAAAGGTATTGAGTGTGTTGTGGTTAAGAAGATGACTCGTAACTTAATGGAGCAAGAAAACTTCCCACTTACATCTAAACGTTATAATAAGACTGAAGATACGATGTATGACCAATATTCTAAAGAAGTTGCCGAAGGTATTCGTATCGGCACATTGTTGGGTAAGAAAATGCAAGTTAGAGGTGAGAGTAGAGAAACTATCTTTAACCGTCAGCTTGTAGGTAAGATGGATAAGAGAATGGTATCATCGTTGGGTTATGGTAATGAGCACGTATTCTATACTAGAGAGATTGATATGTTTAAGAAAGCTAACCTACATATTTCGGTAGATGCTAGTGGTTCAATGGGTGGTGAGAAGTGGAGAAAAACTATGACTAACATCGTAGCATTGGCTAAGGCAGTGGATATGATTCCTAACCTTAATATTCAGATTAGTTTCCGTACAACAACCGGTGAGTTACCTTACATTGTATTGGCTTACGATAGTAGAGTTGATAAGTTTATGAAGGTTAAACAATTGTTTGGTTACTTACATCCAAACGGAACTACACCTGAAGGATTGTGTTTTGAGGCAGTGATGAAACAAATGGTAGGTAGTAATGGTGAAGTTGATTCATACTTCCTAAACATATCGGATGGTGAACCTTACTTTCATGGAAAGGGTATGAGTTATAGTGGTAGTAATGCGGCTAAACATACTCGTAAGATGATGAAATCAATTGAAGGTATGGGTATCAAAGTATTGAGTTATTTCGTTAGTGATAGTAGTTACGAAATGGATGAAAATAGTAGTGGTTCAGCTAGAACATTCAAAGAGTGTTATGGACCTGCTGCTAGTTATATTAACGTAACAAATGTTAATGAGGTAGCACGTACAATGAACCGATTATTTATGAGCAAACCACAAAATTCATAACTGATTGATTATCAACGAGTTACGAAAATCACTCCTAACTCGTTGATTTTCAACCACTTATAACCCCAAAAAATAAATTTGGTAGATTCAAAAAGATTTCGTATCTTTACATAGTAAGATTGATAAGAAAGAAACATTTATTATTATATATTAAAACCCCTTAATTATGGCAAAGCCTAATGTAGACAAAATGAGTAAACAAATCTTTAAAGTTGTAAAGATTGGCTCACATTTCAAACTAGCAAATACTGCTGGTAAAATAGTAGGTACACAAGGAATTGGTACTCCTACTCGTAAAAAAGCTTATGAAGCAGGTAAAGCACTTCGTAAGGTAGTTGGTAGTGGTGGTAAGATTCAATACCGCTTAACCGATATGACTGAATTTGATAACTTGGTTGCTCCATTGAAAAGTAACGCCGAAGTTAATGTAGAGAAGTTGGATAATCATAAAGAGATTACCGATTTTATCCATAACGAATCGGTTAAACTTAAACCTGAAGGATTGGTTATTTCTGACTTAAAGTGGAAATACCTTATTCGTTCAGCTGTTAGAGCTAAGAATATTATGATGACAGGACCGGCTGGTTGTGGTAAGACATTAGCGGCTAAAGCACTTACCAAAGGCTTAAAGAGACCTGATTTCTATTTCAACCTTGGTGCAACGCAAGATGCGAGAGCAACCCTAATTGGTAACACACACTTTGATAGTAAGAAAGGTACATTCTTCGCTGAATCTGCTTTCGTAAAAGCAATTAGTACTCCAAACGCTGTTATCCTATTGGATGAGTTGAGTAGAGCACATCCTGACGCTTGGAATATTCTAATGACTGTATTGGATTTGGGACAACGTTACCTTCGTTTAGATGAGGCTGTTGATTCTCCAATTGTTAAAGTAGCTGATGGTGTTACTTTTATCGCTACCGCTAACATTGGTGGTGAATATACTTCAACTAGAGTATTGGATAGAGCGATATTAGACCGTTTCACTACAATTGAAATGGATGTGTTGAATGATGAGCAAGAGTTGAATCTCTTAAAGTATATGTATCCGCAAGTTAATGAAGAAGATTTGAAAGCAGTTGCTGAAATTGCTACTCACACTCGTGATATTGCAAAGACAGGTGATGGTAAACTTTCAACCGGTGTTTCAACTCGTGCTAGTGTAGAAACTGCTGGGTTGTTATACGATGGTTTCAGTTTGTTTGAAGCAGCTGAAATTAGTATGTTCCCATTCTTCTCTAACGATGGTGGTGTAGATAGTGAAAGAACGTATGTGAAGCAGTTGGTTCAAAAGTATATTAAGGATGATAAAGCTGATGAGGCATTATTCACCGAACCAACCGAAGATGATAGTGAGAAGATTGTTTGGTAATTTAAGGGGTTAAATCCAGACATAAGGTGGGTGGCTTCGGCCATCCACCATTTTTTGTAAATCCCAAACCCAAAAAAATGGAAAAGATTATATTAGCAGATATGGAAAGTAATGGAATTTATTTTTCAGATGAAATTAAAAAAGAATTAGAAAAAGAAAGAGAGGAAATGTATTGTGAATACAGTGGATTACTTTCGGTTAAAGCATACGAATATGTTAAAGAAGGCAAATGAAAATGAGGTAGTTGATTCCTTTGAGAAAAAGAAAAGGATTAGAGATGCCGCTAAATACTATGGCTTATTTTTAGAATCATTGGGATTTGATTATGAGGCTGACCCACAAACAATAGAAACTCCTTTGAGGGTAGCTAAAGCTTGGGTAGATGATTTAGTAAAAGGTAGTATGACTGAAGCACCGAATATAACTACATTCCCAAATGAAGAAGGGTATGATGGTATTGTTATTCAGACGGGTATCAAAGTGAACTCAATGTGCGCACACCACAACTTACCGTTCTATGGTTATGCAGCTGTGGCTTATCTTCCTGAAAAGAATGTGATTGGATTGAGTAAGTTGAATAGGGTTGTTGATTGGTTTAGTAGAAGGCCACAAATGCAAGAATCACTAACTGCACAAATACATAAGTTCTTAACTGATAAGTTAGAGTGTGAAAGTGTAGCTGTATCAATTAGTGGACATCACCTTTGTTGTGGTATGAGAGGTATTCAACATCCTGATTCTTTAATGACTACAAACAAATTTAGTGGAAGATTTTTGGATAGTGATAACTTGATTAGAGAAGAATTTATGAACGCAATTAAAATGAATAATTTAAAGTAATAATATGAAAGTAAATTTAAGCTTACTTAGCAAGATGAGGTCATTCATCGGATTTGAAATTGGACATAGTGGTTATTTAAAGAAAAACGATGAGGGATATCCTGTATTAGTAAGAACCATTGAATTCAGTTTGGGATTTCTATTCGGATGGGTATCATTTGAATTTAATAGTGGAAGACAAATTAATTTAGATGAAATAAATCAACAATTAAGAGAAGAAGTATTAAAAGGTAAAAAAATCGGATAATATGAATAAGGATACAACAAAAGATTGGATGGATAAGTTAGTGAAAAATTATCGCATACCAGAAGAACAACCCAAAGAAAAGAAAGAACCTGTAAAGTTACTCAAAGAGTCCCAACTTCGTATCATTATGGAGAGGGATAAAAAAGATTTGGTTAATAAGAAATAATTTCGTATATTTGTATAAATTAATTAAGATGAAAACATTTAAAGATTTGGAATTCAACCCGCACCCTAATCACTTGGGTGGTGTTCAAGCTCGTATCTATTTTGATAATGGGTATGGTGCTAGTGTAGTTAAAACTCCACATACCTACGGTGGTGATATGGGATTGTATGAATTAGCGGTGTTTGGTAAGGATGGGCACATAGCATATGATACACCAGTTACTAATGATGTGGAAGGTTATTTGAGTGAAGATGATGTAACAAAAATATTGGAACAAATTCAAGAACTATAAAATGAAGTTATACAACAATAGTGATATGAGATTTGCAGGAACTAAAAGACAACAATATACATCGGAGAGAGTTCGTAAAATGAGAATGGAACGAGCACTTGTTAAGGCTAAAAAAGATGGTGTGAGTGATTCACAAGTACAAACCTATTTGGGTAAGTTACAAGCTGCCGGACATATGAAAGTGAGTGGTTTTAAGAAAATGAGTATTGATAGTAAACCGATGGGTATAGGTGTTCAACCTGATACGGCATATCTTAAAACTATGAATGTAGAATTTGAGATGTATAATCAGCAGGGTATGAACGATAGACCACATTTTGCAGGGTATCTTCGTTCAGCATCGGAATCAGATAAACAATATCAATTAAAAGGATGGTTCAATGAAGATGGTACAATCAGAATTGAACTTGTAAACTAATATTATGGCACAATGTAAATGTTGCAAAAGAGAAAAAGATTTAAGAATGGGTTATTGCTTTGATTGTGTTGAAGCCGAATCTATTATTGAAACAGGATTGGATATGTATGATTCCGAAATTGAAAAGGTGGATGGACTTACAAACGGAATGAGTAAGTTACAACATATTCTTAAAAATTATATTATTATTAATAAATAAATTATGGGATATAATCCTTATAGATGGTGGACTAAGGGTAGACCTAACAAACCACTAAAAGCAGAAGCACCATTGTTATTAAAAATACGAAATGGTGATTTTGATTATTCGTATATGTTCGGTGAAGCTAAAGAGATGAGAGATACTTCTCAAAAAGCATACGAACAGGCTTATAAAAATTATGGTGGTACTGACGAGAAGAATAGAGAACAGGCTGCATTAGAAGCAAGTAGAATGAAACGTATCAAATCTATTAAGTTAGAGTTGGAAGCTGCCAGAGATGAGGAAATGATATTGTGGAAATTGAGAATGGAATTAAAAAAGGAATTCGGAAAGGATTTATGGGATAAGGCAATGGAGAGAAGTAGGGGGAAGGGAACGTTGGAAGATTTATATGAATGGTATCGTAAGAATAGCAGAGTAAAGAACCCACAATCAATACAGGATATTCAGTTGAGAAAACCGAATACCAAAGGATTGGAATATTTATTCTAAATGAAACGTTAATATGAAAAATTTGATAAAACTAGATTCAATTAATGTATGGGTTGGACCGTTGGGTATTATGAATTGTGATGATAACGGCTTACCAATATTAGAAGAATCAAAAAGTTGGGATAATATAGAGCCGGAATGGTTTCAACAATTATCTAACGAAGATAAAGAAAAAATAAACACAATTATTAATAACAAAAACAACAAAGATTAGTTATGGAAATCACAAAGAGCAGATTCGGACAAGAAAGAAGTATTGAAAGAATTAATCTAAACAAAGTGAGAGTTTTAGGTGAATCACAATTTGTTCGTAAATCAACAAATAAGAATGGTGATGTAACCCTATTTGATTTTGAAGGTGGACCTGCTTACACGTTAGGCGGTAAGTTATCATTTGAAAAAATGTTATGGAAAATCAATGGAATTGAACCAATGGAAAGTGGTTATAAAGACTTGTATGAAGTGAACCTTCATATAGAACCAATTTGGAGATAATATGGAATTAGACCCGATACAACAAGCGGAGTTGGACAGATTAAACAAAGCATTGGCTAATCAATCCATTCAGCCCGAAGATAAGAAGAAACTTACCCAAAAGAAATTCAATCCTAAAACGGGTGAATTGCAACTATTTGTTGATAATGGTAAGGGTGGTGTAAAGATGGCATCGGTGAATATCTTCGAATAACGAAATCCGAAGGATGAGTCGTAAGGGGAAAAATTTTTGATAGTTCATACTTATTGGTATGAAACTATTATTACTAAAGATTGAAGCAGCCTTAATTACGTTTGGAATAGCGATGTATGAGTATTTCAAAGGTGGTAACAGGCCTTGGTATTAAGAAACTAAAAATACAATAATATGGCATACGGAGAAAAGGTAATAGACCATTACCAAAACCCGCGCAATGTTGGTACGTTGGATAAAAGTAAATCAACAGTGGGGACTGGGTTAGTTGGAGCACCTGAATGTGGTGATGTAATGAGACTCCAAATAGAGATTGAAGATGGAATCATAACCGATGCGAAATTTAAAACGTTTGGATGTGGTTCGGCAATTGCTGCATCTTCCCTAGCAACTGAATGGTTAAAGGGTAAGAGTGTGGATGAGGCGGCAAAGTTAGATAATATGGATTTGGTTGAGGAATTATCTCTACCACCTGTTAAGATACATTGTTCGGTTCTTGCTCAAGATGCGGTTCAAGCTGCTATTAACGATTATAGAACAAAGAATGGTTTAGAGCCATTACAATTTGAAGAAAAACTACACTAATGAGAAGATTGTTTAGAAGCCGTTATGAGAAGAAAATAGCAGGTATATGTGGTGGGTTAGCACTTTATACAAATAGTGACCCATCGGTTTGGAGAATCGTTTTTCTAACCCTAATATTTGCACCCGTACCCGTTATTATGTTTTACTTTATAGCTTGGGCGATAATACCTAAACATCACGCATTATAAAATAAGAGATATGAAAGAGTTTATTCAAAAATACCAAAAAGCAATTGTAGGAACTGGCGCCGTAGCTGTGTTAGTACTATGTTACTTCCAACAAAAAGAACTGGCTAAATTAAGAAGTGAGCATGTAGAGGTATCAACCGTACCATATGTGATTGATTCTATACAACACGTAGTAGATAGTTTGGAAGATGAATTATTTATTAAACACATTACAAACGGAAGATACGAACTAACATTTGAGCACCTAAAAGAAGTGAATCCGAAATTGGGTCAAGAGATGGAAGATTGGATGTCTCACAATACTGAATAATTATGGTAACACTACAACCTAAAGCATTAGAGCATGTAATTGAATTAATGGTGGAAGGTGGTTTAACACCTGATACGCATAACTTACGAGTTGGTGTGAAGGGTGGTGGGTGTAGTGGATTATCTTACACAATGGATTTTGATGATAAGATAGAACCAACCGATGAAGTAGTTCAGGTGGATGGTGGATTGAAAGTAGTAATTGATAGAAAGAGTTTACTATATCTTTATGGTACTCAATTAACATATTCAGATGGATTAAATGGTAAAGGATTCCAATGGGAAAATCCAAACGCTAGTAGAACCTGTGGATGTGGTGAATCATTCTCCCTATGATAAAAAATATACTGATTAAATTATTGACCTATCTAATTATGTTACCGATAATTGCTATTGGTATAATTGTAGCTATTGTTTGGAATACATACTTAATTTTTAATTACATATTTTTTAGATTAAAAAGAAAATGGGCAGCGGGTATAAAAGAGGTCAAAAAAACGAGTCCTAAACAATAATCATACTTATATGGGTAAAAAACCTAATAAGATGAGATTAACTAAAAAACAAAAGAAGGCACGTATCCATAATAAGATAGCTAAAAAGAGTAGGGCAGTCCTTTACAAGAAGGGGTTATTTGGGAGAAAAACCTAAAAACCTATAAGATATTTAACTACTTGCATGCCATCCAAGAAACCACCACGAAATCGTTCTGGTGGGATTAAAAAACACCCATAACCCATTGAAAATCAACTGATTATAAGTCATTGAAAATCAATGGGTTATTTATTTGGTAGAATCGGTAAAATTTCGTATATTTGTATATAAATAAAAAGTTATGAGACGTAAGATTATTTTCATTGATGTAGATGGACCGTTGGCGTGGGGAACGTGGGGTGATGGCAGAGTTACCCTAAATGAAGCAACTAAAACTTTTACGATACCATACCCTTGGGTTGAAGAAGATTGTCAAGCACTTGAAAAAATTTGTAATGAAACCAATGCAAGTTTGGTAGTGAGTTCAGATTGGAAAAAACATTTTAGTTTTATTCAGTTAAAGCGTATATTTCAATACTATGGAATTACGGCACCAATTGTAGATATCACAACCCATATGAGTACCAGACAAATGGGAATTTGGAATAAGATGAGTAATTCAACTTTGGAATTTGATAGAGCACATCAAATTGTAAAATGGGCAAAGGATAATAAGATTAGTAATTGGATTGCAATTGATGATATGAAATTAAGTGCAGAGTTCAAATGGATGAAACCTCGTATTCCAATGTGGAGGCATGTGCAGGTTGATGGTGATTTTGGGATTGGTGGACGATTAAGAGATAAAATTGATGAATGTATTAATAAATTAAACCGATAAAAATGAGTAAAAGACAGCAAGTTTTAGAAAACGAAAGAAAACTTATTGAGAAATTGCAGAGTGATATGTTGGATGAATTGAATCTTGAATTAGATGGAGATGTTCCAGAAGAACTTCTTGATGCAATTAGAAATGCTCACGATGAAGCGGTTGGTAGTGGCGGTAGTGCTACTAATGAAGTAACAACCGGTCAACCATATCGTTTGAGTGATTCGGATGATTTTCCATTCGGTACTTATGTTCAAAATCAAACAGGTAGAATTGTAACAAAACATTTCCGAATTAGTGATGAATACCAAATCAAACAGGCTCCGTTTCTTGCTATGGTTAAGGATATGGGTTTTAATAAAATTTATGTCAGAGAGTACTATGGGCACAATAATTATGGAGCAACAGAAGTGTGGGAAAAAAGAACAGGTGGTTCAGTTACATTGATTAATATATCCAATGTAATTCGTAAGTGGACGGCCAAAGTTAAGAAATCATTCAAAGATAGTATTGGTGTAGATGTACAAGTGTTTTCAAATGATGAATCTCAATTATATACCGAATTGGTTGAGAAGATTATCGGTTTAGGTAAGAAACGAAAGCACGAAAGTAATAATATCGCATTGGTTATCCAAACTCCAAGAGGATATGATACAACATCGTTTGAATTACCTGACCAGAAGTTAGATATTGAGTTGGGATATGGTAAGGCATTTAAACCAATCCACGAAAAGATTATCAATACACTTAATAAAAAGAATGGTAAAGGATTAGTTCTATTGCATGGAACACCGGGTACTGGTAAGACTCACTACTTAAAGTATATCGCAAGTAAGATTAAGGATAAGAGAGTTCTATTCATCCCACCATACTTGGCAGATTTCATCACATCACCGGAGATGACACCTTTCCTAATTCAAAATAGTAATTCAATTCTATTCATTGAAGATGCGGAAAGAGTAATTACGGATAGAAACAATGGTGGAGCTAATGGGGTATCAAACATCCTTAACATTACCGATGGTATATTAAGTGATATTCTAAAAATTCAAATTGTGGCAACATTCAATATGGATAAAGCTAAGATTGATTCGGCACTATTAAGAAAGGGAAGATTGATTGCAGAACATAAATTCGATGCCTTACCAATTGATGATGCTAATAATCTAATTAAACATTTAGGTAAAGAGCATGTTGCAACCAAACCAATGACATTAACTGAAATATATAATTTAGATGAGGCAGAATACAAATCGGAAGACAAGTATTCACCAATAGGATTTAATAGATATTAATATGAATTGGATTAAGACATATAAAATACATTTACTACTTGTGATAGCTACATTGGCTTTCTTTTCAACAATGGTTTATTATTTTAATTTAGTAGATGAAAACTACGAGTTAAAAGAACGAATAATTACGTTGGAAGAAAAAGTTAATTTATTAGATAGTTATCCATACGAACATTCAAAAATAGAAAACAATGACAGAGTTACTGATTTTCCTAAACATAATGATTTTGGAAATTGTACTCAGCATAGACAATGCTGCTGTACTGGCTGCGATGGTAAAGGAACTGCCAAAAGACCAACAAAAGAAAGCACTAACATACGGTATAGCAGGAGCTTACCTTTTTAGAGGATTGGCCTTACTATTTGCATCGGTTCTTATCAAATTGGTATGGTTAAAAGTAGCAGGTGGCTTATATCTTATGTATTTAGCATATAACGCCCTATCATCAAAAGTTGAAACGGATGGTGGTAGTAAGATGACAATTAAGATACCATTCTTATCAGCATTATGGTCTACAATCGTAGCAATTGAGATGATGGATTTGGTATTCAGTATTGATAATGTATTTGCCGCTGTTGCATTCACCCCTAACTTATGGTTGATATGTGGTGGTGTGTTTATTGGTATCCTTGCTATGAGATTTGCAACAACAAAGTTTGTGAAAGTATTAGAGAAGAATCCAATATTGGAGAGAGTAGCATATTGGGTAATTGGAGCATTGGGATTGAAGTTAGTATCATCGTATTGGTTGCATGATTTGAATACGGAAGCGATTGATGCCGTATTTTCAATCTTAACCTTATTAGCATTTATAATTCCTTTAATAATAAAAAAGAAATAAATTATGATTACCCCTTTTTGCTACATCGGGGCCCATAACTGGGAGTACCGAAAAGAAAAACACGAATGTAAAGGACATCCACATGGTAGAGATGTTATTCGAGTTGTTGTTAGAGAATGTAAATGGTGTGGACATAGGGAACATCATACCCTTCCAAGAACAAATAGGAAGTTTGGAAATTGGAAATCATTTGATGATATTGGTAAAGAAGATTGTATAGATATTAAAAGAATTTACGAATGATATTCAGAACGAGAAAATTAATTAAGCCGGAAGATTTAAATGCCAGAGGTACACTATTTGGTGGACAGGTATTGAAGTGGATTGATGAAGAAGCATCCATATTTACAATTTGTCAATTAGGTGAACGTAGTATTGTTACAAAGGCAATGAGTGAAATCAACTTTGTAGCATCTGCAAAAACAGGTGATATCATTGAGATAGGTTGTCAGTTAGTACAATTTGGTACAACATCGGTAACAATAAGTTGTGAAGTACGAAACAAAGATACAAAACAAACAATTATCCGAATAGATAAAATTGTATTTGTTGCAGTAGATGAAAACGGAAGACCAAAGCCACACAACAAACCATCCGATGAAGATGATTTAAGATTTGAAACATATAATTAATAATGAAAAAAGAATGGGTATGTAGTAAATGTGGCCAATCAACTTTGGATGTTGATATAGATTATCTTATAGGATATGACCATATTTCATGTCTATTAAAAACGGGGTTACCTAAATTACAAAATTGGAATAAGTTAGAAGGGCAAGAATTTGATGTAATGGGAGTCTCTATGAGAATGCAAAATGCCGAAGTTGATATTGAGATTGATAGATACACAGTTTGGTTAATTGATAAGGAAGTAACAACCGAACCACTAATGAGAGTTGATATGTATTTGGCTGATAAAGAAATTGATATTAAAACATTCAGACCAGATACAATTTCACCACCATTTCATACTCGTAAGCAAATAACCAAAGACCATATTAAAGACCCATCTATCTTTATACAAACAATTGGAATGATGATGATGGGTGACCCTGAAATAAGAAAGGTTTTGGACTACCTATCGGAAATGAATGGTAATATTGGTGCAAGAAGTGGAATGAGAGGTGGAATTGTGAATCACGTACTAAATAGTGGTATTACTATAACATTTGGTTCAGCAAGTCTTTGGTAATATCAATAATTTTTCGTATCTTTACATTATGAATTTATTAATAGGGTTTCTTTATGGATTAGTGGCACAGGTATTAACCTTTTTACAATTACAGGGTAGTATCAAATATGGTTGGTATGAAAAATATCCAATCATAATTATTTTAGCATCAATACCTTCGGGATGGTTGTTTCTAAAATCGGTACAACATTTTGTATTGGCATTTGATGGTGAGATTTGGCCATCTCGTCTTTTGGGATACGGTATTGGGGTTATTATATTTACCCTAATGAGTTGGCAATTGTTTGGTGAGCATTTAAATACTAAAACATTGGTTTGTTTGGGATTGAGTGTGGCGATAATATTGATTCAAATACTTTGGAAATGATAATAAACATTCTACCGGATGAATTGGAACCGGAATTTGTAAATAGTTGGAAGATGGGAGTTTTAAAAGAACCATCCATTGATTACGCTACAAACGCCATACATTGTTGGTTTGAAGGTAATGATGTAATTATTTTCAGATTTCATAAATACGGGTGGATAAACGATAATAAGTACAATAAATATTTTGTAAACGCTGGGCCAGCGGGTATAACAATAAGAATAGAAAAAACGGCATAGTATGAATATAGTAGTAACAGGCGGAGTTGGTTTCGTAGGAACTAATTTAGTAAAAAGACTTCACAACGAAGGACATAAAGTAATTGTAATTGATGATTATTCTACTGGTAAAGTAGAAAATCAAATAGAAGGAGTACGGTACTTACCAATGAATGTTGAACAAATAGATTACATCAGCGGAGAAGAAGTTGATATATGTTTTCATTTAGCGGGATTGAGTAGAATTCAACCATCATTCGAAACCCCATCGGAGTTTTTCAGAGTTAATACATCTGGAACGGAAGCGGTTTGTGAGTGGGCTAGAAACTGGAATGTAAAGGTAGTATATTCGGGTTCATCTTCACAATGGCATGACCCATATCAATCACCTTATGCCATGTATAAGAAGTTAGGTGAAGATATTTGTAAAATGTATCGTAAAGTATTTGGTACTAATATTGAGATAGCTCGTTTCTATAATGTGTATGGCCCAACGGAAATAACCGAAGGTGAGTGGGCTGCTGTAATTGGATTATGGAGAGGGCAGATTACGGAAGGGAAACAGATTACAATAGTTGGTGATGGTGAGCAAAGGAGAGATTTTACGCATGTTGATGATATTGTTGATGGTTTAATTAAGATTGCATTTAGTGATGAAAAACACGAAGATGCTTGGGAATTGGGTACTGGATTTAATTATTCAATTAATGAAGTGGCTGATATCTTTATTGAAAAATTTGGATGTGAGAAACTTTATATAGATAATCAAAAAGGAAATTACAAAGAAACACGTAGAGAGAATGATGATGCATTAAATAGGCTTGATTGGAGACCAAAGGATGTATTAAGAGAGTATATTGAAAATTTATAAAAACAATAATTATGAGTGCAATCGAAATTATCGGACTTTCTATGATAGCTAGTGGGTTGTTCATCGCTTACCATATGTGGAAAGCACCAATGATGGATGAGAAAACTGGAAAGATTATAAAGGAAGGCAACAAATTATCAGACCTCTTTAAGAAAAAAAATAAGTTATGAAAGTAGAATTTAAAGACTCATTCTTTGAGAGCTTAGAGAAATTGGTATGGTATGATAGCAACCTATGGAAAGTTTGGTCTGCTATAAGATATGATATTCCATTGTTCTTTAAGAATGTATGGAGATTCAGAAAGGAGTTATACAATCACCAGTGGTGGGATTATCGTTTCCATTTAGAAATGATGTATCGCTCTTTGAGTATTATGGAGAAGGGAATGAGTGAAAAAGGAATAGAAGTTGCTGAAACCCGAAATATAAAGTTAATAAAGATGCGTAGAGCATTGGAGTTATTGAAGCATAAGTTGGATGATGATTATATCCAAAGAGCAGAGGATGAGTTGGGTAAGATAAATCGTAGTGAATTTGAGTTTGAGAAAACGGAAGATGGAAATTATAGATTGATAGATAACGATACGCCAGCTGAGAAGAAGCATGCTAGGAAAGTATATAAGAGAGCAAGAGTTATAGAAGAAAAGGAGTGGAAGGAATTATGGGACATCTTCAAAGGGAAAAAATTTACTACTTGGGAGAAATACGATGGTAGTGATTTGAGAGGATGGTGGGACTAGAAGTCCAATAGAGAGGTAAACAAACAAAAACAATATATGGTGGGAATTATTATTTTTGTTGTTGCCGCAACAGCGTTACTAAGCTGGTCATGGGTAAGAGGAATTGACCACATGAAAAAGAATCATCCTGATTACAAAGGAGAAGATTTTTTGGACTGGGGAGATGATGATGTGACTAAAACCGCAGGTAGAGATGGTTGGGATGACAACATTGTACACACAGAAGGGGATTTTTAGTATCAACTAAATCAATTCATTTAGGTTATGTTTAGACATGACAAGGCAGAGTATTATCTAAAAATTAAATTATAAAAATATGTTACCATTAAAAGAAGCCATAGCTGAAAAGCACTCTTTGGCAGAAAAGATGACATTTAATCAAAGAATGTTTAAAGGAGAATTATCAAACGAAGAATACATTTTGTATTTGTGTCAGCAATTGGCAATATTTGATGCAATTGAAGTACATGAATTACCACACCCAGCTTTAGATAGAGCTGGTAAGGTATTTGAGGACATTAAAGAATTGATGGGAGAAACTCAAATTCAAATTACACCATTGGTAGCAACGAATGAATATCGTAAATACCTTCGTACATTGAGTAAAGAAGAAATACTTCCACACGTTTACCTAAACTACTTAGCAATTATGTTTGGTGGGCAGATGATGAAAAAGAATGTACCTGGAAGTGGTAAGATGTATGAGTTTGAGGGTGATGTTAGAGAAATTGCCGGAACGATTAGAGCAATTCAAAAAGATGAATGGGCAGATGAAGCAAACAAAGCATTGGATTACAACATAACTATATTAGATGAATTACAAAGAGTATCTGAATCAGCTAGCGTGGACGTTGAAGGAGATGGTGGAGAAGGCGCCTAATTGCCAACCATTAGAAACCGAAGATTATGGATGGGATAATTTTAGATATGAATCAAAGTTATTTCGTATGGCTCACGTGGAAAGATATGGTGATGGTAAAATAGAAGTACTACACTTTACAACATTCCCACATAAAGATTCACCAGAGCCTATTTTTGGATTTGATGTTATATCAACTGAAAAAATGGTAACGGGTGCATATATGGATTTGAGTCCTGGTCTTAAAACATATCCTTTTGATGATGGTATGGATTTTAAACAAAGAAAAAAGATACCTGAATGGGCTACTGTTTTTTCCGATAGATTTATTATGTTAAAACCGGAATCCGATGAGGAATTGGTTCGTTTTTGTAATTGGGTAGTGGAAAAATACGATTGGTATCTTAATTCACTTCTTTGGTTGGAAAAGAAAACCGATAATATTGAAGGTGTAATAGAGAAACAAAATATTTATTGTCAAATACAGGCTACTAACCCAAGAACGTTTTCAGCATTGAAAGCACTAATTGGTGAGGAAAAAGCAAAGTATTTTATGGAAAACATATTATTCCCAAAGATATGACACCAAAAAGAATATACATAGATTTTGGCACTCCCATAGAACAATGGGCAGATGCGAATAAGGGAGTGATAATGGATTCGATATACTCTAACGTATTTGATTTTCTTCAATCAGATGAAGATGATAGAGTTATATTACAAGTTACTCCTAAATTGGCACAAAAACCAAAAACACCACGAACATTTGAACCACCTATTAATGTTGATTTTATAATATCAAAAGATGATATAGATTTAACATTAAAGAAAATGATGGATTATTATATTGAAGTTGAGGAATATGAAAAATGTGCAGAAATACTTAAACTGCAAAATGAGAAAGATAATCCAAAACCAAAGAAAAAAAGAGGAAGAAAACCTAAAAATATTTAAATTATATTTATATACACAAATAAATAAAGTTTAAATAATGTTCGTACCAAACCATCTTCATCTTTTGGTAAAGGGTTATGTAAAGACTCCACCAAAAACAGACAAAGTGTTAAACATCTGGTTTACACAATTAGTACAAAATGTGGGAATGAAAGTAGTAGCCGGCCCCACTTCGGTTTATGTTAATGAACCGGGTAACGAAGGGATAACCGGAACTGTTACATTAGCTACATCACACGCATCAATTCACGTTTGGGATAATGAAAACCCAGCGATGTTTCAGTTTGATTTATATAGTTGTTCAAATTTTAAACCAAAAGATGTTTTAAATCATTTAGACGATTGGTTTGGATTAACCGAAGCTCATTGGCAATTTATTGACAGAAACGGGAATAATTTTAAAGTGATTGATTCTGGACACTTTAAGAAAAGTAAGATAAAACAAATAATAGATATATTTAAAAGAAAGCAGGTTTAATGAATTTGGATGATATTAAATATGGTAATACAACTAGAGAGCAAGAAGCTAAAGTTAAAGAGGATAGAGCCGGTATATTAAAGGCTGCTATTGAAACTGGTATTATCAAAGATGTATTAGAAAATCATCCATTTCCAGCTAACTCATCTGATGAAACAAAAAACGAATTAGAATATCTTACAAAGATAACTAATAACGCAGATGAAGATGATATCCGTTTTTGTAAGTTGATAGAAACAAATCACTATGATTTTTTTGTTATTGTAGCAAAGAAATTGGGATTAGATGTGAGTAAAGAAGAAATTCTAAAATGGGTTGGTGATATAGACCCTATAACGTTTTACTTAAAGGATAAATTCAATCGTCCAAGACCTTATCAATTAGCTAAAGAGTTAAGATTGGATTTACATCCGATTACCGCTACTGATGCAAATTCGGCAGCATATCCATCTGGACACACAATGGATTTTTTAGTTATACTTTATCACTTTGGAAAGATGAATCCAGCATTAGCGGAAGAGCTTGATGATTTTTATCACGAGATAAAGAGAGCAAGAGAATTAAGTGGATTACACTATCCATCTGATAGAAAAGTATCGGAATATATATTTAAACAATTGGTTAAACACAACCTAATAAAATAAGTTACACACCTAAACGAAATAAACCACACATGGACGAAGGTGATAGTAAAAACAATAAACAAATTAAAGGACAAAAGCAATCGCTTAATGCTTTACAAAGACATGGCATTGATGTTGGCTCTATTCTTCAATCCGTTTGGATTCGATGCCGTTCAGTATTCCCTAATACTACTGACGGGAAGTTTATGGAAAGCGAACTTCGTTTTGTATTGTATTGCGGGGTTATTTTTTGGACTTTATATCTGGTTTACGAAGTGTTTAAATAAATTTGGTAATATCAAATAAAATTCGTATATTTGTATAGATATGGAAATAAATGAGAAAATAGTAAAGCTAAAGATTAGGGAAAAAGAATTGCAAGAACAACTTGCATATTGGGAAGCCTATCCACCTGTAAATAATATGGGAAAATGGGCTAGACAAACCAAACTTGATTCTTTAAAAGAAAAGCTAGCAAAGGTTCAGGAAAAGATTCATTTCCACGATTCTATATATTTATCTAATGAAATATATAAGGAATGGAAAAAGGATGTAAAATAGCACAACTAACTGAAGCCTCACTGGGTAGGGTTCTCCAACACGTTCAAGGTAAAAAGAAGGTAAAAAGTTGGGGAGTTATAACTGCTTATAGATATGCAAATACTCCTGCTGAAAATAAAGCGGCTAACAAAATATTAGCGGATAAAATAAGAGCTAAAGGATTAGGATTTTTTGAGATGGAAGGTCATTGGCAAGAGTGTCAAGATAATAGAGTAAACTATTTTGATTGTCCAAAAGATAAATTAGTTGATTCAACCGAAATTTCCTTATTCGTTCCAAACATTTCAATTAAAGATATTCACCAATTAGGAAATGAATTCACACAGGATTCAGTTTTGTATGGTGGCGAAGATACCAAAGGTAAAGGTGTTTTGGTTTATAAAAATGGTAGAGTAGAAAGTGTTGGGGATATGCATCCTGGTACAATGCAGCAAGCATATTCAAAAATGAGAAATACCAAACAAGTTTTCGCATTTCAAAGAAAAAAAGGTACACAAAGAAATTTACAAAATTTACCAGGATCATCTGCAGAAAGAGATGATAAATTAATCAAAATGTTACCAAAGGATATTCTTAATAAAACTGTAAGAAATCCTGAAACCGGTAGAGATATAAAAGTACAATCTGCGCTTAGATATCAAGATGATGCTCCTGTTAAAAAGAGTGCAATGTCATTGGTAAAGATTATGCAAAAATCTAAATAAGATATGCCAGATAGGTTACGATATATAGTAGGCGGTACAATCGCAGCATCCGATATAAATACCGAATTCAATAGAGGTGGATACTTTACCATATGGGACGCTAGAAATGGTAGTTATGGTGGTATAAATGATGCAAGTAGTTATAGACCAACTGCCAATGGGCAGAGTGGATATGCATTTTCTCATTGGTGGGGATATACGCATAGTGCAAGTAGACCATACGTTTACATATTCAAATATGAAAGCCAAGCGAGTTGCAGTATCAGACTTTACAAATATAATGTGTATGGTGCAGCTGAGTGGAGTGAGAGATGGTATTTTTATAATATAGGCCCTTGGCATGACGCATCTAATGGTGGCGATGGTTCTAATGGTCCTGCGGCTCCTGCTAGAATGGATGATAGAATTACTTTCTTATGGAATCATTTTGGATGGGGTAATTATTGGAAAACTACTTATAAAGCAGTATATAGTCCGATTCGCGGAAATATCATCTATTGGGGATGTGACCCAGCTGGATACCAAAGATATGCAGAAGTAAATCCAATATGGAGTGGTGAACCTTTATATACTTATGCAGTAGAATACTATTGTTAAAAAATTAATTAATATATTATGAAAACTTATGTTGTAACCGGCGAAAGCCATATCTGCTTTGATGATGAAGAAAAAACGATAATTTCAATTACTAATTCATCCAGAGTTGATAACTCTGCTATTGCATATACAAAAGACCCAATGGCATTTAGAGCTGTATATGAACACGCAATGTCTGAAATATCCGGTAGTGATAGACCGGTTGGTTCGGCGCCATTATTCCAAACTGATACGGAAGAACTTTTTAATTCAGTAAGAGAATTGGTACTTAATAAGCTGAACGCATTAGTTTAAAAATAAATTTGGCGGATTCGTATATTTTTTGTATATTTACATATACTTATAAATTCTTATGTGCGTAACTCATTGATAATCAATGAATTAAAAAAGTTATCCACATTTTGAAAAAAAGATTTGGCCGTTTCAAAAAAATGTACTATCTTTACAAAGTTCTTTAAAATAATATCGTGAGGTAGAGCAGTGGTAGCTCGCCAGGCTCATAACCTGGAGGCCGGTGGTTCGAATCCATCCCTCGCAACAAAATCTATAATAGTGGTATCTGATACTGACAGCTCTTTGGGAGTGATGGGTGTGAAAGCAGATTGAAAAGGGTACAACCCAACCCCATTATAATAGATTTAAAAAAAGATTTGGTAGTTTGAAAAAACTTTCGTATCTTTAACAAAGTTAAGGTTGAAGCCAACAATAATAAAACCGATTGTGTGAGGGGCGCAAGCTCCTAATAAAGCCGGATACCTTAATAACTTTTAAAAAAAGATTTGGTAGTTTGAAAAAATTATCGTATCTTTATGAAGATTCAAAAATAAAGTAGTTGATTGGTTTGACCAGAAAACAAAATTGAGAATCTTTAAAAATAAATTTGGTAGTTTGAAAAAGATTTCGTATCTTTATAAAGTTATCAAATAACAAAGTTCTTTACATTATTGAAATAATTTACACATAATAACTTCGTGTTATATAGTGTACAAAATGGCCGCCTATGGTCATTAAATAAACTACGAAAGTAGGATAAAGTGAAATGTTTGGTTAAGCATTTTGCGGTTCATATCCCTGTAAGGTTATGAGCTTGAGTAGGCAAGTGAGATATCATTTGGGCTTTGTATGTGAGGGTAACACTGTAGCAGAAGAGTTTGGGTGACTGAGCAATTGTAGATTGTTCAGTTGAGTTCGGAAGAACGATAAGAATAACTCATAGGATTATTGTAAGAAATAGAAAGCTAATCCCTTTTTATTATTGCGTGATTCAATACCAAAGTGGTCTTGACAATCAAGCTATCCGAAAGGACGTAAGATAAGACTGTGTACGGGTGGTGCCGTTACTATCCTTTAATATGGGACACCAATCCCTATTAATGAAGATGACTTGAAGTATGGCGTTGAGATAACGCATCGGGTAGTATAGTATTCTGTTCTTCAAAAGGGGACAGAGCTAGTGGTGAACCGCTACCTGAATCCATCTACGAACCAAAACTTTTATCAAATGCGGATTTGATTATTCAATTATAAATAAAAGCAAAAGTGTTCATCAGTTGTGACCGAAAGGTGCATACATAGTTGGGAGTTGTTCCCAGCCACAAACGCCCGCAAGGCGAATGTGATATCTACGAAAAGCTTATAGACCCGCAAGGTTTAATCAGTTCGGCAGGATTGAATAAGGGGAGTAATAGGTGAGTAAGTTACAACTTTAAGAGTGGTTAATCTATAATAACCTGCATTGACTGGTACATCTCAAAAGGATGTGGAAACGAAAGGAAACAAAATAATCTTTCTAAAGCTAGTTATCCCAACGTATATTCTCAGCGTTTTTACTTTCTCAATGGTTGCATATTGGTTCGATTCCAATAGAGAGAGCTACTAACAACTGAAAAGTTGTTCGTTTCATATCTTAATTTTTATTACAACTTGAAAAGGGGGGCATATCAATATGTTCCCCAATTTAAGCCTGATAAAACTAACAAAGATTCGGAAAATAAAATTATTATATACTTATATAAACAAACAGTGATGAAAACTTTAACACTACATACAAATTGTTCGCAACCTACATTGAGAAATGAGTGGGCTGGGATTCGTATGTTTAGTACGTTAAGTAATCCGGCAAACTTAAATTTAGGCAAGGTGGATTATATTAGTACGAAGCAGTTAGAGGACACTGATGTTGGGTAATTACATAACTTAACTTAAATAGAAAGACCTCTAACTGAATAAAATCGGTTAGAGGTTTTTTCGTTTTAAGCTCCTTTGGCGCAGCGGTAGCGCAGCAGACTGTTAATCTGTTGGTCCTTGGTTCGAATCCAAGAGGGAGCGCAAGATTAAGTTCTTTGACATATTGGATAAGTAGGAAGTTTAGCTCAGTTGGTTTAGAGCATCACGTTTACACCGTGAGGGTCATAGGTTCGAATCCTGTAACTTCCACAACATGTTCCATACACATTCCTACAATCTCTCAGTTGAAAGCTGTTGTAGGATTGAGTGAGTAGCACGATAGGGCTATCAAATGTGAGTTATATGGAACGCCATTGGGGTATCGCATAGTGGCAATTGCGGCTGACTGTAAATCAGCTCTCATTTGAGTTCGGCGGTTCGAGTCCGTCTACCCCAACACCGGTGATGAAGCTAACTAGGTAGAAGCGAAAGACTGAAAATCTTTAGGAAGTGGTTCGATACCACTCATTACCACTTAACAATTAAAAAAACAATTATGGCAGATTTTAATCATGGAGTTGGTACATTAATAAAAGAGTTGGTGACACCAAAAGGAAAAATTGAAATGGGTAGTAAAGGAATAGTAACTGCGTATCTACCAGAAGATGGTAAGTTCGCAGTAGATTTTGGAAATGGACAATGGATAACATTTGATAAAATATCATTGGACGAATATTGTAAAATAGAATTAGAAGATAACAATTAAAAACAAATACTATGGAAAGTGACAAGTATGACAAAAGTCAGACCTCTTAGCTCAGTTGGTTAGAGCACTATACTTTTAATATAGGAGTCAATGGTTCGAATCCATTAGGGGTCACAAAAAGTTCCGAACTTAATATTGAGTTAAAATAATGATGTACACATTATACGATAGGATGGAAACTTATCACATTGGGAATTAGCGTAGTCAGGTATCGCGCTAGCTTTGGGAGCTAGAGGCCGTAGGTTCGAATCCTGCATTCCCAACCGATATGGTTCGCACTACACAGCATTGGGAAATAGGAAGTGCAAAATTGGAATATAGCTCAATTGGTTAGAGCATCCGTCTGATACGCGGAAGGTTAAAAGTTCGATTCTTTTTATTCCAACAATATATCGGTGTAGTGTAATGGTAGCATACCAGTCTCCAAAACTGTTTGTGAGGGTTCGAGTCCTTCCACCGGTGCTATGGCTCTTTGGTGTAATGGATTAGCACACGAAGCTACGGACTTCGGAGTATGGGTTCGAATCCTTTAGGGGCTACAAAATGGCGAGTTGTTAGAGTGGTTATATGGAGCTCTGCAAAAGCTTTTACACAAGTTCGAATCTTGTACTCGCCTCTTGATATTGTGGGGAGATTAGGTAATCCGTTTGGTCTCATAAGCCAGATATTCAGGTTCGATTCCTGGCCCCGCAACCAAATGGTGTTTGAAGCATTAAGGTGATGCGCTAGTTTGTGGAGCTAGATAAGACGGTTCGATACCGTCCTTACACCCCAACGGAGAATTGCCCGAGTGGACGATGGGGCCGGTTTGCTAAACCGTTGTACGATGAAAGTTGTACCGTTGGTTCGAATCCAACATTCTCCGCATTAAATTGGACATTATGAAAAATGATAAGTTTGAAATTAATAGACGAAGTAATAAGTTATACCGAATAAGAAAAATAATAAGAGAAAACGGAGCTTGTATGATATGTATAAGACGTTTGAAAGGTGGTATAAAAAAATATAAAACCTATTGTTAAAATAGATTTGGTTATATCAGATATTATTCGTATATTTGTATAACATTAACATTAACGCTCTGTTCGACTAAGGGTTAGGTCACATCCCTTTCACGGATGTAATACGGGTTCGAATCCCGTACAGAGTACAAAGGTTGATTGGGATAAGCATATTAGTATGCATAAATCGGTTAGAAATGCCAATCATAAAAGTAGATGTCCACGCACCCATCTTCTACTTTCCTAAACGCCCGAGTAGCTCAGCAGGTAGAGCAACTGATTTGTAATCAGTAGGTCGCAAGTTCGATTCTTGTCTTGGGCTCACATTATCGTTCTTTGACATATAGGAGAAATAAATTATGGAAATATTATCATTCGTTTTAGGAATGTCTGTAGTGGTGGTTATCGCAGTGTCGATAGTTGCTGTTATTGGGCTTGTTAAGGCAAGAAAAATAGAAAAAGAATTAGAAAGCATCGGCGAAGATTTGTATCGTCAAGTTGATAGAAATCAAACTGACTTTAATCGTAGAGCAGATGAATTAGAAAATCACATCTTTTCTCAATTAGATTCGAGATTGGATAAATTAGAACAAAAATTAACTAACAATAAAAAATAAAAATTAGTTAAAGAACGATAATGTAATTTGGAGAGTTAGTTAATCGGTATAATGTTGCCTTGTCACGGCAATGTGACGGGTTCGATTCCCGTACTTTCCGCAAGTAGTAAGAGCAGACGAAAGTTTAGTTTATGGTCAGTGCGCATATTCCATAGACGGCCGGTAGAAACATTGAGATATTAGACGTAGTATCTCTCTTACTATATGGTTCGGTAGCTCAGCTGGATAGAGCACAAACCTTCTAAGTTTGGGGTCAAAGGTTCGAATCCTTTCCGAATCACTAAATAAAAAATAAGTTATGAGAAAAGTTATTCTTTTATTCTTAACTGTTATTATGTTTATTCCACATAATATGATTGACTCCGAAATGAGTGAGGAAGAAGTTGCGGATATAATGATAGAAAAGAAACACATACCTTATGATGTAGTTACGGTTACAACATATACGGTATCCGCCGGCCAAACCGATTCAACTCCCTTAATTACCGCAAGTGGTTATAAGTTGGATAGTCTTAATCCAAAGAAACAAAAGGTAATAGCGATTAGTAGAGACCTGAAACGAAAGTATAAGTTTGGACAAAAAGTAAGAGTGAAGGGTGCTGGAAAATTAGATGGTGTTTATACTGTCAGAGATTTGATGGCAAAGAGGTGGAGAAAAAAAATTGATATATTAATTAATCCTGATGAGAGTGGAACTAAAATCAGAAGGGTTAAAATATATAATATAAAAAAGGATTTGGATAATTAAATTATTATTCGTATCTTTGTATAGTTATTAAAAATAGTATCGCCGCCGGGGTGATGGAATGGTAGACATGAAAGACTTAAAATCTTTTGAGCAGAAATCGCTCGTGTGGGTTCGAATCCCATCCCCGGTACGTTCACTTATGGGGAAGTAGCTCAGTTGGCTAGAGCACCTGCCTTGCACGCAGGGGGTCATGGGTTCGAATCCCTTCTTCTCCACATCGGACCTATAGCTCATTCGGTTAGAGCAAATGACTCATAATCATTAGGTGCTTGGTTCGATTCCAAGTGGGTCCACAATAGGTGTCTAAAGCATTAAAGACTTAATGATGGTAATAGCCTCACCTATTAATTGCGGAAGTAGCTCATTTGGTAGAGCATGACCTTGCCAAGGTCAGGGTGGCCAGTTCGAGCCTGGTCTTCCGCTCCAAAGCAGATAAAACGTGTAGTAACTGCAGGAATGATATCTTCCACTACACTCTTTAGCGAGAGTAGCTCATTTGGTAGAGCGGTAGCCTTCCAAGCTTCAGGTGGCCAGTTCGAGCCTGGTCTCTCGCTCAAGTGGGCCTGTTAGTATTAGGCCGCAAGAAGAATAGATGTTTTTCAATTACTAAAACTCAAGTACCCATACCGCTAGCGATGGGCTAAGTAAGATACAATTTCGCACTGCGGGAAGTAGAATGCTTGAGATTATTGCCCGATGATGTAATGGTTAGCATCACAGATTTTGATTCTGTTCGTATTGGTTCGAGTCCAGTTCGGGTAACTCATTAAAAACAAATGTTATGTTTATTACTTATTATGTAATGTGTTTCATCTATTGTGTTATAATGTCAATACGAAAATGGAATAGAGATGTAATGGCTGGTGGATTAGGTATTTCACCTGGATTAGATTCTATGGCTCTATTGATTATGTGTTGGATATTAGCGCCAGTAGATATATTCTTAACTTGGGTTAGAATATATAAAGAAGCAGAAGAAGCTAGAAGAAAGCATGCCGATACCGAAAATAGTTTAGACGGTAAAAGCGAAGAAAAAGTATTCTAATTATTAGAGTACTTAACGGAGAAATGGCAGAGTGGTTGAATGCACCGGTCTTGAAAACCGGCAACTGTAACAGGTTCTGGGGTTCGAATCCCTGTTTCTCCGCAAAAATTGTTAGATGGTGAAATTGGTTATCTATGTTATAACCTGGCAAACACACCCACTCGTCTCGTGGGCGAGGATAAAGAAATAGAAAAGTAATATGGGGTTGACCACCAGCTTGCAAGCACTAAATGTTACTTTTTGAATCTCCTCCTGTATGGTTCGAATCCTACTCTAACAGCATACTTATTGTTATGAACGTTATATTATTTGTTGCATTAGAAAATGAGTTTCCAAAGGAAAAAGCACCGGAAGGTGTTAAAGTTGTTTATACTGGTGTTGGAAAAGTAAATGCGGCTATAAAAGCAACTGAAACTCTTAAAGATTTAGACCCCAAAGATGTAGTAGTTATAAACTACGGAAGTGCGGGTGGGCATGCCGTTATGGTTGGTAGTTTATTTAAGTGTAAAACATTTGTCCAAAACGATATGGACGCTAGACCATTTGCAGATAAAACAAAAACACCATTTGATAATGAAATATTGATGGGTAATATTGATTTCAATGGATTGGGATATAATATATGTTATACACAAGACCATTTTCAAACCACACCATCTGTAATATGTGATATGGAAGCATACTCAATTGCAAAGGTATGTAAGATTTATGGATTTGATTTTACTGCATACAAATATGTAAGTGATAGCGGTAATCCGGATGATTGGGAAGCTAATCACAACAAAGGAATTGAATTATTTTTAAAATCATTACAAAAATATGCCCTGATGGTGGAACGGTAGACACATCAGTTTTAGGAACTGATATCGAGAGGTGTGAGAGTTCGAATCTCTCTTGGGGCACAAACAACTTAATAATATGATAGTATTTTTTAAAGATTATAAACGAACTGATAGAACTTATTTATCGGTTCAATCGGTGAGACATCTTTTTCCTAATATTGATATAAGATGTCTTTTTTTATATGATAATGATATAAGCGAATACATTCAATACATACCAAAGTTTTTAGAATTAGGAGTATCAATTTATTTTGATAAGAAGAAATGGAATTTTGGAAATACATCTGCAGCAGGTTCTACATTAAATGGATTTTACTTTACTGAAGGTATAAATAAAATACAGGCTCTAACTAGAGAATATGATAAAGTTCTAATATTAGATGAAGATTCATTTTTTACAAGCGGTGAAACAATTAGATTTCTTTTAGATAATACATTTGATTTAGCATGTGGAGATTGGCCCGCACCACCGTGGCCTCCAATTGCATATGCAACTAGACCATCGTATGAAGTTAATGCTTGTACACTTGCAATAAATCCTAAAAAATTAAATCATCTATTTCCAATTCTCGAAAGAAATGAATCTATTGAAATATTATTAGGACATGAATTATATGATAAAACAAAACAAATAGAAAATTCAATTATATTAGAACTTCCTACTAGAAAATATACGGATTATTGTGGGGATGGATTACATACAAATAATGTAATAGAAATTGAAGCAGAATTAAACAGAGTAAATATACCTTTTAAACGAATATATGAGTAAAATATTATACACCGGTGGAACATTTGACATATTACATTATGGCCACATGAACTTTCTTAAACAATGTTCTAAAATAGCTGATAAAGTAATAGTATCACTAAACACAGATGAGTTTATTGAATACTATAAAGGTAAACCACCAATTATGACTTACGAAGAACGAAAGAAGTCTTTGGAGTTTTGTAAGTTTGTTGATGAGGTTATTCCTAACATCGGGGGTGCAGATAGTAAACCATCAATATTACAAGTTAAACCTGATATCATAGCAATTGGTGATGATTGGGCAAAGAAAGATTATTATACACAAATGCAATTCACACAGGATTGGCTGGATGAAAATGATATTGTATTAGTTTACCTATCATACACCAGAGGAATCAGTACAACCGAAATTAAAAAAAGAATAACAAATGGCACAATATAACGAAACATTAAATTACATTAATAAGTTTACATATACTAGACCAAAGATAGGATTGGTATTGGGTTCAGGATTAGGTGATGTGGCTAACGATATAGATATTACAGCTACAATACCATATAAAGATATTCCGGGTTTTATCACACCAACGATTGAAGGGCATAGTGGTAATTTAATATTTGGTACACTTGATGGAGTACCGGTAGTAGCACTTCAGGGTAGAAATCATTATTACGAAGGATATACAATGCAAGAAATTACATACCCAATACGAATACTGAAAATGTTAGGTATCGAAAGATTGATAACATCCAACGCAACGGGTGGTATGAATCCTAACTTTGAAATTGGTGATGTGATGTTTGTAAATGACCATATTAATCTAATGGGTGATAATCCATTGTTAGGTCCAAATGATGATTCAATGGGACCTCGTTTTTTAGATGTTAGTGCGGCATATGATAAGGAAATGATTGAAGTAGCGAAACAATGTGAAGTTGATATTAGAACGCATGAAGGAGTATTGATAGCAGTATCCGGTCCAAACTATGAAACGCCAGCAGAGTATAGATATATGAGTATAATAGGTGGAGATGCAGTTGGGATGTCAACTATACCTGAAGTATTAGTTGCTAGACATATGGGGGTTAAAGTATTCTCAATGTCTTTGATTACTGATTTAGGAGTTGCAGGTAAGATAGTAGAAATAACGCACGAAGAAGTGCAAAGAGTAGCAAATGAAAGTGCAGATAAAATGAGTTTAATAGTAAAACACATAGTATCTCACTTTGGTAAAAAATAAAATATATGAAGTACAAAAAATTGTATGGTAAAGAAGAATTTGAACTTATCCCTTATGTTAAAAATTATTTGGAAAACAATGATGGAATTGAAATTCTTATTGGATGCGATTCCCAAAACTTTGCAGATAAAACAATATATGCGGTTGTTGTGGCTTTGTACACTACCGGAAAAGGTGCGCATGTACTTTATAGAAGATGGAAAGCAGATAGAGAGTTTACTCGTTCAGTTAGATTATTGAATGAAGTTTGGTATGCAATTGAAACTGCGGAATTTTTAAAAGAAGCTGGTATTCCAAAACCAAAATGGATTGATATTGATTTAAATCCAGACCCACGCTTTAAATCAAATGAAGTGTTTAGACAAGCGGTTGGTTTAGTAGAAGGTATGGGATATGAAGTTAGATATAAAACATTAGGTCCAATTGCAACTTATGCGGCTGACCATTTAGTTAAAATATAATATGAAAGTAGCAATTGTATTAACAGGACATTGTAGAGATTTTGAATTAGTATTTGCTAATTTAGAAGAACATTTATTTAAAAAATATAATGCAGATGTTTATTTTAATACTTGGGATGTCAATCAACATTCTATCAATAGTGTTGGTAAGTTTAATTTAGCATATCATCCAGTTGATAAAGATAGTTTAATATCAAAATTAAAACCATATCTTAAAAATTATAACTTTGAATCTTGGGAAAATTATGAAAAAAATAGATTCCCTAATATTTCATTTTTAGATAGAGATGATGATGTGTTTAAAGTAAATCCAAGAGCAATATATCATGGAACTTATTATGTTGAAAGAATAAGAGACCAATGGTGGATGGTTAAGCGTGCTTGGGATTTAATAGAAAATCCACATCAGTACGATGTTATAATGAGAGTAAGATTTGACATGTTATTCCATCAGATTGAACTCAAAAAAGCTAAATTCGTAGTTCCAAAAAGTAACATTGAATTCTATAAAATAGAAACACATTGGAGCGATTATTTTGCGTATGGTGAACCCGATGCGATGTACAAATATTTTCATATGTTTGATTCAATAGAAAATATGTATGTTGATTATAATATAGATATTACACATGCAGAACAAATGCATGAGTGGTATATGAAAGAGTATGGTGACAAAGTGCAATCTTTTATTGATTGGGAAATTTTATATGAAAAGGTTAAAAAATAAAATATGATAAATGATTTAACAATTATAATACAAGGAAGATGTGAAGATGAGCCATTGAAAATGTGGATTGAAAATTATTCAAATCATAAAGTTATCATATCAACTTGGAATGATTATACTATACCATTTGAAATACCATCAAATTGGAAAGTGGTAAAAGCAGATGGAGTTGATTTTGAATTCGCCGGACAGGGACATATGCAAAACTTAGAATATCAATTGGTATCAACTTTAAATGGATTGAATTTAACTGAAACAAAATATGCTATTAAAGTTAGAGGTGATGAATACTGGACCGATATTGATAAGATGTTCCATTCATTAAAGTCAGATGAAAAACTATTATGTAGTTCTATGTTTTTTAGACCATTGAATTGTCCATATCCATTTCACATAGGAGACCATATAATATGTGGTACTGTTGAGAATATGAAAATCATGTTTAATAAAACAAAAGACAATCTAATTAACAATTTAAGGAATAATAATACACCTGAATCAAGTCTTGGTATGGCATATGTTCAACAAAAAGAAAACTATTCAATTGAAAAAATGTTTGATATATGTAACACTATATCTTGGGATAGTTATATGAAAAAATGGTTTGACATATTTGATATTAATGAACTTAAACCATACATAGCAACTCAAAAAGACAGAGGTATTCGGGTTCATTATAGAAGTAATTTCAAAAATACAGGATGTATAACTGAATTTTAAACAAATGATATATGCCAGAAAATGAAACAAAAATTAATGATGGACACTATTTAGAATTGATGGACAGATTGCATGTTATAATGTGTACCCTAAATGACCATTGTGTAGAACATCCATTAACGGAAACTGATAGTGAACTTAAATTTCAATTGGAATACGCATTAGGAAGATTATGGGATGTATATCAATATGTTGGTAATATGGAAGAAACTAAAAAATAAAATATATGAAAATTGTTATAGTAGGTGGGGGAACAGCGGGTTGGTTGACTGCGGCATTCTTTGCAAATCAAAACCAATTATACAAACAGGATAGATTAGAGCAAATAGATATTACTGTAATTGAAAGTTCCGATATACCAATTATCGGGGCCGGAGAAGGAACTACTGCGTTAATGCAACAAATGGTAGCTACTCGTTTTTCTGCTTTGAAAAAAACTGAATTTAACTTTTTTAAAGGGTCACGTGCAGTGCCAAAATACGGAATACGTTTTAAAGATTGGAATGGGGTTGGTACTGAATTTTTAAGTCCCATACAACCGTCTGAAACCGCGGGATATAACGTAGATAGTGAATTTCTTGCTTCCTGTATGCAGGGTAATTTTTATGATTCATCCATAGCGGGACATTTTATGTCCAGAGGAATATCGGATTATCACATTAACGGTAAAGAAAATATGGGTATACATGGTTATCACTTTGATGCCCATAAAGTTGGTGAATATTTTAAAAGTGTTTGTATAGAAAACGGTGTAAAACACATAGATGCTAAAGTTGATGATGTTAATATAAATCCAATAACAGGTGAATGTGATAGCGTAAAATTGGAAGGTAACTTAATTCCGTTAGAGGCAGACTTTTGGATAGATTGTACTGGATTTCATAAGAAGTTAATTAATAAAATGGGTGCAAAATGGATAAGTTATTCAAATGAACTTCCCGTAAATTCCGCATTACCTTATATACATCAATACGAAAAAGGACCGGAAGAAGCTAAATTAGAAACTTTGGCTTGGTCAATGCCGAATGGTTGGATGTGGCAAATACCAACGCAAGAAAGATATGGATGTGGTTATGTATATTGCGATAAATTTGTAAGTGATGATAAGGCGCTTGAAGAATTGGAAAAAACAACTGGTAGGAAAATACAACCGATAAGAAAATTAAGTTTTGATCCAGGTAGATTAGATAAATTTTGGATTAAAAATGTTGTAGCGATAGGATTATCATCTTCATTTTTAGAACCACTTCAAGCTACGTCAATTCATACAACGTTATTACAAGTTGATACGTTATTCAGTAATTTCTTTTCTTTAAATAAAAAAGAATTTTTTTTAGAACAAAATTTAAAACGATACAATGAGGTTATGGGAACTCTGGTAGATGAGTATAAAGACCTAATACGAATCCATTACTATAATAAACGAAATGATTCAGAATTTTGGAAGTTTTGTAATAACGAATTACCAATGAGTGATTTTGTAAAAAATATCATAGAAATTTGTAAATATAGAAGTCCTTCTACATTTGATTTTTCCAGTTACAATGGTTCATCTGGTTGGGGTGTTTGGTGTTGGACATTGTACGGATTGGAAACTCTATCTAAACCCGCAGTATTTAATACATTAAAAAAATATTCTCTTATACATTATACAAAACAACTACACACTAAAATTATAAGACGTGCGGATGAAGGAGCTAAGTTATTACAAACACAGGAACAATTTATAAAGAATTTAATGTCAGGAAAATTTTATAGTTAATGAATACAAATATACAAAAGGTTATAGACCATTTAGAAATGAATGTGAAAAGCAAAATTGCACCATCACCAATTCACGGGATAGGTGTATTTGCAATTAAAGATATAAAAAAAGGAGAGCAAGTATTTCCACAATGGGATGGAGAAACGGGTGTGTATATGCTTCCCAAAGATAAATTAAAAAATTTACCAGAAGGGGTACAAGACCTTTTGGATATGTATTTTATAAACGAAGATTGTGGTTATAAATTATTTAGATTGTTTAAAGGGATAAATTTCATTTGTCATTCGGTATCGTATTGTAATTCGGCATATCCAAATGAAGAAAATATTAATATAACAACAGATGGAGTTGCAACTAGGGATATAATAGCAGGTGAAGAAATATTAGAATGGTACACTGCCAATTTAGATTTGGAAAATTCAAAATAGAACTATATATTTATATAAACAATAAATATTAATACTATGGGAGAACATCACGTAACATTACAAATTGGAGAAGATAATTTAGTAACAGGAATTAATCCTGCATTTACTACAATTAAAGATGACGTTCAATATGATAATTGTGTAATTTGTGGAAAGAAAACACAATATAAAACAAGCACACATATTGATATAAGAACTGGATATGTAGAAGGAGTTGGACAACTTTGTGGTATTTGTTATACCAAAGGAAGTTCAGCGGGTAGAGAACTTATTTCAATACCTAAATACCTAGTTGAACAATATCCTAATGATATGGAATTGGGTGGAGCTGTAAGGCAATATTATTGGGAAAATTATGGATAATTCATAACTCATTGATTTTCAACACATTCATAACTCATTGATTTTCAATGGGTTATTTTTTGCCCAAAAATTCTTGATTGAGAATCAATTAGTTACGCTTTTAGGGGTAAAAATAGTCCCTTAAATATTTGGTAGATTGGTAACTATTTTGTAGTTTTAGGTATAATAAAGATTGAAAATATGAGTAGTTTTGAAACAAATTTAGGTATTATAGTGGGTTCACATTTGAACGATGCTATGATTGAAGTAAGTATTAACCCGCAATTAGCTAAACGAAGATTGAAGTTTGTTAAAGCAATAACATTCTTTAATGAAGATTTGACTAAAGGTGTAACCGATGACTATTGTGATTGGTTATGGAATGAATTATTTGAATATCAAAGATGGGGTGGTCCTTATGTTAAAGGTACAATTTACTTAATTGATAATAAATAATAAAATATGAATAAGCTAGTTTTTAAAGTTAATGAGAAGGCTTGTGTAGCTTTCCTTAAAAAGTATCCTTTGGTATGTAACCTTATGGAAAATTCGGATGGTAAAGATTTGATGTCCGGTTATAAGAAGTTCTTAAAGTTAAAGGATATGAACGAATCAAAGTTAGGCGGTAGACCTGAATGTATCGGTTCAGTATCATTTGGTACAAAAACATTCTATAAGTACGATTGGGATGCTTGTAGTGGTTGGGCTGAATTATTTCAATATTATAAAAGTAAAAAATAAGAATATGAATTTAAGTATTAAAGAGATTAACGAACTCATTTATTCGTTGGGTATTACCTACCATAATGGTAACTTTGTTAATAAAGAAGTTAATGAATCTTTGTTAGAAAAATTATATGGTGAATTGAATTCTAAAATAGCCGAAGAAGCTATTGATGAAGAAGTTAGTGAATCAGATTGGTTTGATGAACCAACTCAATCACAATTGGATGCTATTCAAAGATGGCTTAAAAATGGTGATGATTATGAAGATTGGGATTGGGATGGAAAGACCTTAACTATATACAACTGTAATGGTGGTATTGAAAAATATACCTATCAGGACCTTTTAGATGTGAATGTGTTTGATAATACGAATTCACATTTTGTAAGTAACGAAGAAGCCGATGAAGATTATCGTTCAACGTTGCAACAAGATTCAGATAGATATGAATCATCGGTTAGTAAAGATTACGATAACCACTTAAAAAATATAAGAGAACGTGGATATATTACACAAGCTCTTTTAGATTATGTGGATAGGAAAGGTGCAGTATCGCATGGTGAATTGGAAACATACTACAAACAACTTACCGGTTCTAATAGTTTCTCACACATTTTACAATCATTGAGAACTCCTTATAAGAATCGTAAAACACAAAGATATATAGCTAAAGAAGGTAAAAGATATACCGATGCTAAATATATCATTAAGGTAGCGAATCCATCAAATTGGGTAGTAGTTGAAATTGATTAATTAAAACAATAAAAATAGTAATAAATAAAAACGATAAAGATATGAATGTTACAAAAATAAGTAGTTTGACCGGTAAAGAAAATACATTAAACATTGATGTTACGCCGGAGCAATTGCTTAGAATTGAAAGTAGACGGAATACTTCTGAATTAATTCAGAATATTGTTCCCAACTTATCTATGGAAGATAGAGAGTTTCTTATGACGGGAATTACACACGAGGAATGGATTAGAATGTTTGGAGAAATTGATTAATTAAAACAATAAAAATAAAGTTATGGATATTAGAGAACAATGTAGAGAGCGAGCTACTCAATTCGCTATTGATTATGGGTTCACAAATGTAAGTGAACATATTTTGGATGTTATGGTTTCTATTATGTGTACACGTGATAAGAGTTCCTACGCCGGTGGCGGGTTTGTACAGGCCGTAGTTGATAACAACTTGTACCTTGCTATGAGTAGAGCAGATGTCGATTGTAGAAACAACATTTATTTATTAACAATGTGTAAAGCTAATTGCTTTGTTGGTGGGTTTTAAAAATTAAAAATAAAAATTATGAGTAACGAAAAATTTAATTTCTACATTGATAAGAAAATAACAATGTGGGTAAGGGAACATCACACAATTGAATGTGAGACATTGGATGAAGCTAAAACTAAAATGATTGAGTGTTTCAAAAATGATAATTTTGATAATACCTATGAAGATAGTGAAAGTTTATATGGTACTGAAACCGATATGGAACCCGGTGATAATGGTGGCGAATCAACTGCTGAATTATTTTATAGTGATACCGATGAATTATTAACAACAAACATATCATAAAATGAAAGCATTAGAAGCATTTTTAATTGTAGTAGGATTGCTGTTATTATCAGCAATCATTTTGGCATTTCCAACAATGTGGTTATGGAATTGGTTGATGCCTAATATATTTGGTGTAACGCAAATTACATTATATCAAGCTATGGGTATAAACTTTTTGGCAAATATTCTTTTCAAATCAAATGTAACTATTAAAAGAGAAAACAATGACAAATAGTATTACAATAGATGAACAAATGGATATTGAATTGATATTAGAAGAAGCATCTGCATATGGATTGAGAGTAGAAGTTGAGGAATACGCACAAAGATATATTAGTGAAGGTTTTACACCCGTAGAGGCATACCAACATGCATATTATGAATGGATTAAATAATAAATTATGTTAATAGAAAATTGGAATAAAATTTATGGTGAACATCTTTATACTAACAATGTAATGTATGAAGTTTGTAAAGATACTATGACAGTTGCACCACAATCACATACATTAAGACTGAATCCTGTTAGTGGTGGTAATCAGGATAATAAAGCATTTACTATTGTTATTACGATGTTGGATAAACGTATTGCATGCGGTGTCTATATAGATAACCAATGGAATCCAATTGAGATATTTGATATGTCTAAATTAGACCTAAAAAGAATGGATACATTTAAAAAGCTGTTATCAGCTAAAATACAAAATTATGAATAAAAAAGAAGTGGAGAGATTGGCTGAATTATATTTTGATAGGACTGTTGAACTTTTGGGTGAAAGTAAATACCATACACATACGCCGTATTTAGTTATAGAAAAAACTCCGGAATCGGAAGGTATAGATAACGAATGGCATGGTGAGTATGACCCAGAAGAAAACGAAATTATAATCTATTCAAAAAATATAACATCAAAAAGTGATTTGGCAAAAACAATAGTGCACGAATACACACATTATTTACAGGATCCTAGATGGATGACACGCTATTATAATATGGGATACAAATACAATAATCACCCATACGAAAAACAGGCATTTATAATGGAAGATTTAAATTGGTATAAAGTATGCAAATAGAATTTTTAAACGCTAACAACTCTTTGTGGATAGTGAAAAGAAAGTTCAAAGCAGATAGTTGGTTTGTGCAAGGTTTATTCTCAAACAAATTCAATGCACAAGAAGTATGTGAATACTATTGTGTAGAAAAACTATTGAGAGGACCGGATGATACCCACTATTTAGTAAACGAAGTATCCGAAGCTGAAATAGTAAATGATTAACTTAATATTTATACACTTATGAAATATAATCCTGAACAAGAATTAACCGATGAGCAAATGAAGGAATTATCCGAAGATGCTTTCTTTGAATATTTGGATAGTAAATCGGCATACCTAAAAGAACAATCAGTACCTTTGGACCAGTATCACGTTAAGAAGTTCGCATCAGTAACTATGGGTGGGAATCTGTCAACAAAGCAATTAAAAAGAGCAAAAGAAATTGGTAGAGAAGGTGAGATGGTTCGTAATGATAAGTTAAAAGAAGCGGCTAAACATATTACCGCAAAAGTTCCTGAATTAAATGTGAGGGGACATAAAACACATCGTTCACAGTGGATAGATTAATTAATAAATTATAACCTATGGGTAAGTTTTATGAGAATTTAGATGACCTAATAAATTTGGTTAAGAAATTAGAAAAAAAAGATGAAGTTGCTATATTCATTTTAAGAGTAATAGCTTATGCAAAGGAGCACCCGGAATTATCAGTTCATCAGATAATAAAGGACGTTAAAAAGGAGAGATTCTAACTCGTTGATAATCAATGAGTTATAAATCATTGAAAATCAATCAGTTACGCCCCCTAAAAAATTCTTGATTGAGAATCAATTAGTTACGTCTTTACCCCTAAAAATAACCCCTAAAATATTTGGTAGTTTCATGCCTTTTTTGTAGTTTTACGATGTAATAAAACTTAAAAATTATGGCTACAAGCAATTTCCACAATGTAAACGCTACCCACATTTTCGCGTGTTCATTAGAGAACGAATGGGATTATGAAGATTTAGTAGATAATCTTACTTATGAATTTAAAAACCACGCCGATTGGTACGATGGTAACAAAAGTGACCCGCACGAATGTAGAAGTTTTCCTTCACGTGTTTTGGGTTCATTAACAAAAGAGTTTTCATACAACGATTTCAGTTTAGAAGTTTGGGTTTCACCTGTTATTCGTAGTGGTTACTATGAAGGTGTGAATTTGGATTGGAACGCTCATTATTTTATCAATGGTGATGAATATGAGATTGGTGAATTAGAAAATGGTATTGGATACAATACAGCTTTATCAAATTCTAAAATCAAAGCTTACGCTTTATTGGCTGAGAAAAAAGCTGAGAAGTTAAGGAATGAATTAGTTGAAGTAACTGAAAATATATTCAAAGATTATTCTATGAAGTTAGGAGTTACCGCTAGATTCTCTAATGGTGAAACAATTTATCATAAAGTTGCCTAATATGAATTACAAAACAACACATGATATTGAAATAGTATCACAGTCAGGTGATAAGATTATAATTAAAGGATTGAGTTATTCGACTATTATGATAATAGCAAATAGTAATCCTGAATTAAAATCAATCACAATTACAAAACAATACGAAAAGAAAATTAGTAAATATTAAGTTATGAATAAGATAGAAGAATTAAAATCGGTTATTGGGAAAGATACTTCTCAAAATCAATCACCAACTTGTAGAGCAAGATTGGTTAAAGTAAACAAAGTGAATTCAACATTTGAATCAGTTCCATCACCTTACAATAAGTTTCCTAAACCGGAGTTTGTTGGTGTTAAGTACAAAGTACCGAATTGGATTGCTTGGAATAGTTTCTTTTATTAATCGTTAAAAATTAAGTTATGATAAAAAGTAAAAAACAAAGTTTAGGAATTGAAATTGATTTGACGGGACCTGATGGTAACGCGTTTATGTTAATTGGTAGAGCTAGTAATTTGGCTAAACAATTGGGATTAGATAGTAAAGCTATCCAAGCCGAAATGATGAAAGGTGACTATGAACATTTAGTAGCAACCTTTGATAAACACTTCGGACATTTTGTAACCCTATATAGATAATACAATGAGAAGATTTCGTTCACACTTTCCACCGGTATCCTTTCAAGGTATATTCAGTAAACAATGGTATATCATATGTAGTTCCGCTGGTGATGGTTGGGTAAAAGTAGATAGAAGTTATAGATGGGATGAGTTGGAAAAACTTTGGGATAAAATTGAGTATGGTGTTAAAGATAAAGTAAAACCTGTTAAGAAAGAACGTAAGGAATACGAAGTAGCAGGTAGTAAAGGTAATACCTACAAAGTGATAAATGATGAAGGTGTTTGGAATTGTAGTTGTCCTGCGCATAGTTTCGGACGTGGTAAAGATTGTAAACATATTATATTAATAAAAAATAAAAAGTAAGTTATGGGATTTTTTAGTTGGAAAACGCAAGATACCGATAAGAGTATCGCTAACAAATATTCTATTCGTAGAACGTTTAGAGTACAAATGATGGATAACAAAGGTAATGTATGGACCGAAGATGATTACGATGGTTATGGTGTATTTGGTGGTAAGGATTATTATGAATTACTTGCTGAAATGAATGGAGTAACATCGGTTTATGAGGGTGGTGAAAAATATACCTTTGATATGAGACAAGAGGGTATTAGTTTAGCATTTGGTAAAAACAATGGCAGTGGAGTTGGAACGGATGGTGTGTACTATCCTAATTTAGTGGAGCAAGCTGATGGTTGGGTTTATCAAATGAGTGGACCTGATAGTTGTGATGAGCAGGGATTCTTTTATGGTGATGATGATGAAGATGAGAATAATGATATGTGGGATGATGAAGAAGATTATGAATCATAAAAATAAATTATTAATAAACAAAAATAAAAATTAAAGTTATGGGATTAGACATGTATTTGTACAAAAAGAATTACATTTGGCAAGGTGAATGGGTAAAGCCGGAAATTAAGCAAGAAGTTCTTGTAAAGAAAGGTGGTGATGTAGATACCACAATTAAACCTAATAGGGTTAAGTATGTAGTTGAGGAAGTTGGTTATTGGAGAAAAGCTAATCAAATTCACAATTGGTTTGTTGACAATGTGCAGGATGGTAAAGATGAGTGTCAAGAATCTTATGTGAGTAGAGAGAAGTTAGAAGAATTGCTTGGGATATGTAGGATTGTAAAGATTGATAAAAGAAAAGCTGAACAATTGTTACCTACACAAAGCGGTTTCTTTTTTGGTAGTACTGGATACGATGAGTATTACTACCAAGATATTGATAACACAATTGAAATTTTAGAAGAAGCGCTTAGTGATGAATCGGCTGACGATTTCGCATATAGGGCAAGTTGGTAAACAAATTAAATTATAAGTTATGGGAGTTGATATTTCAGGCAGAAAGCCTACAACAAACGAAGGTGATTATTTTAGGGCTAATTGGTGGGGTTGGAGACCTATCAATTACATTTGCCAATTAGCAGCTGAACAATCAAAGTTAAAGATTGATTTCTCTTATTGGGGTTCAAACGATGGTAAAGGATTGAGAACACAAAAGCAATGTGATAAGTTGGCAGATGCTATTGAACTACTTATATCTAATAGTGCCACTTACAATGAATATATGGTTGATAATGATGACCGTATTCAAATAGTATTGGGTGCTTGGTGCGAAGCCGGTACTGGTAAATTTATTGGTTCTGAAAAGGAAACCGAATTAAATCAGCAGTATGAGTATGGTAGTATCCTTTTTAGTTCGGTTGTAACTAAAGATGGTATGGTAGTAGAATCGGCACATAGTACATCATTAGGTAGAATAAAAGAGTTCGTTACGTTCTTGAGAGGATGTGGTGGATTTGAAATTTGGTAAGTTATGGGAAAAGTATTTGAAAGTGAATTTCATAAAGGAGTGATTGTAGCGGTTGTTGATAAGGGTGATTATCAATATCAACAACTCGCACCACTATTCAATGAGTATGGTTATGGGTTTGTAGCACCTGACCAAAAGTTGATATTCATTGATGGTGACCAATCTGCTTCAACACAAAAGATAGTAGAGGCACATGAAGTTGGGCATATAGTATTCAATCATACGGGTATTAAAGGTCCAAATGATGAAGCTGAAGCTGATAGTTGGGCAATTCTAACTTTAAGAAAGTATGGATATTCGGTAGAAGCTGATAAGTTGATTATTGAATTCAGAAAAAGACATGGTTATTCATATAATCATGCTCAAAACAAAAGAAACAAAATAAAAGTATTGAGTACGATTTTTGTGAATCAAATAGTATAGATTTGGTAGATTCAAAATAATTTCGTATATTTGTAAAAACCCCTTAATATGAAACGTTATACAAAAAATGATAAAGCATTCATTCAGTTCGTAAAGGATGAGTGTAAACGCTTGGGTGTAAAGAACCACATTAAAGATGTGGCTTATGTAAAGTTATCACCTACAATTAGATGTAGTGGATACTTTGATGAGGCGGATCCTGAAAAAGGTGCTATACTGGCAGCTTCAATGGGTAAGCCGGATGGATTGGAAATATTGGTTCACGAATATTGTCACCTTACACAATGGCAAGATGGATTTCATTTGTGGAAAAAAGCAGGTAGAGCATTACCTGTTATTGATGAGTGGTTGGAAGGTAAGTACAAAAGACCTCAAACATTGAACAAAGCATTTGAAATTGCTATTGGTTTGGAAAGGGATAATGAGATGAGAAGTGTACGAATGATTAACGAATGGGGATTGAGTATTGATACCGATAAGTACATTAAGAGAGCTAATGCATATTTGATGTTCTACAATTGGTTAAAACAATCTAGAAAATGGAGTAAACCAGGTAACCAGCCATATAACAACAAACGTTTAGTGGCAGCAATGCCGGCTAACTTTAAAATGGATTATAGTAAGTTACCCAAAAAGTTTGAAAGAATTTATAGGGAAGAAAATATTTAATATGGGAAAACTAAAAGAAACGTTACTCAATAACTTAACGCCGGAAGAAATGGATGAACGATTTGAAATTTCGGCATTTGAATATGTAGAATATATGGAAAATTATAAACAACAAAGTGAACAATTACCCGATGAGGTGGTTGGACAATTAATTCAGGAACAAACTGAATTGGAAAACGAATTTTATGCTCAATCTGAAATTGATGACATAAACGATAGTATAAAGTTAAAGTACACAGATAACGATATTTTATATGTGTTGGATGGGTTAGCAGGGCCTGTTTTAACCAGTATGATAATGGGTAAATTGAACGATGTTTGGAATACCAAAAATGGTGTAGAATAACCTATTTTTAACGAATCCTGAAGGGTTTCTTGGTGTTGGTAGGGTTAGACATCCTTTATTGGAAAATAACCCCTAAAATTACCTAGAAACCCTTTAATATGTAATCCGTTGATTATCAATGAGTTACGAATATTTGATTTTATTACCCATAAGTCATTGATTTTCAATGAACTTTTTTTAAAGATTTTACCCTAAAAATTTGGTGGTCTCAATGTAATTTTGTAGTTTTACTATGTAATAAAATTTAAAATTATGATGAATTCTCAAAATCCAATTATCAACCGAATGAATGTTGATAACATTAATGTTCTTCTTGCCGAACTTCAAAAGTATCCAATCGCTATTCAAAATTGTATTGATGATTTGTGTGATTCGGATAGTTGGTTAAATTTGAAGTACGATACAGTATGTACTTTGAATGATGTGTTCAAATGTGGATATACCCCAACACAAATTTCTAATTTATTCAATAACAAATAATTAAAACCCCTTATTATGAGTTTACCTTTCAATTTGAATTCAGTATTAGCAACCGCTTCTTTGGTAGAAGGGTTCGATGTAGTTAGAAACACTTTCCCGGTTGAGGGAAGATATTCTAAAAGAATTATAACTTACGCCGATGCGGTGTATGAAGCACTTAATGATGTAGCCGAAGATTACCAAGATTGGCCGAGTGACCAGGGATTTGGTTCATCTGATATGACCTATGTTCGTAAATCATTTATTGATACGATGATTAGTTTGGCTAACCTTAATGGTTACTATATGACCGATTTCAAACCTTACTTAAAAGTAGTTGAGTATAACGAAATTGAGAAGGAAGAATATGACCTTCGTAGAGAGCAAGGAATTTAATTAAAATAAAATATAAGATATGAAAAGTATATGGTATAAAAATTGGGAAGGTAAATGGACTAAATCTGACCTTAAACCTACCAAAGCTAATTTAGAGTATGTTCGTAAGAATTTAGCTCTTAACGGTCAATGTGAAATATTTGTAAAATAAAAAATAAAGTTATGAATTTATATGAAGTAAATGGATTTTATGGTACCCGAAATAGAGGTACTATTTTTGTATATGAAACAAACAGCGGCAAACGTTGGTATTGTGTAGAAGGTAGTTGTAATATCAATTGTACCTATGATGAGATTAACGAAGGTTGTAATGTTGAAAGACTTTCGGACATTGATACAATGAGTAGTAGAGATGGAATTTATTCAGTAAGAGATTTATACGATTTTGTAATTAGTTAAAAATAAAATTATGGCACAGCCAAAAGCAAGTAATGCAAAAAGTCACTTTTACATTTCACTGTTTAAAAGTGTATTAAGATTAGGAGCATGTTATTTCCTATTCAATCAACAATTTGGTAATTCAGCAATCACATTTGGATTGGCTGAGATATTAGGAATCATTGAAGAATTGTAAACTTTTAGAAAATGAAAAGTACATTAAAGAATCACACTTATCAATGTAAATGTGGAGCACTAACAAAAGAATTGGTTTGGGATAAAGAACTACCTACCGCGAAGTTTAAATGTATTGAATGTGGAAAGGTACTTAATAGTGATAATTTATTGACGGTAAGTAAAGCTCAGGTGACGAGTATTAGGACACCAACAAAAAATAGATAGTATGAAAATAGATTATAAAATAACCGAAGTTAGAGATAGAGTATTCGCTGTAACTATTGAAGATGCCTATGATAGAGCTATGACCTTTTGTAGAGTTCAAGAGTTTTATGAATCACCTAACCCTGATTTTAGAGGTAAGCACTTTAACATTTGGGATTATATTGAATGGTATAGCCGTACAAAGAAAGGTGCTTTTACTTACGCGTTTGATTGGGGTGGGTTTAATATTCCATTGAAAACTGCATGGGAATGTTATGAAGGTAAAGAAAACCGAAACCCAAAAAATAGTTACAATGGTGTTCGTTCAATGCCTGATACTTGGAAAAGTAAATGGGATGAAACGATGAGCGATATTGTAGGTACTATTGAATTAAAGATGTTCAATAAAAAGAATACTCGTAACTGGAACGCTTATATTATCGGAGCTAAGGATATGGAAGGTGATACATTTCAGCACGAAGTTGCACATGGTTTGTATTACACTAACAAAGAGTATAAGGAGTTAATGAATGAAATTACTCAAACAATTCCTTTGAAAGATTATACGAAATTCCGTCAAAATTTATTGGATATGGGATATACTGAAAGTGTGATTGATGATGAGATTCAAGCATATTTAAGTTGGGGATGGGACTACGCTAAATTTAGTAAGGGTGTGAGTAAAAAACTTTGTAAACAATTGAATAAAGAGTACCGAAAGGTATTCAGTAGATATTTATAGGTATGGATGGATTAACAATTTTATTAGTATGGATTCTTCTAAGCTTTCCTATTGTTAGACATGTTAATAGGAAAATGGAAGAAACGGATGATGAGCTTAGATATAAGACATCATTTCAATTAGTACTATTTATTAGAGCTCAATTTGAAGTACCAAAATGGTATTTAATTCAGCTCACAAAACTTTTAAAATGAGAAAAAAGAAATTAACCGCAGGTGAAAAAAATATGAGAATAAACGAGCAAAGATTTGCTTTGATTATTCTATTATGTAATGTATTGGATAGTGAAAAAGGTGTTAGTGGAAGTATCAAATCTGCTATGTGTGCATCTTTACTCAATATGATGGAAGTTAGTTTTATAGATGGTGATGATGAACCACTTGCAAATCTTATCAACAATTCTATTGATAGATTTTGTTTAGAAATTGAGGAAAAGAAGGGTGTTGAAAACTATCGTGCACAATTAATGGAAAGTGTAAAAGAAGCTAGAGTATTGGTTGATAAACTAAATGAGAAAGTAAAAAGAATTAAGGATGGTGAAGATATCCTTAAAAATATTTGTTTAAATTAATACTTATATAAAAATAAAAACTATGGAAAAACAAACAGCAAGAATAGTAAATATCGGCTTGGCAGGACAACCAGAACACGCAGTTCTTCAAATTACTGAAAACTTAAAGTGTGTTCAATTTTCTGAAATTAAGTATGTAAGCGAAAATGAAGGAGCTAATATAAGACAAGTTTCATTAGTTGATGCAGTTTTAGACCAACCTGAAATTTTGTACATACTTAATGTGTTAAAGCATACGGTTGAAGTTTCTATTAATGAAAACAATGAAGCAACTATTTACTTTTAATTAGAAAAAATGTTACGAAAATTAGAATGGTGGTTTGATTACTACTTTGCTTGGATGTTCTATAACGGAATGCAACAAGACCGATATGTACAATATATGAGGGATAAATGGCCCGATAAAATAAAAGATTTTGAAAATTAAAATTAATTTCGTATCTTTGTTACAACTAATATGTTATGAGAATTACGCACATTTCGGATACACACAATAAGCATAATCAACTTAATGGTAAATTGCCTGGTGGACAACTATTAATCCATTCAGGCGATTTCACGTCTATTGGTAGAAAGCACGAAGTGGAAAAGTTTATTGAATGGTTTGATAAGCAGGATTATACACACAAAGTGTTTATAGCTGGTAACCACGACCTTACATTTCAAAGTGAACGAATGTACGAAGAAAAATCTGCATACTTTGAGAGAAGGGTATTTGATACGCCGGGTAGTGAAGGTAAACCCGATTGGTTAATTGAGTTATTAGATAATTTACCCGATAACGTTTATTATTTAGAGAATAGTTCTATTAAGTTAGAAGGTATTAACATTTGGGGTTCACCACATTCACCGTCTTTTGGATATGGGTGGGCATTTAATAAAGATAGGGGGCATGATATAACACAATGTTGGAATGAAATACCAATGGATACCGATATTGTTATTACACATACTCCAATATACGGATACAATGATAGGGCATCTAATACGAATCAAAATGTAGGATGTTCAGATTTATATCACCGATTAAGAGAAGTGCAACCACACTTACATTTTGCGGGACATATACATGAGGCATATGGTTGGAAAACTATGGGATTGACTAAGTGGCATGATTTGCATACTTTTAATGGATGTAGTTGCAATTTAAGATATGAGGCTGAAAATAATCCGATTAGCTTCAATTATAATTTTGAAACTGGTGAGATTGAATTTTTAATGTAGAGTTATGAAAAAACAAAAAATAAGATTGTATTTGGATGATATTAGAACTCCAATTGCAGAAGATTGGACAATTGTCAGAAGTTATGATGACTTTGTAGCACATATTAGATTGAATGGTTTAGAAAATTATGAAGTGATTTCATTAGACCACGATTTAGGTGAACAAGCTACAGATGAATTTTATAACAATGCACTTCCAAATTACAAATTGAATTACGATAATATAGTAAATGAAAAAACTGGATATGATTGTGCTAAATGGTTGGTGGCTGAAAGTATGACTAAAAATATACCTTTACCACAAATCTATGTACATTCGGCTAACCCAATTGGTTCAGCTAATATAATGGGGTATGTAAACAATTATTTAATGAGTTGTAAGTTACCTCAAACCTGTATAAGAATAAGAGTAGAAAATAAAATAGAAGAAAACAATTTATAAAAACAAAAACAAATGTTATGGGACTTAAAAAACAATTTTTAGCTAAAATTAAAGAGTATTATCCTGATTTCAATTCAGAAACTTCGGAAGTTGAAATTGAGTTTTGTGGTGGTGGTGATAACTTTGATTCATTTCATTCAATTCACGTATCCGATTATAAAGACGGAAAGTGGTCAGAGGTAAAAGGTGATTGGGATATGAGTGAAGGCGATGATATTGATTTCTTATTTGAAATTATTGATGCAACCGGTGTGGTGTATAATTTCAATAATGCCGGTACAACAGGCCGTATTCGTTATGAAGATGGTGAGTTGACTTGTGAAACAACTGTATCCGATGATTACTATGGTGAGTTGGAAGAAGATGAAGATGACGATATTGTAGAAACTCAAAACTAATTTAAAGTGGCAAATCCCTTAAAACATTCTCAATCATCCGTTAAGTTATGGGGTGGCAAGGTAGAAGATTACTTACCACTTCATAACAAAATGGATAGTAGTAAAAAATACTTTTCCGATAATAGACATCGTGCATTGACACATAATATGTTTTTTATCTTCGAAGTTATGATACCAATTTTTGGCGAGTATATCCATAATTCAGATGGTAAATTAGTTTCGGTAAAAGATATATGTGAGTGGCATATATTAGAAGATTTTGGTAAAAAATATATTCCAAACGTATCCGATTATTTGGGTGAGATGGAAATAAAAAGCTGGATGGCTAACGGCATAGGTGAACCACCGGCTTCACAAAAGAAAATGAAAATGGTAACCGGACGTGTTACTAGAGTTATAAAAATAGATTAATATGACAAAGAAAGAACGTGAATTATATTTAGGTGGTGGTGCTAATATAAATGTAAAAGCCGCCAAAGTAGTAACTATTCACAATAACTTAAAATTAACTACAATTGGTGATGGTGCTATTAGTTTAGATGTAAAAATTGAAGCTGACTTTGATAATATTCCTGAAAAATATCAAGAGGTATTCTTGAATATGATGAGTGCTAAATACTTGGATACGGTTTCATTTGGAGATAATCCGTTCTCACAATGTGTACCACCGCCAAAGAAAAAATGGTGGCAGTTTTGGAAAGCTAATGTAAATATTTAATATGAAAGTAACCGTAGTAGTACGAACATGCAATAGACCAGAGTTTTTAAAAGAGGCATTGGCGTCAATTGAATTACAATCACATACTGATTGGGAAGTATTAATGTTTGATGATTCTGCATCTGATATTAATTTTTCAATTTATAAATGGTTTAAGCAAAGAAATTCTGATAAGAGAGTTTTGTATATGAGTACTAAATCTAGTTATGATTTATTTCAAAATAGCTGGATTCTATCACCAGAACTTTCATTGGGAGAAATAATGATTAGATTAGATGATGATGATATTCTATTAAATGATTCTTTGAAATTTTTAGTAGATGTTTATACTACTAATAGTGAATTAGATTTTACATATGGTTCATCTATATTTTTTAATGATAATAAACTAACATCATTAGTTGAAACCAAAAATCCATTTGAGCACGAAAAAACAAGAGCTATGTGGGCAGGTTATACTATTCCAAACAATAGTCCGTGGACAAATCCGTGGCAATTTATAGATAATTACTTTGAAACCCCGCAACATTATACTTCAATAATTCATGCGGCAAAAGCAAATCAATTATCAATTTATCATTCATATTCAATGAGAACTTCTTCGGTAAAAAGAGTTAAAGATAAAATAAATCTAACATCTTTTTTTGTTGATGATCTTGAATTTTTGGGAAGTTTAGATTATTTAGGATTGGGACATAATTCAATAAAAAAGATTTTGTGTTTTGTAAGAACGCATAATCAAGGTAGAGTTTCCGATTATAATAAAGAAGTAAACGGACAAACTATGTATCAGGAAAATTTTAGAATACGTGATAAAGTTGATTATTTGAGACCTTCTGGATTTTTATCAAAAATAATTCCTATTCAAAATTCCGAAAATTATAACAATGGTATTTGTCAGGATATAACTAATAAATTTATAGACCTGAATCAAAAAATACATGCCATCATAACTGATTGATAATCAATGACTTATAACTTATTGGTTCTCAATGAGTTATACATATAAACTGGCCTAATATGGTGGGTGGTATATTCACCTTACTTGTGTATTTTAGGGGAAATTTGGGGTGTTTCTGTACGTTTTATCACCTTAAATTACCCTAATTCCCCAAAAAAACTTCAAAATAAATTTGGCCGTTTCAGGCTTTTTTCGTATCTTTACGTTGTATTAAAAATTTAAAGATATGAAACAATTACCTATTCAGTTGCCGGATTCCTTTATTAAGGGATTGGTATGTAAAGTTCACGTTTCCCTTAATGGTAAAACCGGAACAAAAGAATTAAAAGTATGTAGTGTAAAAGCTCGTTCAATTACTTTTATAGAAGTTGATAGAGAAAATCGCCAAAACATTTTCCGTAAAGTAGATAGAAAAGATATTGTTAATTTCAAACCTACAGCGATTTGTGAAATTACTGTTAGGGATGGTATCTTACCTGTTAAGTGGGAAAGTGCTTGGGATAGTATCGGACAACCTACACAACAAATTAGAGGTAGAGGTTTAGCATCACAATTCAGTAAACATTTTAGTACCCATTCAAAAGGTTGGGCCCCAACAATAAAAGCCCCTATGGGTTCATCAATTGATGCTCTTGCAGCTAATCCATCTTGGAAAAACTCAACAACAAATTCAGCTGCTGGTTTTCCAATGGTATAAAAATTATAAGATATGAATATGAAAGTAAATGTAAACAAATTAGAAATGACTAGTTGTGTTAAATGTGGTAATGATATGCCACTTTTACGATTCACAAAGTATGGTTATAGAAGTTGTGTGAATTGTAGTACAACACAAAGAGTTGGTGGGGTAGCAATAGCTAACCACAAAACTGGTAATGAAATTCAGATAATGCCGATGGAAGATGCAAATAGATTGTATAAGTTATCACAAAGGCAGGGATATGGTGTTTGTAAAGGTATGAAACATAATTAGCATGGTTAAGAAAATAGAAAATTTTGAAAAATTATATCGTTCCGAACTCTTTGCTAAGAATGGTGATGTGTTTGTGATAGCCCCTAATAATATTATTCGTACAAGTAGTGAGCCGGAACTGATTGAATACTTTGATATAAAAAGAGTAGTTGCTCCTGTTTCAAATGTGAAATATTCAGTAGGTATATTCGCGGATAATATAAACAAAATGAATAAGGTTTGTGTTTATAAAAAAGGTGAATCTACGCCGGCATTAATAGAAGATTATGTTAGTAAAGTTCATTTTAGAAAAAAGGATTACTTTAAAACTTATGTAGTAACCCTAATAAATAAATTATTATGATAGTAGGTATAGAAAAAATAAAAGGAAGTGAGTTTAATTTTCCAATAGCCCATGCAAATGAAGCTGTATATAAAGTTGAGAGTGTAAATACTTTGGATAAAGTAGGTTCATCAAACGGTAATTGGGGAGCAGTTGTATTAGCTAAATTTGAAAACAAAGGTACAAACTATCTTGTTCCGCCGCATGTTGTATTTAGCATTGAATATGATACTGAAATAGTACCAACATATAAAATAACGGCTATGACCAATGAAGGGCATAATGGTAAGGTAGAAGTTAATAATGGTGCACTCAAAACACCTGAATTATTTTTTAAAGTATTAAAAAGTTTGGCTGAAATTATTAATCAAAAAATGTAAAAAAATAAGATATGAAGTTAGAAACAATTTACAAAAAAACAAAGACAGGCGCTACTCAAGAGTGGACAATTGAAGTAGTGAGTAACAAATACCGAACCCATAGTGGACAAGTTGGTGGGGCAATCACTACAAACGAATGGACAGTAGTGTATGGTAAGAATGTAGGTAAAGCAAATGGTACTACCGATAATGAACAAGCTCTTAAAGAAGCTGAAGCTAAACGTACAAAGAAATTAGAGAGTGGTTACTTTGAGAATATCAAACACATCAATAAGACTCAATACTTTGAACCAATGTTAGCGGCTAAGTGGGATGATTATAAAGATAAGGTTACATATCCAATATTCTCACAGCCAAAGCTAGATGGTATTCGTTGTATAGTTACAAAGGATGGTATGTTTAGTAGAAATGGTAAACCAATCATTTCAGCACCACACATTAGAGAGAGTTTGAATAGTGTATTTGAAACGCACCCTACATTGATATTGGATGGTGAGTTATATGCTGATAAGTTCGCTAACGATTTCAATGCAATTGTATCGTTGGTTAAGAAAACAAAACCAACCGATGCTGATTTGCTTGAAAGTAAAAAGAATATTCAGTATTGGATTTATGATATACCAAGTAATAGTTCAAACTTTGGTGAACGTTGTTATGCATTGGACCAGTTATTTGATGTTGAACTTGATTCGTTTGAAAAACATTGTGTATTAGTTGAAACCGATACGTGTAATAGCGAAGATGAAGTTATGGAATTGTATGGTGAGTATGTAGATAAAGGATTCGAAGGCCAGATGTTACGATTGGATAGTAAGTATGAGAATAAGAGAAGCAAATCTTTATTGAAACATAAATCATTTGTGGACGAAGAATATATCATTAAAGATATTTGTGAGGGTGAGGGTAATAGAACTGGAACTGCCGGTTATATGGTATTTGAAACCGCAGATGGTAAACCTTTCAAATCAAATGTAAAGGGGACATGGGAAGAAACTGCTGAAATGTTAAAGAGTAAAAAGAAACTAATAGGTAAACAAGCAACGATTAAGTATTTCAATTTAACACCGGATGGTATTCCTCGTTTTCCTTTTGTAATTAATATTGATAGAGCAAGTTATGAGTAAAAAGAAACCCGATTTAGTTGTATGGGATGAGGAACGCGGTTACTATCCAAGAGAATTAGTCTATGGTAGTAACAATGGAGCACCTGCTATTAAATTAGAAGATGTTGGTGGTTGGAAACAAATACAAGCTCAAAACGCTAATAAGATATTCACTAAAAAGTATGAGGAAATAAAAGATGAATTCAAAAAATTAGTGGATGAAGTTAGTTGGAATGAATTTGTATATTCAGTAACTTACAACTTTATACCTGTAATAGGTGAAACATATTATCTATACGAAAAAAATGATGGTAGTCCATTCCTTTCATTAATAGCACCTGATGAATGGAATATGAAATTTATAGGTGCAACAAGATTAGAATCCAATAACAAATGGATAAAGTTATGAAAAATTTAATAGTAATTGGGCATCCAAACAAAGAAAGTTTTTGCACCAATGGTATTGCAAAGACAATCAAAGAAACTCTTGAGAAAAATAAGCAAGAAGTATTTGTAATTGATTTGTATGCAGAAAACAAAACGTTTGAATTCCATAAAGATAAAGTTAGTGAATACAAACAATTAATTACTTGGGCTGATAAGATTTACTTCGTATCACCGGTATATTGGTTTAGATGTTCGCCGGCTATGGAATCATTCTTTGACCAAATCTTTACACCTGGATTTGCATATAAGTTTACGCCTGTTACAAAGGTGTATGGATATCCAACTCCTTTGTTAAGTGACAAAAAAGTAAGAACTTATTTAACACATGGTGCACCTGCTTTACCTGTTATGACACTTTATTTGAATTCGGTAAAATTAAGATTGGTGATGGGTGTATATTCATTTGTGTTCGGTTGGTTCAAAACAAAGACAAGACAATTTTGGAGTGTGCCATTTGTTTCTCACAATGACAGATTAGTTTATTTGGAAAAAGTAAAAGAAGATGTTAAAAAAGATTTAAAGTAATGAAATACATAATCACATATATTGTATTCCTATTCGCTTTGTATTTAGGAATTGGAATTAAAAAAATATTCAAACGTTATAAAATGTTCTTGGACAAAAATTATTGGACAGATTATAATGTGATTGAATTCTTTGCATGGTTTGCCAAAGCAATCATTATCATTCCAGGTTTAATATTTGGCATTGAGATTTGGCAATTTCATTTCTTAACATTGATTACATCCTCTTTGTTAATTTGGGCATCAATGAGAAAGGATTTACCTACATTGATTGCATTCAATACGATATGGATAGTGATTTCATTAACAATATTAGTAAGACATTTAATACCTTAATATGAATCCAACACAAATAGCACAACAAATGGTAGCTCAATTAAATCAGCAACCAATGATGTTTTCTACAAAAGCAAAACCTATATTTGTAATTAGAGTACCACAAGCTATGAGCAGTACCGAAATTAGACAAGTTAGGGATAGTATGTTTAAAGACGATATTAAAGATGATTATCACATATTAGTAGTACCGGCCAACGTTGATGAATTTGAGTTTGAAATGTATAACGCCGATAAGATTGAAGTGCAAGAGTGGAATAAGTTAGTTAATAAGATTCTTAAATAAATTTGGTATATTCAAAATAATTTCGTATATTTGTAAAATAAAACATAAAATAAAATGATAGATTTTTTAAAAAAGTACAAAACGCAAATCTTTAATATCATTACGATATTTTTGATTTTAGAATTCGTAATTTATCCTGGTCTTACAAAGGCCGATACCGTATCAAACATATTAGCAGGTATTGGATTTTTGTTATTGATTGTATGGGGTGGATTAGCACTTTACAGCTATATAACATCGGATAAAGGTGGTATAGTTGATAAAGAGGAATTGAAGGAAGCTCAAAAAATATTAGATGAGCAAAGTAAACCAAAACGTAAGTACACTAAAAAAACAAAGTAATATGGCATTCGAATCGTTTGAAGAAAGGTATGCTCGCCAACAAAAAGAGCGTGAAGAACAATTACAACAATATAAATTAGAACAACAATTAAAAATTAAAAAGATGACAAAGATTATCGGTGGTAGTATCGTTGGATTATTTCTAATGGTATTTTTATTTAAGTCTTGCGAAAGAATTGATGCAGGACACGTGGGTGTTAAAGTAAACCTTTATGGTGATAACAAAGGTGTAAGTGATGTGACTGAAGTAACTGGTATGGTATTCTATAATCCAATTACACATTCAATCTATGAGTTCCCTACATTCATTCAACACAAAGAATATACAGGTGAAAATTCATTTGTAGTAAATAGTAAAGATGGTAGTGAGTTTCACGTTTCACCAATCATTAACTATTCAGTAAAGAGAGAGAAAGTTCCATCAATCTTCGCTAAATATCGTAGAAGTTTGGACCAAATAGAAGAAGGGTTTTTGAAAACATCCGTATTTGACGCATTCAGATTGGCAACCAACAAATATACAGCTGATGAATTAATTGGTAATAGACAAGCATATGAAGTTGAGGTTCGTAAGATATTAGAAGGGCAACTATTAGCAGAAGGATTTATTGTTAATCAGTTTACATCAAATTTAGTATATCCTGAAACATTCAAAACGGCAATTGAGGCTAAGAATAACGCAGTTCAGGCGGCATTGATGGCTGAAAATAAAGTAAAAACTGCCGAAGCTGAAGCAAAGATTAAAGTAGCAACTGCGGAAGGTAACGCACAAGCATTACTTACATCGGCAAAAGCTGAAGCTGAAGCAAATAGAATGAAGCAACAAACATTGACACCATTACTTATTCAATTAGAATATGTACAAAAGTGGGATGGTAAATTGCCAGTATATGGTACTGTACCGCAGTTGTTTAAAAGCATTCAATAATAAAATAATTACATAAAGTCTTGGTAATTCCAAGACTTTTTTGTATATTTGTATAAATTAACAAACAAAAATAAGCATGGAGGCTTAAACCAATGAAGTGTATTAAATGTATTAAACAAACAAAGAGCTACGATTTGGATGAAATTCGTAGAACCGATGACCAGGACGCAGAAGAAAAAGTAAGGAGTGGCGTTTGGAAATTTATTCCTAAACAAGAATGGAAGGGAACATTGAAAACCGCAATAGTAAAGAATGATACGATTGTATCACCGGATGAAACCGATGAATTAACTATTGCCGAAAAACAATTGAAAGGTAAAAAGAAAAAAGTAAAAGATGACAAAGGAAAATAGTATGAAGATTGTTGAATTGTATCCAGAAATGTTTACATTCACAGTTAGAGGATATGAGCACAATATGTTTGAAAAAACATACAATAAAGCGTTAGCGTATATCCATAAAAATATAAAGTGGACTCGTAAAATTGATTACATCCAACAAACAAATCCGTATAGATATGAGTTTGAAGTTGGTAATGGTTGGTTTAAAATTATTTACGAATTAGTGGATGGTATCAAAGTTAATGACTTAAAAAAAGGTGACTGGATTACAAAGGTTACACAATGCAAAGAAAAATTCGGTGGGTTACGTTTCTATGTGACAGGTACATCCGATAAAAATTGGGCATTGATTAGAAACGCCGAACAAAAATCATATGGAGTATGTGAGGAAAGCGGTTCAGAAGTTGAAGTTGGAATTTGGAATAACGGATGGGTTCGAACTATTTGCCGTAATTACGCTTTAAAAATGTATTATGACATGGTTGATAGGGGTGAAGCTAAAAAAAGTTTTGATGAATATTGGAAACCACGCGAAGCATCTGCAACTATTGAAACACCAAAGAAAAAAAGAAAATAATGAGTTTAGCTCAAAGAGAAGTTTGGGACAAAGGATTAAAAGAAACACAAATGAGTAATAAACACATTGAAATAGTACGATATGATAATGCTAAGATTCATATTAGAGAATATGTAGGTGAAAGAGTTTTATCACCGGTTACATATCAGCCGGCAATTATCAAAATGATTGGAGCAAGATTATTGGTTATTAATCCTGATAATCAAGAAGAGTACTATGACTGTAGATATGAGGATTGTACTATTAAAAGAGTGAATGGATAATAAAATAATAAATTATGAAAGAAAAATTAACAAAAGCATTAGAAACATTCGGATACCTAGCTGTAATAGGGTTAGGATTTTATATTCTATATTTTGGATTTAGAATGTTCTGGATACTTTTACAATCAATTTTAAAATAAAACAATATGTTAGCATGGATTTTCCTATTCGTAGTATTAGCATTCGTTGGTAAGCTAGTTTACGATGTACAACAAAAGAAAAACAAACCAACAAAAAACGAAGATGGATTTGATAAGGATGCACTTCAAAAGTTAGCAGGTATTATACCAACGAATCCTAATGATGAAGTTCGCCAATTTTTAGTTAATAACAATATTATTGACGAGGAAAAACTTAAAGAGGAATTAAGGAAGGGAGAATTTCCAGCACCAGACCCATCAATACCGGTAACTACGGCAAAACTAACTACAATTGGTGGCAGTTATGGGGATAGTGACCCATTGGCACAGGTTCCAATGAGTAGAGTATCGGACGAAGGTAAAAAGAAAATGGCTGAAATTGCTAAGCAAGATATTTCCGATAGATTGGATGCACAAACTAAACAAATGATTGAATCAGAATTAGGTCCTGTTATTGACCAATTAGCAAAAGATGTATTAGTAGAATCGGCTGATAAGGACAGAGTTTCAATTGTTAATAAAATCCAACCTAAAAAGAAAAACCCTAAACAAATGGACGGAATTAAAACCGATGCACCATTTGTAAAAACAAAAAAGAAAACAACAAAACCAAAAGCATAATGATTGACGATATAATTGTGATTGACGATTTTTTACCAAAATCTACCCAAGACAAATTAGAAGAACTTTTTAGTTCTACAAGATTGTCATGGATATTTTTTAAAGATATCGCTTTACCTTTATCTGAAATAAAAAGATTGGGTATTAAACAATTAACACCTGGTATAGCATGTTACATCAAACAGGATAATCCGCGTTTTGTAAATGATTCATTATTAAATGAAGTGAAAATTATACCAAATGAAGCTTGTAAAAAAATTGGAAAAGAATGTAAAGAAATTTATAACGCAAGAAGTTTTATGCATTTTCCATTGGCAAGTGAATTACGAAAGGAATATGACAATCCGCATATTGATATTGGTTACGAACATCTTGTTTGTTTATATTATGTAAACGATACCGATGGGGATACGTTTATATTCAATAGAACAAAAAATGATGGACCGATTTCAAAAGATGCAAAGCCTGAAATACTAAAAAGAGTAAGTCCAAAAAAAGGTAGAGTAGTGTTATTCAATGGAAATAGATACCATTCAAGCTCTGGACCTTCAAAGGATACTCGATGTATTATAAACTTTAATGTAAAAATTTAACAAAAACAATAATGAGCAAAGAAACATTTCAATTAGCAAAGCCGTTAGCGGACAGAGTACTTATTGAGAAAGAAGAAGTACAAACAAAAACAACAGGTGGTATTATCATTCCAGAAACCGCTAGAGCAGAAGATACAAAGATTGGAGTTGTAGTTTCAGTTGGTGAAGGTATATACACAAACGATGGGGTTAAAATTCCAATGAGTGTGAAAGTAGGCGATAAGGTTATGATGCCACAAATCGGGACTGCACAAATTGTGAAACTAGAAAACAAAGAATATTATTTATTCAGAGAACAAGAATTATTAATGATTATAAAATAAAAATTATGGCAACAAAAGTATTATTTAAAACAGCAAAAGGTAACATGGTAGTCGAACTATATGACGAGACACCAATTGCATCTGGTAACTTTAAAAAATTAGTTGAAAAAGGATTTTACAATGGATTAAACTTTCATAGAGTTATTCCAAACTTTATGGTTCAAGGTGGATGTCCGAACGGTAGAGGTGATGGCGGACCTGGTTATACAATTCCGTGTGAGGTGAATGCACCAAAGCAATTTCATGATAGGGGTGTATTAAGTATGGCACACGCCGGTCGAAATACTGGTGGTTCACAATTCTTTATTTGTCACAATAGAGCAGGAGTTGCACATTTGGACGGCAATCACACTTGCTTCGGTAAAGTAATTGAAGGGGTTGAAGTGGTTGATTTTATCAGACAAGGTGATTCTATTATTTCAATTGAAGTGATTAATGAAACAAACATTTAATTTATGAATGCATACCACATTTTAGTTATAACAGGCGAATCTTATATGAATCGTAAAGTTGAAGCAGATGGAATATCTTGGTCAGACTCCGGTCTTTACGAATTTTGGAAACGAAATGAGCAGGGTAAAGCAATTGGAATTGCATATTATCCAGTTAGTAGAACAATTATTGACAATATAGAATTTAACATTGAAGAAAATGATTGAGTTAAAAGAATGGATTAAAGACGGGATTGATATTCGTAAAACAAACGAGGGGTATGTAGTATTCACAATACCAACACAGCATTTCAATATCAAAGAGTTGGACGAATTAACACCTGAAAGATTCAGTAAGGAAGTTGAAAGGCAAGATAAAGCTAATGAACTTACAATTGAATTATTAGGTGAAGCATTTGGTAAAAGAGTTGAAGCCGGATTATTTAAAGATTTATTTGATTAGTTATGAATTGGGATATATTCGGATACATAGGAACTGTAGTGGTCCTTTATTCGTTCACAATAGAAAACATTTACCGATTGCGTTTAATAAATTCAATCGGTTCTATGTTTTGGATAGTTTACGGATTGGGTATTATGGCGGGACCTACAATTGTAGTTAATGCTTGTGTATTAATGATTCACATTTATTGGTTTATAAAACATCGTAAAGAATGGCAAAAATAATTTATTTAGAGGACACAATTGCTTTGATGGCGAATACCGGAAAAATGAATGTAGTAAAACAAATAGCGAAGTTGGGCGAGTTTACTCAAACAAAAGATGGGTATCGTTATATAGTTTTGGACGAAGATAAACGAAACGATATCTGTCCAATACATAGTACATTATTGAATGAGGACGGAAGTTGTAACAAATGTTTAGATGATAATAACAAATAAAATGATATTAAAAAATCCTGAAAAGTTATTAAAAACAATTATACCAAGTGCAACCGGTAATTTGATTTGGTGTGTAACAAACGTCAATGTAACGATGGATGACGAAATTACATATGTATTTCAATTCCAAACGCAAGTGCCTGTTATAAGTTCACCTAATCAGCAATACTATTCTATGACTCGTGCAAGAATTGAGGAAGCTAAGTTAAGTTTTTATAGAGTTCAACATGAAAATACATATGAATTGTTTTGTTATGGACAAGTACAACGTGGATATTGTACCGATATAGACACAATGGATAAATTTATTGATGTATTAAGATATATGCTACCAAACACTTATTAAGATGCTAACAATAGAAAACGAAAAAAAGTTATTAGGTACTATATTGCATGGTAGCGGAAGTGCCGGTCCAATGGAATGGGTTGTAACTTCAATAAGACCACATTTGAATCACTATGTAATTTTTATTGAGCAAACTGAAAATGGTTGGGACAAGAAAATAGTTTTGGACAGAAGTTTTTCACCGTTTAAACTTGGACACCAATACAAATTAGAATGTGGAAATGAAAAAAAGTATATACACAGAGACGATATGAAAAATATTGATATATTCAGTAATCATTTAGAATCATTTATTTAGTATGCTAACAATAGTAAACATAGAAAAACTTTACAAACAGGATGTAGGTGAATGGAGAATAGGTAAAGTAGTAACATTGGATAGTGCATACCTAATTGAATTAAGAAAATCCAATGGCCTACGATTGCAAGTTAATTTAGAACGAACCGCAATAGGTAAGAGTGATTCGGCACTTTATGAATTATGGTTTTGGTCTAATCAATCGGGAAGTGGAATACCAATTAGAAGGATATTAAATAAACCGGATTTGAAGTTAGGCACTGTATATGTGACTGATTTGATAAAAGATATGTTAGAATCTTTAAAATAAAAAATATGAGTATAGAATTTCAATTTATTTGGGGCTTCTTAATAGGAGCCGGAGTTGGTGCACTAATTGCATTATTTGTGGCACAACGAATGGTAAAAAGAGTAATTAAAAAAGTATTAAATAGTTTCGGATGAGTATAAACATTTCAACGGATAGTAGACACCTTACAATGAAGGGTAATGGTAAAGTACAAATCAAAACTTCAATACAAATATACGGAACAGGTACTAAAATGCCTGTAACTGTTGAAGCTGATTTTACAAACATCCCGCATCACTTACATCAAATCTATTATCAATCCTTAATAAGTCAATACAATACATCCGTCAATGTATATAACAATACAAAGGATGACGAACCGAAAACAATAAGAGAAAAAAAGAGTGAATGGCGGTTGAATAGGATTGTGGACATAATTAGTAAAGCAATATCTAAATAAATAAATCGTATGAATGTTACAATAGACGATATCAAAGGAATAGAGCAAGAATTAGACGTAGAATTAACAAAGGAGCAAAGGGATACGATATTAAAGCAATATCAAAGAGTAGTAATGGACAATGCGGATAATTGGAATGTTATTTTAAAAGACCTAATAAACGGAATGAATGTTGACAATAGAAAACATACAAAATATAGACGGTAAGGAATTCCAATTGAGTAGCGGACGGAAGTTTATAATTGGTATCGCAAGAGCATATTATGACCATTATAGTTTTGGGGTATTTCCTTTGATGGAAAACAATGTGGCAAGTATAAACGATGGTATTGTATATAAATTGATGCGAACTATAAGGAATAGTAGGGGATATGAAATGACATCGGCAAAACTAAAACAAAATGTTTATGTAACGCCGGAAAACCTTACAATGAAAAACTTCATATTAGAGTTACACATACAAACTGGAATGATATATGCTCACAATAGAAAATAGAGGACGGTTAATAAGTGATTCGTTTTATGATAAGATGGGTATGTATTGGGTAGTGGACAAAATTATAGATGACACCGATGAATACCTAATCTTAATTGAAAATAGAAAAGGCCCAAAAGAAATATTTGCTTTGAATAAACAAAACCTACATGGAATTGGATATGAATTTGGAATATCAGCAGGTGGGCCGGGTATGCAAAGAATGTATAAGATTAAAACATACATACCAATTGAAACTATAAGTGATAAGAGGTTATTGATAAAACGAATGACTGAAATGATTGATACCTCATACGATATATAAAAAATAATATATGCTAAAAATAAAAAACATACAAAAGATAGTAGGAAAAAAAATACATACACCACATGCACATTGGGTAGTAATGAGTATAGAGGAACAAAAGCATGATTATATTATTAAAGTAAGATTTGAGTATGGTACTACATTTGGCGTAAAGCATCCAAAGTATGTAAACTTTAAACTATTAAGATATAATGAATTTAGTAGTACGTTAGGTGAGTGGAAAATGTATAATGACCAAGATAATGGTTATACAATACTAACAAAAGGTTACTTACAATTGAAAATGTTTGTTGGTATATTGGGTGGTCAATTGCATAGTTTCAGTAATTAAAACAAATAATATGCTAACAATAGAAAATACATATAAGATATTAGATGTACCAATAGTTAAGAATCGTGTTGTAGAATATTATATAAGAAATACTACTCAATATGAAAGAGCATATCAAATACATTTAAGATGTCCGCGTAAATCAAAATCTGACGAGTTATTAGTTTTACTTAGAACTTCGGACGTATTTGGTCCTAATATGGAAACAACCTACGCGATGTATGATAATAGTAATCCTACGAGTAGAATATATTTAAGAACAAAGGATATATCGGACATGAGACAGTTTGTAAGCTCAATAGAATTTTTAGTAAACAAATATATACTATGCTAACAATACAAAACATAGATAAAATAATAAATGTGGGTTCATCTATTAACATATGGTATATAAGTGAAGCGATAGAAACAACCGATGTTTATAAGGATGTATATGCATTTGCTGTTTCTGTAAACGGTAAGGTACAAAATGTATTTTATTTGAATAGAGAGAGCCAATATGTAAGTGGCAGAAACGAACCCGTTTATAGGTTATATAAAGATTTTGACCAAAGTAAAGTAAATAGATGGTTGAGTATGCATCAAATAACGCCGTATTTTATAGGAAACTTAATTGATAAAATGTTAAAAGAATAGTATGCTAACAATAGAAAACATAAACATACTCAATAGTAAGTTTGCCGGTACACCCGAATGGCGGATAGGTGAAATGTTTATAGGTGAACAAAACTATATATTTGTAATCCATAAACGGGTAGGTTATTGGACAATCGGGGGTTTTAGGCGTGATGAGTTGACTATAAAATTGAATAGAGTAAAAACAATAGGTGGGTATGTAATGGAGACCGGACTAGTAAAACAAAGCTTTCATGGACGTTCGGCATGGGATATAGAGTATATGAGGACCATAAGTAGTTTTACTTTTTGCTTGGACACTCATATAAAAAATATAGTAAATCAATAAAATATGAATAACGAACTAAAAACAAAAGATATATTAGAGGGGATAACCTTTATATTAATGATAGTAGCTACAATAGGTATGTTTTGCCTGTTATATGAAGTAAAGGAATTGAGGGAACTAACAAAGGGTGCAAGTAATTTCCGAACTATAAGAAAATAAAATCGGACAATAGTAATACATAGTATAATACATATAGTATATTCAGTACTTGTAGTATATATCGTATCGGTGAATCGGTGTTCGGGTCGATAGGGAAAATTTTTGATAGTGTCTGCCTTGATTAATAGAGAATGGATTAATAGGAAATAAAAATAAGATTTGAATATATATTTATAACAAACAATTAAAAACAAATAGTATGGCAATAGATTTTAGTACAAACACGGATACATGGTGGCAAGAATCATTTGAAAGGTATATCACTGGTGGTGGGGGTTTTGGAGTTACTGCTGGTATGGGGTTTGAAGCAATAGAGAAACATTACAAGGCGTGTATACCAGCGGATTTTGTAGATAGGGAATTGATAACTACTCCAACCGAATGGGTTATAAGAGGGACACATCCAAGAGTTGGTCCATTTCGTTTAAGTGTTCAAAGAGCTGATAGGAGTTGGGAGTTTGTTTGGGAATAAGAGCGGACGTAGATAAAAATAATTATAGTACAGATGTTAATAGTAGTAATAGTAATAGGAATGTTAGTAGGGTATGGAATAGGTCAGTATATAGTAGACAGATACATAAACGAAAATCATAAGGATATAAACAAAGACTAATAGATAATGGGATTAATAACGTTAATAGTAGTAATACTGATATATAGGGAAATAAGGAGACAAAATAAAAACAAATAAGTTATGGGAATAGTAATAGGGTTAATAGGTATAATGACTGTATGGTGTGTAATAGACCTAATAAAACAAATCAATAGAATAGAAGATGCCGAGTAATGAAATAAACCTCTTTGATATCCTTGCTCTAATAGGTTTTATAGGGTTCTACATAACCTTAAAGATATTGGTATATAGTAAGGAATACGGTACAAAAGAAAACAAAAAAGATATCGTAATCCGTAGGGGAACTGAATGGGATTACGAACATAAACCAAATGAAAACAAAAAGAATAAATAAGGGGCGTATTAAAGGTAATGGGTCCGAGCTCCTATTGATAACCGCATTAATTACAATGTTATGGATACTAATCACACACACGGTTTAACACAAAGGGAACGCCTTGAACTTCAACATAAAATACAACGTCTCCAATGGTTATTAAAAGAATGTATTGGGATTGAGGAATACGAGCTTTGTACCCAAATACGAAACCTAATCAATAAAAAATACGAGTTACTCGCTACCAATAGTACAACAAACGAAATAGAATAGGGATACTTAAATGGTCCCTTTTTTGTGTCCGAATATTGATAGTACGATGGTGAGCAAAAGGGTGTTGGGACTTGCGTTGAAACTTGATAAAACCCTATTTTGATACTACTAAAATTTAATTACGTTTTAAGGGGTAAGTGTCACAATTTTTAATGAAATGTAATTTGATAGTACAAAGTAATTGAAAACCGATGGGTGTCAATGAAAACACACTTTAACACAAAATCCCACTTTTTACCACTTCACAATAAAAACGATGTCAAAATTAGTATATGTCAGTCATAATGTGAGGTATATACGAATTCTTTTCCACGCAAAAAAATTTTTTTATATGAATTTAATACACTATACTACTGTAACCCTTACTGGCATTAGATTTGGTGGAATGGATTTTTTTTCGTATATTTGTATATCTAATTAATCTATTTAAAATCTAAAAGATATTTATGCGTGTAAGTAATAAAATAGGAATGAAGTTTGATTGTAACCGTTTATGGAATTGGGCTCATGAAAAACTGGGTGAAAGCAGATGTGGAGCAATTGCTTTTTACTGGGATACCAAAGAGGATGCCGAATGTGGTTACTACGATTGGGAAAAAACAATTTGGATTAATTTAGCACAATGTAAACGAATGGTGGCGGTTCAGAAAACAATTCTACACGAATGGACACATGCACAACAGTCATACCGCTGGTACAATCATTATCAAATTAAATACGGGTACAAAAATAACCCATACGAAATACAAGCAAGGGAAAACGAAAAACTTGTCAAACGTGCATACAGAAAGAAAGGAAAGTAAAGAAAAAAAGACTCATAAAAATACTCATGTCAAACCAGGTGAGCAAGTGGCATCAAATCGTGCCATGCATAACGATATGAGGTTAATGGAAAATGGTGAGGGTGAATACGATGCGGTTGTCATAAGAGGTGACAGGTATGCATTGATAAGAGGTGAATACATCCCTATTGGTTCAAATTTCCATTATCCGAAAGTCTGGGGTAGGAAATACGCCGCCACTACATTGGTCCAAACGATTATGGCGGACAAACGTAAACAAATAGAGGATGCCGAAAGGGAACTTCTAAAACTACAAAGGTGTTTAGATAAAATAAATGAGTGGTCCGATACTGACCTATAATGTTATATATGCTTACAGAACTTCAAATGATTCAACGGGCTGTCCAATTAGGTATGGACGAAGAGTTAGTTAGTTATGCCAAACAAATAAAAAGACAACTGGAAACCGATGGTGACACGGCAGACTGGTTGGATTGTTTAGAGATGGCATATAACGAATTGATTATCAACTAATTAAAAAGTTATCCACACCTGTTGGAAATATCAGGTATTTTTCGTAACTTTAGGGAGTGGAGGGCGGGGTACGTCCTTTGAGTGAGACCCCCAATAACGGATATTATGTTAAGTCCACAACTCGTTGATAATCAATGTGTTACGATGGAAAAACCCCTAAATCGCCTATAAATTATATTATGTTAAGTCCGGCTGCCGCAAGTGGTTGATAATCAATGACTTACCAAGATCCAGCTTTTTACCAAAAAATTCTTGATTGAGTATCAACGAGTTACGCTTTGGGGACCAAAAAAAGTGGATAAAAAGCTTGGATATATTAAAAAATAGGTGTAGTTTTGGTATATAAGATTAAGAGATATGACACACATTACAATTTTAGAGTTCGTCCTTATAAGTGGAGTTTCACTTTTTGGATATGTTTTAGGTAAAACCGTTTATGAGTACTATTTCAAAACTTCTAAATAACCCCTATGTTAAAGACAATCCTTTGGTTTGGTATCGTTTTCGTTGCTTTTGTTATTAGAGAGCCGAACATCGGGTATCCAAAAGTTGTGGATGACCAGAATGGTGTTCACATTAAGTATTAAAATTTAAACCCCTTATTATATGATTAGTTCAAAAATGCGTGCAGAAATTCAAAAAATGAGTTCACTTGACTTGAAGTTGTTGAATTCCTATGTAGTATCCCTATTAAAAGAATCTCGATTAGATAGGGCGTATGAAGTTAAAAACCAATTAAGAGTTGGTGACAACGTTAAAGTGAATTCACCCAGAGTACAAGGTTCGACTGGTTCAGTAATTGAAATCAATCGTACCCGTTGTAAAGTCCGATTTGGTATTGGTACATTTAACGTACCTTTGAGTATGGTTGAAATTGTTAAGTAATCCGTTAAACCCCTTATTATGAGAAAAATCACAAAAGAATCTATTGACAAGTTTTTAAGTAAAGAGACCTTCCGCAAATCTAATATGAGTGTAGAAGAGTCCTATGGTATATATAAGCTCAGATTGCATGGTAATACTATTGCAACTATTGACGAGCTAGGAGTATTGAGTATAACAAACGCTGGATGGTCCTCAAACACTACAAAAGAACGTCTGAATGGTATACCCGGCGTACACATCAAACAAAAGAATTGGAATTGGTACCTGAATGGTGAGGAATGGAATGGTAGTTGGAAGCGTATTGGTATGGTGAAGTAATTTAATAACCCCTTTAATTTAATAAGATATGAATAAGAAAGTCACAAAGAAGTCAGCACCTAAAAAGGTAGCTAAAAAAGTAGTTAAGAAAGCAGCCACTAAAAAGGTTGTAAAGAAAACAGCAAAGAAGCCCGCTACAAAGAAGGCTAAGAGTATTAAGACCATCCAAGCATTAAGAGAAGGTTTTAAAGCTGGTAGTAAAAAGAACCCGTTACCGCACATTAAGTACTTAAACTGCGCAATATCGGATGTAAGTAATGAGAAGTTTCCAGAGATGGTTCAAATCACAATGGGACCGGCAAAGATTATGGATGACCTTAGCGGACGTAGGTATGTGAATTTAGAGTACGCAAAGATTGCTATTGATGAGGTACACGGTTTTAACATCGTAGCGAAAGGTTTAACCAAAGTAGCTGATGAGTTAGCAGACCTTGGTATAGCAGCCGTTGAGGTTGTAGATAGAAATCCATTTAACGCATTGTTAGTTACAAAATAAAAACAAATAATATGAATTTACCGCCAAAAGGTTATTATCGTCAACTGTTAAGTGACTTTCCCCAAGTCCGCATTGCATTTACACATACCCCGATTGTTGGGTGCCGTACAATAGATGCTGGACCGTTTATTGAAGTATTAGAGCAATCTACTGACCAGTATGCTAAATTCTATTCCGAAGGGTTACGCAAGGGTAACTTGGTTACTATTGTAGAAAATAGTGTGGATAGGGTATATAGCAACAATGGTGAGTTGTATTTTACATCCTAAAAAATAAATTTGGTAGTATGGGAAATTATTCGTATATTTGTATAGAAGTTGAAGGTGACAAGTGGGAAGCGATGCAAGAGTTAATGAAAGATATGAGCATGGCATCACCCCAAATAACAGAAGCAATGGTAGATAGGGTTATTGCTGACCTTGAACGTAAGGAAAAAATAAATTTGGAAGTATCAGAAATATTTCGTATCTTTGATATTCTATAAAGATAAAGGGTAAGGACCACCCCTATTAATAAGTTGGACCGAAATAAACTAAACCTAGCGGTGTAAGAGGTCAACCGTTCAAAACTATGGCTAATAAGTCAAAAAAAGCAGCAAAGCGTGGAAACATGTACGAAACAGTTTCTAACAACATTCAAAAGATTACACGTCCATCTGGTACTGTATCTTATCGCGTGAGAGTTACCGAAGATGGTATCACTTATTCTCAATATGAGACTTCATTAAAGAAAGCGAAGACTCTTCGTAATGAGTGGGTTGGTTAATCTTAACTGATAAATTTATTAGGGACCGGCAGATACCTATTTAGCCGGTCCCAATTTTTTAAGACAACCAATACTTATACCTGTTATTTTAATGGGTAAACAATAAAACAAATATAAAAACAACAAAGATGAAAAAAGTAATCGCAATTTTCGTAATCGCTACATCATTGGTAGCTTGTGGTGGTTCAACTTCAACAGAAGTAACTACTGATTCAACAGCAGTAGCAGTAGATACAACAGCAGTAGCTGTGGATTCAACTGTAGCTCCAGTAGCAGCTGATACTACTACTATCGTTAAGTAATTAAGATAGGTTAGTAAATAATTAGCCGGTCCGATGTGACCGGTTTTTTTATGTCCCTAATGTACCCAATGTACCTCGCTGATGTTCCCAAAGTACCACAAGTCCCGCGGGACCTGGGCCCAGATGGACTGGTGGGGTTAATATACTAATTAACACACTAACATGCTACATATTATATTTTGAACATTTTTCTGTGTAGTTTTACCCGTTTTTTATCAAGTTATCCACATTTTCTGGACAGGTCTTCTGGAATCTGTGTAGGGGCTGGGTGAAATACCCCTAATCTATACTGAATCGTAACTCATTGAAAACCAACGTTTTATAAGTCATTGATATTCAACCCCTTACATAAGTCATTGATTCTCAAGCAAGAATTTTTAAAATAAGTCCCAAAAAGTTTGGCCAGCTCGGAAAATACCCCTATCTTTATTATGTAATAAAAATGATAAGATATGAATACGCAAAATCCCTTTAAGAGTTTCTCAGCCTCTAAAATGAGTGAAAACCCCCGTTTTAACGTATCAGTAGAATATACTGACTTCTTGGGTAATACCCACCGTATCCAATGTAAGACTCGTAAAGCCTTCAATGAGGCTAGAGAGTTCCTTTCCCTTTTCAAATCTGAAACAACCAAGATCAATTCAATCTTGAGAGAGTATCCGGTTTCAATGGGTAAGTTCCCTAAAAAGTTCCATAAGGAAATCAAATCGGACTTACAGTCTGCTGGTTTCGGTATGTGTTCTAAATACCTTTTGAAGTAATTTTTAAACCCCTTAAATTATCTATATGTATAATCAAAATTGTGACCTGTTAGTATCGGCTTTCTCAAATAAAGAGTTGAAAACATTAGTTATGGCCTTGGCCGCATACAATAAGTTGGACAGACGTGAGACACGTTCTGACCTTATGGAAAAATTGGTGAATGGTTTTCTACGCTCGAATGAGTTGGAAGCGGAAGTGATTGAACGTATTGTGCGTACAAATCCATACGATAATAGTATCCCTAAATCATATTGGGGTACAGCCAATGGTAAAGCCTATTTGGCAGAGATGGAAGAAGCTAGTACAAAGGCTTATTCTTATTAATTCATAAACCCCTTATACAATGAGTGAAAAATTATTGACTGTAAAGTTTGAGTCCGAAATCCAGATATTATCTATAAAGAAGTTACTATCTGCAACCTGTGGTGGTGGCCGTGTCCGTCCACGTGGTAGACATAGTAACCGAAAGGCTGTGCTGGGTAATGCATATAGACCCGGTACCCAAAATGATATACCCTGGCGGAAAGCTGAGACAGTAACATTTTATTTATTATAAAAAATTAAGTATATGAGTATAAGTAATACAATGAGAAGTGACCTAATGCAGTTAGTGAATGAGCATGATTGGTCCTATATGATGTCAGATAGCCACTCGGTATGGGAAGTAGGTATGAGACACGAAGCTAGTATTAAAGCAAAAATACACGCCCTATGTGCCATACACAAAGAAGATGCGGAAGCACTATATAATGAAGTGAAGGCGGTAGCTGGACCTGATTATACAGATTATGATAGTAAAGGAATGGGGCTAAAGTATAGAGTTATAAATCAATGGTTCGATATCTACATAGGATTGGACTATATGAATAAATAAAATATTATCCTCTTGAATGAGGAGTGTTTGGTGATTTGACGTTTATTAAATGAGCAAGTTGACTGAGGGGACTGACTGGGAATCGGGTCCCCTTTCTTGTGTCTATAACTTACCCACATGGACGGACTACCTTAACAAAAAAGATTTTACTTCAATCAAAAACACAATCTCACGCAACGTAGGCGCCATAAGGATTGTAGAGGACACACATATATACATGCATACCAATCCTCTGGAACGTAGGCGCCATAGGGACTGTAGGGGACTGAATTTCTTGGAACCGTAGAAAATATTTTTTTATTAGAGGGCCCCCTAACCCCTTCTCGTATCGAGCCCAAGTTTTTCGCTATACGAGATTTTTATATATTACCCCTAATGGTATATAGTCTTTATTACTATTGTACCTGTCTTTATTGTATCCGTCCTTATTGGTATGGTGGATATTCCCTATATATAACCCCTTCATTATCAATTGGTTATAACTCATTGACAATCAATAGGTTAGGATTGGGGTACCAGTGGGTTGTACAGTATAGCCGTATATATGAATCATTTCGAGGGGGTTTCTTGGGGTTATTTTGGATGGGTAGGGTAAAGGTATGGTTTAGGGGTTCATAGGGTTAAAATGGAACGGAAAGGGGTTAATATATACTTGGTTGACGGTCAATGACTTATGTATGGGGTTAAAATATATCTATAAAGGGTTGATTTCCAATCGAGAACTTTTAGGTAGAATTTGGTGGTCTCAATTAATTTTCGTAATTTTAGGTATAAAAGTTAAGTTAGATATGAGTAGGAAGAAACGTACAGATAGGAATCATATTATATACCTTATTACAAATACCTTCAATGGTAACGAATATATTGGTATTACGGCTTCAACCGGTCGGGCGTTCCTTCGTTCCGCAAAGGTTCGGTTACAAAAACATTTTAGTAGAGCGAGAAGGGAAAATTGGGATTGGAAATTGTATATGGATATGTTCAACTACATTGATGATTTAGAATTGGTATATGAAGTATCGGTATTAGATGTAGTAAGAGGTAAAGAGGCCGCTCACATTAGAGAGATGGAATTGGTTAAGAAACACAAACCCGCATTAAACACAAAGTAATAAAATAAAAATTAAGATTATGGCTATGAAGTATGTAGATTCAATTAAGTTAAGTAAGAGTACTTGGAAAAGGTTCTACAATGAGATAGAGAGGTTTTCACATTTCTCTAAACCTATTGATATATGGTTAGATGAAGTAACAAAGATTCCTTCGGATAGTTGCGAGGTAGTATATGTACCTATTAGTATCAAAAGTGAATTCGGTGGTGAACCCAATTACTTCTTTGTACGTTTCTTTGAGGTACGTCCTACACATACCAACACTATGACAAAGTATTGGGCGGATGATATCTATTCGTTCAAATCATTCAAAGGTGTATCGGGTAAGGATAGAACCAATATCTTAAAGTTCGTTCAACAAAATTATTTAGTATAAACAATTATTCATTATAAAAACAAAAATTAAAGATTATGAAAAGTTTTAAAGTTAGAGAAGGTAAGATGTTAGTAGATGGTGTGTACTATTCCGAAAACCCATCCGAATCACATATCAAAGGAAAAGTTGGACGTATCCATTCCATCAGTATTAGTGGGAAACAATTCTTTCCGTATGGTGGTCAGTTTATAGATGATACAATCCCTACGGCATCAGATAACACAGGGATTGTAGAAGAAACTAAACCCGCTTCTACTAAACGTACTAAATCAAAGAAATAATGGTATTACTATTCCTTATCCTATTCCTATTAAACTTCCTATCAGCATTAGGTATTCAATTTATATTCTCCGATACTGATAAGAGATGGTTAAAGGAACGGCCATTTAAGGTATTCCTATTAATACCACCGGTTTCCATTGCCTTTATAGCAGGTGTATTGGTATTCGGTGTAGTATGGACGATATACCTACTATTTGATAACTATTTAGATTAATTTATATTATAAAACCCTTATTATGAGTACAACTTATAACAACTACAATGATGTCCAAGCGTATGAGGTCTTGGAAAACGAAAGAACAACTACTATGCTAAATCCTCAATACCAACAATGGAAGGCGGAGTTGAAGGTTTCTCAATCGTATGTAGACCCGGAAAGTACTATCAAAGCAAATTACCTCAACGACCAATATGATTTTTCGACTGTATCTCCGAAATCTTCATTCCTTAACTTTTTAAAACTGAAAGGTATATGGTCTTAAACATAGAAGGTATCAACAAACTTACCGGTCACCATTTCCACAATCGTACTATTGAAAAGATAACGGTAGAGAAAGGTGAGATAGTTAATGGGAGTGCGTATGTATTCCATTTTCCGGCAATACCTTTCATCACCAAAACCAATAATCCATATAAACAATGGGAAGATAGTTTCAAAATTTATCTTTACCGAAACCCAAACGTATCTGGTAAGTACGAATTGTTTTGGATGGGATTGCATGGTGTAACGATTGAGTATTTGGATGTAGATGATATAAAGAAATTTGGATACTTCATCGCTTGTATGCATGAGGTTGTTCGTAAAGGTAAAAAGTATTGGGATGAAAACTAAAAAGAAAAACGATTGGACTACAATGAAAATGTTAGGAGTGTATTTGCTTATACTCTTATTAATGTTATTGATATCCTGCTAAACGTATAATATGAGATTAACTATTGATGGTGTTGAAAAGTTAGGTGGATGGACCGATGATAAGATATCGGTAATATATTGTGTTGCTCAAAGAGATTTGTATGCTATTGAGTTTATGTACAACGATGGTATAGAGAACCACATTTGTTATCTTATCATTATGAGAAGTTCAGCCCATCCAAAAGAATTGGGTTGGGGTTGTTATTTAGTTAATCATTCCAAAGATATGGCGTATCCTTTAAGAGTTAGGTCAAATTCCTTTAATTCTAAAAGAGTAATGATGGGCTCGTTGAGAAGGTTTGGTGTGTATATTGTAAAAAATAGTTTGAATGGTGCTAGTATTAAACAATATGATGATATTAAAAATTTAGTATTCGGATGATAACAATAAAGAACATAGAAAAATTAGTAGGTACTAAAATAAAACTTCAAAACTTGTACGTCCCTTCTGAATTATTAGAATGGGAGTGTGAGCGAGTTATTGAGTTTCCCGGTGATGTAACTGCAGTAACAGGTGAGACGGATGAATCATACCGATTTGAATATAAAGCCGTTTCGGATTATGATGTACCACTTTGTATCTATCTTCGTAGAACGCCGGATGAAAAAGGAATATACCAAATGGAAAATAATTTAATGGATAGTGATGATTGGTTAAAGATATCACAAATAAAGGATATGAAACTATTCCAAAACAATTTAGAAATGTACGCAACCAAGGTGATAATGAGATGGGCTAAAGACCAAAATTTAATTTAAGATGCTAACAATAGAAAACATATTGAAATTAGAAGGGAGACCTTTGGCAGATGGTTGGACAATACAACTGATATATGAAGGTAGACCCGATACTTACATATTTGAATTGGTTAAGGATTGGGATGGGAGTGGATTCACAACAAGACATAAGATTATGTTGGAGAGAACTGGTATTAGAGGTGTTGGTTCACCTAACTTATCGTACTTCTTCATATTTGATTCAAAACGAACCGATGTATGTGTCACCGCAGATTTCATAGCCGATAAAGATAATATGATTAACCAATTGGAATATATTTTAATGAACAAAGAAAAGATATAAAATGCTAACAATACAAAACATAAATACATTGGCTGGTAAGTATATAGGCCATTGGAAGATACATAACTTGTCAATAGGAGATGATATCTACTATATAAAGACAATACACAATGGTTCACCTTTTGATATGTTTAACCTTTGTATTGATAGGAAGAAAACAAAGCATGGTGATTATCATGTCTATTGTTTAGAAACACAAAAAGAACATTATCTACCAATAGAGTGTATGGGAGATAGAGATGAGTTTGTAAGATTTTTAATAGATGAATTAATATAACATGCTAACAATATTAAATGTAAATAAATTAAACCAATATGCGTTTGACAAACATTGGTTGGTGGATAGTATTAGTGAAACTGACAATTGGTATCACTTCGTATTGTTAAGAAAAAACCCTTTAACAGGTAAAATAGATGATGTAAGGAAATTATCTCTTAATAGAATTGCTGAAAGTAGTGGAGAATATAAATTTACATTAGATGATAAACCAATAGGATATGCGGTAACGCTTGACTATATAAAAGATATAAATAATTTAGTGAACAAATTCACCGAAATAATGGGTGGGTTACAAAGATAATATAATAAATGAAAAAGTTAGATATTAGTAATTACGCAGATTTAAAGAATTATCTAATACAAAATTGGGTAATATATTTTGCACAAGAAACCAATCAGTATTATACATTTAAATTGAAATGTATTGATGGTAATACTACACATGCTGCGGTACAATTAGGGAGAGAAATTAAAAATGGTAAAGTTGAGGTTAGTGTTATGTATCGTTCTTATACGAATATAATTTGGAAAGGGCAACTACCACTTTCTCAATTTAAAGATAAGGAGCAATTTTGGTTGATGATGGAATGTTATATTCAATCAGAACATAAAAAATAGATGAATGAAACTAATAATACAAAATTACGATAAGATAGTAACAGCGATGTTTCATAAAGAAAGATTTATTTGTACTGAGGCTATTGAAACGGATACAAATTATAGATTTCAATTCAGAGATGATAGTTCCGGTGTACACCGTTATATTTGGATTGAGGTAAGTAAGATTGGGCATTATAATGATATTGAGAAGGCATGGGAATACCGATTAAACTATCCTAATTGTCCAATTCATATTATAACTGCGAAATGGTTTGGAAAATTTACAAATGTGATGAGAACGTTTAGTAGTTGCTTAAAGGCATCAATGTAATATGAGAATAAATAAATTAAAAGGTGGATTTAGACCTAACCAACTTATTAGAAAGGGATATAGTAAACCAATCAATCCTAAAAACTATGGAAAGGTTATAGTAACAGTTACACCAAAAGAACCAAATATGAAAAAGAAAAAATTACATATACAAAATTACGATAAAGAACTTACTACGATGATTTTTTGGGGATGGGATATTCTATCTGCGGATGAATCGGAAGAAGTATATACATTTCAACTTGTACATAGAGAAGATAAAAAATTGAGAGTATATATTACTTTGGGTAGAGAACTTCAAGTTGCACCTGTACCATATTATCCAGAAATGATGTATCAAGTGTATATTAACGATGATAAAGGTGAATGGGATTATAGAGGTTGGTTTAGAGGGCATGATTTGAATTATAAAAACTTTTGGGGAATGGTAGAAGAAATAGTTGATAAATACCATCCAGTAATACCTTTTTAATTATGCTAACAATAGAAAATTTTAAGAAGATACAAAACCAATGGTATGGTGATTGGCAGATTGGTAGAACCGATGCGGGTAAAGAACATTATGCTTTGCAGGCCAGACATAAAGATGGTAAACGAACAATAACATTGGTTATATTTAGGCAAGGTTTATTAAATGATGAATGGAGTGAACTTACCTATGATATAAAACTTATGAATGATTCTACTGGAGATATTATAGAAGATGTTGTATATCAAGCAACATTACATGATATGGAACTTTTTGGCGAATCATTGGTACATTATTTAAACACAATATAAAATGGAAAATTTAAAAAGATTAATTAACGATGTAGAAGGATTTCCGATTGACGGAGTAACTTTTAGGGATATAACACCACTCCTTTCAGATGGTAGAGCATTTCAATCTGCGATAGATGAAATGGTAGTTTTAATAGATGAAAACTTTCCTTGTCATTCAGTTGCAGGAATAGAGGCAAGAGGATTTATATTTGCTTCCGCAATCGCAGGAGTAGATAGTAAAGGATTCGTTCCTATTCGTAAGGCAGGTAAGTTACCACCACCTACAATAAAAATAGATTCATCCAAAGAGTATGGACATGATATATTAGAGGTTAAAGAAGGTAAAGGTGATATAGTGATTGTAGATGATGTTCTTGCTACTGGCGGAACTTTACTTGCGGCAGAGGAACTATTGAGGTTAGCTGGGTATAATGTGATTGGAGCAGTAACCCTTATTGATTTAACCTACCTACATGGTGATATCCGAATCGGTGGTAAAAATGTGGTATCCCTAATAAAATATTAAAAAAGATTTGGTGGTCTGAAAAAATAGTTGTATATTTGTATAGTTAAAAGATTTTAAACCCATAAAACATAAAAAATGATATATTCTCCTTTATTTGAAAACGATGCTATAAAAATAACAGCATCTAAAGATATTCTCACTAGAATATTTGGAACTTCTCTAAAATCATTAATTGATAATATTGATGTAATCATCAATGACCCAACTCTAAATCGCTTAATGAGAGAGTTGAATTTTGATACACAAAAGGGAATGTGCGCATCAGTAACAACTGGGTATGGTACTTCCGCAGGGTATTATATTATAAAAGCAGAAACCGTTGTTAATATAATCAAAAGACAGATTGATGAAAAACGAGAAGATATAAAGTACGAACAATCAAAAAAATCAAAGCAAAATAATGTTTTGATTGAAAGATACGAAAGTGTAATTGCTAGTTTAACAATTTATCTGAATTACTTTACTGAAAAAACTGGTCAGTATTTCATAATCAATGGACAACATAGATTTGATTCTATAAAACAAGATTATTTGGGAAATCTTGAACCTAAAAATAAGAAAAAAACAACTCAAGTTGAATACTCTAATTTAAAGGCGGAAATTAATGGTGAAGTTTATAATGAAACCGTTACGAGTTTGCATGAATTAAAAACAAAACTTTGTTCCGCAGGTGAGTGGTTATTATATGATTTTGCAAAAGATTTGAGTTACGATGAAAGAAAAAATATATTTCAAAGTTATTTGGAATCTTGTCAATTATGTATAATTGAAATTGTTGATTCAAATGATTTTAGTAGTATAATGACATACGTTAAACGAAGTAACCAATCGGCTGGATGGGATGACTTTGCATTCGAAGCAATTCAATCATTTTCCGCATATTCTACTTGGTTTAGAGATAATTTGATGCCAGAGAGAACAAATGATTTAAATAAATACGAGAAATTATTCTATACTAAAACAAGTCCATTATCAATCTCTAAAGGTACTTTTAAGAGAAATGATGGTGGTTGGCAATACTTTATAGGAGTACTAATGGCTACAATTTATGCTCAACCACAATCCATTAATAGATTTGAGGTAAAAACAAAATCAGACATTTGTAAAATCTTATTTAAAGATGATTCGCCTTTTATAATAGAATGGGGTGATAAACTTCTTACGGATATGGTAAAAGTTATGGCTGCTATATCAGATATTGATGCCCAACCCAACGCTAAAGTATTCAAAAAAACTTATGAGAAGGCTTCCTTTTTCATATATTGTATGTTTGCTTTGAATTATTATAGAAACAATTATGTATATTCTCACGGAAGAGATAAGTGGAAATTGGATATAAAAGATTCAAATATGTATGAATTTATTCATAGTATTCTTATGGTATGTTTTATAGAATCTAAAATAACACATCCACAAAATACTAATTATTGGCAAACCGAAGATGGTAAGGACCAGATTGAATTTTGGAAAAGTAAGAAAGCTTTTGATTTTACAACAAAACCACATCCTCTTTCTGCAAAAGACTTGGCTAAAGAATACCAAAATGATTGGGTAGATATTGAAAAGAAATGTGAAAAAAACGAAACAAAAGATATTGAAAAGTCTTTTGGTAGACACTTTATTGGTGATTTATTAACTTGGGGACATGACCACTCGTGTGTTATTAATGTATTTAACAAACACATTGAACATGCATTTCAAACTACTATGATTGATATGAAAACATCTAAACATCCTTTTTGCGAAATTGGATTTATATCATGCTCCGAACTACCAACCGTTTCTAAATTGGTTTCATCCGATTTTGACGAGTTAGTAAATCTGCTAGGGTCTACAGAAGAAACAGATAGAGCACATAATAAAGCAAGAGCAAAAGGTGGTTCTAGTGCCGTATCAAACATAGAGTTATCCGATAGAGATATCAACCGTAAACAAAAAGATGTAGTTTAAAAAATAAAATATTATGGAATTAAATTTAATTGAATTAACACACAAGTACTTTAACTTGTTTTTGAGTAAAAACCCAAAAGGGTTAGAAGAATTGTATAGTGAAGATATTACCCTAACTGATTGGAATGGACAATGGAAGGGTAGATTAGCTGTACTTGAAATGAATGAGAACCTTTTTAACAATGAATTTCATCTAAAGATTGATGAGGTTCGTATTAGTGGTAATCGTACATACGGTCACATACAATTGGAAATTGGTGGTTCTACACTTAAAATAGTGGATGTAATTGATTGGACTAACGATGGTAAGATAAAGCACATTACTGCGTATAGTGGATAATTAGTTTCCATTATATTTATATGTATGAAAATTTTAAAAGAAGATTTAGGTGCTGGTTTACTTACATTAGCCGCTTTGTATCTTGCATCGTATGGATTAAAGTTTATTAATAAAAACTGGGATAAAGGTACACCGGGAATAAAAGATAAACCACTTCCAAATGATAACGTTATTCAGGCAATAAATGATATGTGGGATGATAAACCATTTGTAAAAGATTTTGCAAAGATTCTTTCCGATGAAGGTGACTTTGAAAAAACAGCCGATGACTTTAGAAAAGTTAAAACATCTGATAAATCTGATTTACATGGTACTTGGAGAATTTGGAAAACTATTAATGCTCCTGATTTCAAGCCGAATTCAACTGCAAAAAGAGTTGTAGAAAAACTATTAAAAACATCTTCATATAAGAAACTAAAAACAAAACATAAGCTTACAAAAGAAGATGAGCAGTTTTTTGCAAAACTATTATTATTTACGATAATGCGTCCGGATTTTACCGCAAGGGCTCAAGTATTTATTTTAAATACTTTACCCAAAGACTGGTGGACTTCTAAACCAAAAATAACGGGTGGAGATTTAACAACCGGTGAACCATTTTAATAAATTATTATAAAAAAGAAAGGGAAGTAATTACACTTCCCTTTTTCTTTGAATACCTTGTGATTTATTATAACTTATTAGAATTTATTTCCGCAGTGCGGGCAGAATTTAAAAGATGATTTCTTTCTTTTAGCTCCACAATTTCCACAATAGTTTACACCTACTTCTTCTGCCGTATATTGTTTTTGCGATGTTGGTAGAATTTGCCAAGCTACATTCCAAAACGAAAACGAATTGAATGTTTTGTTTGTATGTTGAAATGTTTGGTCTGAACTACTACCCTTTTCAGTTGTACCGGTTTCTATCTTATTGGATAGGTTTCTAATATTTGGACCGGCTAATGTATTAGAAGTTAAACTAGCATTATAGAATGTACTAGTTGTATTGCCTGATGTTAAAGTGAAATTTCCACTATTACCCGTTGTAGTATATGTTATTGGATTTCCATTAATGGTTTGGGGGTTGAATGTACCTGTTGTTAGGAATCCACTATTCCAAGTTGGTTTGTATTCTGAATAGAATTCAATCTCTACATATCCGTTATTTGCAATCGCATCCTGAACCTCTGTATTATTTCCATTAACTACATAGGTTGAGTATTTAAACTTCTCTGGTGAATCCAAGAATCGTTCTAAAAATACTCTTTCACCCCTACGAAGAACTATACCACCACCGGCAATATAATCTCCATCAATTTTAATTTTTGCTAATACTACTTCTTGTGTAGGATTGAATAATTCGATTTCGTATTCATCTCCATCGGAGAGATATACTTGTCCATCAAATTGTTTGATTCTTTTTTTACCTTTCGTAATGAAGGCTTCTGGTCTTTTTGTAGCAGACCACGTGTTTGTAATGTTGTACATAATTTTCTTGTTTTTGTTTGTTTATTTAAGCCTTTATTCGTTGAGGGTTTTATTTTCAACTCAAATGTTTCGGAGAACACTAAAGGATTAACCACAAGGTTTCAATAATATATATAATGAAAAAATAAAAAACCCCCATATTTCTATGAGGGTTTGTTTGATTAGCTAATATCAACTTTGTTTTTAATTTACTATTACTTCTTTAGGAATCCTTTAGCGAATTTTACTAAGAAAGGAACAGCGAAGTATCCAACTAATCCACCTACAAGGAAGTGAAAATTGAATACGAAATCTACAATTGTTTGCATGTTTCTATTTGTTTAAGTTAATCAAAATAACATAATAATAAAACAAGCGCTAATTTGTTTTAATAAATATCGTATAAAAAGGTATGGTAATACTAGCTATCCACATTGTGATAAACAACTTTAATTGTGATAGTTAATAAAATGTATTATACTATAATAGTGATATAATGATATTGGCTGTATCATTATTGATTGGTACTTTAAAATACTCTACATTGTATTTTTCAAGCATACCAACAATCTCTTTATCAATTTCTATACTTTCTTCTAAATTTTGAAATCTTCCATCTTCTTGGTACATTGTAGGGTCTCTATCTAACACTATATTAAGAGAATCGTAATGTCCATGCAAGTCAACAATAAACTCGTCAAACTTATATCCATAAAACATAGAAGGATATTCCGGTTCTTCGTTATAGTGATTTTTATAAATTAATCCAAATAGAATTGGAGAATCAACAATAATATAATCTACCTGTCCATAAAGACGAGAAATGTTACGATGTTGATTAGCGGTAATATAAAATTGGTCTTTAACTGCATATACATTTCTTTCCCAAGCTTGTAACTTTGGAAACTCATAAGGCATCTCAACATTGTATCCTGCCTTTTTCATTTCATAATACAAACCGGCCGCTTGTGTGGATTTACCAATTGAAGGTCCACCGAATAGATTAATAATTTTACTCATTGTACAAATATACGAAAATTTATTTAAAGGACAAAATAAAGGGGAGAATTTCTTCTCCCCATTTATTATTAGTTAAAGATATATCTTACACCCAATTGAATTTGGTAGCGAGAACTAAATCCTACGTTATCTCTGAATGAATCAGTAAACGGAACTTTGTTTCTTCCATCTAAATAAGGGAATGAGAATACCGGAGTTTTTCCATCAGTATCCAATCTTACGAAGTTAAGTGGAGTTACAGTTGTTGGAGTTTGGTTTACACCCCAATCTTTGCTGATGAAGTTTGTGAAGTTATAGATATCGGCTGTGAATCTTAAAGTATGTTTTGTATCTTTAACTTTGATATAAACATCTTGTGTGAAATTCAAATCTAATCTATGAACCCAAGGTAATACTAATGCTTGTCTTTCAGCAAACTGGCCTCTACGAGTTGAAAGGTATTTGTTATTTGAAATGAAAGCATCTAATTGATTCCATAATTCTTCTTGTGTACGAGTATCAGCTACACCACCTACTGCAGATGCGTTAGTTAATTTGATTTGAGATGCATCTTTAGGAACGAAGATTAAATCATTACCATTGAAACCATCATTATTCAAATCACCCGCGTATGTGTAAGATAGAGAAGATTGTGGAGAATTTGGAGAAGCTTCATATAATAAACCAATTGAAGTTCTTGTATTCTTAATAAACTCTTTACCATAAACAAATGAACCTATGATTCTATGAGGTAGGTAGTTGTTTGAAAAACCTTCTTCAAAGTTATTAGGGTTTGTAGATGTTGGTCTAGCTCCCCACATTGTAAATGCAGTAGAACCATTGATTGTACCATCTTTTGCAGTTTGACGAGTGTAAGAAGCGTTTACCGCTAAATTCTTAAATTGTCTTTGAACCTGCAATGTTCCGAATAATACATAACCAACGTTTGCATTAGTCATATAAATTGCGTTACCAATGTTTGGATTAGCTGATGTTTGAGCAGTTCCAGTTGCATCGTAAACTGAACGTTTGATGAAACGAGTTCTACCATCACTTAACGTAATATTTCCTGTTGAAGGTAATGCAACGTTTTGGAATACAGTAGCGTTGATGTTCTTAATATAAGTTCCTTCCGCAGTTACGGTCCATCCTAATACTTTCTTATCTACTGCTAACGTTGATTTCCATACTTGAGGGAATTTGTAGTTAGGGTCAGTTACGTTAAGAGAATATGCTCTAGATAAACCAGGTGTTGGAGTTGGTCTATATGCATTAATATCTGGATTAAACATATATCCGGTTGCGTTTGTAATACTTCCGAATAATGCCATACCACTATTAGATGCTTGGTTAGATATCCAAACGAATGGTGGAGGTCCTTGAAATAAACCAGTACCACCGCGAACTTGCAATGTTTGGTCATTATTCACATCCCAGTTGAAACCAATTCTAGGCGAAAGTTGTAAAGCATTTTTAGGTGCTAAACCTGTATTTAATCTTACACCATCATAGAATTTAGATAATGTATCAACTACTGGATTGTAAAGGAAATTATCAGCGAAAGATACATAATCCGCTCTCAAACCGTAAGTGATTGTTAAGTTATCTTTTACTCTAAATTTGTCCTGAGCAAATAAACTTAATTCAGTATTCTTTGGACCAACCAACGGAAAATCACCGGTTAATGACCACGATAAATCATACGCAGCTGCCGGTTTTGTACCTTCTGCAGATGCGTAGAAATCAGCTAAACTATTAAAACGGAATGCTCCGGCATAGTTAGGTGAGAATCCATTTGAATATTTCTTAAATGAATTTTGTGTACCGAATGTAAATTCATGCTTACCTTTATATAAGTTGAAAATGTTATTCAATTGAATTACATCTGAATTTAAAACGTTACCATAAGTAAATCTTTCATAACCAAAAGTTGTGAAAGGTTGACCGTTACCATCTAATATATCTACTTGTGGGAAATTACCACTAGTCAATGTTCCTCTAAAATCTCTCAATTTAGTGTATCCAATTTGTAATTTGTTGGAAGCGTTATTTGAGAATCTAGTGTTTAACTCACCAATAATAATATCCGCATTGTTATTAATCGTATAACCACCACCATAAAACGGCATTGAAGTTGTACTTGGTCTTCTACCATTTGATGCATTTACCGATTGTGAGTTAGATGCTGGAATATCTGCTGATGAACGTAATAGTGTATATTTCAATGAGAATGAATTTTTACTATTAATATTCCAATCTAATTTAGTAGTCAATCTTTTTGATACTGAACCATATTGGTATCCTTGATATGCACCTGGATCGTAATTATATTTTTCAATTAAGAACTTTCTCAATGCATCCAAATCAGCTGCTTTAGCTTGAGATACGTTGATACCATTTGGTGTATTGTTGGCATCAGATGCTACCCATTGTGTACCAGGTTCCATTCTACTTTCTTGTTCACCATTTACAAAGAAGAACAATTTGTTTTTAACAATTGCTCCACCTGCGGTGAATCCTTTTAAATCATAAGTGAAATCTTGCTTTGGTAAAGTTACATCACCAACTTTGTAACCCTGTAAATCTTTATTCTTAAAGAATTGGTAAACCGAACCGAATGATTGGTTCTTACCACTACGAGTTACGGTGTTGATTGAACCACCTGCGAAACCACCGAACTTAACATCAAACGGTGAAACGTTAACTTGGATTTGCTCAATCGCATCCAATGAGATTGGTTGTGCTCCAGTTTGACCACCCAATGTACCATCACCTAAACCGAAAGAGTTATTGAAGTTAGCACCATCCAAAGTAACGTTATTCAATTGAGAAGATAAACCACCAAATGATAAGTTGTTTTGTGAAGGTACTAATTTAACTAAATCTTTCCAGCTTCTATTAACGTTTGGTATTCTCTCAATCAATTGTCTGTTGATAATCTCTTGAGAACCATTACGGCTAGAGTTAAATACCTTACTTTGTCCTGAAGTTACAACTACTTCTTTCAAAGTTGTTGATGCTTCTTTCAAAATAAAGTTTGCCTTGTGTGACTGACCCAATAACAATGTAATATCGTCTTGATGTTCTGCTTTGAAACCAATTGATGTTACGTGAATTGAATACGGTCCACCGATTTTCAAGTTTGGCAAGTTGTATCTACCATCAGTACGAGAAGAAGTACTATACTTCGTACCCGTTGGCTGGTGAGTAGCTACAATTGTTACACCTGCTAATCCGGCTTTTCCATCAGAAACCAAACCCTGAATTTCAGAGGTAGTTTCTTGCGCACTTGCTCCAAATGATAATAGTGTTATCACTACCATAAGGAGAAATTTTCCGATTTTTTTCATGTGTTTTGTTTTTTGTTTAAATTGTAACCATTAAAAATAAAAAAGGTATAGAGATTACTCCCCATACCCTTTTAGAGTTTATGACTTTTTACAGTCAAATTCGTTATATATAAATTTGTATATGTATATTCTACATTCATAGGCTTTGAAACATTTTTTACTCTTATAACTATATTCATTTTTTGTAAAAGTTTAACAAATATACGAAAAAATTTCCACCAAACCAAATATTTTGAGATAAATTATTGAAGGTCAATGACTTATAAGTGGTTGATAATCAAATATTTATAAAAAACTCAAAAAAGTTCATAATTTGTTGATTTTCAATGACTTATGAGGGTATTTTTATGAAAAAAAATTTGGAAAATTGGAAATTTTTTCGTATTTTTACATAGTAAAAAGATTATGATTATGAAAAATTATGAATTAACGTTAAAACGAGCCGATATGATACAAGCGGGAGCTTACGATGGACGTTTTCGTGAAAAAACAGTAGTTGACAAGAAGAAAAAAGAGAAAAAAGAGTGGGCTCGTAAGAAATTCACCTTTGATTTTAAAAATTGTAAATAAAAATTAAGAAATATGAGAACACCGAATCAAAAAGCATTGGATTATTTGAAAAGTAACCCTATTGTAGCTAATTTTATTGAAAAATTGGATAAAGAACGTAAAGAATATTACGAAAAATGTAGTATGCCCAATCAATACAAACCGGTAGTGATTGAAGTTGGTAATAAATTCATTAGAATTTGGCAAGGTACATCTTGTTGGGGATTTATTAGTAGAGTTGATGGTGATTTGAAAGGTTCACCGATAAAAAAAGGTGATTTATTGAAAGCAGCCACTTGGAAAGCTCCAGCAAAGCACGCTAGAGGTAATATTATAGATGGAACTGCCCAATATGGTGTGTATGGACCGGAATATTTAAAATAATTTGATGGAATTAAGACCGAATCAGATAGAACCTGTAAAAAAGGGTGTGGAATTCTTTAAAAGTAAGAAGCCGCACCCTTCAATCATTGTTGCCCCTACCGCTTTTGGTAAAAGTATCGTTATTGCTGAAATTGCTCACCAATTGGGTGAAAAAATCCTAGTTATTCAGCCTTCAAAAGAGTTATTAGAACAAAATTACAATAAATTCATCAATTTAGGTGGAAAAGCATCAATTTACTCCGCATCTATGAATGAAAAGGAGATTGGTGATGTAACTTATGCTACAATCGGTTCAATTGTTAATATTGCTTGGAAATTCCACGAATTAGGGATAAAAAAGGTGATTATTGATGAATGTGACCGTTTTCCTAGAGAACCAGATGGTATGTTAAGGAGATTTTTAACTGCATCTAAAATAACACACATATTAGGATTAACAGCAACCCCTTTAAAGTTACAAACTAATATGGATGAGTTCGGAAAACCATTTTCAAAGTTAGTAATGCTTACTTCAAAGAGTAAAAAGGGTAATTTCTTCAAAGAAATCATCCACGTTGCTCAAATTAAGGAAATGGTTGATTTAGGATTCTGGTCACCACTACAATATGAATCATACGATTTTGAAACCGGTGATTTAGTATATAATTCAACAAATGCTGAATATACCGAAGAAAGTATTAGAAGGGCGTACAAAGACCAGGATATTGCAGGTAAGATAATTCGTAAAATAGCTCAATTACCGGATAGAAAATCAATATTGGTGGCAGTTCCTTCAATTGAAGAAGCAAAAGAACTTTCAACCCGTCTACCAAGTTGTGCACCGATATATAGTGGTATGGCGGATGCCGATAGAGATAGGATAATAGATGAATTTAAAAGAGGTGTATTAAGAATCATCGTACAAGTTACAATCCTTTCAGTAGGGTTTGACCATCCACAACTGGATTGTATCATTACGGGGAGACCTACGGCTTCTTTGAGTTGGTGGTATCAATTTGTTGGTAGAGTGACACGTATCCATCCTGAGAAGCAGAATGGGCTTATAATTGATTTCGTGGGAAGTGTACCGAAGTTCGGGAAGGTAGAAGATTTATATTTTGATTACGAAGTACCCCTTTGGAAATTATATGGAGAAGGTCAGAAGTTATTGACAGGTATTCCACTTCATGAAATTGGTTTACATAAACAAAATCAACCATCGCCGCACGATATAGCTGCACAAGGACCGGTGGTTAAGATGACATTCGGAAAATACAAAGATACTGAAATTCGTAAGATTCCAATTTGGTATCGTAAGTGGATGTTAGAAAATATTAAATGGAATCCTTTCAATAAACATATTCAGCAGGAGTTACTCCGTCTTAAAGAAATCGGTATTTAGTTTAGTTAATATTTATTAGTATGAGTAAAATAAAATACTACATACTACGATATTGGGTTTCTTTCTCTTTTTTAGTATTAGCATATTATTTTTACGAACCACAATCAACAACCATTCATTGCTCTCCAAACATATTAATTAGTGTTGGGGAATCAAAAACTCTTTTGGGATTAGGTGAAATGACTTGGATGTGGATATTAATGGCAATAGCACACGGAGCAAATGCCTGTTATTGTGATATTAAATCATTGTTGAAAAAGAAATAATGATGATATCAACCACCATATCAAAGTTACTTAATCTTTTGTTATTGGTGTTTGGTTTTGTTTTCTTTTTGATTTTTACACAACAATTGAAATATAGATATTATCAATGGATAGGGTTGAGAAGTGTATGGGCTAAAAAGATATTATTTAAAAAATTAATAAAATAAGATGTACGTTATTCATAAACAACTTATACCAAAAAACACACTTATCTGGGTATTAAAAATAAACGATAGTGATGATTTGCATTCTTTTTCTACGTTAGAAGAAGCTGAATTGAAATTAAATGAATTGAAAAATTCTGATGCCGATGGTAGAGATTATAAAATTTCTATAAAGAATGAAGATGGGAGTTTTTCAGAACTGTAAGCTGCTCCAAGTTCCTAGTTAAAGTCTTTATTTATACTGCTTTCTTATTCCCTGGTTAAATAGTCTAGTGTCAATAACTATTGTCAAAAAATCCCAAACGTAAACAAATGTGGAAAAATTTTTTAGTTTTTCAAATATAGTTTGTTTTGCTTGGTAATATCAGGAATTATTCGTATATTTGTGAAACGAATAAAAATATCTAACTATATGCCCGCTAAACCAAAGATAAGCACATCCGAATTATTAGTAGGAAATTACTCAAAAAATCAAGTAGTATTAAAACCAACTGAGAAGGAAATTCAAAGACAAGCACAAAGAGAAGCAGTTAAGAATCCAGTCTATTATGGTGGGGTTGATAATCCATACGAAGTAATTAAGGTATGTGAAGCATGGGGTTTAGATAAAGATGCATACCTATTCAATGTAGCTAAATACATAGCAAGAGCCGGCAAGAAAGACCCACAAAAGGAATTAGAAGATTTAAAGAAAGCCGCATTTTACCTTAATAGAAAGATAGAAAACCTACAAAAGTAAAGAATTTGATAGGGATATATTTATCCTTATGGAATATCAAAACTTATTACTATATCCAAACGTATATCCGTCAGTTGATAATTATGGAAGAACTCTTGATGGTAACTTTGCCGTGGTTGGTAATTACGAAAGGGATAACGTAAAACCATATACAAAACCAAATCTAGACAATATAGAGATTATTGATAATACTTCGTTTAGATTTATCCTTGCAGTCAAAGAATCCAATATATCCGATGAGACGAGATATTTCACTTCTCAGCCTTTTTACGATGATTTGTTAATTTCAATAACTGAAAATAATCCCTATTTTATCAATAACGCTTTAAATGAAAATTTATTTATAAGAGTTACACTTGATAAACAAATAGCGGTATTTAATGATTTGAAATTAATAGATTTAGGTACGGGTGTAAAACAAAACCAAAATCTTTTTTTAGTAGCAGATAATACAGTTGATTACATTACATTAGTTCAATATATAGATTGGGTTGTTGGAAAGGTAAATCCAGATGATGATGATAATAATGGAGTTTTACCTGCTGAAAAAATTGCTGATTATGAAATTGGAGAATATAATAAAGAAACGGGTGAGTTTACTCCAAATAGTGCAAAAGCAGTTGCTTTAGCAAATAGACTAGAAAGTTTATATTTGGAATTGGAAGATATTGATGAGGCAATCGCGGCTATGCAGGGTGATATACCAGCTGCTCCAACAAAAAGAAAAACATCGGTATTGGAAATTATTAGTTTGGGATTGGGAGCTGTTAGTGTAGTAAAAGGAGCTACTGCTCTTAAATCGCTTGTAGCGGCAGAAAAAGCAAGTAAGGCATTAAAAGCTGGTAGTGAAGCTATTATTAAAACCGAAAGAGCAATTACCAAGGTAACTGATTTAAATCAAGCCGGAATGACCGCTTTACAAAACAAAGTTGTATCGGGTGGACTTGTAGACTCGTTGGGTAATAGAATTGGAGCCCCAACTGTAACTGCGCAACTAACAAAAAGGGCATTTACTTTAAAAAACGCAGTAAATAGTGTAAAAAATACAGTAACTAAAGTTGGTAAAGCGGTTGGAACTGCTACCACATTTGTAGGTAATAAGACTAAACAAGTTTCTGGATTAATCAATAGAGCGGCTGGTACACAGCTTGGTGCAGCTACAATCCAAACTGCAATAGCAGTTAATGGTGTAGTCGCAAGTAGTAAGGGAAGTGTTCAACCAAAAGGAGCAGTAGCAGTAAAAGTACTAAAAGAAGTAAGAAAAACTGCAACCATAGAATTAGGAAAAGCGATAGTAAAAAAAGCTATTACAAAAGGAATTGTAAAAGGGGTTGGGGCGAAGATATTAGGTGCAGCTACTGGTCCAATTGGTGCGGGTATTATGGCGGCAGTTGGTATTGTTAAATTCTTTGTTGGTAAAGCAAAACAAAAGAAAGAATTTAAGAAACAAAAAGAAGCATATGATAAATCTATGGCTGAATTAGAACGTCTAACTAAACGAAAAGAAGATATTGAATTTGAAATTAATAATATAATCAAGAGTGGTAAATTAACAATTGATGGTAAACCAAAGGGAGATGATAGATTTTCATCAACTCAAAAATATTTCCAAAATATAGGAAGAAGTATTTTAGAAAAACAACAACAGAAAGAAAATAATACACAAACTGCGTTTGGATAAACTTCTTTACTTATATTTATAAGTAATAAAAAGGTTGCCGATGGTTAATCCAAATGTTGCATGGAAGAAATACCTTAATAGTAGTAATCCTATTATTAACCGATATCTTAATGATTACGGTGATAATATTCTTCATCAGACATTTCAACGATTAACATCCGCAATCACATCTAAAAAATCTCACATCATTTTATTTCGTTTTAAAGATTCCGATATTGTTTCTAAAATCGGTAGAGATGAGTACGTCTTAGCATTAGAACATTTACTAAACCTTTGTATTAAATTAGAAAAATACGAATTGTGTAGAGATATACATAATAAATTGAAACTTATTAAATTAAAAAAAGCTAGAGGGAAACCACAAAGTGTTACGGCCAAAAAACTAAAAAAATAAATTGATATGGCTAAAAAGGTTAGAGAGGAAGAAGTTCCAAAGGAAGTAGTTAAAGAGTATAAGTTATCTTATCCAAAAGTTATAAAGAAAATAAAATTTAAAACATTCAATCAAAAAAGATTTTACAAAGCAATTGAGCACCCCAATCATAATATTATAATGGGTCATGCTTTAGCAGGAGCAGGAAAAACATACATATCAATTCAAAAAGGTTTAGAGTTATTATTACATCGTTTGTCACATATTGAAAAATTAATAATTATAAATCCAACCGTTGATGTTGGTAACGAAGATAAGTTAGGGCATTTGCCAGGAGATTTAATGGAGAAGATTGCAGTTCACAACGAATCATCTCTTTTTATAATGCATAAAATTATAGGACCAGTTGAAACAAAAAAATTAATAGAACAAGGTAAAATTGAGTTTAGAGTACTTAACTTTTTAAGAGGTATAAACTTTGAAAAAAGTTATGTAATTTTAGATGAAGCTCAAAACGCATCACCACATCAATTAAAAACTTTAATTACTCGTATTTCAGATGATACAAAATTAATTATTGAAGGTGACCTTTCTCAATGTGATAAATACAGAACTAATGGTTCACCCGCTTATACAAAAAGTGGATTCTTTGATGTGTGGAAAAGATTGGGTAAATTAAAAGGAGTTTATCAAATAGAATTTACAAGAGAAGATTGTATTCGTTCAGGTATTGTTAAAAGAGTACTTGAAAGATATGAATTAGAAGAACAAATAATTTTAGGGGAAAATAACCCTTATGATTTAGATTTCAGTTTTAAACCATTTCCAGATGAAGATGAACAGGAAATCGTTGAAAATGAGGAAGTTATAACTAATTGATTTTCAATGACTTATGAAAAGGGGACGTAACTAGTTGATTTTCAACACGTTATTTCCCCTTTTTTATTTGGTAATATCAGGTATTTTTCGTATCTTTACTATGTAAACAAATTGAGAGATTATGTCCCAAAAGAAGATTGTATGGATTGATATGGATGGGGTGCTTGTTGATTTCAATGGGCACGTTGAAGAAACTATATCAAAGAATGTATTTTTAAAAGAAAACTATAAAGGCAGATATGACCACATACCTGGTATTTTTAGAAACCCAAAACCAGTTGAAGGAGCTATTGAAGCTATCAACAAATTAGCGGAAAGTGGTAAGTACGAATTGTATATAGCTACTGCGGCCCCTTGGGGAAATCCTATGGCAGCTATGGATAAAAGATTTTGGATTGAAGAACACTTTGGAAATCTATTCAAAAAGAAAATGGCAATCACTCACCTTAAAGGTTTATTGATTGGTGATTACTTAATTGACGATAGAACCGCAAATGGTGCTGGTGAATTCAAAGGTGAACTATTACAATTCGGATGGTCTTACGAAACAAAATTATTTAACGAATATCCTACTTGGGAAAGTATCCTTAAAAAATTGTTATAAAATGAAAAAACTATTAACCCCTATTGTTTGTTTATTTTTACTAATATCTTGTCAAAAAGATGAAATATATCCTGAACCAATTTATAATTACGAATTAAGAATTGATTCGGTACTTAATAGAGCAGGTACTAAATCTCTACCAAAAGATAGTAATGGGTATTATCATTTGGTTATAAACAATCCGTATTCTACACAACAAACTCATAGAGTAGTTGGAAGATTTTTAGTAAATAACAAACCTGCACAATATCCACATAAAATAGAATGGGAAAGTAATTTATTTTGGTCAATACAAAGAGGTGATACTATTGCAACAATAAGCGAAACTTATATAAATTATTTTACAGGTCAATTTACAATTGTAAAATTACCACCATTTATAGCTCTTAAATCTGAATTAGTACCAACAACAAATATTGCATCATATACATCCAAAGATGGTGAATTTTCTAATATGATTGGTCCTATTAAAGAAATGATTGGTGATACAATGGTATTGAAAGCGGAAAACACATTAAGTAAAAAAATAGTTTATACTAAAATAATAATTGAATGAGAAAGAAAGAAGTTAAACTACCAATGACCCCTATAACCGAAGAAACGTTTATTAGACAGGGTTGGAAAAAAATTATAGCCGGTGATGGTATGAATGAGAATGGAAATGATGAGGATGGGCATTACTATTGGACGATACCGATTCCAAAATATAGAGAAGATGAATTTGCACCAATGTTAATATCAAGTGCAACTGATGAACAACTCTTAATGAAAGAAATTGGAATAAAGCCTGGTCAATTTTTTATAGAAATAATGGATATGGACGGGTTAGGGTTTTGTAGTAGTGAGGAAGAATTGGATATTCTATATTCAGCTCTTTGTGGAGAGGACATTGAAGAAAATTTGGAAATTCAAGAATAAAATCGTATATTTGTATTATGAAAAATTACACAGAAAAACAATTGGAAGAAAATTACGAAAAGTTTCTAAACTTGGTTCGTAAAGCATGTAGTTCTAATCCTGAAAGATTGGAGAAACTATTAAAGATGTATTCAATGGAAGAATTAGGTCCTAATTTGATTATATCTCCTGCGAGTGGTAATCTCAATTATCACAATGCATATGAGGGTGGATATATTGACCACATTATGAATGTTTGTAAAAACGCACTTCGTATGAAAAAACTTTACGAAGAAGCTGGTGGTACAGTCGATTTCACCGATGAGCAGTTATTATTTGCAGCACTTCATCATGATTTGGGCAAGTTAGGTATTAAAGACGAATTACACTATGTACCAAATGATTCAAAATGGCACATTGATAATAGAGGTGAATTGTATAAAAGAAATGAAAATATTCCTTTTATGACAATTACCGATAGAACATTCTTTACATTAAATCATTATGGAGTTCAGTATAATGAGAATGAATACTTTGGTATCAAACTAACCGATGGTCTATATGATGAAGATAATGAAAAATACTTTAAAGTATATGATACTTCAAAATACCTTCGTTCTAAAATTCAATATATACTACATTGGGCTGACCATATGAGTACAATTATTGAAAGACAAAATGCATAATTTTTAGCTACGGCTATATTTATAAACCGATAGAGCTGGCCAGCATATCGGCGTATCATCCAAAAGGAGATACAAATTAACGCTTAAAAAAGGTAAAAAAATGAAAAACCAAATTCAAAGGGGATTCCCTACCCCAAATTTTAGGGACGAGTTCTTCTCACCATTAGATACTTTATTTGATAAAGTATTTTCAGATGCATTTCCTGAATTAACAAAGGAAATCGGTATCAATCCATTCCAACAAAACGCTTATCCAAAATGTGACATCATTAACTTTGATGACCGTATTGAGATTGTAGCGGAAGTTCCTGGTCTAACCAAAGAACAAATTACCATTGATGTAGATGGTGATGTAATTACTTTAAAAGGAGAAAAAGCAAGTAAATCACAAGAAAAAGAAGGTGGAGTATATCTTCGTAGAGAAGTTAAACGTTCATCTTTCTTGAGAAGTTTTACAGCTGATTCTAAAATCTTTGATTTAGATAAGGTAAAAGCATCATTTGAAGATGGTGTATTGGAGTTACAAATACCAAAGAGGGAGCCTGAAAAACCAAAGAAAAGAACAATTTCAATAGGGTAATCCTATCAAAATACAGAAGAGGGTGGGTATCAAAATCCACCCTTTTTCTTTTTACTTATATTTATATAAAAACAAATAATAGTTTTATGAAACCTGAATACAAAATGAGAGCTCAAGAGAATTTAGAAGCAATTGCTAAAAGAGCTAAAGTTATTTCCGAAATGTTAAATGGTGAAAGACCGGTTAATCAAGATGAAGCAAAAAGAGCTGCAAAGGAAATTGAAAGATTGGTTGAATTGACAACAAACATTGTAGATTTAGCATAATAAAAATGAATTGGTTAAAAGTATTAGTTGGGCTTTCAGCAATCCTTGTTGCCGGATGTGCGGCTTATTTCTCTGTAACTGGATTAGGTGTACTATTTGCGGGAGCATCGGTTTCGGTAATGGTAATGGCAGGTTCATTGGAACTTGCTAAATTAGTTGCCGCAACATACCTAAAACAAGAATGGGATACCCTTAAAGGATTTAACAAATGGTATTTAACTATATCAGTTGGTACTTTGATGCTTATCACATCAGCAGGTATCTTTGGGTATCTATCAAACGCATTCCAACAACAAAATTTGGGATTACAAAAGATTGAAAGAGATATTGCAGTGTATCAAACTCAAATCACTAAAAATGATGGAGAGATAGCCCGTTATACAACTCAATTAACTAACCAACAAAATATTCGTAACTCACAAGAAGCTAATTTATCTAAACAAATAGATAAAGATAAATCAACTTCAAGAGTATCGCAAATGATTAAAACTGCCGATAAAGAAATTGCATCGGTATCTAAACGTATTGATGAACTGACAAGACAAAACAATGTTGCATTAGATTCAATTAACGCAATCAAAAATAACAACATTGAATTAGAAAGAGAAGTTGGTGGATTTCGTTTCGTAGCAGAAGCATTTGGAGTACCACTTAATACAGTTGTAAAATTCTTTATATTCATTATAGTAATTGTATTTGACCCGTTAGCAGTTGCATTGATTATAGCATTTAATGGATTATTGATGAAACGAAAAGAAGAAGATGATTTATCAGATTGGGATGCTACATTAGGAGATGGGTTGGATGAATTGATGGATGAGAATTATAAGAATTATGAGGTATATGGTGATAAGAAAAGACGAGAGGATTTATTAGCCGAAATGATGAAAAATGACCAAGAGTTAGGATTATACGATGAACCAATAACTCTATCAGAAAAAGATTCGGAAGTATTCTTTAATGAAATAGAAAATCCATCAGAACCAAACGAACAATTAGTTAATGTAGCTACTCAATATAATGAGGACATAAAAAAAAACGAAACTGATGCCACTCCAACAAATTTGGAAGAGGAATACTCTACATTAACGGATGAAGAAAAGAAAGCATTAGAACCAGAAATCACCGATGAAATACTATTAAATCTTAAAACTGATTATTCAGAAAGAGCTATTGATTTGGATGGTGATGGTAGTACTGATGGTATAGATACCGATGGTGATGGTTTAATAAATAGAGTTATAGCATCGCATCCTGGTAGAGCGGCAGCAATACAAAATATGTTACCATACTATGCTAGACCTGATTTCAATTGGGCTGACCGTAAACATTGGATAAATGACCAAAATGCGGTTAATTATTGGATAAAACATATCAAACCTTCTCAATATCCAACCGATTTCTCAAGTAAATCATACTAATATTTGGTAAATTCATAAAGTTTTCGTATATTTGTATAACAACAAATAATACTAAAATGATGAATTTAGGATACGCTTGTATCAATATGAGTATGGGTAAGAAAGTATCTACTAATCGAGCTATGGTTAAAAGAACTTTCCAAACAAAAGGTTTAGATTATGTTTCTGAGCTTGCATTACTCAATGCAAAAGATATTATTAAAATTTTAGAGTGGAATAGATTGAATGGAATTAAATTATTCCGTTTATCATCTACCATTGTGCCTTGGGGTGACCATTTGGATTTAACTCAATTAAAAGATTACAAAGAGATTAAAAGTGAGTTAAAGAAAGCTGGTGATTTCGCTAAGTTTTGGGATATGCGTATTAATTCACATCCTGGTCCATTTGTTGTATTAACTTCTCCAAAAGAAGAAGTAGTTAAAAACGCAATTGCAGATTTAGAATTACATGCTAAAATATTTGATATGATGGGGTTATCTAAAACTCATTATAATAATATTAATATTCATTGTAATGGTGTTTATGGTGATAAAAAATCCGCCATGGATAGATTCATCCAAAACTTCAAAAGACTCTCTCCATCGGTTCGCAAACGATTGACAGTAGAGAATGATGATAAGGCGTCTATGTATTCAGTTTTAGACCTTATGTATATTCACAAACATACAAATATTCCAATTGTATTTGATTACCACCATCACCAATTTTGTACAGGTGGATTAACCGAAGAAGAAGCTCTTAAATTAGCATCAGCAACTTGGCCTAATGGTATTACTCAAGAAGTACATTATTCCGAAGCAAGAGAAGGAAACAAACCACAAGCACATGCTGATTATATTAAACAATTACCAAACACATATGGATTGAATTTGGATATTATGGTTGAGGCAAAAGCAAAAGAATTAGCAATACTACCTTTTATTAAATGATGAATTATATAGCCATATTAACTTTTCAAATAATGTTTAATATCTTTAAGGTATTGGAAATTAAATTTACTTATGAAAATCAATTGACAAGATTGATGCTTAATTCAGTATGGATTAATTTGGTATCACTTGCTTCGGTTTATTTCTCATTAGATAGTTTGTTAAAAGGTGATATGTGGGTACTACCATTTTATATTGGTGGTAGTGTATTGGGTAAATGGATAGCTATGACTCAAATGGATAATTTAGAATCAAAATTATTTTTCTTTTTCAAAACTAAAACTGAAAAAAATGGCAAAGGCAAAACTAGAATATGATTTAAATGATGCCGATGATTCTATGGCACATAAAAGAGCTGTTAAATCATTGGATATGGCATTAGCATTGTGGGATATAACCCATAATACTAAAAAGAGGTTAGAGTGGAGTATGGAAGGTAAAGAAATAGATAAGTATGAGGCATTAGATATGGTATATGAAAAGATATATGAAATATTGGATGAACACAATATAAAACTGGATGATTTAATAATTTAATATGAATAATTTAGATAAACAATATAAAGAATTATTAGAAACTATTATCAACTATGGTGTTGAGAAAAAAGATAGAACCGGAACTGGTACTAAATCTATTTTCGGATACACTATCAGACATAATATGAAAGATGGATTTCCGGCTCTTACAACAAAAAAATTAGCGTGGAAGCAAGTTGTATCGGAACTACTTTGGTTTCTAACAGGTCAAACTAATATTTCTTTTTTACATAAACATAATAATCATATATGGGATGGTGATTATGAAAAGAGTGGAAGAACTGACGGTGAATTAGGACCTATATATGGTAAACAATGGAGACAGTGGAATGGTAGTAATGGTAAGATTGACCAGATACATGATTTGGTTACAAACTTAAAAGAAAATCCAGATAGTAGAAGATTAATGGTGAGTGCTTGGAATGTAGGTGAGTTAGACCAAATGGTATTACCGCCTTGTCATTATGGATTCCAAGTTTATACAAGAGAATTAAGCTTTGAAGAAAGAAAAAAATATTTTACCGATTCTATAAATAAAAGTATTTACTACGCAGAAGATTTTGATGAATCTAAATTGGATGAATTAAATATACCTAAAAGAGCAATTTCGTTAATGTGGAATCAAAGAAGTGTGGATACGTTTTTAGGATTACCATTTAATATTGCTTCATATGGATTATTGTTACATATTATAGCGAATGAAGTGAATATGGTACCTGATGAATTGATTGGTAATTTAGGTGATACTCATTTGTATTTAAACCATATCCAACAGGCAAAAGAACAAATCAGTAGAGAATCATTTGATTTACCACAATTAAAAACTGATGCAAAGATAGACGGTATATGTTGTAATACACCTGATGATTTCATATTAGAAGGATATCAATCACACCCAACAATTAAAGCACCTTTAAGTAATTAATATGATATACGATGTAAAAATACAACATCCTAAAAGAGTTGAAAAGAAATGGGGATATGAATTATGGATACATAATGATACTGATTATTGTGGTAAGTTATTAGTATTTAATAATTCAGGAAATAAATTCTCAATGCATTATCATATGATTAAAGATGAAACTTGGTATGTGCAAGAAGGAGCATTTCAATTTGATTGGATTGATACCGAAAATGGTGAGAGATGTTACACACAAATACAGCAAGGTGATGTGATAGAAATAAAAAAAGGATTACCACATCAACTTACGGCACTAACTGATGGTGCTACAATATTTGAAGCGAGTACCCAACATTTTGACGAAGATAGTTACCGAATATACAGAAATCAACCAAGTGATTTAGAATAATGACAAAGATAACAAAACATCTACGAAGTGTAGAAGATATAAAAAAAGAATTAGAAGAATATCCGGAGAATATAAAATTCTATATGGGTTATATGGGATTTGAATCTCAACACGAAGGTTCAATAGATTATGTAGAAGAAAAAATTAAAGAATATAATAACATTATAAAAAATCCAAACAACAATGAATAAAGTTGAAGAAATTTTTAAAGCATGGAAAACTTCATTCAATCCAAATGAAGCACAAAAACAGTTAGCATCTTTAAGAATGGATATTTGTAATTCATGTGAACATAAGCAAGTAATTGCTTTTGCAAGATGCGGATTGTGTGGGTGTCCGTTGAGCGGTAAGATATATTCGCCAGTTGAAAATGCTTGCCCTGCAAATAAATGGAAATTAATTGATAAAGAATTTTTTGAAAATACTATTAAATATAAAAATAAATAAAATGAAAATAAAAAAAATTAGTGAGGCTCCAATATCTGCCGAAGATGTTTCTTCGTATAAATCATTGATATCTTCTTTAGAAGGCATTGTATTTAGTGCCGCGGATGTATTAATTGATAAACGAATCATTACTATACGATTGGGAAATAAAGAAGATGAATTAACTTTGGTAAACCCAAAAGTAATATCATTATCAGATAGACCATTGGTATATTTTGAAAAAGATACATATAAAGAAAATAAAGTTAGAAAAACAATTCGTTACCCTTGGATAGTATTGGAAACCGATAATTTGGGAAAAGTTGAATTTAAAGCAACGAGTGAAACATTTGATTGGAAAAGTGCTGATGAATTTTTTAGTGATGCCGGCTTATTGGAAGCTGTGTTAGTACAACGGGCTTTGGATGCAATTGATGGTATTGATATTACACATCCAACTCGTCAATATTCAGAAACTATTACAAAAGATAAAGCACCTGGTAGAAATGAAAGAGTTATGTTACAAGGACCTGCGGGTGAAATGGAATTTGTAAAAAGCAAAAAGGTTGATTCTTACCTACAAAAAGGATGGAGTGTAATTTAAATTCTAAACAATGGCAAAATTAATATTTATCATAGATGAAGAAGAAAATAGAGAAGCTTCTAAAATAGAATTTGAAGTACCAAACGATATGGATGTTTGGGAATACAAAAGAATGTGTATGAGAATGGCGGGAGCTATGGGATATACATCGTTATCAGTAAGAAAAGCATTTGGTATAGAATATAAAAAAGATTTGGATTCAGAACTATCACAAATCTTTCAAACCGCTTATAGTGGCTCAATTGAATTAGCATGAAAGAATTATTAGCAGCACAAAACGAAAGAATATTAACCTTACAATTGTTATTAGAAGCATTAGTAGATGAGTTAATAGAAACTAAAAAAATTAAGGAAGAAAAACTTGATGATAGATTTCAGGCTAAAATGGAATGGGCCCAAAACGAAATAAAAAAAGCCAGAAACGAAATGGAAATAGATTATTTTAATAGTTCTATGTTTGGTGGTAAAATGGGCGAAGCTTAAATTTGGTAGTTTCAATAAAAAATTGTATATTTGTATATTAATTAAAATTTTATGGATTATTTAATTGGATTCTTACTAATAATATTATTACCAGCTTCAATAATATTTAATATCCTTCTATTAATTAGAGGGATAAACTTTGTCAAGCAAAATGAACAATTAATGGATACTATTAGAGATTACGATGATAGACAAATCGGTACTCAAATTAAAATAGAATCCATGCTCCAAAAAATGAAAGAAATTGATATTAGAGGTTCATTTGAATCCGATGATGAAGTAGGAGCTGTGTTTTCTGAATTAAAGGAAACAATAGAAACATATAAAAACGAAATCTAAAACATGCCTAGAAAAAAGAAGGAAAAAATGTATTTTACAATGGATACTGAAAGAGCCATTATAGAATATAACAAATCTGAAGATTTTAAATTTAGAAATAAAATTTACGAAGAAAGTATAAAATATCCATTTGAAAAATTAGCAGAAAATATTCTCAATACATTTAAGTTTTCATATTTTGATGTATCCAAAGAAGATATTCAAATGGAAGTGGTATCTACTCTCATTGAAAAAATACATATGTTCAAAGAAGGTAAGGGTAAAGCATTCTCTTATTTTTCTATTGTTGCAAAAAACCATTTGATTCTAAAAAATAATGGTAACTACAAACGCTTCAAAAAGACTGCACTACTTTCTGAAATGCCAGAAAGTTGGAATCCTGAAGATGACTTTAGAGAAGTTGAGCAAGGAAATGAGTTTGTAGAATTCAAAGATTTAATGCTCAAATATTGGGACCAGAATCTTACCAAAGTATTTACAAAGAAAAGAGATATACAAATTGCAGATGCGGTATTAGAGTTATTCCGCAGAAGTAGATTTATAGAAAACTTTAATAAGAAACATTTATATCTTCTTATTAGAGAAATGACAGATTGTAAGACTCACTACATTACAAAAGTGGTAAACGAAATGAAGAAACATCAGGTAAAGATGTTGAATGATTATTTAGACCACGGAATGATTACATCACCAAGTAACGATTTTTGGAAAGAGGAATATTTATAATCTATAAAGGATTATAATATGACAGATTTAGCTTCAATGTTATTACACAGCAGAACACAGGCGCATGTGTTTCATTTAAGAGTATCTCCAAACGGATTAGCTCCACATCTTGCTTTAGAAGCATACTACGATGGTATAGTAGGATTAATAGATGGTTTAGTAGAAGGTTATCAAGGAATGGCGGGTTTGATTGAATTCAAAGCAGTAAAGGGAATTGATAACGATGCATCAATTGAGAATATCATTGAATACTTTGAAGACCTATTAAAATTTGTACAAACAAATAGAAAAACCGAAGAATTATCAGCGAGTTGGATTCAAAATGAAGTTGATAATGTTGAAAAGTTAATATATTCTACCCTCTATAAATTAAGAAATTTATAATTTAATATTAAAAATAATACTATTTTAAGAGTATCCAATATTTATGTTTGGATACTCTTTTTATTTGTGTCCAATTAGTTTCTGCAATAGTTTTACAAAATTTCGTTGTGATAAGTGTTCCGTAACTTGTTATACTAATATAATAAGCAGGAAAAATCATGCAATACATTAAATCAACTGTTTTGAACTTTAAAGAGTTATTGTTCAAAATGTTTTTACTGGGTGTTGGTCTTTTTATAGGATTTGCACTCGTATTCCAATTGTTCTTTGTATTTCTACAAATTAGTGGTAGAGAACAATGGGCTACCGAACTCTCTAATGAAATTACTCATAGAATTGACGGTACATTCAAAAATAATCCAGAAAATATTTGGTATGAAGAATCAGACCACGTTTGGGTTGAAGGTGTTGAAAACCAGGTTAAGATTGGTAAATTAGCCGGAAATCGTAATTTGGCATTTGGGGTAAAAAATATATTAGAAGAATATCTTCAGGAAAAAGGATATGATTTAGCTCCGGATGCACCATACAAATTAAAAGTAAATATTGTTTATTTGGATGTGTTATCTACAAAAACAAATATTTCAGTTTTTCATAAAGGAGAAGAAGAAGTGGTTGTAAGACTACAGGGTATTCTTTATAAAGATGGAAAGAAAGAGAAAGAAGTGGTGGTGGAAGAAAGTTCATCTGAAATATCAATGTCTACGTTAATCGTTGACCAGGGTGGTAAATTCAATCAAACATCCTTAAGCAACGCCCTTAAAAAAGCATCGGATAGTTTGATTAAAAAACTATTCGGTAAAAACGCAAAGTAAGATGAAAAAACTATTAACATTTTTAGGGGTATTGGTGATATCCCTATTAACATTTAAGACAGAAGCGCAAATAGTTGTAAACCAATCTATTTCAGCAGGACCTTATAAAGTTGGTGATACTGTAACCGTAACATATAGTGTAGATAAAGGTGTAACTAAACCACGTTATTTTTGGTTAAGATATCAATTTAATAATAAGGCTTTAACTTATGTATCTACTGCTTTCTCACAAGGTAGTCAATCACAAACTTATTATACCGGTTGGACTAACTATAAGTTCACCTCAAATGCAAATGTGAGTGATACATCTTTATATGGTCAATATACCACTACACCTTGGGGATATGCTGTAAATGCAGATTGGAATGTTGGACAATTAGCAGTTCAAAGAGCAGACCAATCGGTAAATGGTGTGATAGCAACACAAAAGTATATCATTAAAGACCAAAACACTTATCAAAACTTTCATAAATTGGATTTATCATATGCTTTAGATAGTGCTACTGGTGCAAATATTCCATATGTAAAAACAACATCCGGTCCTTTATCAATTACCGGAGTGACTGGTAATACTTCTTTCTTTAAAGTAAGAGTATTATTTCCATCTGGATATAATATTGCTGACCATAACATTCAATTAATGAAATTAAAAACCGATGGTACTGGTGATATAGATTGGTCACAACAACCTATTGCACAAAGAGCATTAGATGGTAGTGGTGAAGCCTTATTTACTTCTGGTATTAAAGTTGGTGATTCATTAGGTGTATTTGTATCACCTGCATCACAAAAGACTTGGATGAACAATGTTATAACTGTATCAGATGCATACAAATCATTCTTAGGTGTTTCACAAACTGATATTAGTGGTGTTGCAAATTATTTCACAAGACCAAATTTAGAAAAGAAAATTGGTAATATTACTAAAAATGATATGACCTTCACCGAAGCAGATTCTTATTACGCATTTGCTTATGTAATGGGACAAGACGTATCGGCTAACGCATTTATACCAACATCAACTGCAACTTCTTGGAGATGGAATAGTGGATTGTTAAATCAGAGTTGGTTAGATGGTACTTCAAAATATAGAGTATATGTTACACAACCTGCACAAACTGTGGATGCTGTATTTGCATGGGGTGGTGATTTGGATTGGTCACATTCATCTCATCCTGATACTGTAGCTGCAAGAATAGCAAGTGGTATCTTTACAAATGCAGCTAATCCTGGTACATCGGATGTTGCTACTATAAAGAGTATGTCAACAATGGCAATGACTTCATATCAATCAAATTCATATGAAAGTGCTAAATTAGAACAAGCATCTTTAAGTGTAGTATCTACATTAGAAGGTGGTAAAGTTGTTTTAAGTACTAGATTAACCAAAGAAGGTTTAGCGGGTTTACAGGTTATTATGAATTATGATTCAACAAAATTAACATTAGATAATGTAATATTTGATGCTGGTTCTACAATCACCAATTTCTCAACGCATGATAATGGTAGATTGACATTTGGTTCTATTGACCAAATAAAAGTTTCTAGAATCAAAACTGGTATTCCATATAAATTAATCTTCACACCAAAAGTTCCATTAAGCAATACTGCCGGTTTATTCTTCTTTGTACTAGCAGATGCTGTTGATGCGACTGGTAAGAAGATAGAACTTGTAGTAGACTAATGAGAAACTTATTAATATTTTTATTTTTATTAATTACAAATTTAGGGTTCGGTCAGAGTGTATCTGCACCGGACTCTAAATCTTTTTTACCATCCACAAACGGACAAGATGCGAGTGGGTTTGTATTGAGTGGATTTGGTTCAACCGCAACTCTATTAGCTTCAATCAGTTTAGTTAATCCACCAACAGGTACTACATTTAACTTAACCACAACAACAGGTCTAACTGCAGCTAGTGGATTTACATTAGCAGGTAATAAGACTCGTTTAGTGGTAACGGGAACAATGGCTAATATCAATACGGCATTAGCATCTTTAAAAGTAAACACAGGTTCAGTAAGAGGTAATATTGCATTATCGGTAGCAGCTACGGTTAATCCAACGGGGTTCTTTTACAATGGAACAAATGGTCATTTTTATAGACCAATATCAACAGGAACAAGTTATACGGGTGCAAGGGCGGCAGCGTTAAATACCACATTTAAAGGGCAACAAGGATATTTGGTAACAATCACTTCCGCAGATGAAGATGCGTTTGTGTTTAACAATGTTCCACAAACAAACATTTGGTTTGCATTAACGGATGAAGCTGTTGAGGGACAATGGAGAATTGATGCCGGTCCTGAAGCTGGAACTCTAATAAAAACATCAAACGGACAAACAGCCGGAAACATACAAGGTCAATATAATAACTGGGCACCTGGTGAACCAAACAATAGTGGTAACGAAGATTATGCGGTAACAAAATGGAACGGTTCTCAATGGAATGATTTACCGAATGGATTTAGTTGCCCTTATGTAATTGAATACGGAACTTGGACTAACCCTGATGATGCAACATTTACAGAATTCTATACAAATTCAGTAACACATTCAAATGGGGAAGTATTAACAGCAAGATTTAATTTTGATTTTGGAAGTAATGTAGATGAAACTAAATTTACAGCAAAAGCAAATACTTTTGTAAACAATGTGTGGGGAACAACAACTAACACATCAAGAGCTATAAGTGGATTAGGTAAAGTTGATTTAACAAATGATTTAGATACTGTAAAGGTAAATGGTAATGGTGTTAGAGCAACAACATCAGGCGGACAAGTAGAATGGTGCGTAGTATATGATTATGAATCACAATCCCAAAGATATCAAATCCTAATTGATAAAAGAGAATTCCCACAAGGTACTTCAGCAAGTAGTGTTACAAGTTTACAATTATTTGATTTGTGGAATGGGGCTGTAACTTATCAATGGGATGATGGAACTTGGGCCGCATATTGGATTTATACACCAACGGAACTTAATTTTGCAGGTTCATCATTTTCATCTAATATAAGAAGAGCTGGATTTTTTTGGGGGTTGAGTGCAGAGTTTACATTTACACCTAATGTGATGTTTAAGCAACATGGAATTGATTTATCATATACTAATCAAACCGAACTAAATAATTTATATAGTAGTGTAGTAAGTGTATCCGATGTGTATTTGGCATTTAAAGAATTATCAAATAGTGGAATATTTGGAAACGAAAGTGGATTAGAGTTTACATCTGGTATTCAATTTATGAACGCAGATGTAGATGGTAATGGTGTATTTAATGAAACCGATACCTATAAATTATTACAACATTTAATAGGTGTACAACCTATTAATGAATATTCAACATTAACTTATTTGATGAAGTTGTATGGAAAATCGGAATATGATGCGATTACAAAATCAAATTGGAATACACAATTCAATTACACTAGAAGTTTATATCCATTTAATTTGAATAGTGGAACACTTAATAACACATATAATGTTAGTGTAACTTGGAAAGGTGATGTAAATTTATCACATTCAGCACAACAAACTCCACCTGCGATATCAGGTTCTTCTATTAGAAGTATGAGTGTTATACCAATGAGTTTACCAATATCAAATCAAATAAACGCATCTATAATAACTGAAATTATTGGAGATAGTGTTACTGCATATATTAAGATTGACCCATTACAACAAGAATTAGTTGGAACTCAATTCAAATTAAATTACGATAATAGTTTATTGAAATTTAGTAGTGTATCTTATAAGACAAAGGGGTCACCAACTAATTATGGAACTGATAAAGGTGATTATGTAAATTTTGGTTCTTTAATTACTGATGGTGGGGTTTTAGATAATACTACCGAATATAAAATCAGTTTCAAACCACAAACAAAATTGAACAATGTATTAGGTTTAATTTCAATTTCATTCACCGATGCAGTAAATAAAAGCGGAAACACATTAAAAGTAAAAATGAAATAATGAAAAAGTTAATATTAATCTTATTGTGTTGTGTTGTTTTTATAATCTCTTGTAGAAAAGTAGAAGTAGAACCAACCCCACCACCAAAAGTAGAAGATATATTTTCTGTTAAAGAAGCATCTATTGGAAACGGAGAACAATTTAAGTTCACTTTAAAATCGGAAGGAATATATACACTTACTCTTTTTGATTCAGTAGGTCAGCAAGTAGTTACTAGAGAAAGAATAATTGGTAAAATTGGGGAAAATTCCTTAAAGTTATACACAAAATCGTTACCTGTTAGATATTTATATTTATCTTTGGAAGATGAGAATAGTGTCCAAATAGGTAAAACGTTACTGATAATAAATTAAAATAGAATTAAAATGAAAAAAGTATTATTAGTGTTATTTGGAGTAATCATCTTGGTTGGATGTAGAAAATCTCCAATTGATATGATTCAACCTGTAAATCCAAACGCAGAATTAAAAATGTCAGCAACCGCTGGTATTAAGTTACAATCTCAATTTGTCACTTCGGAAGTGGCTATGAACGTAAAGCTAGAAACTGCAGGAAATGTGACAGTTAAAATTTTAGATATTGCAAATAGAGTAGTATCTAAAGAAACAATGTACGCAAATTCTGGAGATAATATATTAAAAGTATATACTACCGCTTTACCGGCATCAGCTTATAGAATAGCTCTATATGATGCAAATGGTAAGATGATTGGTATTACTGATTTCAATAAGTTATAAAATTTGTAACATTAAAATAAAAACAAAATGGCAGAAGAACAACAAGAACAATCAAGTGGTGGTGGTTCAATAAAGAACATACTATTAGGACTTGTATCAACTATCACATTAGGTGTGGGTGGTTGGTTCACAACAAAATTAACAGGCGGTGATGATAAAGAAGCAACTCCGGCACCGGCAGCTGCTCCAGTAATTAACATTACAAACTCTAACCAACAATCTCAAGCAGCAGGTAAAACTGTAATCATCAACAAAGGTGGAAATGGTGGAACGGCACAACCAGCACCAGCTCCAAAGGAGAAGAAGAAAGAAGGTGATGAATTCAAAGAGAAACCAGCTGAATGGTAATAAAAAACTAAAATTTATATAAAATGGCAGAGCAACAACCAAGTGGGTTTAAAGACCTATTAAATAAAATGATGAGCCGTAGATGGTGGATTACTGCTATGGTGTTGGGTGGATTTATGTTTATTATGGCAGGAATGTTCTTTGCTATATTTAACAAATCTGCAATAGAAGGAGAATGGAAAGAACTTCTATTATTGTTATTAGGAGCTTTCATCGGTTCTTATGGTAAGATTATAGATTATTGGTTTAGTGATACCGATAAGGATAAGATGTTAGTACAAAAGATGGATGAGGAAGATGGTACATCATTAAGCAATACTGCTGATATGCCTGTAACTCCACCAAATAACACTCCATTGATTCCAGATGCATTTGTACAAGCTGCAAAAAACGCACATGAAATTAACCTTATCGAAGCAAATAAAGTGGAAGTAAAATCAGAACCAAATAATCCTCACATTATTGAAAGCCCTTTTAAAGCTCAACCAAGAACCGGTATTGAGGTAGATGAAGATGGTGATGGTGTAATGGATGGTATTGATTTTGATGGTGATGGTAAGATTGATGTATATTTTGCACATAGACAATGTGAGCACGTTTGGGGTGACTTAGACGGAGATGGCGATGAAGAATGTTTGAAGTGTGGAAAGATTAAAGATGAAGATGCTGAACAAGCTGGATAAATTAGTTATGTATTGTTACATTAATTAATTAAATTGTAAAATTATGGGATTCTTTAAAGAATTATTCAAAGACAACAATGATATCAACGAAAAATCAGTAGTTGGTTTCTTATCATTTGGTTGTATGGTACTTGCATTATTCGTAGACTTGATAACAGGTTATATGGGTAAGGAATTACTAATCAACGAATATATTTTCAACGGATTCTTAGTAATCACATTGGGCGCATTTGGTATCGCTTCGGTTGATAAGTACATCAATAGAAAAGCGGAACACGATAAGAACAAATTGGATGCTGGGACTGAAGAAGAATTAGGATAATATATTTCCTTTAACTGTAGGAAGGGCGGAAGTATTTAAGGGAGAACATAGTTTCTCCCTTTTTTATATTTATAATAAATAAAATGTTATGGCTCTACCCTGTCCAGCTTGTAAAAAACCGATTGGTTTAACTTTAGAATTTATATTCAAACACCCAGTCTCAGCCTGTCCACATTGTGAGACCGTTTTGGATTTTACGGTAAACGATGAAATAAAGGAAAAATATAAAGAAGCACTTATTGAGATAGAAAAAATCAAAAAAGAGTACAAAGGAATAGTAAAATTTGGATAATTGGGTTGTTTTATCTTTTTTGGGATATTTATGTTGGAACAAGTTACAAAAAATTAATTATAAAAATTTAAATTTATGGCAGGTATCGCAGACCAATTCGCAGGTCTTCCTATTGAAGATTTGATTGTTTCACCGATTGTTGGTATGGCAAAAGGTCAAGCAAAATTAAACGAAGTAACTTGGAAATACATTTCTGAAGTAGCATTCGTAACGGACGAGAAAACTAAAAAAACTAAAGCACGTTCTTTAGATGTTGAAATGAACAGAGTTGTAACCGATGGTGCAACAGGTCAACAAACTATACAAAAATTGTATAGTAAAGTTCCTATGTTACCATTAGTACCACTTCCTTCATTAGCAATCACTTCAGCAGATATTGAATTTGCTATGGAAGTAAAAACTTCAGAGACAGAAAAAAGTGATGTAAAAACTGAAAGCAGTGTTGAAGTATCAGCTGGTGGTAGATTTTGGGGTATGAGCTGGAATGCAAAAATTTCTGGTAAAGTAGCTACAAACAAAGAGAACACTAGAAGTACTGACAACTCAGCTAAATACAATGTAAAAGTACATGCTGAACAATTACCAGCAACTGAAGGTATGTTGAAATTATCAGATTACCTAACTCAAATGTTAGAACCATCTTTAATTCCACTTACTGAAGAAGCAAAGTAATAATTAAAAAATAAAGGTTATATTATGGCAAGATTAAATGTAGAGGAACTAGTTGGCGGTCTATTAGAGGCCGCTATGGTTTCTCAAGGTATAAGTGAAAGACAGCATATTAATGCTCTCCGAAACTATTTCAATGAAGATGGTACACCCAAAACTACTTCCTTTAATATAGGTGGTAAGGATTTGGTTGTACCTCTTTATATTTTAGCGGACCATTCATCTATTGGATTAGATGAGCTAGATATTGAGTTTACTTGTAGACTTATATTTGGTGATGAAGAAAAGGAAGTATCCAGTCTTAAAAAATCTTTATTAGGTTTATTTAAGAAAAAAGGATACGAACACAATATCAAAGGTATTGAAGTTGATTCAGGATATAATCCAAGTGAAGCAGGGATGGCTAAAATAAAGGTTAAGTTTAAGGCTGATGAAAAGCCTGAAGCAGTAAGTAGATTGATTGATGAATATATCAAAAATCTAGAAGACCCAAATGTAAAGTAAATTAGGGGAGAACATCGTTTCTCCCTTTTTTTATATTTATAATAAATTATTTATGTATGAAAAAATTAATCGTATTATTAGGTATATTGTTAATTACGAGTGGTGTGGGTGTCCTACATGCTCAAACAATAGGAAGTACTAAAACAGAAGAATTCAAAGCAGATTTTGAAAAAAAGAAAGATATATCTGCATATTTAGATTACGAAGGTCCAAAGAAGTATATTCAAATCCTTAAATGTGGTATTGGTGAAGAAGTGTACGAAATGTATCCTGAATTAAAAGAAAAGAGAGTTGGATTGGGTGTTGCAAATATCGTATTGGAATATTTGGATAACCTTAATAGATTTGAATTCACCGAAGATAAAACAGAAATTAAGAACAGAATGGTTGCTCAATTCAAAGCATCAAATGCTGGTATTTCTGAAAACAAAATTGAAGGTAGAGGAAAGATTAAATTAGCACATTACTTTGTTGAAATTGAAGTATATGATTATTCAGTATCCGAAGATGAAACAATAAATTTAAAAGATGGTATCAAAGATAATTTGGTAACTCGTTTAGGTTTACAGGTTCGTTTCACAAATGCTGAAAATGGTTCAATCATCGCAGCATCTGGTTTGGGTGAGGCTAAAACAAATAGACAATTAACATTAGTTTCAGATGCTTCAATAGACCCGATTAAGTTTAACCAATCAACTATTAGTATTTCAACTAAAAAAGCATTAGATATAGCTTGTGCAAATATATTAGATAAAATGATTAAAAAAGGTGTATTCACTAAATAATTTATGGGAAGTAAAGCAAAGAAACCAAGAGCAATGAGAAGCCGTAGAAGTGGTATTAAAAAATTAGAATTAGTAAAAGCTAATTTAGCAATTTTAAAGAAATTAGAAAGTGATAAAACTAACTAATATATTAAATGAAGTAAAAGATAAAAAAGTATCGTTTGAAGAATTTAGCAAAGATACTATACTATCATATCCAAGTAAAGGGTGGGATAAAAATGGAAATGCGTTGGTAGATATAACACTAAAATCAAAACCAAATGCAAATTTTACATTTAAGTATTTTGTTAAAGGAGTAAAATTAGATAATTATTTAGAAAATAGAAAATTAAGAATGCCAATTCAAATAAAGCAACATATTTATAACAATTTTTATAAATAAATGATAAAACTAACTAATATATTAAATGAAGGTGTGAACGCTAATGTAGTTACTTGTGATTCATGTAATTGGCATTGGGATATATCCGATGGTGGTACTCAACCTTACCTATGTCACAAATGCGGGCATGATAATACACCAATTAGCGAAGACCTTCGTAAATGGTTTGGAAGTGGACCAACTGGTGGTTGGGATAGATACAATACCAAAGGTGAGAAGGTTGGAAAATGTGGAGATTCTAAAAAAGGTTCTGCCTATGCAGCCTGTTTATCAAATGCAAAAGCTGATAAATTAGGTAAAGATGGTAGAGCTTCGTTTGTAAAAAGAAAAAGAGCTGCACAATCTAAAGCAGGGGATGCTAAAAAAGGTGGAGAAAAATCAAAAGGTCAAAAACCAACGTTTGTAAAGACAGGAGCTAGTGAGGGGATTGATGAGAAATGGTCTCAAAAATATAAGAACTCAATAAATTGTAGTAACCCAAAAGGTTTCTCACAAAAAGCACATTGTGCTGGTAAAAAGAAAAACGAAAATATGAAATTAACCGTAGAACAAAAAATGGAATTATTCTTAGAAAAGAATTGTCCAACTGACCCGGCTAAATGGTCAGCATCTAAAGCTGCAGCTAAAAAGAAGTTTGATGTATATCCATCGGCTTATGCAAATGGATGGGCTGCAAAAAACTACAAATCAAAAGGTGGTGGCTGGAAAACCTGTAAATAATATGATAAAGTTAAGTAGTTTAATCAACGAAGTAGAAGTTGGACAGGGACATGAGAATGATAGAGATATGGTTGTGGGTGTTGCTGAAATACTTCGTATGGTAGATGATATGGCCAATAGAAAAGAAATAGCAGAAGCTATGTTAAGAAAGTTCAAATCAGAAGATGTTATACATAATGCAAAGGAGTTTTTAACACTTTGTGGAATTTCTTCATAATTTGTTAATATTAAAATAACCTATTTAGACAAACGCTCTCATAGTTATTGAGGAACTAACCTAAAATAACTTTATGAGAGCGTTTCTTTTATTAATGTTACTTCCATTTCTAACGTATTCACAAGACACATTATTTTCCAAACAACTATCCACAATTACAGTCCGTTCAGCGGGTAAGAAATCTACAGAAGTAGCTGTAATAACAACCATTCGTAATTCATCCGTAGTATCGGATGGAGTATCAATAGATTTTATTAAAAAAACACCTGATAGAAATGTTGGTGATGCACTTAAAAGAGTAAGTGGTGTAACAATTCAAAACGATAAGTTTGTATTGGTAAGAGGATTGGCAGATAGATATAATTCAGCTATCCTAAACAAAACACTCCTACCATCAACCGAACCTGATAGGAGAGCATTTTCATTTGATATAATTCCAACATCATTAATTGATAATATTATAGTTGCCAAATCAGCATCCGCAAACCAACCGGGCGATTGGAGTGGTGGATTGGTACAAATTACAACAAAAGAAGTATCCGATAACTTTTTCAATATCTCATTGGGAAGTGGTTGGGGTTTGGTTTCATCTCTTAAAGATTTTAAGTTAGTTCAAGCTACCGAATTCCCTTCCACATTCCCATCCACTTACAAATATCGTATTAGTAGTAATGGTGATAAAAGATTATTCACAAAACAATTTGGTAATCCAATTGTAGAAGGGTTTACATCATCACCAAACTTAAATGGTGGATTATCATTTGGTTTAAAGAAAAACAAATTTAATGCATTGTTTAGTTCAACAATTAGAAATACATTTGGATTAAATTATATTGAAAGAACTGATTATCAATCATCAACTGAATTGGCATATGATTATAGAGATACTTTGTTTACGAAAAGATTTTCCGCAAATAGTTTATTAAACTTAACTTATTTAGGTAAAAACCGATATAGCTGGAAAACATTAGTAAACTATCAGGCGGATGATACATATTTAACTCGTAATGGCGATAACTTTGATAATGTTCAAAATGTTTTAAGTAATTCATCTAACCATATTAATAATGTTGTTATCAATTCTCAATTTGATGGGAAGATTAAAACATTAGATTTCAATTTAGGATATAATTTTATATTCAGAGAACAACCAGATTATAGAGTTAATCCAATTACAAAATCATTAGGTGTAAACGAACCTTATGCTACTGCATGGAGAGATACATATCGTTTTTGGAGTGTAATGGATGAGAATAGTTTTAATGGTAATATCAACAAAGATTTTGGTAAAATTAAAATAGGTGGTGGTTACCTAAAAAAGATTAGAGGCTTTAATGCAAGGATATTCAGATATCTTTCAACTGATATGTTGGATGAAATAACAAATAATACGGATAGATACACTGCCGATTTTGATTTAGGTTCTCTTTACTCAATGTATGAAAACGAATGGGGAAAGTGGAAACTAAATACAGGTTTAAGAGGTGAGTATAATCTATTCAATGTTAATACCGCAGATTTTAGTGGAAGTAAAGTAAATGTGAATAGAGAGTATTTAGATATTTTACCATCATTAAACCTTTCTTATAATTTAGATAAAGTAAAGTATAGATTCTCATTAAGTAAAACATTGGCAAGACCTGAATTTAGAGAAGTAGCTAATTTTGCTTATTATGATTTTGTAAGAA